GTCAATGCCGACGTGTTTGAGTACAAGCATCGACTGACCGGGATGTCGTACTTCATTTCTGTCGCTCAGGGGGTGTCTCAGCCTGACGTATGGCGTCGCCTGCTGGTTCGCGTGGAGTCGTTGGTATCCAACGCTGAACTGATGGAAGCAGCCCGTCCTGAGGTCTGTGCGGACGTCAAGGCTTTTGTCGCGTCCGTGCGGGCGCGGGCTACCGAACACTTCGAGATCCTCTGTCGACCGGACCTGAAAGACAGTCTGGTGCGCGACAAGAGCTCTGGCTCGGCGCTGGTCAAGACGCTTAACACGGCCGCGCTCTGTCAGGTGGCCAAGAAGCATCGCGTGATCGAGGCTCGATCGAACTAAGTTTCGGCAGCATATTACCCCTAGAGATTTTTCCAGGAGAACGCTGTGATTTCTGATGTGCTGTTTGAAGCTGTGGAAGAGATAGACGGCTATCTGGCGGACCCGGTCTACAAAGACATGTATGCCGGCGAGTTGCGGGACCGTATCCTCAAGCTGCGTGACGACATGAATGCGTTGCGTGCCGAACTCGACGCGCCGCCCGCACAGCCCATTCCGCCCACGCGCGCCTCGTAGCAAAAATACCCTACACCACCATCTCGTGAGCACCAGCGAGTGCCACCTCACCCACCTATTATCAAAAGGAAGAAGCATCATGACCACTGCAATCGCCAAGAAGCTCGCCGCTGTGTTCGGCGTTGGCACGAAACTCACCGCCACCTACACGGACAAGAACGTCACGTTCAGCGACGGCACTGCAACGCTCAAGATGGACCTGCCGGCTGACCAGGACACGGTCGAACCGGGTGTCTACGACCTCACCGTCACCGGCGAAGAGTCGTACGAGCAAGTGCTCGCTGCAGAACAGCCGACCGCCCCGGCGGCTGCCGAGAAGAACGCGAAGCCCGCCGCCCGTCAGGGCTGCAATGGCTTTGCCGAGAAGGCGCTGTTCTAAGCACCCGTCGACGCTGTAAAGTTCCCCGAAGGGCTTCGGCTCTTCGGGGTTCTATGACGTAGAATTTTTTGCACTCGCTAAGGAAAACAATTGACCACCATCATCGCTCAGAAAAAACAGATCTCAGCGGACCGCCGCAAGATCGTGAACGGCCACGGTGTGGGCCTCATCGGCGTGCGCGACGAAACTAAGCTCGCTGTGACGCCCTATTGTATCTACGGCTGCTCGGGCTTTGAGTTCAGCGACGACCAGGCAGAGACAGCCAAGCTCAATCACCAGCAGCGCCTGGCCACGATCTTTGCCCTGCACTACTTCCTCGAAGACCGCTTTCGCCAAACCGAATTCTATCGCTTCGCGATCCTCGATCTCGACGCCTTCTTCAAGTTCCGCAAACGCCTCGAACGGCTACGCGGGATGCTCGGTCAGGCCCTCTCCGAGGCAATCAATGCGCGCGACCAGCAGATGATCGCCGTGGGCATCGAAACCACCTTTGTTTTCTACAACGGGGCGTTCCATGTCTACAACAACGACGAGCCCGCCATCATTGGCGCGGGCCGCAAGCAAGCCGCCATCCTGCTGGATCACGGCTTGCCGTTAAGCGACGTCTACGAGTCGCTGCGGGATTCCGGGATTCCGACAGGGTACGAGTTTGAGACGCTCGGCATCGACCAGCTCGACGCGAGTCTCTTTCCGCCCGTGCTCGATAACGATTTCCTGCTTGAGCTCTTCTCGAATGTGGACGAAGTCCTGCAAGTCGATCTCAAGCTTAATCTCATCGAGGAAAAGGACCGAGCCGAATCGCTCAAACGTCTGACGGAAACGATTGCTACGTTCCTCTCGCTAGGCGAGTATCGCGATGGTCTGATCCATTTCAACAAAGCCAGTATCTGCTTCGACTTCTCCACACCAGAGTCGCGTCAGACCCAGTGGTTCGATACCGCTTGCGAGATCACTGGCTTTAGGCTGTCCACAGAAGAACAAGTGAAAGAGGAAGCACAGCGTGGTTAATATCATCTACAACAAAAACGTGATTGCCTTCCGTAACTACGACGGCGGTGACTTTGGACCAGTCCATATCGATCCGTTTGAAGCCTTCGGAACTGAATACGGGATGTTCATTCCGATCACGCTCTCGGGCTACCAGTTTATCCGTTGGGTGCGCAAGGGCATGAAGGATGTGTTGCCGAAGAATGCCATTGGCTGCTACTTCATCCACGTGGACAACGACGGGGAAGTGATGGTGATGCATGCCGACTCGGAAGATAACTCGATCACGATCACGCCTGTTACTACCGAGACGTTCCAACTGCTCAATGCGTCGCGCGACATCACGTACGCTTATCTGCGGCTGCTACGTGGCTGCCAGACGATTGCAGAAGCGTGCCGTTTTGTGGAAGAACACGAAGTCTCGGGTATCTACGATCCTTACATCCTCCTGGCCAGTGACTGGGCTGAACACGCAAAGGCGAAAGGCTATGACAAAACGTTCTATCGTACCAAGTTCATTCACCAACGAGGTGGTCCGAAAGGCTGAGGCACAGGCCGTCGGTCCGGAAGGTATGGATCTGGTGCGCATCTTTGATTTCCGGCCTTTTCAGTACGATCAGAAAACGCACGCGCTGACGTTCGAGAATCGTCATATCCCGGCTGAACCGCCGGAGGCCGATACATACCGGTACATGACACCAGATCGTAGGTTGTCGATGTCGGTTACGCTGTATGGCAATCTGGATGAAGCCAATCATACTGTGCAGGCGTGGACGCACGGAATGGAGTTTCTGCGCCATGCCCGTGGCTTTGACATCCTCTACAATCGCGATCCCGCAACTCCTTTGATCCCGATGGATGGCTGGGTGGAGAAAGTTCGGACCGCGTGCATGGGGGCGCCGGACAAGGTGTTCTACGTCATGCGCGAGCCGTTCGTGGGGCCGTCGTGCAATATCCACGGCATGGTCATCGCGACAGCCAACGGCGACTTCATCTCGATCTCCGAGCTCGCTTACGATGACGAGATCACGGACGAACTCGTGCTTGGCATGCTCTCGGGTGACATCTGGAAAGAGCCACTCTTTTAACTGCATACGGAGAGGGTCTGCGCCCTCTCCGTTTATGCCGTTCTTTTTTTTTGCCTGCGGGTCAAATGAAAAAACTTTTAACCACATATACTAACTAGAGCCATACCTACATGGTGCTCAACAATCTAACTTTAAATCAGGAAGAATCATGGAATACGCAAAGTCGATCAATATGCTGGCAGCAGTTCTGGGTTGTGAAGCTCGTGTGGTGACCCGTTATAACCGTGCCGCCGAAGTGGAATTCGAACTCGGTGGTCAGCAAGGTCAGACGATGAATTCGCGTCACGTCAAGTTCGTGGTGGCTGACTACGGCATGAACCAGTTCAAGGACGACGACAGTGATGAGATCAGCTTCCATCTGCGCATCTCGCAAGCCACCTACACGGATGGAGCGCCGGTGACGATTGGGCGTGCGATCGAGCTGATGCTGTCCGAAGAACCGGACACGCTGCGCGATCTCACGATCGACGCAATGCTTCGTGAGTCGGGCCTGGGTGAGAAGTATGCTCCGGCAGTCAACTCGATCTTCCAGACGATCAAGGAAATGACCGGTCACGAACCGATGATCGTCGGCACCAAGAAGAACGCGCTGAACGAACCGGCGGTTGGTTTCTTCGTGATGGACGGTGACGTGCTGTTGGTGGGTCAAGTCCGCGAATAAGCAGCATAAAGGCTAGAGCGCCCGGGCGCTCTAGCCTGTACTGCGAGAGATCATTCTTTTTTTGTTGTTACGGCGCAATGTAACCAGACGGCGGTGTGAACGATGTCATCCCGTCAAACTTGGCACGGTTGTAAAAAGCCCATTCCGCTACACAGTACCCGGCACCATAGCCTGCGTAGCCAATGCCTGATGCCGTGAAGGCCGATAGTGCATCAGCAGCAGGCAATACCTGTTGCGAAAAGTCAGCGCCACGATCAGCAGCGATACCGATGCGTACGCCATCCCAATAAAAGCTGACATTCCCGTTCTTGCGCATCAGCACCAAATGACGCCAGACCTGCATATCTGCTTTGGTCTTACCACCGGCATAAAAGACGTGAGTATTGGCATTAATAAAGAACGCGAGCTTATCGCCGAAGCCAGAATCTTCCATCCGGATACCGGTAGAGTTCGTACTGGTCGACCACCAAAGATGTACGTAGCCGGATGTGCCTTTTAACAGCACGCGCATCTCCATCGTGAAGTCACCTGTCCCTACGTTCATCGCCGATGAATTCGTGAAGGTATTGGACTGCGCGTTGGCGCTTAGCACTTTGTTGTAACCAGGGACGGCTACACCCGGCACAATCAACTGGCTGGCGGAGTGAGAGGAAGTAATGGCCGTGGTGCCGGTGCTGGCATTACGGTCGTAATTAAAGCCGATCAATGGTTGATCCTGTGGCAACCCAGCGGGGGCTGCGGCTTTTTTGGCAGTGAGTAGCGCCTCAAGCATGATGTATAGTGGAACCCAAAGAATGACATAGGATTCCGACATAAAAGCCAGAGCGGCGTCCCGCTCTGGCGATCAATGCTTCTTTTTATCAGGCCGGAACATATTTAGGAATGCGCAACACACTCGCGACCTGGTTGGGACTGAATTGCCAGCTGTCTGGCCAGCGGAACGCGGCACCAAAAGCCTCGGAGCAGAAGTAGGCTCCGCCATCCCCGCGTATCGGTCGCCAGACAAAACCGAAGTCGCCTAACAGATCGTATGGAAGACCACGATGCAGCTTGTACCAGGCACGTACAGCTAGCTCGTCTCCTTCGAGATCGATGAAGTCCCAATCCTTGGGGTCGTAATACCCCTCGGGCCGCTGCACCAGTGCAACGCCCTTATCGGCTGCAGAGGCGGTGCCCGTCCAGCCATCAGAAAAGATCACCTCGCAATGCGAGTACGGTCCACTGGTCCACCAGCGAATCGCGCGATCGAGAATACCGGCAAAGCCGGGGTCGGTGCCTTTCCACAAGGCGATTCTCATTGCCATTCCTGCACCCGTTCTTAGATGTGGGTTGAAACGGTCAGGTTATCCTGACACACAAGATACCTTTGTATCCGACAAGGAACTACGAATGAGCACTTTGAATCAGGAAGCACATGACGCAGAAGTTGAGAAGATGGTGGCTGAATTCTTTCCCTCCGAAGTGATGCATGCTTTGGATGAAAACGTTCGGACCAAAATCCGCGAAGCAGTCAGCCATGCCTACTGGCGAGGTAATTTAAACGTAGCCCGGGAAATCTTCTCCGCCGAGCTCGCCAAGCAACAGGAACGGCGACCGGTCGCCGCCCATATGGCCTCGGTGAATCGAGCCATTGCGGCAGACGCTGAAATCTTCGAGCGTCAGTTCGCCCCGACGGTTTTAGAGCGAGAAGTTAATACTGCCTATCCATGGGGCTGGAGTTATACCAGCGCCAAGATGCAGAACCAGTTCCGTGAGTTCTGTCGACGCAGTTCCCACTAAGCACCAGGAGAGGGCTGCGGCCTTCTCCTTTATGCCGTTGGTTTCTAAAAATATTCAGAGCCATATTACTAAGATGGAATACAAACACGTAGTCCGTCTATCTCTCAATAAGGTACTAGAACAATGGCAACTACCAGCAAAAATGCAATCGTCGCAGTCCTGACCAAACTGCGTCACAGTGAAGACATTCCGGGCATCGCCCGTGTACGCCTGCTCGACAACAACGACGTCATCGAAATCAACTTCGACGAACGCAAGTATATCGGCCGCGTGCGTCTCGAATGGGCGGGCGACCGCTACACCGTGTATATGGTCGATAAGGACTCGGGCAAGATCAAGTCCACGACCGCCCCCAACACCAAGCACGCGTACCTGTCGATCAAGACGGCTGCTGACGCGCGCAAGTTTAACAAGTGGTATATCCTCACCACGCAGCTGGCCGCGATGAGCCGCCCGCGCTCATAAGCTTCTCCCCTCCTCCCCTTTAGACAGGAGCATTGTCATGGTAAGTCAGAAAGTTGTGAGTGTTGTCTCACAAGCCGCTGCAGATCAGATTGGCCTCTTGATGGCGGCGTTGCATATGCCCGCTGTCGATGACTCACCAACGATCTATTCGGCAATGTATGCCCAGATTCTGCGGGATCAGCAAGTGACACCGGAAGAACTGCGTCGACGTGTGCATGCTTACACGAAAACGATCTGGGGCGACAGCATGACCGCCAAGAGTTTGGCGGGTAATCTAATCAAGGAAGCGACGAACCCGAATATGGGCCAGAAGATCTTCCTCAAGATGATGCGCGCGCTGTTCCCGCAAGCCTAAGGGACCGAGGGTGGTTTCGGCCACCCTTTCTTAAGGAGTAAGTCATGAAACATCTTTCTTTGCAGAAAGTCAGTCGCTTAGTCTCCGGCCAGACGCTGTACTACGTCGACGCCTACGTCGATGACTCGCTGGAGCTGGTCGTCGAGATGAAAGCTCATCTGTTGCTCGGTAAGAAACGGATTCTTCCGGCACAAGGCATGTTTATGTTCTTCCGTCCGCCTACCGCCTGGTTCAAGCAAGATAGCTGGAGAGGCTTTCTGGCTGAACCGAAGCGTGAAGACGGCTACGGTGAGCGCTGGTTTTTTGGCAATCGTCGCTCAGCCATGCAGGCCGTCGAAGAAGTGCGTAGCGGCAAGTATCCGGAGCTCAATGCCACTCTGTTGAAAGAAGCGCAGGAGCGCCTGAAGAAAAAGGTCGAAGGGGACTACTGGACGCGCAAACTGGCTGCTGCCGAGACGCCGGTCATCGGTCCACGGGATCGCGTAGCACCGATCCGTGCATTCGGCGAGCCTGAGACGTATTTCCATCCGCCGTATCAGATGCCGGATGACCTGTGATGAGCTGGGATGTCTTCCTGGCAGTCTTTGCTGTTTGGACGGCCGTTGGCTGGTTCGTCATCTATGTCCTCAAGTACCGCTCAGTAGCCCTAATCCTCAGCCTGTATGAGCTGGCTCTGCCGTGGTACGTCACCAGTATCACAACGGTATTGACGATTCTGCTCTGGCCTATGGCTCTGCCTGTGGCGCTAGTTACCGGGTATCTGGGCGTGCGCCATGTGTGCAGGAAGCAGGATCGGGACAAACACGATTAACTGAGAGAGCGTGGTTTCGCCACGCTCTCTCATGCTGGTTTTCTGTTTTTTACCCAGACACTATTTTTATTGTGGGTATGGATACCCACATTTCAACTGACCCATGGAGGGGTTAATCATGTCTGATTTCATCAGCAATGAAGAAGTGGTAGTTCTGCCTGATTCGACGAGCAAGTCGGTCGTCGTGATGTCGTTCGAGATCTTCGGCGTACCGGGCTTCAAGACTGTGCGTGCCGGGAATGCGTCGCCCTCACGCCGTATGCGTGCAGTCATCAATCAGCTGGACCGTGATGTCAAGGCCAAGATGGAAACCTTGGACACCCTCACGGCTGATGAGCGCGCGATGTACGGGAAGGCCGAGAAGCTTCTCAAGGACATCCAGGACCTGACCATTCGCTTTCTGGGTGTGGCCAATGCACCCGAAATGTTCCGGCCGGCTGAGGATCTCCAGGTGGTGTCGACCGAGGAGTTCTTTAACATCGCCGACACGGTGTACGTCGGTAACTTCGATCTGTTCATGAAACATCTGGACACGATCGAGGCGGGTCTGCAGGCGTATCATGAAGATCGTCAGCGCCGGATGAAGGATAAGAACCCGCGGCTGATTCCGATCACGCTTAAGCTGTATCGCTTGACCGGGGGTTTGTTTGGCACGTCGGAGTTCCACTTCGTGCTGTCGCATCGGGCCGGTGGCAAGGCCGTGGTTGGTTATGATGAGCCGGAAGAAGCGGTACGTGGCATCATTACTGCGATGCTGCGTGACGTCAAGAACTTCAGGCTGTCCGACTACCTGCGCGCGAGCGAATCGTTCAAGCCTGGGTACGAGTCGGCGTTGCGTCTGACGGATGCAATGATTGATTCGATGCCGAGCGTCAACATCACCCACATGACGGATCTGTCCAGCAATACCGCCACGATGTTGCAGGAACGCAATAGGGACGGCAAGGGCAAGGAACTCGCCCTGATGCTGAACAAGATGGAACTGGAGTCGCGTGTACGTTTCCAGGAGTTTATCGGGGCGATGAAGATCATCACCGATAGCAACGGGACGCGGACCGAATACGGGTTCGAGGTGCCTGATCCGTCGGGTATTCGCATGGCTGCAGTGCTGGCCGGACGCATTGAGTAATTGTTGATGGGAGCCGGGGCCTTCGGGCTCTGGCTCTTATGCTGTTTTCTCGTAATTTAAAAAGGAGAAATGCCATGGATGAAATTATTACCGCGCACGCCCCGGAAACCCGTGAGCGCTTTGAAAAGCTCAAATTGAAAGAGATTCGTGAGAGCTACGCGCAGGCATGCCCTGAGACGAATCCGATTGCTTTTATGATCGTGCATTCGGTGCGTCGCACACTCCCTTACGGTAAGTGGACATGCAAGAGCGGGCGCGAAGTCATTTTCAATCGTGAGTATCAGCCTATTCTTCAACGCATCAACGGCACGCTCTCGTACGCTGACCGAAATGAATGGGTCCCGGACATCGTGAGCGCTGAATACTACTACAACGACTGCTCGCCGCCGTGGGCGATCGCGGCGAGCAAGTTTGGAGAAGAGAGTCTCCCTGTGGCCGAGCGCCGAGAGTGTGAGAAATCTCTTTTCATCTGCATGTCGGTGCTGAAAGAATTCACGCCAGCTGGAAGAGCTTCGGTTAGCAGTCGCTGGAGTGCAAATAAGTTTTAAGCAATTCGCTAGGAGAGAAGAGAGCACAAGGCTCTCTTCTCTCCGTTATGTCGCTGCTTTATTTTTTTTTTGTCATCATAGTCCCGCTCAATCTTTTGAACAAATATTCCTCCCCGAGCGCGCTATGTTCGACATCGATAACATCACAAGTTTCTTCACGGGCGTGGAGGTCAAGCAAGAAGACTCCAAGACCGTGCGCATTTTAGGCATGAAAGTGCCACCTTTTCTGTACGAGATCGACAAGCTGTGGAAGACGTCCAAGATCTCGAACAACATGTTCCGCAAGATCAAAAGTCGTCAGCTGGACATGCACCCGTTCTTTGCGCCGGACTTCTACTACGTCTGTAAGCGTTTGATGGGTGAACGCCGGGCACGTATCAATCGCTCGGCGGTGCAAGACATCCTGAACCAGATGGAAACGAACATCTGGATGAAGACCGCCTTCGAGGATAAATACTCGAACCGTCTGGATCTGAAAGCGCTGGATCGTCTGTCAGTGACGCTGCTGCCGCACCAGAACGAGTTCCTCGCGTACTACAACGAGATGGTCTCGCGCTGGCAGCTGAAGGGTTCGATCCTCGGAGCTGCACCGGGCTCGGGTAAGACCATCACTGGTATTGCCCTCTCCGAGTGTCTGAACACGGACATCACCATCTGTATCGTGCCGAAGAACGCGGTGGATCGCGTCTGGGCCGATACGCTCGACTGGGTGTTCAAGGCCAAGCAACCGTACTGGAAGTCGACCTCCGGTGAACCGCTCAAGAAGGGTTGCCGCTATTACGTGGCCCACTACGAGCAGCTGCAATTGATTTTGGACTTCTTCAGTGATCCGGCGTTCAAGGACAAGCAGATCAACATCATTTTGGATGAGTCGCACAATCTGAATGAGCTGAAGTCATTGCGCACTGAGCTGTTCCTCAAGCTGGTCAAGGTCACGCACAGCCAGGACACGTTGTGGTCCTCGGGTACGCCGATCAAGGCGATGGGTTCGGAAGTCATTCCTATCCTGCGTTCGATCGATCCGTACTTTGACGAGGAAGCGGAAGAACGTTTCAAGGCCATCTTTGGTCTATCGTCGGCACGAGGACTGGACATCCTGGCGCACCGCCTTGGTTACATGACCTTCAAGATCGACAAGAAGCAGATCGTTGGCAATACGGTGGAACACTACCGGGTGGACGTGACGCTCCCCAACGGGCACGATTACACGTTGGATGCGATCAGCAAGGACATGGCGAAGTTCGTCAAGGAGCGGCTGGAGTATTACAAGCAGAACATGGACAAGTACGTGGCTCAGTACCGGGCTGGCTTGCGCGCTTACGAACGCACGATCAAGACTACGGCGGAAGTCAAGCTCTTTGACGAGTACGTGCGCACGGCCAATCTGTTGCACACGAACTACGACCCGATGGTCCACAAGGAAGAGCCGATCTTCTGCAACGCCTTTGAGAAGAACAAGATCCTGCCGGTGTTGCCGCGGGAACTGAAGGAAGACTTCAAGAACGCACGTTCGGTCTACAAGTACGTAAAGCTCAAAGTGCAGGGTGAAGCGCTCGGCCGGATTCTCGGCAAGCGCCGCACTCAGTGTAACGTGGACATGCTCAACGCCTGGAACCGTTACAGTGTCACGGATGTGCAGACCGGCGAGAAGTTCGACACCAACCTGGTGGACATCATCGAGAACTCGGTGAAGAAGACCGTGGTGTTCACGAGCTACGTGGAAGTGGTCGATCGCTGTGCGGAGATCCTCACGAAGGAAGGCGCCGCGCCGCTTAAGGTCTATGGCCAGACCAATGGTGAGCTGCCGCAGATCGTGGGGCGGTTTGACAAGGACGGTCGCGCCAATCCATTGATTGCGACGTTGCAGTCGCTCTCCACTGCGGTGCCGTTGATTATGGCGAACACCGTTGTGTTCCTGAACGCGCCGTTCCGCGATCATGAGTACGAGCAGGCCTGCTCCCGGGTGGATCGTCTGGGTCAGACTGAAGTCGTGCAGATCTGGGACGTGTATCTGGATACCGGTAAGGAGCCTAATATCTCCACTCGCAGTCTCGACATCATGGCCTGGTCCAAGAGTCAGGTGGAGCAGATGCTCGGCACCGCTGGTACGTCAGGCGCCGCAGCCCTGGAGTGGTTGGACTCGGAAGACGGCGTTGAGCTCTGGGGGTTGATGAACAACACCACCGAGATCAATGAGCAGACCATGCGCTCGATTTCGTTGACCGAGCCGGGGGAGCCGTCGATTACGCCGGAGAAGCATCCGGGGCACATGGCTGGGGAAAGCCTGGGACTCGATCCGTTCCATTACTTCGCAGATGGCACACTGTGGGGACGGGAGGAATCGGAAACACAACGCTACGCCAAGTTCCCGCACATCAACCGCGCCGTCTCGGTGGAAGACGTAGGTGTCGCTATTGCTGTGAACCAGCCTGCAAACAAGCAACCGGCAGTCACCGCTGCGCCGCTTAATCTGGGTCTGGAGAAGTTCAGCTGGTAAAGCGTGTAGACGGAGGGGAAACCCTCTGTCTATGCGGTTATTTACTTCACTTGTGTTTTGTATAGCATCCGTTAGCGGGAGACCATCATGACCAAACTCGGCTCGTTCTGTACCGAATATATCCGCTGTGAGCGGTGTCTGGAAAGCGCTCGTCGGATTCTGGTGGGTAGCGACCAGAACCTGTGCAGCATTCAACTGCCCCACTGGTCAGCCAACCCGACACCGGACCAGAGCCCGACCTTACCCATCATCGCAGGCCAGCTGGGCGGTTTCAAGAAAGGTGAAGAAATCGGCGTGATGCGTCAGCTGATCCATCAACTGGAAAAGCGCATCTGTCATGACGTGCGGGTGATCGTGCTCGGTGAGGACGGGACATCTGCGGTAATCAAAGCGGTGCCCAGTCCGGTAGCAAAGTACCACTGATAAACACTGAAGAGGAACTGGATGTACAAGCGTTATAGTTTTTATCTCCCCTGCATGCACAAGGGCTGCACGAATGCGCCCCTGCTTAACAGCAACTACTGCTACGAGCATTTTGACATGCTCCGCGCAAGCTAAATAGGAAAGATCTGGAATGGACAATCTCTCGCCTAACTTCCACCGTGTGGCACCGGGTGTTTACATAGTTCGGACTCAAGCTGGCTTCCGGAAAGCGCTGAAGAAGTTTCTCGGCGAGAGTTATGCCGAAATGAAATCGGACTTGGTTGGTTATCCGAAAGAGTATCCGTCGATGGTTTTCTTCTCGAACGGCTACAAAGGTTATTTCTTTCCCGTAGCCAAGTGCATTCCGTTGCATACGGTGCGTGGCGCACTGAGTGTCGCCGACCCAGCCGGAGAGTCCAGTCCACCTGTCCAACCTATTCAAAGCTGAGAAGAGTTTATGACGATCCACATTCTCCACCATGCAGACAGTGATGGCCGCTTTGCGGGTTACTGCGCATGGCGCTATTTCCGGGATAACCCGGCGTTTGACCTGAAGGACGTGCAGTTCAAGGAAGTCCAGTATCAACAGGCCTTTCCACTGGACATCGAGTCGTTGACGGTGAACGACCAGATGTACATCCTCGACTTCTCGTATGATCGCGAGACGCTCGATCGGGTGTTTGCCAAAGTGGGTTTCCTGAAAGTCCTGGACCACCACGAATCGGCTGAAGAGCGGCTGCAGGGTGCGCCCTACGTGTTTTTCGATAAGACCAAGTCCGGGGCGCTGCTCGCCTGGGAATACTTCTTCGAGGACCGTTCTCCGCCGCTGGCCTGTCTGCTAGTGAACGACTTCGATATGTGGGCGTGGAAGTACGCGCAGACTGCGGCGTTTGAAGCCTACCTGCACTACGACCGGGTCAAGCAGAATTGGGAGAAGTGGGATCTGCTCTCGACTGATGCATCGGCGATGGATAACGCGATCAAGACCGGGATGATCCTGGAACAGAGCAACGAGAGCGCGATGCGTACGATCGTCTTTGGCGGCAACCTGACGTATGGTAATCTGTCGCGTGCGATGACCGCGGAGGAGTCGGACACTTTCGAGTCACCTCTGTTACAGAACGCTGTGAAAGTGGCGCGTTACGCCGCGCACAACGGCATGGGGATTTTGCATTCCCAGCTGGGTAGCTTCATCTGCCAGGAAAAGCAGGTGGATGTGTCGATCGGCTATCGGATCAAGCGTGATATCGTCGTGTTCAATGTTCGTTCGGCTGAAAACACCGCTATCACCGCCAAAATGGTGGCCACGAAGTTCGGTGGCGGAGGTCATCCCCATGCAGCCAGCTTCCGGTTGCCGTTGCGAGAAGGCTTGGATTTCGTCCACCAATTGCATACCTGCGATGAAGTAGCAATTTAGAACTATCTTGTGTAGAGCAGTAGTCTACATCACCTTTTCCCTCCCGCAGTTCTTAAAAACAGGAGAAACACTAGCGCAATGAAAACGGTTAGTGCTTTGAAGATTGTTTTGCTATCAGTGACGCCTTTGTGTAAGGAGCGCGTTATGGAGTCGACGAACTAAAGGAGGTGATCCTTATCTGGTATAGGGGCCGGCGCAAGCTGGCCCTTATGCCGTAGGTCGTTGACTGTAGCTAAAGATTCGCCAGCCACATATTACCACTAGGTAATACTCCACGAGGAGAGAGGTGAGAATTAAACACACCGGACGCATCTTTGTGTTCCGAAAGCAGTATCCTGTACAAGCGCATGAACCAAAAGTAACAACCAATACACGGTTCATCCGAGTCCAGCTGTTCTTACACAGCAGCTTGCGGCTTAACTCTCTCATGGAGTAACACATGACGAATCTGAAGTCAGTGATCGCAATGGTCACCGTGCTTCTGCTATCAGCGTTCGCTTACGCTGATCCTTCACCCACTGAGGCCGCTATGGCGCAGTTGATTGTGGATGAAACGAAACACGCTGTCCCTCCCGCAGAAGCCGCCCATATCGTGGACGCCGTCTTTACCAATGCTCAACGGTATAGCGTCGATCCCTTTCTGATCATGGCGGTGATGCGACAAGAAAGCCGCTTCAAGCCCAATGTGCGAAATCGCTACGGTGCCACTGGTCTCATGCAGATTGTGCCACGCTTTCACCGCGACAAGCTCAAGGGCCGAAGTCCTTTTAACATCGACACCAACATTCAAGTCGGTACACAAATCCTCGCAGACTGCCTGGATGATTACAAGGGCAAGATTCATCCTGCCCTGAGATGTTACTCGGGTAACGCGCGTAATTACGCTGCCTTACTCAAAGCAGGACATACGTTGGCCCGGAAGGCCGACCTTTTGTACCGGTTTCAGAATGGGTATCCGCTCGTCGATGCGTCCCGTTTTGAAAACCCCCGTGGAACTACCGCCACTTCTGTTAGTGCTGCCTCATCTGTCGTGTTTAACCCGACACCCCCGCGTGCAACTCTCTTAGCCGCCGGGCATTAGCAACACTTACAAAAGTCCAGCACACTGCTACGTGCAGGGCACAGGCCAGGAAGCGATGGCTTCCTGGCCTTTATGCCGCCGCAGTCGTTTTTTAACCCATCTGGAAGTTGTTGTGTACCAACTATTTCCACTCACGATGTTGCCTCCTCCCTTATTACCCGAGGGTTGTGATCCTAGCTATGGCGGCTGTACCTGTTCCTGCCACAGGGTGCCGGGCGTCATGCATGTCATGCCCTGCTGTTATCCTCAGGACGACCAGATGTCGTCTCCTCTCAACGAACCTCAAGACCAGAACGTGCAAGAGAACAATATTCAAACGCTAGTTGACGTTAACGACGCAGCAGAACTCTCGTCACAAGACCTGCAGCTCAAGCAAGATCACGACGACGCCGACCGCTGTTACGACCGGATGCGCGACGCTATTGGCCGTCACTTCGAAGCGGCGCTCACCAGCGGCAAACATATCGTTGTCGAAAAAGCCCAATACGGTTCGGCGCCCGGCGATCTTACGATGAGCTACGGCCCGTTCAATTTCGACGACTTCCGACTCGCACTGCCAGCATCCACGCACCAGTATTACAACTGCTCGCACTGCCGCCAGGTGTGGTCGCAGATGTCAGGTATCGCGGTACTGGACGACAATGGGGTAATTACCTACCCTTTGGTCGACGCCCTAAAGGAAGTGGCTCAAGGCGATCCGTTCGCCGCGCTCCTGCTCGACAAGCTCGGCGAGCGTAAAGCGCAGCGGGCGATCCTCACCCCCGTCTCGTCGCTCTCGCAAGTAGTGCTCGAAAACGACGTCGGTGGCTGGTCGCACTTCTACGGCCTGAAGCACGGGGTACATCTGCGTGAGTTCAACGAAGGTTTGCGCCCGGTGTTCGATTTCGAATATGTGCAGACGCTGTTCCAACGGTTCGTAACCAACGAACTGAACACCGATCTGCTCGCGAAGATCTTCACCTACATCGAAGTGCAGATCGGCAAGCAGGAACACACCGCACTCGTGCACGGTGAACGCCTGGTGCAGTTGATTCTGGACACACGTCGGGTTCAGGACAAGACGGGTCGTGGCCTACTGTGGCTGTGGTCGACGATGCAGCGACGCCAGAACAGCTGGATGCGCCACATCAACGGCTCGTGTCTGGGGATCGTGCTGGACGGTGAACGCGAAGTCAAGGCTGATCCGAGCAAGATGGCGTTGATCCTGGGCAATGTCAAGACGCTGTTGGCGTCCGCAACCGATCCCGAGAACCACAAGCAGAAGACTGCACCGTCGAAAGAAGCCAGTTTCGATCAGGCAGTCGCCTTCCTGATGGAGCGCGGCCTGAAAGACACGATGCGTCGTCGCCTGATGCGTCTGGACGAAGTGCAGTCGGTGCTGTGGTCGGCAGAAGACGCGCTGCGGAACAAGTCGGACTTCGAACCGACGGCGGCAGAAGACTACGATCCGGTGGCGCAGGCCATCGCCGGACTCAAGGTCGAGAAGAACACCGACCTGAACGCGGGCGCTGAGATGGACAAGCTCCTCGGTAACGTCAACGTACAGGTGTCAATGTCGGTGCTGGCTTTTATCGCTGGACTGGATAACTTCGAAAGTCTTCGTCTGTCGCAGCTGAATGTGAATGCGGTGGCTGCGCTGGTGACGACTGCCGCGACCGAAGGCGATCACGATCAGTTGCTCACGTTCGACAAGGAACTCGGGCCGTACGCCGCGACGCTCCATACGCCGAAGCCGATTACCTACGCGGACTTCTGTTCGGTGATGGGCAACGATCGTATCCTGTCCGCGACGAAAGATCTGCCGGTCGGCGCGATCATACGTTCGCATCGCATTCCGGGTACGGAGCCGAATTATCTCGTGCATGTCGAAGGCTTTGCTTCGGGCTTCGCTACCCAGCTGGCGAGCTTCGGCACGATGATTCTCGGCAGCTCGATTCGTAGCGATCACTTCGGCATGTCGCGTCCGCTGTGCGAGATCTCCAAGCGTATCCCGATGGAAGGGCGGGATGCCGAGCACACGGTCGGTGGCGCGATGCTGCGCGTCGGCATGGTGTTTGAAGCCACGCTGAAGAACGGCACGAAGCAGACGATCGCGCTTACCAGCTGGAAGTAAGGTTGACGGCATAAAGCGGCAGGTAGTCGCAACTACCTGCTATTCTAGTTGATTGTCGATAAGGAGAAGGCGATGAGTTCCAAGAAACAGTGGCACTATGAAAGTGAGGACGGGATGTTTGGCCTGGGTGGTGATGAGCCGGATGAGAACGACGTGCGCACGATTCAATCGATGATCGACTATCTGCGCTTGCGCTATTCCGAACTGAATGGGTTGCGGTGCTTCGATTATGAGAAGCATCTCGCACATCTGACCAGTTGCGAAATCGGCGACTTGTCGCACGCTGCTTTTCAGCTGACTTGTAAAAAGTTTGAGCCGCCGAACTGGTCTGAGGGTTTCGATGAGCTTACTTATCGGCGCCTGCTCGGCCAGGTCACCATCGTCCTCAGCCGCTTCCACCAGCCCGACTTGCAAGATCGGATTACCGACAACGCGCCCCACTGGAGTAAAGACCTGTTGCCAGTCATCCACCTCTGCAACGAGTACGTGAAGGCACGGGGTGGGGCTGGCGTCGATTGTCTTTTGGCCGGCGCGTGGTTGAATACCACGGGTAAAGGGTCCCCAGATAGAATGCCGGGCAAGTATGACTGGATTGTTTGTGAGCCTCTCGCCCTGCCAGCGCAGTAGTAAACTATTAAGGAGTATCATGGCTGATTTTCCAGTCTCGTTCGGTACAGAGAATAAAAGTAAACGCCTCGCCTTGCTGCATCGTATTTTCAAGCCTTATGCCGAGGGCGGCGAGTCCAAGCGCCTTGACGTGCGGATGCCGCCGCAGCCGTACTTTGATTGCAGGAGCAAAGCCAGGCAGGGTGAATTCGAATTCCTTCGGGAGTCGAAAGATGTCCAGATCGAAGGTGTGATCCCGCCGATGGGTATCTTCATCGAGTTCTCGCTGATCGCGGAACCCGACGTACTGCTCAAGGGCGCCTATACCCCGGTGGGTGAGCCGATCGGACCATTCTACCGAAACATCGGTGGTTTTGCAGTCTTGGGTGAAACGTCGACGACGCTCTACGAATTCACCGAAGTCTGTAAGTGGCGGCAGATCAACGACTATGCCGAGTTCACACCAGCTATGCTCAAGCTCGTCGAAACTTCAGTGCCCAACTGCTGGACGCAATGTGAGGTCACGGATATGTGGGAAGCTTCTGATCTCACCTACAACGAGTGGAAGGCGCTGGAGTACACGCTGCGCGAGAAAGGCAAAATTGACGCTGACGGTAACTACGACAGCGGCCCGGCATGCCTAAGGACGTAGTAATGACGGGCACGTTCAAAGTCAATCTCCAGGACCCGTTGCCCTCGACGGCCGATCCGGTGCAGGACATGATCCCGCTATGGGATACGCGATTCTGCAACACGCATCATCCGAAGGGCTACTGGCCGCCGCTAGACGCCTGTATCGAGTTCATTCTCCGCCACGCTGTTGGCTTCGGGGGTGATCCGATCCTGTCGGGCTATACGACGTCGGTACAGTGGCGTGGACCGGATGGCGCTACAGACAAGCTTGAACCGCTTGTAGTGGAGCGGCGCCGTAGCCGCAATACCCAGGACTGGCAGGTCTACACGTTGAAAGAGATTTCCTCGTGGCGGCTGCACAAGTGTGAGGCAGGTAAGCATGACGAGCCTGCGAAGGCATAAAACGCGGTTCCCCAGAGGGCTTCGGCTCTCTGGGGCTTATGCCGCTTTTTACTCTGACGGGCATTAAAGTGTGTAGGAGCTAAACGCAAAATGAACGAGGCCTTCATCATGAAACTCGACGACAACACAGACTTGTTGGGCAAAGAGGGACCGGTGCGAGGTATCGAACGTCATCCGGTTGTCTTTCCTGACTTCGTCTCTGAAACAGTAGATCGCCAGAATATCCTTTCCCGGGTGAAAGCGGCGCTAACGCCCTTTCAGGATCGAACTGTGCTTGTCTCTTACGACAACTACGGGCTCGAAGCCAGCGTCAATTACGAAGGCGGGAAATTCCGGAGCCTGATCCTGAAAGGTACAGGTGAAGAAGGAGAGCGGCTGTCTGATATCACAGCCTTACGCTTTGTGCCGTTCGATATCCCACATCAGGGTAAGATCACCATGCACGTGATCCTGACGATTTCAGACCCGCAGAAGTTTCGCCGCAAGCTGTTGCCTGCGCATAAGGTGCCAACGGCAGTACGCAAGTTTATCCGGCTCGGCACGCAACCGCGTTACTCCAGTCAATCGGTGGTGTGTCGGGTGGAGCGTCTTTATGTCGACGGACTCTCAGCCGACGTAGATGACGTACTGGATGACATCGGTAAGTCGATGACGACTGAATACTCCATGTACGCGACCTACGAGACGATTGAGAATACCATCGCCGAAATGATTCGCGGTCACGACACCTATATGCTGCCGATGCGTGGTCTGGTAGTCAGTGACGAATTCCCTAACGCCCCGGGTGCTTTCACTGCGCGGCATTTCATACTCGACGAATACAAAGAAGAAAAATGATTATTACCAACTACCTTGAGTACGTAAGTCTCGCTAGTAAGATGGCAGAGTACCATCGCATCTATCACTCGGGTGGCGAGTCGCCGATCACGGACCCTGAGTATGACGAAACCCGTAAAGCCCTGATTGCCTGGGAGACCGCCAATCCCGACCAGACGCTGGAACTCTCGCCGACCTTCAAGGTGGGCTTTGTGGAGCCGCAGAGCCGGGAGAAGGAACACCTGCGGCACGAGTATCCGATGCTCTCGCTGGAAAACGCCCTGGACGAAGATGAAGCCCAGGCATGGATCAACCTGTGGGTCTCAACCTTTGGCCCAGACGTCAAAGTAGTGGGGGAATTCAAGTACGACGGTATGGCGGTGTCCAACCGCTATATGGACGGAGTGTTTACTCGTTCACTCACGCGTGGGGACGGCGAGTATGGAGAGGACATTACCAAGCACGCGGCGCAGTTTGTGCGGGACCGGATTGAAACCATGGGATCGGTGGAAATCCGTGGGGAAGCGCTAGTCAAGAAGTCTTGGCTGGATCTCATGAATTCGACATCAGAACGGTATGCGAACTGTCGCAGCGCGGTAGTCGGTTTGCTCGGCCGAGACGAGCCTGGTCGACACACGCACGGCATTTCCTTCGTTCCTTACGACATCGAAGGAGTCGATTTTGTCTTCAACGCGTACACCGACAAGCTTGAGACACTCAAAAACCTCGGGTTCTCCATGCTTAGCTGCTTCCTGCTCACGCCGTCTGCGATCCAGGAAGTATTCGACCAAATCTCTGAGATTCGGGAACGAGGGGATATCCCGTTTGACATTGACGGGATGGTCTTCAAGATTAACGATACAGCTAAGCAAGTGCAGCTTGGCGAAACGTCGCATTCGCCAAGATGGGCCTTTGCATACAAGTTTCCTCCAATTAAAGGAGAGTGCACTGTCGTCGATGTTGTTTTCCAGGTTGGGCGTACAGGTGAAATCGCGCCGGTGGCCAAGATTACCGCAACGCCACTTATGGGTGTCGTTGTAACCTCGGTCTCGTTGCACAACGAAGACCGGATGCGTGAGAAGCAGATCGCCATTGGCAACAACTACGAAGTCTATCGTTCGGGGGACGTAATCCCGCACATTGGCAAGCTGCTCAAGACGGTGCCTGACGCGAGGCCCGCCGTGTTTCCGCACCAGTGTCCGTGCTGTTCGGCTCCTGTGGTCAAACGTGGTGCAGCGTATTACTGCGACAACTCACGCTGCGAAGCGCAAGCCGTCGCGAGCATCGCCTACGCGGTGTCCCGGGACGTACTGGACATTGATGGGCTGGCGGAAAACACCATCGACCTGTTGCTCAAAGCTGGACTCATCAAACGCACGGCAGATCTGTACAAGCTCACCCTGGATGAAATCGAGACGCTAGAGGGCTACACGGCCTACTCGGCGCAGAAGCTACGGTTTGCTATTGCCTCCTCCTACGAGACCACCATGGACCGTTTTATCATGTCTCTGGGCATTCTGGAGGTGGGGAAGTCCACCGCACGCAAACTGGCACACCGCATCCACAAACACGCTGCCCTCTTTGAGCTCGATACACCTGAGAAGGTGCTTGAACTTAAGGTGCCAGATGTCGGGCCGAGCACCGCCACCAATATCGCCAACTACTTCGCCAATCCGCAAAAGCGCCAGGACGCCCTGGATCTCTATGCGTGTCTGAGGATCGACGAGATGGGTGAAGTCGTCAAGATTGAAGGAGTGGCTGACAAGACCTTTGTCTTCTCGGGCAAGTTCCCGGAAACCAAGGACGCGTTGGAAAACAAGGTGCTCGCGGGCGGCGGTCACGTCGCCGGTAGTGTCAGTGCGAAAACCGACTATGTAGTCGCTGGAGAGTCACCTGGTTCCAAGGTGCGCAAGGCTGGCATGCTCGGTGTGGACGTCATCGACTATCGCACCTTCCTCAGCTTCTTCGCGTAAGTCTCTCCAAGCCCTCCGGGGGGAGGGTTTCACCCCAGAAGAGGATTGTTCACGTCCGAACTCTTCTGGGGCTTTTTCCATCTTTTATGACCACTATGAAAATCGCTAGTCTGCAAGACATGCTGAAGTATCATCAAAGCGCCGTGGCCCGTCACCAGGCTCTGCATCACAAGCACGGTGTGCAACACGCCAAGTACCCGAAATGGGCAGAACGCATCCAGCGTGCCGACCAGACTAAGATCGACCACCATCAGCAACAGGTGGATGTCCTCCAGGAAGCGATCGATCGCATCAAAAGTCTGGAGAATGAGCTGCTCGAAATCGGCGAACTCGCTTAAACCAAACGAATTTTCTGCAAAGAAAAAACCAGTTACTTATGCTATGCGCGAGAGGATTGAGTCACCTCCTCAGTCCTCTGCTTCATAGCACCGCCGGTCCATAAAACCACTCACCGGCCTCCTTCACACCTCAACATCGCAAAGCCCATCATGTTCAACAATTTCTCTGCCGGTATGTCGATTGCCGTCAACGGCGGTAGCGCCGAAGAAAACAGCCAACTGTGCACCGTGGTTGCTGCGGCACTTCGCACCGCTGGTTTCCGTGACGTGAATGTCGCGGTCGAATACCCGATGCACACCACGCACGACGCCGATACCATCAGCGCCATGCGCCATCTGAACCCGGACCTCTTCGATACCTCCATCGTCATCGAAGGCGAGTCGGAAGACGAGATGCGCATGAATATGGCTGCGATGGGTTACGCTGGACAGCCGTTTAGCTTCGGCATCGAACGACCGAGCTACTGATTGCTGGCTGGGAGAGCTGCGGCTCTCTCGGCTTTTATGCCGGCAATGCCCGAATTTACCACGAGATGGGATCTTTTGACTATTATCTTGAGGAGGAGAAATGACCAACTCCTACGACGTAAGGAAACTCAGCGACGTCCAGCAATTGGGCTTGCCGCGCACCACCAACACCACGCTCAAATATTTCTTCGACACCGTTCTGCGCTTCCCCAAGCACCTCGTCTCGCATAACGAGCCGGTGATGCAGAAAGCCTATACGCTGGTGCCTGCCGACATCTGGGGCGAACGGTGTTTCGATCTGACGCAAGCTCTGCAGCTTTCTCACTCTGACGAAGTCCAGCGTCGTAGTCTCGTGACAATGCGACAGGCTGGTATGTCTGCCCAAGTCGACGAAGTGGTGGACGCAGCGTTCCTTAATAAGTACGAGGAACTGATGGGGCGCGTAATGAATGATTTCAGGGACTTCTTCCCCTACAAAGTGGCTCGATCTAACCAGAGGATCATGATCTTTGAGAAACTGGGCCAGCTCGACCTAATCGAGTATGTGATGAAAAGGATATAGCCGTGCCGATAATTGAACATGACCAGGAGCCGCCAGAAGACCGCGGCGTGCTGAAGTACCAGAAGGATGACAACTTCTTCCGACAACCAATTACTGCGCAAGACTTGGCTGATGTGCCGAAGGTGGAGTTCGATGACTTTGCCAACAAGGAAGAGTACCTGCGCTGTATTCGGGATATTCCCTTTGTGGTGTTTATCGACGTCTCGGACATTGCCAAGTATCTGAAGGTGGTGAATATCGACGGCGTCGGCGCCATTGATGTCAAGCGTATTGCTCAGATCGTCTGCGACTTCCTCGGTGAAGACACCAATATCCCCGATATGCTCTGGGGTGACTTCGAAGACGACGTCGCCGCCGAGATCCAGGCCAAGCTCGGGCTGGAAGACACCGATACCACTGCCGTGCTGATGGGTTCGCCCTTTAACTCGTCTATGGAGGTGGTCTACGAAATCGCCAACGTGGTTCAGCGTTATCTCATCAACGCCAAGTTCCCGATCGTGGAGAAGGAATCCATCTATGGCGTCGAAGAGTATTCGAAAGGCATTCTCGCGTTGCGCGTGAAGTCCTACGAACAGTTCGTCGAAGCCTATGGTGGTGTGGATGACGACACCGCGATCGAGCAACAGACGCTGGAGCAGGAAGAGACGCTCAAGCGCCTGCATGACGGCGTCAACGTGCCCAAGCACTCGGTGAATCCGGATGGGACGGTGTCGGAGCTCGAAGGCGAGGACATCGAGCTACGGCTCTTTGAACAGGAGATGGCTGAGCAAGAAGCACGGGAAAAAGCCTTCCGGGAATCGGGCGCGACGTGGCACCCTGTTCCTTCCAGTGATCTCGACGAATACGGGCACTTCGACGAGAACGGTAGGTGGGTGAATGCAGACGGCACCAAACCTGTCGACAACATGAAACCTTACGACGATGATCGTTCCTGACGGGGACGATCGTTACTTTACGATGGGAGTGGATCAGGGTTTGTTTGATTTCATTCCCATCTACGCGGTCGAAGAGTATGATGAACATTACCCCCGTATTCTCCAGCGCATGCCCGAGCGCTTTTCGATTACGCTGCGTGAAGAAATCGTACGCTTTGTCACCAGCGTGCCCCCAAGTCTACATGTGGAGGTGGCAGATGTCATCGATTTGGCTTGCTATTATTACTGCGATTGGGAAAGCGTTGTCGCCGTCACGGACGAATTCCTTTCCTCCCGAGATCTCGAATCCCTCCGGCAAGATCTTAGAGTGGCGCTATCAGATCCGAAACGGATCGAAGAGCAAATCCAGGAACAGCTGATTATGCTCACCGGCGCGTTGCAGAAACTGATTGGCACGGTGATTAGTGTGCTGCAACGTTTCATGAGTCCAGCCGTCTCGGATTTCGGGAGTGTCTACCGGCTGGCCGACATCTGGGATAATGGTTTGGTTGTATTTCAGATGTGTAACCCCACTCAAATCCACGGCGCTCTAGAGGACGCTGAGGGAAACAGGATCTGTCATGGATAATAATGAAGGTGAACGCATCTTTCTGGCCAAGATGGCTGCTGAGGTGCGGCGTAACCCGGACGAGCGCTTGAAGAAGCTGGTGGAGTATTGTGAAGGGATGGCCTCGGTGCTGGAACAGTGTCTGGGTCACCACCCGGATCAGCAAAACCACACTGCGGTCAATGGTTCACGGATCTTTCTGGACCTGAACTTCATGATGAACGCGCTGGAGCCGGTGCCGGACCACGATGATGTCACCCCGTGGTCGGAACAAGACCGTTTCCGGGTGTGGATGCACTACGAACTCGACGCCAAGGAAGGCAAGATCCGCATTCTGCCCAAAGTCATCTGGGCGAAGGACGGGTCGGTCAACGAAAACGTCGATCTCAGTGAAATGGCGATCTACTTTCCGGTCCCGGAGAGCTTGCCGGAGCCTGAACCATCGAGCATTATCGTGCCATAAAGGCCCCTCGCCCTGTGAGCCCTCGTGGCTCACGGGGTTTTATGCCGCCTTATTTTTTTCTTGTCTGTATGCTATGCCGATAGCCCAGAGGAGGGTATAACCATGCCCTCTAAAGACACGACGAATCCCGTCCGTGTCACATGGGCGCCTTATGCGTCATGGTAAAATTACCTGGCAGTTCCTTAGTGTGTTGGAGAAGCCATCATTCTCCCATAGGTACGCACACATTTAACCATTTCTCTCCAAAACAACACGATTATGTTGCAGACTCTCATCAAGCGGAACGGCTCCGAAGAGCCTATGATCCCGGCTAAGCTCAACGGCTGGGGTGAATGGGCCGCCAATCACCTCTCGAACCGTGTGGACTGGTCTCAGGCAGCGCTGGCTGCCGTCGCGAAATTGCCCGAGAAGGCCTCCACACGTGAATTGATGCTCGCGCTTATCGAAGAGTTGCTCGCGATCCGTACGTGGCCGGCTTATCTGATGGCGGGTCGCCTGTTTGCAACGGTGTACCGCAAGGACGTGTACGGCTCTATCATTCCGCCGACCGTGTACGAACAACACATGCGTCTGGCCGGTGAAGAACTGGGCCTGATGTGCAGGCTGGACTATTCCCGTGAGGAATACACGAAGATCGAAGCACTGATCGACCACAACAAGGATTTCTTCTATCCGGAATTTGCGCTGAAGCAGATTCGGGACAAGTACGCGATTCGCAATCACGCCACGGGCGAGATCTTCGAGACGCCGCAGCACCTGTACATGCGTATGGCGATGCAGCTGGCCGAGAAGGAACCCCAGGCCCAGCGCATGATGCACGTGCGCAAGTTCTACGAGAAGCTCTCGGGCAAGAAGCTGTCGGCACCGACGCCGAACTACCTGTACCTGGGCTCAACGCACAACGGTTACGCCTCGTGCTGCATCTTCACGTCGGACGACGACGCGGAGTCGCTCGCGATTGGCGACCACATTGCGTACAAAATGACCGTGAACTCGGCTGGGCTCGGTTCGTTCATCAACACGCGTACCGTCGGCGACCCCGTCGCTAAGGGCCGGGTCAAGCACGCTGGCAAGTATCGCTATTACAAGGCGAATGCAGAAGCGACCATCGCAAACAAGCAAGCTGCCCGTGCTGGTGCTGGGACGACGAGCTTCTCGGCCTTCGATCCGGAAGCCGTGGACATTGTGCAATACCGCAATCCGCTGCAACCGGCGGACAAGCAGCTGCGTGAACTGCACTTCTCGATGCTGGTGAATCCGTGGTTCGCGGCGAAGGTGCAGAAGTCGGAAGACATCTTTACGTTCACCAAGTTCTCGGCACCGGATCTCTTTGACAAGTTCTTCTCGGACGACATCAAGGGCTTCGTCGAGCTGTACAACAAGTACGAGAACGATCCGCTGTTCCCGAAGAAGTATATCTCGGCGCGCAAGCTGGTGCTGCATTCGTTTGCCGAAGCGTTCGACACGGGTACAGCGTACCTCACGAACATCCATGAAGCAAACCGTCACACACCGTTCAAGATCACGCCGACGCATCGCATCCATTCGTCGAATCTGTGCCAGGAGATCTTCGAGATCCAGGCCCCGTACTACGACATGCGCGATCTGTACAGCGAAGAAGATCACGGCCGGGGCGAAATCGCCATGTGTAACCTGGCTGCGATTCCGATCGAGAACATCACGGACGATGCTGACTACTTCGATGCCTGTTATTACGCGCTGAAGATGATCGACTTCACGGTCCTCAACGGCAAGTATCCGTTTCCGCATCTGGGCTTCACGGCCAAGCAACGGATGAACGCAGGCGTCGGCATTATGGGTCTCGCCACGCACATGGCGCGCAAGGGTCTGCGCTGGGACACGGTGGAAGGCAAGCAGGAAATTCACCGTGTGTTCGAACGTCACATGTACTGGCTGATCAAGGCATCGATCAAGATCTCGAAGGAACGGGGTCTCGCGCCATGGATGCACAAGACGAAGTGGCCGGAAGGCTGGACGCCGCTCAAGACGTACAACCGCAACGTCGACAAGATCGCGGATTTCGTCAACGTGTACGACTGGGATGCGCTCTCGCAGGAACTGATCGACAACGGTGGTCTCGGCCACAGCGTGCTGTCGTCGATGATGCCGGGTGAGTCGTCGTCGAAGGCGCTGGGGTCGACCAACTCGATCTACCCGATCCGGTCGGTCGTGATCACCAAGGGCGATGGCGACAACAACATGATCCGTTGGGCCGCGGTGGATGGCGACATCCTCGGCGACGCGTATCAATCGGCCTGGGACATCGCCACCGAAGATCTGATCGACGACTACGCAATCGCGCAGAAGTGGACGGACCAAGGGATCTCGGCGGACCTGTATCGCAAGTTCAAGTCGGGTGAGACGAAAGTCTCGGAAGAAGAAGTGGTGCGCACCTTCCTGTACATGATCATGCGTGGCATGAAGAGCCGTTACTACACCAACACGCTGCGTCCGAAGGTCAAGGATACGGCCAAGGCGGAATCGTTGGTGGATCGGATTCCGGGTGCAGCAGAAGCAGCAGCGGCTACGGAAGCAGCAGCGGCAGCCGAAGCGCATGGAATTGTCGAAGCTGTCTCGGCAGAAAGCAAGCACTACGTCCCGACCCCGGTAGCACTGGCGCAGCAAGCCATCAGTAAAGCAGCGTCGGGAGACGCCGTGTCGTTTGAAGTGAAGCAGCCGACCGCTTACGCGGAAGCAGAAGCGAAGTTCGCCGTCGCACGTGAACTTTTCGGCACCGACTGTCTCGTGAAGTTCCGTGGTACGGTCTCGCGTATCGGTGACTTACCCAGCACGGGTGACGAGTTCGGCGATAGCTACCTGATCGGCAATAGCTGGCACGTCTGGAACACCGAAGCGTGGATCAAGTTGTTCACCATGCCGGAGGTGGAGTACGTGGAATCCGAACAGGAAGACGCGTGCGGTGGCGGCGCCTGCAAGCTGTAAGCAGTCAAGCCTAGGCAGAGGGGAGAGAAATCTCCCCTCTGTTTATGCCCTCAAAATTCCTGGATGAGAAAATACTGGCCTTCGGTATTGCATGAAGCAGCACCTCATTCCACACTCCCTCTCTCAGTAAGAACATGTCCGAAAACGCAAACAACCTCACGCTGGCTGAAACCGCCCCCGCCGACTACATCGACCTCACGCTGGCGCAGCGGGGAGAACAACTGTCGTCGCGCATCTTCAACGTCAGCAAGAACGACTACCAGAAGCCCGAACTGTTCCTGGGGCAGCCCGGCGGCCTGCTCGATACGATCCACATGGCCTACCCGGATCTCTTCACCCTCTTCGAGGAGCTGAAGGCGAGTGACTGGAAGCACAACGAGTTCGACTACTCGTTGTGTGTGGCGCAATTCAAGACCTGCTCGCCGTCTATCTACCGGATGATGATCCGTACGCTGGCCTGGCAGTGGGAAGGCGACAGCACGGCCGCCCGGGGCCTGGCAGACGTCCTGATCCCGCTGTGTACGGCCACGGAGTCGCGCGTCGGTTACGGTCGGATCATCGACAACGAAAACCTGCACGCGATGACGTACTCGGAAATCGTGCGGGGTTCGTTTGAAGACCCGTCGGTGATCCTGAACGAGATCTTGGCGGTGCGTGAAGCGCATGGCCGCATGGCTGCCGTCGGCAAGATCATGGAGCGTGCTCGTCTCGCTTCGCTGGAGTGGCAGACCACGGGTATCCGCACGCCGGAGATCGAGCAAGCGGTAGTGGCACTGATTGCTGCCGTGTACATGCTGGAACGTATTCAGTTCATGGCTTCGTTCGCAGTGACCTTCGCGATCTGCGAGATGAGCCTGTTTGAGCCGATCGGTGCCGCGGTGCAATCCATCTGTCGTGACGAGTACACCAACCACGTGCCGTTCGGCGAAGCGGTGTTCAAGCACCTGATGGCAACGTCCTGGGGTCGCGCAGCCTTCAAGGCCATCCGACCGATGCTGATCGACGCGGTGTGTGAAGTGCTCACCGGTGAGCTGAGCTGGCTCGACTACGTGCACTCGGACGGGGACGAACTGCCCGGCGCCACCAAACCGAAGCTCAAGGACTGGACGCTGTTCAATGGCCGCGCGGTGTGTATCTCGTTCGGCATCCTGCAGGAAGTCGAAACGCGTCTGGCTGTCACGATGCCGGCCCAGCTGCCGCTGAACTATATGCGTGACTGGATCGACATCAACGAAAACCAGAAGTCGCCCCAGGAGCAGGATAACAACCAGTATTTGGTCAACGTCGTTTCTACCGAGAACGTGTCGAAGGAAGTGATTGGCGCGGACATCGATCTCGGCTTCTAATGCGTATCGCATAACTCCGACATACGAGGCCCGGGGAAACCCGGGCCTTTATGCTGTGGTAGCGACTGTATTTTTTTGCCGCAATTTTATAGACTTAATTGGCGCCCCGTTTCGCTAACGGGTCGTTTTTTTGTTTTTTCCACCAAGCTAGACAAGGTCGAATATGGCAAGTCGTATCAAGCCCTATCAAGGCACGAGCCAAGTGCGCCTGTCACAACTGATTCGTAACGCCCAGACGCCGGTGTTGCCGAGTAACGTCAACTTCGATTTCGGAACGCCTGCTGCAGGTTCCGCTCCGGTTGCTGGCTCGACAACGGTTGCGGCCACAGCGTATACGACGACGCGACGTGACGCGGCGCGGGACGTGAATTATAAGCGCCTGAGCATGGATGCGCTCTCGCGCTTGCCGGAAGGGGAATTAGTCCCCTTCGATCCCATGACTTTTCCCACCACGGTTCATGCTATCTTGCCGCAGATCAATGCGGGTCTGGGTCTGAACCTCGTGGCCTCGGAAGTCGTGGATGCCGCTCTTGACAGCATCCCGGTCAATGGTCTTACCTTGACAATCACCACCACGTCTCTCGCCTGGCTCGCTGGGGATTATTTCTTCCCCTACGCGCCTAACTCCAAGCAGCCTGCTGCGCGGAATGTCGACGGTAATATCCCGACCGATGAGAAACGCCGCATCCGCGTTCTCGAAAAGCCGGTTTCCTGATTTAACATAAGAGGATTAAAGAGATGAGTGATACACTCGATCCCGCACTGTATTACCGGATCTCTGACCTTCCGGATGCATCGGCCATCACCGGTGCTGAAGTAGTCGAGGCCATCCAGGGTGGCAAGAACGTCAAGTTCACCCTGGCGCAGTTGATGGTAGCGGGGAAATCCGCTTACCAGGTCGCCGTTGACGGCGGCTATGCCGGCACCCAAGCCCAGTGGCTCGCGTCACTGGTGGGTGCCAAGGGCGCAGATGGTACGAACGGTAAATCCGCGTACGAACTCGCTGTTGCTGGCGGTTACGCCGATACGCAAGCCAACTGGCTCGCCAGTCTGAAGGGTGTCAAAGGCGACCAGGGTCTCCAAGGTATCCAGGGTCTCAAAGGCGATAAAGGCGACAAGGGCGATACGGGTACGGCAGGCAACGACGGCGCTGCAGGCAAGAGCGCGTACGAGTCCGCTGTGCTGGCTGGCTTTGTGGGTACGGAAGCGCAATGGACGGCCTCGCTGAAAGGCGTGAAGGGCGACGCCGGCGCACAAGGCGCGATGGGTAATGGTGCCCGTCTGCTGGGTGCAGTTGCTGATCAGGCTTCCCTGCCGCCGGTGGGTGAATCGCAAGAAGGTGACTGCTACCTGATCGGACCGCAATTCTGGGCGCTGTCGGGTGGCGCCTGGACCTATCTCGGTAACCTGCAAGGCCCGGACGGTAAGTCGGCCTATGACCTCGCGTTGATCGCTGGGTTCAGCGGCACAGCCGATGACTGGCTCGCGTCGTTGCATGGTGCAGATGGTATCGGCCTGAAGGTGCTGGGTTCGTTCCAGACCGTGGGTGATCTGCCGCCGGGTCCGGCTGGCAACACCGCAGGCGACGCGTTCATCATTGACGCCGTGATGTGGGTGTGGGATGGCACGAACTGGGTGCCGGTGGGTCAGGTGGGGCCGGACGGTAAGTCCGCTTACCAGCTCGCGAAGGATGCGGGGCTGATCCCGGGCACGATGACGCTCTCGCAGTGGATCACGTCGCTCAACGGTAAGACCGCGTTCCAGGTGGCGCAAGCCAATGGTTTCGTGGGTACGCAAGCCGCATGGCTGCAATCGCTCGTGGGCAAAACGGCTTACCAGCTCGCGCTGGATAGCGGCTTTGTGGGCTCGCAATCGGCATGGTTGGCAACCCTCGTTGGCCCGAAGGGCGATCAGGGTATCCAAGGTCTGCAAGGTATCCAAGGCCCAATGGGTCCTGGTGTGAAGATCCTCGGTACGGTGACTACGAGCTCCGCACTGCCGGGTTCGTCGACGACCGCTGGCGATATGTATATTGCCGCGGATACCCTCCACGGTTGGGCATGGACGGGCACTGCGTTTATCGACGTCGGTCCGGTGCAAGGCCCGAAGGGTGACCAAGGCATTCAGGGTATCCAGGGTGTCAAGGGCGATAAGGGTGACAAGGGCGATCAAGGCGACTCGGCTTACACGGCAGCAGTCGCCGGTGGCTTTGTCGGTACGCAGGCCCAGTGGTTGGCTTCGCTGGTGGGTGTGTCCGGTGACTCAGCTTACCAGACAGCAGTCGACAACGGCTACGTGGGTACGCAGGCTCAATGGATCGCTTCGCTGAAGGGCGCCAAGGGTGACGTGGGTCTGACTGGCCCGATGGGTCGTGGTATCGTCATCAAGGGTACGGTTGCGAATCAGGCTGCTCTACCCGGCAACCCGGCGCAAGAAGACGCGTACATCGTCGGTTCGAACCTCTTCATCTACGTGAACACCGCGTGGGTGGATGCAGGTCCGTTCGTCGGCCCGAAGGGTGACCAAGGTATCCAGGGTATTCAGGGCATTCAGGGTGTCAAAGGCGATAAAGGCGATAAGGGTGACCAAGGCGATCAAGGTATCCAGGGTATTCAGGGTATCCAGGGTGTCAAGGGTGACCTCGGTCCCGGTATCAAGATTCTCGGTACGTACGCGGATTCCTCGCAACTGCCAGCGCACACCACTGAAGCCATCGGTGATGGTTATCTGATCCAGGGCCACTTCTGGGGCTGGACGGGTGCAGCATTCACCGATTTGGGCCAGATTCAAGGTCCGAAGGGCGATCAGGGTATCCAGGGTCTCCAGGGCCTGAAGGGTGACAAGGGGGATAAGGGCGATACCGGTTTGCAAGGTATTCAGGGCATTCAGGGTTTGCAAGGCGTGAAGGGGGATAAGGGCGATACTGGCACAGCCGGTAACAACGTCAAGATCCTCGGCACTGTTGCGACCTCGGGTGACCTCCCAGTCTCGGGCAACACGCAAGGTGATGCTTACCGCGTGGGCGATCACCTTTACTCGTACAACGGTACGGTCTGGGTGGATGTGGGACAGTGGAAGGGCGACAAGGGTGATAAGGGAGACCAGGGTCTCCAAGGCATCCAAGGCGACCAAGGTCTTCAAGGCGTTCAAGGTCTGAAGGGTGACACCGGTGACAAGGGTGATCAAGGCGATACGGGTCCGATGGGTCCGGGCGTCAAGATTCTTGGCACGGTGGCCAATAGCGCGGCTCTGCCGGGCTCGGCTACCAATGCGGGCGATATGTACATCGCGTCCGACACGCTGCATGGCTGGGCGTGGACCGGTTCCGCGTTCATCGATGTGGGTCCGATTCAGGGTCCCAAGGGTGATCGCGGTCTGCAAGGTCTGCAAGGTCTGAAGGGTGACCAGGGTCTGCAAGGTTTGAAGGGCGATAAGGGTGACCAAGGCACGCGCTGGATTGTGCTCGGCCGTGATCCGAATCCGGCTGACGGGGTGGTGGGTGACTACTTCCTCAACAGCTCGACACTGCGCTTCTTCCAGAAGACCACCACGGTGGCCTGGAGCTGGCTGGGTTATCTGGGCGGTGGTAACGTCTACGATGCCAACCTCGACGACACGCCGTACGTTCGTGAGAACGGTGCGTGGGTGCCGCTGCCGGCTCCGGCTGTTGGCGAAGCTCCGCTCGACCATGGCCTGTATCTCCGTAAGGATGGTGCATGGACGGCCTTCACGCCGGCTCCGAACGACACGAAAGCCTACGTACAGAAGACGGGTGCGTGGGTGGACCTGTCGACGCTGACGGATACGAAAGCGCCGAATGACGCGAAGGCGTATGTTCAGAAGGGCGGTAACTGGACCGATCTCTCGACCTTGGCCACGGTGGCTGCGCCGAATGACGCAAAGGCCTACGTGCAAAAGGGTGGCAACTGGACGGACGTGGCAACGCTGACGACCCCGTTGGCGCCGAATGACAGCGCCTACTACGTGGCCTACAACAACGGCACCACGGTGGGTCTGAAGCGTCTGGACCGTTACGATCTGCCGATCGTGGCGACGACAGCCAACTTGGACTTGGCTGCGAACCAGGCATTCACTGTGAGCGCGGCAACGGCCAAGACGCTGGCATTCGTGAATGCCCCGGGTGCAAACCGGGCCATGACGGTCGTGATCGCCGTGACGGGTAACGCCGCTGCAATCACCTGGCCGGGCAGCATCAGCTGGTCCGGCGGTACGGCACCGACGCTGGGCGCGACGTACACCAACGTTATCCTCTTGTGGGATGGCACGAAGTGGACGGGCTCGGTGGGCGCGACGGCCTAAGTAACCTAGGGGTGGTCCTTCGGGACTGCCCCGTCTCCCCTCAGGAACTCTCATGAAAATCACTGCAGCAACCCTGCTGATCAACAACGAGACACTGGAGTATCCGGTCTCGTTGTTCAAGGTCCGTCAGGACAATCCGACGATCAGCTTCGCGGCGGAGCCGGACGAATCGCTCATCGAAGACCTCGGTTATTCGGTAGTGCAGTCGGCCCCGTCGCCGACTGGCGACGTAGTCACTGAAGACAAACCCGAACAGATCGATGGTGTGTGGACCCAGAAATGGGCCGTGCGTGACTACACCACCGATGAACTGGCGGGCATGCTCACCACGCAGAAGGCGGCACTCTCAACACAGATCGACACGCTGCGCGATGCCAAGCTGGGTGAAGGTTTCCAGTACGACTTCGGTGGCACTGATGGTGTGCTCGGCGTGCAGCTGCGCGAGCGCGACTGTCTGAACATCACGGGTCTGCGGGTCACGGCGGACGGTTTTATCGCCGCCGGTCAGGGTGACCAGACCCTGCCGTTCCGGACGCTCGAAAACAAGGTCGTGATGGCTACCGCCAACGCGATCGTGGCCATGTCGAACGCGGCTTTCCAGCGCGTCTCCGCGGTCTATGGAGCAAGCTGGACCCTGAAGGAAGCGGTTGATGCCGCTACTGTTGCGGCTGACCTGCCGGTGATCCCGGCGACGCTGGACGTCTAAGCGTTAAAAGTCATAAGGGCCGGGGTTACCCCCGGCCTTTTATGCTGCCGCAAATCGTATGTAAGCTTTCTCGGGAATGCACCATGTTCGAACTTCTTTTGATGACAGGAGGCGGTGGGAATCGTCCCATCTTACTGGACTCCGGTCCTGGGCCTCAGCAGTTGCTTTTCGGTGATCAGAATCTCGGTTTCTTTGGTGAAGTAGCAGCCAGTGATGTATTGACATCGACCGCCCTGGCTACGCAGATTTCTGATCTCGCCGCCTACAGCCAAATCAATGCAGGTGACCCCTGGTTGAAGTTTGTCTATAACGGCAAGTATCTCTTTATCGCCAAGCGACCGCTCTTTAATACACTGACGTGGAACAAACTGTATGCGGCAGGCCTGGTCTATGGTACGGACGACGCTGGCACGTTCAATAACGGCGCACCCACTAACCAGATCCGGTTGGCAAGTACAGGTCCATATCGCTTCAAGATCCGTACCCTCACCAGCGATGCGTCGGACCCTACTACGCTGGCTTATATCGCGGCCGGTAGCTACAGTACCGATATCTCGCCTTATCGTGCATCAATGTGGACGGATCTGCTGTATCGAGTCTGCTCGCGTGGCATGGGATCGGCTTACCCCAGTGACAAGTGGGCCGCCTACACCGATAGCCAGATTACGTCCGGGAGTGAAGTCCTGCGCGAAAGTGTCAGCTCAGACACCACCAAGTACGTGATTCGGCCAGGCTTGGGCGGAGATATTCGCACTTACACCATGAACACCAAGGTGTCTTCGGCTAGTTGGCGACCGGTGCTGGAGCTCGTGGGTGCCAGTGAGCTGTTCAAGCCCCAGATCAATGATCTGGAGGTGGGGGATATCAATAAGGCTTTCGCCAGCGCTTCGGTTAATCCGGTCGACGCCAGTAGCGTGCAGCGTCTGACTGCGTTTGTTCCGCAAACCACGGCGGCGAGCAGCGTGGGTAGTGCGGCTATTGTCCCGGTGGTCGATCTCACCCGCCTCACGGTAATTGTTCCTCAGAGCGCAGGTAATCCTCAGGCGCCGAGTAGCCCCACCATTACTTTTAATGCCTAAGCACAGGTAGGATATGAACCTCACCATTAATTGGAACAATTATAACGGCGCGCTGGAAGATGGCGTCAATGTGTACCGCGATACCAACCCGATCCCCGATACACCCTTGCCGGCGCCGCTGGCAAGTCTCGCTGCAGGAAGCAACACCTACGTGGATACGACCGCTGTACGCGGCACGAAATACTACTATCGCATGGGCAGTGTCAAGGGTAGTGACGTCCTGCTGACCAAAAACATTGTGGTCAAAGCGGTAGCGCCGACCGATACCGGCCCGGGCCCGCAGGTACTGCAGGCGGGTGACTGGGACCTGGGCTATTTCGGTATCGCGAAATCCTCTGATCTGATTACCTATGCCAGCCTGACAGCCGCGGTAGGGGTAACAACGGGTACGGTTGGACCGGCTGACAAGGACTGGGTCAAGATGGCGTATAAGGGTAAGGTGCTCTTTATCGCCCGTGGCATCCTGCGATATGGCGTCACCTACAATGCGCTTTATCAGCTGGGTCTGATTTACGGCACCAATGATAACGGATTAGTCACACCGAGCGGTGTCACTGCCACTAACCAGTACAAGCCGCTCGTCATTGGTGGCTTCACGGTACTGCCCCGGATTCTACAGGGCATGCCTGCCAGTCAGAGCGGTATTCCCGCGACGTCGACCAACAACTCTTTGCTGACCGCCGCCCTGGCGAGCAACGAATGGGACGACATCATGGGAGCAATTGTCGGCACCACCGGTGCTTACTCTCCGCGTTACGTAGGGGACAAACTCTACGGTAGCCTCACCAATCTGCGGGACGAGTTTGGTGCCTACGTGTCGAACCTTGTCATCAGCGATCTTTGCCAGCAATGGGCTGGTCTGGCCAATACCAGCGCCCCGTGGCGCGGTGGGCGACTCAACAGCGCCGGCTCTGGCTGGAATCCGGGCTGCGCAGGATCAATCGTCACGAGCAACACCACTTCGACAGTCGCGGTGAACAACGCCGCAGGGGTCACCGTCAATCCGGCATGGCGCGCGGTGCTGGAACTGGTTCTGTAATCGCTGACTCTTAAGGTAGTTTTATCATGCAAATTAAAATTGGTTGGCAGAACCTGAATACGACAGCAGACGGTGTACGTGTCTATCGATCAGCTTCTGCTATTGATCCGGCAAATCTGCCGGCAGTTTACGCCACCCTGGCCGGTAATGCGGCCACCTACATCGATACAAGCGTATTGATCGGAGTGACGTACTACTACATGTTTGAAGTCTATAAAGGCGCGGACCGGGTATTCAGCCCCAACGTTGTGGCGACGGCGGCGGCTTATAGTGGACCGGGACCGCAGGCACTGATCGCCGGCGATCTGGATATGGGCTTTTACGGCACCGTGAATGCAAGTGACTTTATCGACTGGACGACGTTTATCGCCTGGGCTAACGTCAGCGTACCGGCGAAGAATCCCTACGCCAACCAGATGTGGCTCAAGTTTGCCTATAAGGGCAAAACGTTGTTCATGCCGTACCAACCGGTGGGCACCTGTGCCTGGTCTACGCTGTATGCGGGAGGTCTGGTGTACGGTATCGACGACGTGGGGCCGCGTACCTATAATACGATGGCCGCGACCAACCAGCTGCGGATTATCACCGTCCAGAACTCGCAGTTCAAGGTTCGCCTGCCGACGGCCGTGCCGCCAGGATTTGACCTGACTTCGGATTTTGTCAATAGCAATACGGGCGCAACTAACTCACCGCTCAACACCAACTGGTACACGGCCGACTCCTACGACACTACGCTGAATCTGGTGGGTTCGGAATGGAACGACCTGATCATGAAGCTGCTGTCCTGGACCTCGGCATCCCAGCGCGGTGAGAACTGGGCGGCTTACGATGCCCAGATGGCCTACAACGGTTCGCCCTACATCGGCATGACTGAAAACAACATTCATCAGGAGATGATCCCTGGGCTGAAGACGATCACGCGCGGTTATTTGCCGGCGTCCTCCATCAGCTATCATCCGGGTAAAACCAATACGGCGGCGTATAACGCGAATCTGTACTGGCGGCCAGTGCTGGAGCTGATTTGATCAGTTAGTGGACATAAGGGCCCGGGGGCAACCCGGGCTTTTATGCCGCAAATCGTATGTCCTCTATTCTAGCCGGTGCGCATTATGTTGGAATTTTTGTTGACTGGAAAGCCGCCGGGCATACCGGTTGCGCCAGCTGATCCTTACTTCTCCTATGTCAAACTGTTGATGCAGTTTAATGGCAACGGAACTGATGTGAAAGGCCACCCGATGACTGCCTCGGGGGCGCCTTCTTTTACAACAGATACCCATGGCACCGCTGTGGATTTGCGCAGCGCGCTGTCGTGTTACACCACGCCCAACGCCAGCGAGTTTAACCTCGGCACCAACGACTGGACGATCGAAGCGATCCTCAATCGGATCAGCGACATTCCGACGAACAACGACTGTGGTATTTACTACCAGGGCGAGACTGCCGGCAATCAGCAGATATTTTCGTTTGAGCTGGTAGGTAACACGTCTACAGGCGCGAAACCGCGAATACTAATCCGGGGTGATTCAGGCACGTTGCTGGATCTGGTCTCTACATCCGTACCTATGACGCAGAATGTCTGGTCACACATTGCAGCGGTAAGGCAGGGTACTACGATCTCTCTGTACCTGGACGGCAGTCGTATTGCTCAGGGCAGTATCGGTGCTGTGGCGATTCCATGGTACAGCGCTTATAAGCCAACGGTGGGTGCCCGCACGGCGGGTGGCCCGACGGGTGTTTCTTTCCCGGGCTTGATGGATGCCTTCCGGTTTACTAACGGTGTCGCACGCTACACCGCCGCCTCGTTCACCCCACCGACCTCGTTCTCGAACTCCGGCTCGTATCGCTATGTGCGTTTGAACAGCATTGTTCCAGTGGGTAATGGGTACGCTACACTGAGTGAAGTACAGGTTCTCGATACCGCCAGTGCTACGAACTGGTGTCGTCAGAGCGGCGTTGTCGCGACGGCTAGCACCTACTATGCGCTGACGGGTCTTCCTCAGGCGCCGGGCAATGCAATTGATGGTTATATCGATCAGCTTCCGGAGCATCGCTGGTCATCTGGAAGCCAGACACCACCGCACTGGTGGATGATAGATCTGGGGCAGGCGCGTTCGTTTGACTCTATCAAGATTGCCGCGCTCACGGGGGCTAATCAACAACCCACCAACTTTGTGATTCAGGGGAGCAATGACGGAACCAACTTCGATACGCTTAAAACTGTGACTGGTTTGTCACTGACTGAAAATGTATTGAAAGAAGTTTTGCAGTAAAGCTCAGGTATAGGGTCGGGTTCTCCCGACCCTTGTGCCGTAATTTCTATCAACGAGTTTCTCCGGGTTACATCGATGAAGTGCAGATCATGAAAGACGTGGCTGTCTATACGGCTGCCATTTCCCCCCACCCACCGCACCGTTCACTCTTTAAGCTACCCATAAAAGCCCGGCACAAAGCCGGGTCTTTATGCCGTAAATCGTATGTGTATAACTAAATTCTCCTGGGCCTCTCCGTATGTTAGAAGCACTTCTTACCGCGTATAAAAAGCCGGCGACCGGGGTGCTACCGGTCGATCTCAAAACGTTGATGCTGATCCACTTTGACGGAACCAATGGCTCAACGAGTATGCCGGAAGAGAACGGCATCGTCACCACGGCCAACAGCTGCTCCCTGAGTACCTCCCAGTCCAAGTTTGGCGGCGCCGCGCTTAATCCTGGCACAGGCAACCTTTCTTTCCCGGGCTCATCCCGTCTCGTCCTCACGGATAACTTTACGATCGAAGGCTGGGCGTTCCGTAATGGCGCGTTTGGTGACACCACGATGTTCAGCTGCAAGACCGCGAACACCAGCACCGGTCAGACCTCGATTGGCCAGCAGTCTGACAAGGGCCTGGGCATTTTCCTGACTGATGGCGCCGGCTGGAAGTCGTTGGCACCGACTTCAGCTTTTCCGCTGAACCAGTGGAATCACTGGGCGGTGGTCAAGAAAGCAGGGGTCTACAAAGGCTATATCAACGGAGTTGGCCAGCAGACACTGGCTTCGGCACTGGGCTTTGGTCTGGCCACCGGCACCTGGACCATTGGCGGTAACCAGTACAACGGTGCCTCCCAGTTCCCAGGCTTTTTGGATGAAATGCGCATGGTGGAGCAAGTACTGTACGACGGAGATTTCACTCCACCTACCGCACCATTCGATCACTATGACACGCTGCTCGATATCAATGCCATGGACGGCACGCTCGCGGACGCCAGTCACTACACACGCAGTATCTCCAGCATTGGTGGCGCGGCATCAGTAGCGGGAAGTGGTATTGCGCTGAATGGTTCTTCCAAGTATCTGACGCTGACGGCTACTCAGCCTGATTTCATTTTGCCGGGTGACTTCACGCTTGAAATGGTGGTCAACCCAACAGCGCGGTCGGTGCAGTATCCGGCGCTGTTCAGTAACTACAGTACCTGGGGCGCTAACGGTTCAATGTCGATCTTTGCGGGTCACAGTGCTGGTGATACCACGAAATACGGCGTGGGCTTCAATGGTACGTTCCCGGTAATGCAGAGTCAGTCGAGCATTGCCTACGGTACACCTACACGCCTCGCGCTGGTGCGTAAAGCCGGTTCGTTGAGTCTGTATGTGAACGGGGTGAAAGAAGCCACGTATGCGACGACCGTGAAGGTGGTAGGGACTGCGAACGCTATCTGGCTCGGTGATAGCGGTGACGCGATTTCCTCTAGCTATTTCAATGGCTATATCCGTAAAGTGCGGCTGATTAAAGGGACTGCGCTCGACCCGTCGCAGTTCTTGTCGCCGAGCTAAGGATAAATTATGTTAGAAGCTTTGTTAGCTATCAGAAAACCACAGGCGCTTGATCCAAATCGGTTGCTGCTACATTTTGATGGGACGAATGGTTCGACCAATATTGTCGACGTCCATGGTCGGACGTGTACAGCATCGAACTCAGGCTCCCTCACTACCGCGTTTTCTAAATTTGGGGGAGCGTCGGCCTCCTTTCCTAACTGGGCATCGAGTATCGTCGTGACCGATGATGCTACGTTACGGTTTGACGCCGACTTCACGCTGGAATTCTGGTCGTATCTCATTGATTTCAGTAACTACGATTCGATGCCGGTTTGCAAGTATCTGTCGAACTGGTCAAGTGCTGCACAGTCGTCGTATATTGAATTCTATCAAGGCACGGCCTATCTGAAACTGGATGGAGAGCCGCAGCCCGCCACCAAGATCGTGAATGCCGGTGCACTTAAAGCAGGTCAATGGCAACACATCGCGTTGACCCGGCTGGGAAATCTTTATACGCTGTGGATAGATGGAGTAGCTGCGGGAACTCGGACCAGCTCGGCAACTTTCGGTAATTATGCCGGACCTCTGATGATTGGTAACTGGGGATTAACGACCAGTTCCAAGCCCTTCAACTATAACGGCTATATCGACGAGTTTCGTACGGTGAAGGGCATAGCGCTTTACACCACAGCGTTCACGCCGCCGAGCGCACCATTTACCTCCTAAGGAAAAAGGGAAAAGCGATATGTTTGAATCCCTTCTAGCGACTCGCAGTCAGGTAGTCGCGGCTAATTTTACCTCCCTTCTCCTGCATGCCGACGGGGCAAACGGCTCAACCAATATCGTTGACGTGTACGGTCACCCGATGACGGCTTCGAATGGTGCGGCGCTCAGCACCGTTCAGGCCAGGTTCGGGGGTTCCTCGCTATTGCCGACTGGCGCGAACGCGATGGTCACCACTCCCAATGCAGCTGACCTGCAGTTCAATGCAGACTGTACCATGGAGGCCTGGTGTTATCTGACGACGGTGGCGAACGACACCGTTTTTATAGAAAAATCGCCCGACATGAATCAGGTTAATCGATGCTGGATTGAATTCTATCAGCGTAAAATTTATCTGAAGCTCGCAGGCAATGCCGGACAGGCCCAGTTGTTGGTAAATGACATTCTCGTCACCGGGCAGTGGTTTCACTTTGCTGTTACGCGATCGGGTAACACGTGGTCTGCATGGTATAACGGGGCGTTAGTGGGTTCGTTTGTGAGCTCACAAACGTTTGGGGTAAATACGGGCCCACTCATCATTGGTAACGTACAGAATGGTAACGGCACCTTTCCAGGTTATATGGACGAGGTTCGTCTTTCAAAAGGGAAGGCTCTTTACACCAGCGCCTTTACTCCTCAGGCTACGCCCTTTACATCTTAACGACATAAAAGCAGAGAGCGGTCGCTCTCTGCTTTTTATTCCGATTAACCCACTACAGCCATTGCCTGCCGGGCCAGAGTCGGCTCGTCCGGGTACAAATCCCTGATGGAGAACAGACGCTCCATCGGCGTGTCGTTTGGCAACTGGCCGGCGAGTTGGGCGATTTTGATTACCTTCTTGCCTGAGACAAATCGGCCTTCCGATGTCAGGTAACCCTTCTCCCAATTCATGGTGGTGTGCCTGCCAGGCTCACGAATCAGCTTCATGTTAAACAGCACGAAGACGAGCTCGTCGTAGCCACCCTGCTTATCCAATGCCACGATATAACCGTCTTCCCGGCGCATCGCTGCCATACTGATCGATTCGGGATCGATGTCCCGGCCGCCGAAGTACGTGGTGAACGCTTTTGCCTTACCAGCATAAGCGACACGGCCATCGGTGGTCGGAATCTGCTTGGGCATCGTCACTTCCTCGCCCTTCGGGGTCTTGCGTTTGAGCTTGAACAGTGTGGCAAAACAGATCCCCGCGCCAACAGCCCAGTAGACCATCACGGGTCCGGTGGTCTCAGCAAGAAACAGATAGATGGCGACAGCAATCACGGCTAACCGTGCAAGGAGAGACAGCTTGGACAACATGGTAGACCCCGGGGAAAGGAAGAAAGGTGAGACGGCTCATAAAGTGTATTTAGTCCTGTAATTTTATGTTCAATCCCTTCTTATAAAGCCATGTCCACATTTCCGCTCCAAGGCCAGCTTGCCAGCCCGACCACGATCGCTGCAGTGCAGGCAGAGGCCAAAGCCCGCATGGAAGCTGCTTTCCCGATCAGTCAGGAAGGCTCGTATATCCAGGCTGATAACAACGGCATACCCAAACCTTTCCGGCTCGTGACGCTGGCCTCGATCACTGAAAACGCCACTGAGCTGGCCAACGAAAAAGCTCGCACCGTCTCGATGGCGGACGTGTTCAATAACTGGTATCGCTTTTCGCACCAGACTGGCACGGATGCACAACCAGCCCTGCCGAGCGAGCTCTCCAGCTGGTCGTATGACAGCGGCACCGACACGATCATGAGTACGCTTAACTCAGCCTCGATTCTGGGCTTTGTGAGCAAAAAGAAGTACGACCAGTACACGCTCGAAGTTGAGATCTCATCGGACAATACGGATGATGACGATGTAGGTCTGGTCGCCGCCTTTGCCCGTGATCCGGTTACGGGCTACGAGAACAAGCTCACGGCAATCCGTAGTCCGGGTGGCAACAGCAAGTCCTGGTTCGTGGGCAAGAACTACCAGCAAAAGACGGGCGCCAAGAATCTTTTCTCCAGCGACCAGATTGCCTACGGTAACGGTGGCTATGGCGCATCAGCCACCGCCGCAGGCTATGTGGCTAATACGGCCGGTCAGGGCTGGGGTAGTCTGGGACCGACGCGTATCAAGATCGTCCGTAATGGTGACATCATCACCTTCTCGACCACGGAGTTTGGCGCCAGTTACCAGACGTATAAGCCGAGCGCTGACTTCACGGTGGATCTGAGTGCTGATCCGTCGCTGGCGATCTTCCGCGGTCCGTGTGCGTACGGTTACACCGCCGAATCGCAACAGAATGCCTTGTTCAAAACGCTCAAGTTCACGGGCGACCAGCGTTATATCTTCGATTTGTTTAACAAGCAAATCTGGACCCAGAACGCGGACAACTCCTGGAGCGGCAGTGCGGTGATGACCGATCTGCAGATGGTGCAAGCCCTGAGCGTATGGCGGATCTTCCATAACCCGATTACGGGTAAAACATTTCACGCCGGACCCGATACGGTGCGGAGGTTCATGTAATGCTTTCCAATAAAACAGTACTCTCAAGCACCACAGCCACGGCTATTCAGTCACGAGCAGCGACGTATCACGCAGCTAATGTGCCGGCCCTGGGTGTGAGCGCCACGTATTTTACCAAAGGCGATGCGAGCAAGACCCTGGTAGCAGGCGGGCTGGTAGCGCTGGGGGAATTTATCCTCACCGATACCCAGCTCGCCGATGCGAAAGCACGCGAGCAGGCGGGCCCAGGCGGGTCTATCTACGATCTGCGTGACGGCAGTCGCTGGGATTGGAGTGGTGGTTCCTGGGTCAAGGTGACTGGCAACCGGCTACTCGCCGACGTAGGACCGGGTCGCTTTGTCTACTGCAGCAACGGTGTGCTGGGCTATACCCAGACTGGCAACACCATCGTCATTCACGCAGGGAGTTAAGAGATGGCTGTTCCGTATCCCAATATCAACGGCAAGCAATTGGCCGATGGGGCTAACGCGCTCGCTGCTGAAACCGCTTTCAATACGGCTCGTGACAAGACGATTCAGTCAGGGGCTGCCGGCAAGATTGGTTTTATCGCAGTGGATGGCACCAACCAGCTGAAGTTCGACTTCGCTCTGCAACCGGCGTTTTTCATTACCTCGTCGACGGAACTGACGAACGCCCAGGCAGCCGCGACGCCAACGGATATCATTTACGATGTACCTAACCAGGTGGCGTACTCGTACAACGGCAGCGCCTGGGTGGCGGATGCCGCACACGCTCCCGTTAAAGACAAGGGCTCGGGCCGGATGTTCATCACACTCGCGACAGGTAAGGTCTTCTACGTCGAATCCGAGTGGGAGATCTATCTGCTCAATGGCGTGGCGATGACTTAATGGTGTGTTCCATCACCTTTATCTACCATCATGCGACCCCTCCCTAAAGTCGTACTCTTTGAAGCACAAGCCCCCGAGGTCAGCGCTTACGCCAAGCGCTTGCTGTTCCGTGGTTACCGCGTGTTGTTGATTGCCAGTGGTATCACGGATGACCTGAAGGAACTGTCGAAAGACATCCGTATCCAGATTCGTCTGAATCCGTCTGGCGGCGGTATCGACAACATGGGCTGGTGGGCCGAGCGAGTCTACTACTAATAAAAGCCGGCCTACGGGCTGGCTTTTATGCCGTCGAGCCATTTCTAACTTCTTCTGACCATATATCACCTACATGTAAACCCCTAGGAGAAACACAATGTTTGGAAAGAAGTTTCCCGGCACCACGGAGTTGTACGAACACGACACCACGCCCGAGAGCACGCTCAAGGCCAAGGATCTGGAAATCACCATTGAGCAGATTGCCCAGTCCCGCCAGCAGTTCGCTGAGCAACGCGAGCGCAATCAATCGTCGAGCTGTCGCTTGCTGCTCAGTCGCGGTCAGGTTCGTGAGCAGCGCCACGAGCTCGTACTCACCCGTCAGGCCGGTGGTGATCAGGCGATGTTTGAACTCATCGTGCTCACGAATGCGATCAAAGGTCATCATCAACGACCGCTCGTGCTGTGGGCATCGGCACTCTCTGTCAATCAAGATGCCCTGGCCCTGAGTCAGCTGATTCCTGATACGGAAATCATCGTGCGCTGTTACAACAAGATCCGCGCCGTGTATCTGAACAACGACCGAATCAAAGTCCACGACATGATGGAGTTCCACGAGTGGGACGGCTATGACTTCGAACGCGCGTACCGCGCGACCAAGTTCTGGGACGATGAGTTGAACTGCTGGATCTGAATTTTTTACCTCCCGACTCTATTCGATGGAGCAGCTTGCTGCTGCTCTGAGACGCGTCTCTACGACCTTGCGGTTGTAGAGACAGCCAGTCCAGCCTGACGGGGGGTTTTGCTTTTCCATTTTTAGCTGTGCCTACGACACAGCTCTGTTGCCTTATTCGTACCTCACTTAGGAGATGATCATGACCGTGATGAATTTCACGCAGATGACGGATGACGAAGCACGGGTGATTCTGAATGCGACGAAAGACCCGCTACCGGACTGGAATGACCAGACGCCGGACACGCTCTGGCATCAGCGCAGTACGCAAGACAGCACACCGGTGATCCTGCTCGAAGGCGAGTACACACCGGATGAATTACTGGCGATGCTGCACGTCTATCTGACCACCCCCGGTGCTACCCGGCAGGTCCTATTGGCTCGCGCAGTGACCGAAGCTGAAGCGCGGATGCCTGCTGGTACATTTGGCAATCTCTAGTATGCCGTGTGCATATGCACGAATATACCGCGAGGAACATAGTACGGACCGAAGTCAGTTCGCAAAACAGGAAGAACAAGAAATGAGTAACGTACTCGTGATCGGTGGCTCAGCCACCGTACGGACCATGCTTAGACAGAAGCTCGGGGCACTGGTTTCAGCAGCCAGTGCTGCCGATCAGGATTGGTCATGGCGTAGCTGGTGGGCCACTGGCCACACGCGTTACGAAAACACCACGATGCATGCCCAGATGGGGTGGGTGAATGCCATCAACAAGGAAGTGCGCACGCAGCAAAGCCGTAAAGCGCATCAAGTGCGTCGCTTGGCATCTCGACGCCAGGCAGCACCGCAGTTGAGAAAGACCCGTGTGAAGGGCATTACGATAGCACGGTAATCGGGGGTGGCGCGAGGAAAAAAGATAGACACCTGTCCTGGGGAGGCAGGCGAAATCCATCCCTCGTTGCTGGAGATCAACCAAAAGTAAGAAGATGAGGAAAATATATTTTTTACTAGGAAGCAGTAATCTTGGTGGAAGGGTTTTTCCGTAAGAATTCAGTAACGGCCAATGTAGCACGATAAAAATGATACTAATAGTGACAGGGAAAGAAGCCAGCCTGAAAATCTCTTCTATTCGATAACCTCAGAGAAAGGTGTAGCTAGAGATGTTCAACAACGAAGTTTGTGGTCACGTTACGATGCAGGACCGGATGCGTTTCCAGCAGTATGAAATGCTTTATCGCAACGTGCGCAATCGTTTGTGCAAGTTTGTAGAAGTGCTCGCGTTTGACTTCTTACAGAGTCTTCACGAGAGCGGGGCGCACTTCATTCACCAGTACAAGACGCAACCCATGCATTACATCTGTCGTACGACGGTGGGCTACATCGGTGGCGAACTGCTGTGTGAAAGTAACTATTTGGTAGTAGGTGGGGGTCGTCACGTGGTGGCATTGCGTGACCCTCACGAAGCCGTCGATCGACAGTTGCCTTTCCTCTCAGTTCTGGAAGGCGACCAGTTTCAGCCGTACGCGGGGTGTCCGGTGGAGTTCTGGCAAACTCATATCGAACCCGTGGTCCGGGATAGCGGCAATGTACTCCCTGGTCTGGACAATCAACACGTTCCGCTGGGTGGCATCTTGCACGTCAAAAACGTTTTGGACACGCATACCTTACGTTTGTCTTAACGTAGTAGATCGGTGTAAGCTTTTCTCGTAGGTTCTTGAAGCTCGGGGGAGAGGGTCACACCTCTCCCCTTTATGCCGTCGATTACTATGAGTTTGGCTCACAACCCGTGAGTCTTTATTTTTTTTTTGTTTTCGACAAGCGAGTTATGGCTACCGGACCTTACCCTAATCTGAAGGACGCGATTCTCGTGTCCAAGGCGGCGCTGTATGGGCGGCGCTCTTATCTCAATGTGGCCAAGACTGACCTCACTGCAGCTCAGGTGTGGGACTTTGACTGTGCCGCTGCGCTAGGCGCCGACGCAGCCAAGTACAACCTGACCAAGACCGAAATTGAAGTGTATGTGCTCGATACGGACGTAGGTTCCCCCACTAACGGTTTTTACGTGCCGGCGGGTGCGGTGGCCGGCATCGGCTTCAAGGAAACCGGCCAGGTACGGGTGGTAAACCAGCACACGGCGACGCTGTCGTTTATCATCCGGGTATTTGTTGTCCTGAATGAAGTCTGAGGTGAAACATGGGGACCATTACGCCTAGCGTCGCTCCGGGGTCGTACTTCGATCCCCAAACGATCTCCTTCACCTTCAGTGGTGACATCACCCAGGTCGCAGTCACGAAGAATGCGGCGGCGCCATCCATTTCCAAGTACATCGCTTACGACACCCTCACGCCTGCCAATCCGTTTATTGCAGTCACGGAAGACGGGCGCGGGCGGGTGGTGTACGACGGCGGCTTCCCCAAGTTCTACAATGGAGCGAACCCGGCCCAGGCGAGCTTTGCGGGGTTGACCCCGGCCTGTAAGTATCTGTATAACGCGTTGAACTGGGTGGCCAATCCCTCCAAGGTAGCAGCGGGGAACAAGAAAGTCCTGATCATGGGCGATGTGATCTCACCGGCGAACTATGCGGTGAAAGCCAATAATGCTGCATCGAGTAGCGGCTTTTACGACACCATGACCAATGTCTGTGCGCTGGCGGGCTTCACCCCGACGTTCCTCGCGCCGGACGACTATGGTGGTGGCCTGCTCAATCCGAATCTGGCGTATTACGAGCAGTTTGCCTGTGTGCTGATGCTCAGCTCCAACTGGCAGCCTACACCCGGGATTACAGCGCAAGCAGTGAACGATATCGTGACCTACCGGGAAAACGGGAACGGCATTATTATCATCACTGACCACGGCTACAACCTGACGTCGATTGCCGATGTCGCGACCACCGACCCGGCGTTCTTCAAGACCGCCAATGCAATCGCCTCGAAGTTTGGTGCCTATCTGACGGGGAACGTGGACCGGGTGCCAGTGAACGTAGGCTTCATCCGCAGCCACTACGGCGACCACCCGCTGTATGCAGGCATGGCAGACAGCGATAACATCGCTGCAGGCGGCTCGGAGTCGATCGTCGTCGTTACCCCTACGACTTTGTATGCGCCCGCCTCCGTGCCCTCTCAGAGCGTCTCAACGGCTGGTCTGAATACCCTGAACGTGCTGGCGACGCTTTCGGATGGGTCCGTGATCACCGGCCGCTATGTGTACAACATCCAGGGCGCGGAATTCGTCTTCTCGACTTCGCGCAATCCGACGACAAACCAGGATGAACAGAATAGCGGCAAGGCGTATGCGTCTTTCCTGGGGAAGGCCAATATGTCGATGAATCTGGATGGTTCCACGCTGGGTACGGTGTGGGGCGAGATTCTGCTCAATGGCAAGCGCATCGGCGAGCAGTATTACTCAGGTGGTGTGGCCTACACCTACTGGTATGCGGGCGCAGCGGGCAATACGCCCATGAAGAATGGGGATGTGATTACTCAGGCCATTGGGGTGCCCTTCTCGTATAACAAGGCCAGTACGGTGGTACGACCGGAATTGACCTTCCGAGCAGGCAAGGTGTCCTTGGCCCAGCTGATGGCAGAAGCCCGTACCCTGTTTGGTTTGTCACCTGGCGGGAATGTGGCAGTGCAGATCTTCAATAGCCTCAGCGCTACCTTACCGCCTGGGTTGATGCCGCAGAAGCTCTCGCTCGCTATGAACGTGGCATTCCTGCAGTCTCTGCGTGATGGCAAGCTGCAAACCGTGGAAGGTCTCACTGGGAAGCTCTACAAGACGTCGGCCTTGACGGCGACGGCGGTAGCAGCCGCGCCAGCGAATCCGGGCACCGTCATCATTGACGCGCAGACCAGCAAGGTGTATGCGTACAAGAGTGGCACGATCCAGGAAATCGTGGGATTGAAGCCCCATGACTTTTACGGATCGCCTCGAAAGGTTCAGAGCACAGTGGATAGTGCGTATTACCAGCTGAACACAGACGGCACGATTACGGCGCTGTAACGGCATAAGGAGCGGGGCCAAAAGCCCCGCTCTATGCTGCTATAAACTTTTTACCTGCTAGAACCATGGCATGTACAAGTGAAGTCTAGAATTCTTTGGCGACATATTACTAACGTAGACAGGGCTTTGTCACAAACCCCTTTCCCCCACTTAGTGAGGCTCTCATGACTTCCAATGCATTGCTGATTCATTCCCTGCAGGAAAAGCTTAACCACACGCCCAGCAACGAAGACAATTTCTTCGCCCGTGGCCACCTCGCCACTGCCCTGCACACGCAGGCGATTGCGCTCGCCTACTTCAACAAGCTCGAATACGAGGAAGCGGTGCGACAGATCCACCGTGACTTCGCCCTGAAGGGCACACCGTACGAAAGCAAGACCTCGACGCTGATCATTCCGGAAACCGCAGGGATGCTCGTCAAGCACTTTAACGACACCTGTGAAGGGCGTCGCCGGGTCGAGCTGAACAACTGCTGGTTCATCGAACAGACCAAGGGCATCCATCTGCGCCCGCAGTTTGACTCGCTTGTCGAGTTTGATCACGTGAACCTGCTCACCGCCAAGGTGTATTACCGCCATGAGCTGGAAGACGTCACCTGCTCGTTCAGCCGTTTCCTTACCGAAGAAGACTGCAAGGCCTTCACCGATCTGGCGAAAGCTGTACTCGCCCGACTTAACCGCTAACCCTCTCTCCTGAAAGAAGCCACGTATGTCCATGCTCGCTGACTGGCAGATTATCAAACGCTGCGAAGAAGAAAACATGATCTACCCGTTTGAACGGGAATCGGTCAAAACCAAAGAAACCCCCAAGGGCGTCCAGAAGATCCTGTCCTACGGCGTGTCGTCGTATGGTTACGATATCGTCCTTTCCCCGCACGACCTGAAGCTGTTCACGAACCTGAACGGTGTGCTCTCGGACGCGCGCAAGCTGAACGTGGATGTCTACACGGAGCCGAAGCTGTGTGTCGACGACGACGGGCTGGAATACGTGGTGCTGCCCCCGAACAGCATGATGCTCGGTCACACACGTGAGTATTTCAAGATCCCGCGTGACATCCTGGTGACGTGTCTGGGTAAGAGCACGTATGCTCGCATTGGCGTGTTCCCGCTGGTGACGCCGCTGGAGCCGACCTGGGAAGGCAACCTGGTGGTGGAGATCGTCAACTCGACGAATACCCACTCCAAGATCTACGTCGATCAGGGGATCGCGCAGCTGCTCTTTAACAAGACGGATGCACAATGCACGGTCAGCTACAAGGACCGGGGTGGCAAGTACGACAAGCAAGTCGGCACCCAGAACCCGATGGTTTAAGGAGAATCACTCATGATCTTCGTCTTCGGTTCCAACATGAGCGGCCACCACGGCGCGGGCGCGGCGCTTGCTGCGGTCGAACACTACGGTGCATTCCAAGGCAATGGCGCGGGCCCGCAAGGCAACAGTTACGCGATTCCCACCAAGGACTACGACTGGAGCAAGAGTCTGTCTTTGCAGGAAGTGAGCTGGAACGTGAGAAAGTTTCTGGATTACGCTCGCCAGCATCCCCTGAGGATTTTCCACGTCACTCGGATCGGCTGTGGTTACGCGGGTTTCCGCGATGTGCAGATCGCACCGTTGTTTGCTGATGCGCCGCCCAACTGTCTGTTTGATAGCAAATGGGCAAAGCATCTCCCCGAGAAAGCCTTCTGGGGAACGTTCTAAGCGAGTCGCTCGCCTGTCAATAAAGCGCGGGTTTCGGCCTGCGCTTTATGCTGTCCATCTTATGCAGTTAAGACCAACTGCGTAGGAGTTAATAAAAAATGGACGCAGCATATCGACAGTGTGCGCGACTGATCGACGAATTTGATATGTTCGTCTCCCAGTCGACGGTTGTCTCTCAAGATGGTAATAGACTCGTCCTGTCGCGTAATCGCAACAAGGCCGGGCAGACCGTCGCCTTCAATCAGAAAAAAGGCCAGTTGTTGGAAGCGATGAAGAATACCTTCATCGAGCCGCAAACTAAAGCGGTCAGACTGTCAGCGCTGCTGACCTTCTGCCACGAAACTGGTCTAGAGCTGGTCACGCATCACAGCACGCCGCACATTCGAGCTTGCGCGTTGGTTCGTGCCCCGGGGTTTGATATCGTCGTGGAAATGACGGATCAGCAATAACAACGCACTTTTACGGGAAAGACCAAAACATTCAAAGAGGGAGTCGCTGGATTCCCTCTTTATGCCGCTTTTTACCCCGAGCTATATCCTTCGTAACATCTCTCTCAAACTAATCCGAGTACACCATGTCTGATTCAAAGATTCCCGACGACGTCCAGGCTGACATCGAAGCCGGCATCTCTGCTGTGCAACAAGAAATGGAATCGGTGGACGCAGTCGACCCGCATTACAACAGCATCGTGCAGACGCTCGAAGAGGTGCAAAAGCAGATCGAGGAAGAGCGTTCGAAAGCTGATGGCTACATTTTCGACCGCGCGGAATTCGAAGCAGCTCTGCCGTTTATTATCAGCGACCAACAGTCGGCGCTGCGCAAGGACAAGCTCACCCACAAGGAGTGGGCTGATCGTTTCAATCGCTGGTTCACTTTCTGTGACGCGGTGGCCAATCTCGGCATCACCTGCGTGAAGAACAAGGCCGCGCTGGAAAAGGAAGACTGGGAAGCCGTCTTCTCGTCGCTCAAGCTGAACAAGCAGTTCGAGGACACCTTCCTCAAGAAGCACAAGCTGCGCATCGCGATGGATTACAAGTCGGGCACGATCAAGGAGAAGTACAAGTGGCTGGCGATGCCCGTGCTGCTCGTGACCGACGACGCAGGCGTTGAGCACAAGATCGCCATCTCGCCGTCGCCCTTTGCCCGTGTCTGGTGGCTGGAAATTCTGATTGGCTTCCATTCGCAATACCAGTGGAAGTCGGAACAGGAAATCGAGCAGCAGGACTTCGACGAAGCGCCGTACGAGCAGTACGGTGACGTGCCTGGCCGAGTGGTTCACTAGCCCGATGGTCGAAGATCCGAACGAACCCTGGAACGAACCCTCGTGTGACCTCGATGACTTGCTGTTAGCCTGCATCATTGTCGAGGTGATTATCGTGGGTTTACTCAAGGCTTTCTCCTAACCTGATTGAGTGAAAAAATACACGTTCGGTCAATTACATGCGAAGACTCACACTAGCATTCGCATCCGGCTCTACCAGAATCCTGAAGCAGCTACTTTGGCGTTCTGGCAAAGACACGGCCGCCCGAAGGGGACGGTGCCGGAAACTACGTAGAGCGCGGCGAAAGGCCGCGATCGCCTCATGCGCGCTAACCGAAAGGAGGCGCGCCCATCGGGGACTCAATGAGACGAAGGCTGATACCCTTGCGTCAAAGTGTAGGAAGGGAAGACCATCAATCGGAACTTCAAGTTATTAACTCGTTAGCAGCGAGACTATAGCCCCTAGGGCAGGATCGAGAGTTGACTGCGGCGTTAGCGGCGGTTGAGAGAACGAACTGTCGCCCCTGGGAGTATAGCCTCTTGTTTTGTAGTTTGCGGTGTTAGCTCAGTTGGTTAGAGTACTGGCCTGTCACGCCAGGGGTCAGGGGTTCAAGTCCCCTACGCCGCGCCATTGTTTCTGTAGTAGATCCCTGGTAGCTCAGTCGGTAGAGTAGCGGACTGTTAATCCGTTGGTCGTTGGTTCAAGTCCAACCCGGGGAGCCAAGTATTGTTGTAGTAAAGAGTCTGGCGCCCCCGGGAAGAGAGACCCGACGGCGCTGACCCTCGCGGGAGTTCCCGCGACGTCGGTCGCGTGCGGTACGCCATGTCGGATTGCTTCCTACGCGGGAGTATCCGGAAGTGCGACCTTTCGTGCATGCGATCGAAAATAGTCCTCCGTCCGGCAAATCCGGGGAGGGCGGTGTAGGAGAAGGGCGGCGGTGGACGGGGACGGGTTAGCCTCGGGTCATCGCCGCCCCCTGCGCTCCTTTATGCTGTTATTTTTTGTCACCAACACCAAAGGAAAGAAAAATGAAGTTGTTGCGCAAACTGAAACTATGGCCGGAATTCAAACAAGAACCCACGATCTGGACCCTGGCAGGCCTGGTCAAGTGTACCCGTGAAGTCTCCACCGAAATCAATGGCAAGTGGGTGCCGATGCGACCGCAATGTGCCATTGGCATCGTATCGCGCTTTCGGGCCGCCTGGCGGGTGTTCACCGGCAAGGCTGATGCATTGATGTGGCCGGAGGGGCAGTAATGCGGGTCGGAGAACACGAAGTCAGTCTGGCCGAGTTCTTCTGGCCTCGGCTACTTTCAACCGCGTCACTTATTCTTCTAGTGGTCGGCGCGATCGCGCTTTACGGGAGATAAGCCATGACGATTTGTCACCAGAAGGACCTGGACGAAGAGTTCACCGATGAACAACTTGTCGAGCATCTGATCCACAGCAACTGTACCGAGTGTCGTGACGCAGGTTCTCGCCTGGACGCCGTGCTCAAGGAAAACAAAGAACTGCACGCCGCAGTGCAAGCCCTGACATGAAAAAGCGTACCGTCTTCGTTCGCCTCGTAGAAGAACCCGAGTTCTACGTGCAAGTGCAGAAGAACAAGCTGAAGCTGGTTGTAGCTCTGGGTGCGATTGCTCTCTTGGTGCACTGGCTCAAGTAAGCTTGGGTGGCTTCGGCCACCTGAGTTCTTTTTTTTTGCTGTTATGTATGATAACTGTAAAAAAGTTCCCTAATTATTATGTCCCCCTAAGCCAGCATGGAACTTTTATGTTCGGCAGCTCGTGGACTATCTTTCTGAACGGTAACATTTTTCGTCTGGCGTGAGTGACAGGCGATCACCAGCTCCTCCTACAGCGGCAGCCTGCCACTGGTTCCTCCACCCGAGTCATCGGACCAGTAGTAGGATAAGTAAGACCGACAACACCTCGAACGAACTAAGGTAGTGTAGCGGTTGGGATCGACAATTAAAGTCAAATGCAGACGAGCCGACGCAGCCATGCAAAGGTCATGGATCAGTTTAGAAGGCTAGCCTGGGTAGCAGCAGCGTAGGGAAAAGTGCAGGTCCGCCAGTGGCGTCAGCATGTCTCTACCTCAGCAGCACCAGCCTATCTGAGAAGGATATGGGTATTGCGAAACCTCGAAGACCCAAGCAAACGAGGAGAGGTCAACACCGCTATCTTGGTATGCGGTAAAAAGCAAAGCTACGTTAGAACGAGCGTAGTTCCTTCATTGAGTTGGGAGCTGACCCAATGCACTTACGGGTGCGGAGAACAATGAGGGTAGTGAGTGGGCTTAGCCACACTCCGCTCAGGTTTGATGGTGACCTGGGACGAGGCGGTGGGGAGGGGTAAGATAGGTAGATGGGCCCGTATCCCCTCCCCGCGCTCACTAAGACTGGTGGCGTCGTTCAGCTGTGGTTTGTTTGCGGGTTGAATCTCGGGACGTTTGGTGGAACGTTCCCGCGAGGCAATGCACTCCGGGAGAGGGCATTGGCCCTCTCCCTTTTTTATGCCGTCAAATTTTATAGGCATTGTCCAATTTATAGTGTGGAATTGATTCTAACTTTCCGTTGGGCGTATATTACTACGTGGAATATATCTGAAAGGTCTTACCAATGAGTGCTTATGAAGGTGTCGCTACCCGCTTGAAAATCCGCAAGTCAGCTCCGGCGCGGACCATCGCCATGCTGGATCAGTTGTATGGCATCACGAATCCGCCGGAGTTCAAAGACTCGTTACTGGGTCTGCACAACAGCTCGACACTGCGCACGATGCTGACCTCGGGCGCTGAGTCGTTCGAGACCTGGGGCTGGCGGGTGAAAGAGAACAAGGGCAATCACTGGGTCTATGAAAGTCGGGCAGCCTGCCACTTTGGCAGTCTCGACCTCTTCGCGATGTTGCTGCGCTCGATTCAGCCGTGGCTGATTGTGAAAGACGGAGACATCCTCGCCCGTAAACTCTACACTACAAGTGTGCGGGAAATCGTCCTCTGTCACTGGAGCATGAAGTTCATCGAGTCGATTGGTTTCGAATACAACGCCAGCTTCCGGGGTTTCTCGGAGACGCTGGATGACGAACGCCATCCGACCCACTTCAAATACCCGCAGGACCAGCGCACCCAGATCCTCTGTGGGGCCATTAGCCGTACCTCCCGTAAGGCGGCCTGTGAAGGTTTTGTGCCGCCCTGGAATACCCGTCTACTGGACGCGGTAGAAAAGGCGGCTTAAAGGAAAACAAGGAATGAAAAGCTTTCTGAAAGCAGTGCTGAGTGTCGCCGGTCTGGAAGGACTGGTCGAGAAGAAACCTCTGGCGGTGGTAATCAAGGGTAATCCGAAATATCTGGACGATCCCAAGATCCAGCCGTTGGCTGACGCGTTCTATAACGAGATCCGGGTTATCCTGGAAAAGCGCGGCTTTGAGGTGGAGTTCGACGAAGGCGCACCTCACACCGTGCCGAACAAGAAAGCTGTGCTGTGGATCGGTCATTCCCGAGGCATTGATCGGTTGCGCTTTGGTGGTTTCAAGATTAAGACCATGGCGCTCGAAACGCTGGATCAGGGTAAGCCGTACGGAAGCTTTGATGAGCAGGGATTAGACCCTGACCATTACAGGCTCTCACCAAACGACTACACCCTCCTTTCACTTATCTGAGGCTAATATGGGTTACTACACTGCCATCGCAACGCGTATCAAGGTCCGGAAGTTTGCACCTAAAGAGGTGTATCAATTTCTGGACCGCGTGTTCGAGCTGGAGGAAGGTGAATCGGTCTATCCGATGACCGATGCACAGAGCGCGTTCGTGCAGGACGCTATCCCGCTCCTACAGCGCCTCACGAGCTGTATCGAGGATGTGATCTTCAAGACGTATAAGTGGCGCGTGAAGGAAGACTGCGGTGACTACTGGCTGTATCAAAGCCGGGCCGCCACCAAGCACCCGAACATGCAACTCTTCGCCTCCCTGATGTTCGGCATCGAACAGTACCTGGTGCTCACTGAAGGCGACATCCTGATGCGCGAAGCCGGGGAAGACTCCTGGTGGGAAAGCGTGCTCGTTTATGACGGCAAGCAGTTTGTGGAGCGCCAAGGCATGCGCTACGATGGGGATCACGGTTTCGTCAGTGACAGCCGGCATCCGAAACACCACGAATATTCGCGCGAGCAGAAAGAAAAGCTTGCGACGGGTGAGCTCACCCCGTTTCAGTGCTATCAGCAAGACCCAGACTTCGAACCGCCGTGGACTTTGCCCGAGGTCGAAGCGCTGGTGGCTGCAGAGAAAAAGGACCGGGACGCCAACTGGCATCCATGGGGATAACTGGATGTAGTCTTTGAGGACTAGACCGCCATGACCACGAGTAAGCTCAAAGCCTTTAACGGCAAGCAGTTCAAGGATGTAATGGAATTGATGTACACATTCCGGGATGCGGGATTCGATCACGAGTTCGATAACGGTCTGGTCATGCGTGCGCTGTGGGATGCGCTGGATCGTTTGTGGAAACAGGCCAAGACACGCGGCTTCCATATCCAGACCTGGGAGAGTCGCGAACATACGAGCGTGCCAGTACTGCGCATTGCGTTGTGCTCAAACGAGACGGTCTCTCAGGTGGTGAATGTGCTGGTGGCTGAACGTGGTGAGAGTCTGGCGGTCTATACCGACGTGGTACGTGAGCCTGTGGTGCCACGCAAGCATGACTTGTCACTGCTCGGTAAGAGTGTGGAGTGGGCTAAGGCGCATGAAGTGCTGATGGCCAATCCGCGCTTTTCCCATTACGCTGTGGAAGGTTTTAAAGCCCTGCGAACGTCAGTCAAGCCGAAAGACGCGACCACGCCGCATCACGTGCGCTTCACGCCCACACAGACCGGCATGCACGTCGCCTTTATGGTGGCTGGCAAATCGGTACTCAGTCTCACGTTGGACTACAGCTACGAAGCCATGGCGGCTTAAACATGAGGGGCGGGGTAACCCGCCTCTTATGCCGTCTTTTTACCGACCAAGGGGATTTGTTAGTAGACCAATCCTAATATCCCCTGTGAGAACAACATGATTTCAAGCTCCCTTATGCAGGTCCAGCAGTTAGTAGGTATGTTCACGGGCTGGGTCTCCAGTGCGCTGAATGGTAATCCGCTTATCGCCGGGGCAGCGACAGCGTCCATCTTTGCATCGATTGCGTATTTCGCGCGGGGCTTACCCAAGAAGTTCTGGTTCGCTGCCCGTCGCTTCGTGGTCTTCACGTATTACATCGAGTACGACTACGATGATGGTCGCACCATGATCCAGATGGTGGCAGAGAAGTTTGAGCATGCGCTCCAGAAACGGATCTCCGGACAACGTTCGACCGCGCGCCTCACCACCCGTAAGAAACGGCTCGCTGAGACGCTGGCCGATGGCGGTTTCTTCTTCTATTATGCTGGCGCCTGGATCTGGGTGTCGCGGCGGCAGGAACAGCAGCAAAAGGGCGAGAAGCAACGCCGCATCATCACCCTGTCATTGACCTCGCTGCGCATGCATCGCAAGCGGATTCTGGAGGTGCTGGGTGAAAGTGCGCGTGAATATACCGTGCCTGGTATCTATCAGTTGATCACGCCGCCGTGGTCGAGCGCTGAGCCTAAAGCCATGCGTCAGCGTAATTTTACCGGGCTACCCATTCTAGCACTGGACCACAAGGTCAAGCAGCAGATCGATGAAGCTATCGATACTTTTCTTCGGCATCGCGAGAAGAAGAATAGGATGGACTTCCCGCACAAGCTCGTGATCATGCTGTATGGTGAGCCCGGCACCGGTAAGTCCGCACTGGCGGAGTATATCGCCTGGCGTTTACGGACTTCGCTTTTTGTGGTCAACGCCATCAGCAGCTCCGGACACAATCCGGTACTGCTCTCCGAGATGGTCTACGCCGCGCGCGAGAACATCACTGAAGGGGAAGTGCCTGTCCTTTTGATGGATGATTTCGACACCTATATGCAGGGGCTGCGTAAGCGTCAGAAAACTGAACCAAAGCCTGGTGAATTCATCATGGACGATGATCCGGTTTTGGGTCGCATGCTGGCGAGTCTGCAGTCACCCACAGAGGTCACGGATTGCGTGGTGATTTTCACCACCAACCATCTGGAGCAGATTGATCCTGCTCTGTATCGCCCGGGTCGCGTGACGTGTCTGATTGAAGTGGGTCGGATGGAACCCCGCTCGATCATGGAGTATTACGAGAAGTCCTACGGACGCTCCTGGCCGGCGTATACGCCCATTGAGCGCTCGCTGCGGGCCTGCGACATCAGCGCCTTCTTCAGTGAGCACGAGGACGACCCAGAAGGTTTTGTGCAGGCTGTCACGTCATCGACGCCTGCTGCTGACGAAGTGTTTCGTAGCAAAGCAGACACGCTCAGTGTCTGAGTAATTCGCCTTAACTTCCAAAGGAAATCATGACTACCCTCACTCTGAAGGCCAAGCCATTTATCGCGTTCAAGGGTCACCAGTACAATGCTGAGGCAGTGCTGGCTCATCTGGCCATGGCACCGGCGGTGGAAGTCCCGCAGGCTGCGTTGTCGCACCAAGCCAATGTGGAACCTCGGGACAAGCTGACTGACCGGGTGCGCGCCAAGCTCTTCTATCGGGAACCTGTGTTCGCCAAATTTGAAGGCAAGTTCGTCGTGCTGTTAGGTGAACACACGGCAGCGGCTGAACTGGCACAACAAGGCAAGGTGAAGGGTCGTCTGATTTCCAATCCCACGCTCAAACGCTGTCTGCTCTAACCCCCCCCCCTCCAGGAGTCTTCCCCGTGAGTATTGCTGTTATCGATCTGCATCAGATCATCCCCGACCCTCATGACGTCCAGCTGGTCCATCAGCACGACGCGCTGCAGCTGGACGTCGCCACCATCGATTTTCGTGGCACGTCGTTGAACATCCAGGAGCTGGTGACCGATACGCTGGCGTACCTGCAGGCGGCCGAGAAGCAGGGTAACGTCGTGCTGCCGTTCGACCTCCTCAAGCCGCTCACCTTCGGTCGCACGGGCTTGCGCGCCACCAGCAGCAAGTGGGCGCTGGCGCAGCATCCTGAAGCGGGGTATGAGCTCGTCATCACGGTGCTGGAGAATCCGGCCACGGCACACGTGCTACTGGTGTTCCTGTAATGCTGTCTGCCCAGGGCTTTGGCTCTGGGCCTTTATGCCGTTCAATCCCTCTGTTCTCTCACCACAAAGGAGTTTTACCATGAGCATCATCACCACCCAAGAAAAGACCAAGGCGCTGGCTGAAAAGTTCGAACAAGCGATTCAGCGCAGCGCGGCCAGTCGTGGCGCGCTGGTCACGCGCCCGCGTCCTGCGAACTGGAACACCCTGTCGCTTGAAGAACAGCGCGATCTCGAACACGTCGAGATGACCCGTCACACGCTGCAGCTCGGTATCTACGAGATGTTCGATACCCTCGCTGCCAACGTGAAAGTCGCTCGTTACCTCGTCTGTGTGCCGAGTCACCTGGCGCGCGATCTGTATATGGGCAGCAACGAAGTCATGCGTTTGATCGCTTCGAACGATCCGGACTTCGATCGCTTCCTGCTCGCCGAGTACGCTCGCAAGAACGTGTTCACCAACTACCAGACAGCGCCGACCACACGTCACACCGCGCTGTTTCATCAGCGCTTTAACAGCAAGGAACCGCTGCCGCTGACGATTGGCGAATGCTACTGGCTCTTCCACTTCAGCCAATGGCTCGGCTGCACCACCACACCGTTTTCGAATGGTGTCGCCAAGTTATTGAATGGTGACGCCAGCACGATCGAATTCCGTGAAGAGCTGCAGGCAGACAACACCCAGCACCAGATGCTGGCGAGCTGGACGCGTGCCCAGTATCAGGAACTGATCGCGATGCTTCACGACCTGTAATACTGTAGTCCAACTTTGGAGTCTCTCATGTATCACGTCGCCACACGCTGGCATGCCAGTACCCGAATGTGCCCTTCATTCGGAGAAAACCATGTCTCGCACCTATCGCAGCAACGCCAGCCGTACACTCGAATACTGCATCGATAACTCCCGTCCGGTGGACGGCGGTTATCTGTGGGATCTGCACTGGATTCCAGTCGCATCGGGCGGATGGAAGGCGGCGCAGGAAATGCTGTCCAAAGTCGAGTACGCCAAACTTCGCAAGAAGCGCGGCGATTGCCTGACCAAGGAATACCTTCACGCGAGTGTGCCCTGGAGCTATCGCAATACGGCAGAACGGACTTATCGTCAACAGGTCTCGAAAGAACTGCATCGCTACACGCGTAACGCAGACCACGAGGTGCAGGTGTACGAGAAGCCCGGGGATGCCCGTTACTGGTAATCAGCGGCATAAAGGGAGGCTTCGGCCTCCCTGCTTTATTTTTTTTTTTGCTGTGACACTGCCTGGATGGGAATCGAACCCACTTTTCCGGGTCGTAACCGGCGTTATTCCAATCTACTACCAGAGCAGGTACTGCGGGCGTTACCGGCACTTCCTCAACCAACGAGCTGAACAGCGACCCAGGTTAAATGGAATGTAACTAGCCACCGGGATTGGGTTGTGGCGGCTACAGAATGCGGGCGCGCTGCTAATTCTTACTCGGAGGGTTATTTTATCGCATGCACCCACATGAGGAAGAACGATGATCGCTAAGCCCCATTCCCTAACCATGGAGCAGCTCAACGAGCGTAAGTCTTTTCATCTGCAGCGTTTTGACGAGATTCTGGTCAAGCTGAATAAGCTGGAGCAAGAGCTTTCCCCATTACTGACGTCCGCTCAGAAAGAGTGGGTAGTCCGTACGCGGGAGAACATGCTTGTGGCGAGAAAGGAAACCGGCTTACAGACCAGCGTGTATTGCGTGGCGCAGTTATTTGGTCACATCGTCATTCAGCACAACATCCGGGGCTACACGTATCGCAGGATTGCGCAGGCGTTGGATATCTCATATCAGCGGGTGCGACAGATTTGTATCAAAGAAACAAAACGGCGGGACGAACTGCAAAGAAAACGCGCGCTTGGGGTAGCGTGCCCTCGTCCCTGGGAAACTTAACCTTTTATTGCTTACTATGGCTTTCCTTCACCTTATCACACCGAACAACAAGATCTACACACGGGCTTTGCTCTACGGCGTCGGTCGCGCTCGCTCGCAGGCTGAGCTACGCGATAACTTTCGCTTGATCATCGCTATCCTACTCGCTTACTGGGGTGATACCGATCCCGAGATGAGTCCGGAAGTCAGCGATATCTTCGACGTCGTGACTTCTGAAGCCTTTTACGAGAAGGGCGTGATCAAGACCGTCAACAACAGTGACGAACGCCTGTGGTTCTGCACGTACGCGGGCTTTGAGAAGGTCACAAGCCAATGGGCGAAGGACAATGCCAAGGGCTGTCACGGCGTGGTCTCGATGCGGTTGCATAATACCGATACACTGCACCGGGAAGCAGACGGTCATTCTATCCAGATATATTTCTGAGTAGGATAGTTGTAAGTAATTAGAAAATACAGCACGGTGTCCTTGTTGTGAGCAACTGGCTTGGATGGTGATCTGGACTTAGTTTCAGACACATATCACAAACGTAGAATGGATCTAGGTCTATTGCCAAAAACCACATCGAGGATACCAAAATGAACGAACAACTCAAAAAGCAACGACTTGCTGAAGCCACCGCCCTAGTCTCTCGTCACCTGGGACTGGAAGTAACGGCAGCGACGATCCACGGATCGATCCTGCGCGGCTTCAATGACCCGAACTCCGACACGGACATCTGCTTCCTGCTGAACCGACCCGTCTCGGACTACCTGAACATGTCCAACGCGCCGATTTTCGAAGGCACGCTGGATGACCGGCGCGACAAGCTCGCCAAGCTCTCCACGCAGATGTCGCGGGAGCTCGGCTGGCAGATCATGGTATCGCTGCTGGATATGCGTAGTCTCTTGCGCGGCATCATGAATGCGAGCACCTTCTCGCTGATGGCGTACGAACGCTTCGCCGCGGACAACGCTCAGGTACGGTTCCTGTTCGAGGACATCGCGCAGGATTATTTCCTGTTGCCGAACCTGGTGCATCGCTGCGGTGAACATATCACCAACGGTATGCGCACGCTACAAGCCATTGACGATCATGGCCGTGAGTACAAGCAGGAACGCACTTACCTCGGTACGCTCTGGTCGGCGCACCGCATGCTCGCCTACCTGGATGGCGACAAGCAGCATTGCCGTACGATTCAGGAACTGATCGAAATGAATCGTGCCAATTGGGCCACCTCGATGTCCGAAGGCTTTCTTCGGGAAGTCACGGGCGTGATTCGTGCGCGTACCGAACGTAGCCCGTTCGACATGCCGCAGGGCATCAACGAGAACGCCGTCAGCCTGCTCAGGCAGTTCACCGGCCGCGTACTGCGTCTGGCGACGGACTACCTGCGCGAGCATCCGAAGCAGTATCCGAACCTGCCCGAAGAAACTCGCGAAATGATCGACCTCTACCAGGAGTTGCTCGATCACGAAGACGAGCGTAACGGCAAGAGCAAAGCCGAAACGCCGCCGACGGAGTTGTTGGCTGCATGAGACCCGGGCCGCCTCGCGCGGCCCGTTTAACATCTGAACACATTGAGGGTGGTATGGGGCTTTTCGATAACAAGACGTTCGAACGTCAGTTCGGCGAAGCGTTTTACGGGATGTTGATGCGTGAGATCCAGGCGCAGTGCGATCGTTTTCACATCCGTCCGGTTTATGCCGGAGTTTTCGGCTCACAGGCCAAAGGCTATGCGGGTCCGGAATCGGACATCGATCTGTACGTGGTGTATCTGGGCGGTATCTCCCAGTATGCCCGGATGATCCCCGCCGATACGCGTCAGGTAGCTGAAGAAGAATCGGTGCCGCCCCAAGTCACGCTGTCAGTGCTTCAACGCACGCACGCAGACTTCACCGTGGATGAAAAAGAGGTGCAGTTGAACTTCGTCAGCCTGGACTTCTTTGTGCGGGAAATCGGCAAGGGTAATCTGGACTTCCGCATCGGGCACGACAACCTCGTGATCGACTTCATGGGCAATGACGTCCTTACCAAGCAGATCGATACGTTCGCAGCCTCTACGTTCGACGCAGAGCGCTATCGGCATTCCTGTGCCGGGCGCGCCAGCAAAGCCCGGGGCTTGATGAAGTCAGGCGGTGAGATCAAGCATTCGGAAATCTCGGATGCGATCTACCGGTTGTTCCTTGGCTGGGCAGTGACGAGCCAGCGCTTTGTGAGCGAGCTGGTGCTGAACAAAACCCTCACCCTAGCCGAACTCATCGACGGCTATCTGCAGGACGTGGGTCAGGATGTCAACGTCTCGTTCCTGCAACGCAATATGTTGCCGCATCTGCGCGATGGCTTGTTCAAGAACGGTCACAGCTATTGGCACCCGACCTGTATTCGGGTGATCGATAAGCTGCACCCGTTGGTCCTGAGCCGTCCGGTGATCATCGTCCCGCCGCATCTGGCGGACCGGAGTATGGAAAACTATCTCAAGCAGATCAACAGGCTGAACACTCGCTTTGCTGAAATGTTGCTCGAAGGAGGCAAATGAAAACCATCGCCAGGTGTGTGCGCGGTATCCGGCTGTTCTTCGGCTACCTGCTGCTGTTTATCGCGGGCTATGTCTTGCCCGATCGTGCTCGTGAAGTGCCTGCCACTAAGAAGGAAACCGTACCGGAAGATCGCAAGGAATCAGTGGTTGACAGTCTTGAGGAGATGCAGCAGACGAGCGCACGAGCGATTCCCTTCATCGATCTGTCCTCGTATGTCCAGGCGATCAGCGAACCGCAAGATCCGCGTAGTGCCTGCATTTCGATTCTGAGCCATATCCGCAAACTCTCCGGCGTCCGCAAGGGGCCGGTGCGCCTGAACCTGGTGACCACCACCCATTACACAGCGGAGGGTGAACAGCGCGTGACCAACTACAGCAATGTGGCGGGCTACGAGAAGAACCGCTGGCATGAGCTTAAGCAACTGGAGATGGACTATTCTGTTATGACCGTGTTGACAGAAGAGATGGTTGCGGCCATGGCGCAGGACGGCTGGATGTGCATGAACGATAGCGTCGAGCAACTGGGTGTCTACCTCTACCATTGCCTGAAAAACAATGAGAAGTATATCACCGAGCATTGCGCGCAGAACCAGACCAGCGGGTCGATTCGCGTGTCGCTGTCGTTTGTGATGGATGCCACTCCGGACGCAGGCAAGAATATGGCGGTAGCACCACAGGTTCTGGTACGCGTGATCGCGAGTATCAAGGATCGCAATCCGACGGAGTCGACCCACACGGTCTATTTCGCCCGGCAGGTCGCCCAGGCGCACGTTCAGTAAAGGCTTTCGCCAGAGCGGGCATACGCCTGCTCTGGCTGTTATGCCGCTGGATTAAAGTCTAATAATTTTCAACCACATATAACAAACCTGAACATAAGCATCCATGTGGCTGCTTCTGGTTCTTTCTCGATTGCGTTTCCCTTCTGGGTTACGCCTTTATACGGGGAAGGGCGCAAGCTCTTCCCCGTTCTTTTCACCGGTTTTTCTTTTTGGAGTCAACCATGGGTTTCTTGTCCAACCTGTTTTCAAGTGACACCGCCAAGTTCTTGGCAGGCCACGCTTTGGTGAGCTTTATCAGCGCCAGTGGTCACAGTGTTCGCCTGGAACCGGCGAAGACACGAGACCTGCAGTGCGTGAAGCTTACCACTGAGCACAAAAGTGTGGTCCAGATGATTTCCTTCTGGTGTAGTATCCGTACCAACAAATTACAAATGACGGGCGCTTCACCCGAAGCGGTCGCCAAGATCAGTAAAGCGGATGCGCGGTTTCTCACCACGCTCAGCGGCGCCATCGATGTAGCCAACGATAAAGAGGAGCCCGATGCCTGGCTCTTCTTCGATGGGGATGTGAAAGATACCGACTTCTTCGAATTGCAGTTCTGTGATCGCGGCACCAAGCTTGGCAAGGCTTCGTTCGTGATTCGTGCAGATCGCTAACATCAAGGAAATAATCATGGCTGATTTTACCGTAGAAACGCCGGTCGATACCGATACCAAGCTGCATCTTCTCTCAACCGGCGAATACTTTACGCTCGCTGAGATCCTCAATCGCTGCAATGAAAAATGGGGGGAGGACCTGGTGCTGGAAAATATCAGCATCTGCGCCGCGAGCCTGCGCACCCGCAGCTACTCCGACGATCCCGAAGATCGCATCAATTACGAAAACTTCCTCGTGATCGAGAAAGAAAACAACATCGCTGGTTAGCAAGACAGCCGTCGTCGAAACACCATTACAAACTCTAAATCAGGAATCATCATGGTTGCCAAAGTCATCTCCGCCGCCGCTCAGCTCGTCGAACAACAAAAGCGCAAGTACCTGACCAACAAGAAGGCCATCATCAACGGCCACTTCGGTATCACGGTACTGAATGAAGTCCTGCAACAACTGCAGGATCGGATCGACTATACCGGCACCGTGGCAGTCGACCAGGAAGGCATGCTGATGCGCGAAGCCGTGGGCGACGTGATCGAGCTGGCCTACAGCGATTTCGCCACCTTCCTGAAGAACTGGGAAGTCACGGTGTACTACTGCGACAGCATCACTGAGTCGAATATCTACGTGCTGTACTTCAGCGAGATTGGTGGTCAGCGACAGTACCACTTCCGCTTCACAGGCCTCAAGCAAGGACCCAAGGCATGAACAAAACCACCTTCAAGACCTCGCCGGAAATCGACGCTGAAGTTGCTCGCCTCTATGCGGAGCGTAGCGAGAAGCTCAAGGGCAAGACCGCCGATGACTTCTGCCGAGATCACAACCTGGCATTGATCTATCTGGATCGCCGCCCGGAAAACGGTCCGGAAGGCACGGCGCTCTCGCAACTCATGAAGACGCTCAAGTGGGAGTATCGCACTGAGAAAACGATTATGGCGCAGCTCTATGGCTGCACGATCGTGGTCGAGTTGTCGCCGTGTACGTTGCACAGCTTCCCTATCTGGGGCGAGCTGTTCTACAACGACACTCGCGAAGCCGAGCCGGAACTGTTCGACACGCTCGAATGCTTCGCGGCTTTCGTGATGGCGCGCTGGTGGTAAATTAGGCCGCAGTGTCAAAGGCTATTCTCCGGGATAGCCTTTCGCAATGCAGTCCAACGAACAATCTCTCAAACTTTAAATTAGGAAACTATCATGTCCGCAACTATGGTCGATCTGTTTGCCCAAATGAGCAACGCCCGTCGTGCAAACAACCTGCGCACTAACAACCTCGCCAAGGTTCAAGCGCAGTTGCGTGCCACGCTTGAAAAGCTCAACAAGAACAACGTCAAGTAAGTAGCTGAAGTCCTGCCGTCCAACCCGTAGTTCTAATAACTCTAAATCAGGAGAACTTAAATGTTCAAGAAACTGGATGCTTCGAAGAAGTTTGATGCGAAGTTCAACGCGCTCGTCACCACCCTCGGATTTGATCCGAAGTGGGTGATTGACGGTGACTTCTTCGGTGCGGTGAATGCAGCAACGTGCCCGCAACTGTCGGTCGGCAATATGGTGGGTTCGGTAACCCCGGACGGCCGTAAGCTGATTATCGTTGGCACACCGTTCGGTAACGTGGTGGTGTTTCAACGCGACGTGAAGACGGGTGATGCCCCGGTGGCCGTCGGCGTATGCTGTTCGTCGTACATTACCCGTGCGCTTGATACCGATGGCTTCGGTAAGACGTTGACGGGTTCGGACGTGGACTTCATCTTCGGTGCCGATGTCACCGATCGGGGCCATGGTCCGTGGGACGATATCGGCACCTTCCTCCAGAAGGCGATCGATACGACCTATGCAACGCCTAACCTGGATCGGGTGAAAGCGCTGCACGTGCAGTACCTGGACATTCAGGCTGCGCTGGCGTAGGACGGAGGCCGGGCATTCGCCCGGCCTTTATGCCGCTGTAAACTCATACATCTAAATCAGAGAAAGGACGTAAGTATCATGCTGAACATGAAAGGTGCTGTGCCGACGTTTGACCGTGTCTACAAGCGCGCTCAGAGCAAACTGGCTACCGCACAAAAGCTCGATCACTCGGAGTTCGTTCCGGTGTTTCGCAAGAACATCCGCGCTGATGAATTGCAGCGCCTGATCGCTAGTGCCAAAGCGCTGGAAAGCTTGAGCCTGTTGTCAGTGGCCGAGCACGAAGTTGACCTGTTTATGGAAACAGGCCTTTAATCAGCGGACTCATCGGGGAGAGCACACGCTCTCTCCAATGCGCCTGTACTTTATCTTGTCAAAATCATGTCCATCTTTACGCAAATGTTTGCTGGCCTGTTCCCGTCGATCATGGAAAAAGCACCGGCCACGGATTGGGAAAATCGTCGTCGTCTGGCCCTCGCCGCCATTCAGGATGCAGTGGAAAAGCCCCACGCCAACGTAGGTCGTTACACCAAACAGATCCTCGGCAGCCACCTCGCGATGGAAGTCGACAAGTTTGTGAAAGCAAAGAGCCATGACGGCATGGCGATGATGGAAAAGTACATCGCCAACTTTGCAGTCACCGGTATGATGCTTCTCTAATCCCCTCTACAGGACTCTCCCATGGCACGCTCTTTTGGTGGTGCACTTGCCGCAGCAGTAACCGGTACAGTTAAGCTGATCAGCCAGCACAGTTTCTTCAGGTTCGGCCGCTGGCGCGAAGCGCAGATGGCGTCGATCTGGGAAAAACGCCGGCAGAAAGTGGTACGCATCGCCGAGCGCGGTCACACCTACTGGCTTGCGCACGAACGGCCGGCATTCTCCCTCGACCTGCGGCTGGTACAGATCCAGTATGATGCTGGCGCTGCTGCTGAGGCACGCAGTGAGGCACGGATGCGTCTCATCGAGCTCGAAGCGCTCCATTTCGAAGGCTTTGGCATCTGAGCCAGGCCTGACTCCCCTTACCTCTTTTAATAAACTTCTGACAGGAATCCCCATGTTGATGAACCGTACTTCGAAGCTCGCTACCGTTGTTGCTCTCAATATCCTGGCGGATGCATTCAGCGACTGTGCCCCGACACGTATGCAACCTGAGCCTGTCGCTTTGGCTGGCAATACACCGCTCGGCTTCGTCGAGTACAGCCGCTCCGATCTCCTTAACAAGATCGGCGACTTCTCGATGAGTGGCAAGGTGCGTGAGCTGATCACCCCGATTGAGCGTGCTTTGCCGTACAACGAAGACATGCATCTGAAGGTGCTCAAGCAACTCCTGCATGACATCGAAGACAATGCGCGCCGCGATACTTGGGCAGCCGTCTCGATCTGCACGGGCATGATGTGTTTCCCAGGCCAGACCCGTGAGTGCGTCAAGGTGGTGTACGTCCTCAGCGACGGCACGACCCGCTCAGCAACCTGGATTAAATAATGGCTCATCACGAGCCGCTGAAAGAATAAACGCTGGCACTGACCCTTGATGGGTTAGTGTCAGTACACTAACTCATTAAGGAGAATTACCATGTTTGCATTCGCTCGCGCGCTGTTTGGTGATGACGTTGCTCCGGTTGTGGCTGCTGCTGCGGTGGAAACGTTTGAAGTGCAAGGTGAAGACCATTTCACCAACCCGTCGGAACACCGTGAAGCAGTGGAAATCGAACTGCGCCGCCTGCAACGCGCGCTGCGCTACAGCGACATGTCGATGCTCGACGAAGCCAAGCTCGTGCACTTCATCGAAGCGGTGCAAACGTTCAAGGACGCGTTCAAGTCCACCGTGGCTACGCACCCGACAGCTAAGCTGATTCGCTCGAAGAGCGATTCGCGCATGAAGTACACCCTGGAGATTTCCAATCATGACCATTCGCCTCTTGCCAGTGTCTTCTATTTCAGCGACCTCTGATGCACTCCAGGCACATCGCTTCTTGGATGTGTTGCGCAACAAGCCGCAACCGGCAAAGTGTGAAGTGATTGAAGAAGTCCCGAGGGCACTCACACCGGTGCCAAGCACCTTGAATGTCGACCTGCTACTGAACCAGTGGCGTGTCGAGCGTGTTGAACGGGCGCGCGATGTCTTTCTCAGTCAAGCGAAGGAAGAAAATAATGGTTAAGCCTGAGGCCCCTCCGTCTGGCATCAATCCAGAAGCGAAGGCGGAGTTCGAAGAACTCTTCGATAGCCTTCGTGCTCAACCGCCTGTTGCGTCGTTTGATATCCCCGACTCTGACGAGCCGAGCGAATTCGCCAAGCGCTTCTTCGGCATCAAGTAGGATAGCTGTAAGAAATTACGGCCCCTTATCTTTTATGAACCAAGCGAATCCAATCGCCAACAACAAGCAAGAACAAGGAGAATAACAATCTACGGATACGCTAGCCTTTTGCGGTACTGGCATCTGAGCTGGGATTTCTGTAGGTCACTTCTGTTCACCCGCATCGTGCTACGGTACGATGCGTGGTCTGTCGCTCATCACCACCACCATCGTGCCTCGCAGCGTGAGCACCTGCGACCGATGGTCTCTGAAACGCAGCGATGCGCCAGAGAAAGGGCTGACAGGCATAGTGAGCATTAGCTGACCTATACTTACCTGGTTCTTACATGCGTCGCTCACGCCAGGCTCCCGATTGCAGACATACTTGCGTACGTCGGCCGCCTGACGTCATACCGAGGGAACTGACGAGCCCTCCGCCTGGTAAGTACACGCTTCCAGAATCGAGATATAGACGCCTGTGTGGTGTCTTTGACAGAGACTTAATACGCACTGAGACCTAGTCCGCGCCATCAAGCTGGAACCGATGGAGATGCCGCTAGGAGATTTGCTGAGAGATCCGCGTCACTCAAAAAGCGCATACGCCCACCCCAACGCACTCACTTGACACTAGCCACTCCGCGGAGCAGCTAGAGTAAGACCGAGTGGTTAGAGGGTGGGCAAAATGCCTCTTTTATTTTTCTTTTCGTTTTTACTCAAGAACAAAAAGAAAAATAAATACGCCTGTCACTATCTTACGCTAAGGGAAACAACAATGAAAAAGCTGCTCGCAGCGCTGGCGCTCGGTTTGGTGCTCAGTACACAGGCCTTCGCTCAAAGTGAAGTGTGTGCTGCCCTGCATGACCTCGCCGTGCATATCGCTGAAGGTCGTGACCGCAGCGTACCGTTGGGTAACATTTACGCAGGGGTCGATCAAGTCTATGCCGATCGACCCACCTCCGCGATTGAGATTAAAGGCATCGCAGACTCGATCTACGAGAGCCCCTCGCTTACACCGAAAGAAGCCGGTGCCGCGGCCATGCTCAGTTGCAAAAGGAATCTCGTCTATCTCAGAAAGCATTGATTCAAGGACATCATGGAAGCCGTCGCCACTACCCTCTCCCTCCAGGATTTCCTGGAAAAAACTTTGTGCTTTGGCCCTTCGGTCGAAGTGCATTCGTTGTTCAGCAACCAGCGCGCGCCCCGGCATTACAGTGCCGCCAAGGGACTGCGTACAGCAGCCCTGGACAGCGGTTTTAACCAAGACCGCTGGATTGGTATGCACTTGGCCGAAGAACCCGGCACCGTGCTGTATAACGCGTTCTACGAGCGGGATAACTTCCTGCACACCCTGCACCGGGTCGAGAACTACGTGCAGAAGAAGCTCTTGCCGGCGGGCCTGCAGTTGACGGACCGGCTGATCGCTGATCCGCAGTTGCTCGACAACTGGCTGATCACCATCGACGAGTACCTGCGCCAGCGCCGGGCTGATTCCAAAGCGCAGGTGCGGGTGGAAAGCTCGATCACGATGAAGCGCCTGAACACGGAACTGAACTGGGACGTGGTGATTCGCTTTGCCTTGTGGGTCGATGGCGAGGACGCTTTCATCCAGCTGCGCATTCCGTCGATCGTCAGCGAAGTCTCGCGTCTGATCACGCTTATCCAGGGTGAGCACACGCGCGCGGCGGTGACCCGCTTCCTGCATGATTTTGACAAGCACGGCGAAGTGTTCGGCCCGCTGCCTGAACTCGATCCGGCGACGGTGATCGTGCATCACCTGATCCATAAGCCGGATGCCCTGGCGGATACGGTCTACGGCATCTACAAGTCGTCAGTGCAGGTGTTGCTCAACCGCCACTGGGATCTGCGCGATCAGGAACGCGTGCGGGCGCTCAAGGCGTGGGAACACATGGACCGAGCCTACCAGCTTATCTGGTCGGGTGCGGTGGAAGTGGCGCGGGTGCATCTGAACACGTACCTGGCGTTTAACAAAACGACCTTCCCGCAAGAGTGACGGCATAAAAGACATAAGGCCCGGGGTGACCCGGGCTCTTATGCCGTTGTGATCGTAGGGAATACACATATCCTAGCAGCTGTGAGGAGAAGTGATTTTGTACTCTAACGCATATGCAATGCCGCAGGGACAAGACACCTAAAACTCCGTAATTTACAGCGGCGAGACGACCAGCAGTAGTTAAACTTAATGAACTGCGAAAGGAGAAGACGGATGATGCTCACGGATGTAAAGAAGACACCGCTAGAGAAACAGCATAACGCGCTACAGCTGCTGAAAACTAAAGTCCTGCAAAATCACCAGGCTGCCCGCGATACGCAACGTTTCCTGCTGGATCTTCGCAATACGTGTCTGGAACTGGCGTACACCGTCCACATGGGGCACAAAGACCTGACCGGTCGGCCCTATATCCAGCATGTGTTGCGCGTCGCTGAACGGGCCAGTACGGTCCATGGCGTCTGTGCAACCCTGCTCGGCAAAGTGTTACAGAATGGTCGTGAGTTAGGTCTGACACCGCGGACCTTGATCGAGGATTACATGATCCCCGTATCGCTCATGAGTACGGCTGAGGCCTTGGTACGTCGTGATGGTGAAGCGTACGATGCCTACACCGACCGCGTAGTGCAAGACTACGCCGCGATTAAGGTGGCGATCGAGACCGCGATCGACAACTCCAATATCGCCCGGTTTGACAATCCGAGCATGCAGGATCTGGACGCATGCAGTCAGTACCTGGGGGAGGCGTTGAAGTTCAAGACGCACGCTAATTACCAGAAGAATTTACGCTTCGAGTTTCTCCAGGACATCATTGATCTGGCGAGCCTGGAGAAGATGAGTTGGACAGACGAGTATGCGCGGGATGACAAGGAGCTGATTGAGCTTAATCTGTACTTTGGCTATGAGTGCTGTCCGGAGCGCCGCATCATCATGCGCTACGTGGCTCATATCCACCCAGATACTACCGTCACCATGCACGTCACGACGTTCTGCAATAACAAGTCGTACAACGAACAGTGCCTGTACAAGCACCGCAAGACTACGCGCGAATTTCCGTGTGTGCAACGCGTGTACGAGTACATTGAAGAAGTCAAGAACCGGTTGAACGCTTCGCCGAATATGGCTCTTAAGCGCAAACAGCAGACGCTAGCCCATGTCTCGCTGCCCGTGCTACTCAATGAGAAGTTTGCCATTGAGGAGCTGGAGCGTCGGCATTCCTGAGGTACTGAGGTAATCATTACTCCTTTGGCCGAGTCCGTTAGCGAGCGGCTCGGCACTTTTTTATTCCGTACCCACACCACCACTAGAGGAAAGTAACAAAATGGCACAGGCCCAAGTCGCAAAGAAGCTGTATCAGCAACCGACGTTTGTCGAGAACATCATCATCGCCCTGCAAGGCGCCCTCAAGGATAAGGAAGACGCGCTGGTGGTAGTTCGCCCGGACTACGCCAAGCCCGTCGGCGCGGCGGACAACCTCTTTCGCACCACCTTGCACCTGCAACAGCAGGAAGTCCCCAAGGACATCGCGCTGGTGCATATCAGCAATATTCCCTACGACGGTGGCAAGACCACCGTCGTTGTGTTCGGTGATCTGCAAAACGATCAGTCACGCCGCACGCTGAACTACCAGGACGCCACCACGATGATGTCCAAGGAACACCTGGTGAGCAATCTCGGGTGCCGTAATATCAAGGACATCGACAGCGATATCCTGACCTACCTCGTCGAAGGTAAGCTGCCGAACTAACGGGAGGGCAGATGCTCTTGTTACGTGAGATGGCTGCTATTCCCCCTCTCGATGCGACTGGTGCTGCGGCTCCGGTTGCGTAACCGAAAAGATCCGCCGAATGCAACTCGGCATGGAACGTTGAAACACCACCACTGAACTTTGTAAAGGAAATAAGCATGGCCATCACCGATAACGACGTCCCGGTTGCAGTTGATAACGGCTTCGCCCCCTCGGGTGAACTACCGCCTGCCATCGCACTGGATGCGCATCAGGAAACACATGACGCCCGACCCTCGGAGAGTGATCCGGGTAATCACGGCTCGATGCATACCGCGGCGGAACCGACTAGCACGCGTGCTTTCGCCACGCGACGTCTGACCACACCCAGCACTCCCCTTTTTGGTAAGGGTGCTGCGGACCCGGCGGGACCGACATTTGCACCCACGGGCGCAATCCTGGTCAGCGGGAAGTTATACGCGCCGGTAAGTCGTGACTCTCAGGAAGCCATGGCTGGACGAGGCTATAGTCCGTTGTTATCGGATCGCAACCAGCGTGCTTTGACGAAGGCTCGCGTTGGATTCGAGTATTTCTTCTCGAACTACCTGCTCAAGCTGAACTTCATCTCGGAGTGCGGCGAGGGTGGTACAGAACTGACAGAAGCTAGTCAGCTGGCGCTGGAACAGGCAGTCCATATCGTCACAGCCCTGCGCGAAGCCATGTCGGCCATGCTGGGTGCCAGCATGGCCTCCCGTGATGAACATACCGATCCGTTCTTCCAGACGACGCCGTTGTCGTACTGGGGGGTGGTGGAGCCCGATACCGTGGTGGTTGAAAATGAGATTTCGGTGGCGGAATACGTCCATCGTCTCTATCGACTCCGTCCGGGCATTGGCCTGCATCCGGTATTGTCTGAACTGACGACGATGTTTTCGATCGGTATTTCGCGCGAGCCGGAGCACCAGGGCAAGCATCTGCTGATCATGCCACCGCAGATGGAACTGATGAATGCGCTGTGCAATGGCGATCTGAGCATCAGCTGGCCGTAAAACGGTATAAACGAGGGAGGGAAACACCCTCCTCTCTATGTCGTCGCTTTTTTAACCACATATCACCATCCTGCAGTAATCCCTTTACTCATTCAGAGAGAACTTACTCGAACATGAACAAATCTGCTATCATCGCGACGTATGACCGTTTCCGCAAACAGCATCGTCTGACGATCAAGGAAGCCGTCCTCTCGGCCGGTGGTGCCCTGCTGATGCTGGGGCTGCGCAAGGAAACCGAAGACCTGGATCTCGATATCCCGGCAGAACTCTACGATCGCCTGAAGCGCAAGGGCGCGAAAGTGGTCACCACCTCGCGCGGCGAGCACCTCGTGCTGCCTGACCTGCTGGGTGAAGTCGCGGCGCACCGCGGCCTGCGCACCGACATCAAGTGGCACGTCGTCGGTGGCGTGTGCTGCTACTGCCCGGAAGAACTCCTCAAGCAGAAGGTGGCGCTTGCGAACAATCCGGAGCGCACGCAGGACAAGCGCGCGCAAGACATGGACGACATCGTCGAGCTCGAAAACCTCCTGCGTAAGAGTGCGTAACGAGCAAGCCAAACCTGCCGACGAAGGTCGAGCTCTACCCCGGCAACGGGGGTAGTCCTCGGCGCGGCCCTACGCTCCCTGCAAGGCTGCGACACGCTGGACGAACAGAAAGTCCAGCGTGTCGGAGATGAACTTAATGCTCAGTTGAAGAAGAACCGATAATGAGTCAATCTACTTCCCAGAAGCCGTACTTCCTGCGCGCCCTCTATGAGTGGTGCACCGACAACAACTACACGCCGTATCTCACGGTGCAGGTCGATAGCCGCACCCGCGTGCCGATGCAGCATGTGAAGGACGACTCGATCACGCTAGACATTAGCGTACAGGCGACCACCCAGTTGCGGATGGGCAATGAACTGATCGAGTTCAATGCGCGCTTCTCCGGCAAGCTCTTCCAGATTGAAGTGCCGGTCGATAACGTGGTGGCGCTCTTTGCGCGAGAAACCCAGGAAGGCATGGCATTCCAGTTCGAGCCGAAGCCGGAAAGTCCCGTTGAACCCGCTCCAGCGAAAGCAGTTGAGGAAACGGCACCGAAAAAGAGCTTCCTGTCAGTGGTCAGGTAACAAGACGCAGTTAAACATGCACAGGGAGCGGTCTAATCCGCTCTCTATGCCGTTAAGGAGGGATGGCTATGCGTAACTATATCCTGGCTCTCGTAATCGCTCTGTGGGCCTCTCAGGCGTTTGCCGTTTCCACGTGTGATACGCTGCCGACTAAGCAGCAGAAGGACAATTGCTGGTCGAATGTCATCGTCAGCGAATACGATCAGGCTGACGAGTACGCGCAGGCCGTGTACAACTCACGCCAGGTGCCGATGGTGGTGAAGTCCCAGGTAGAAGCCAAACGCCAAGCCATCGCTTCGTCGGCCAATCATGACTGCCCGAAAGGGGAGCTGGGTTATCCGGTGAACCAGTGTCTGTTGAGCCATATCCAGCGGTTCAAGGACTACACCTACTACGCTACCAAGCGTTATGGTGTCCCCGACATGCGTCTTAACTAGGAGGTAATATGACCAGACGATCCAAGCGCCCCGTGTATGATCCGAATGCGAAGTTCGAGCGCCCTCCTGCGGTGAATTGGGCCTGTCACGTAGAGAAATTGAACGAGTTGGAAAAGATCACCTGGGAATGCAATCTGGAATACCGTCTCTGGAAAGAGACGGGTAATCTGGATTACATCTGGTTTGTGAGCGTCAACCAACCGGAAGGATTGATCTTCGGCACGGTTCAGACTCAGATGTTCTGTTCGTACCCGCGAGATGATGTGGGCACGGCACTTGACGATGCACTTGCTTTTATGAAGACAGTGCAAAAACCGGCATAAGAGCGAGAGCGACCGTGAGGTCGAAGTACGGCGTGCCTGACTTACGCCTCCAATAGGGAGTGAAACGTGAACAAAGAAATCAAACACATGACAAATCAGGAACTGTACGATTTGTTCAGTTCGCTGTCAGGCTACTGCCTGTATGACCACGTCAAGAACAAGCGCGCCCGTCGACCCGACGTTCACGCGCTGCTGGTACTGGACAAGCTGGCTTTTGTCACGATGACCGACTCGCTGCCGATGGTGGACGCCGTCTTCAATTCGACGATCTACTTCCGTCTTCCGATCGAAGTCTTCAAGCTGGTCGCCACACACGAGATCGTTCAGGAATTGGTGTACTGCGGGGTGACCTACGATCTGGCCAGGAATCGGCTCGCATTCATTACCTCCGGCTCGCTTCATGCGGCATAAAAGCGAGAGAGACCTTCGGGTCTCTCTCGCTTATGCCCGCTATCTTTTTTTTTTGCTTCAGACGAGATCAAAGTCCCAAAAAGCTGCAGGTTGTCCCTCTTGCGGTCCTGCTGGCTTCTTGCGTGACGTATCCCCGCCATTGATGTCATCACGAATGTCACCAATGTCTTCAAACGGCATCACAGTGTACTTGTACTCTTCCTTGGTCTGTGAGATCAGCCGGTGCTTACCACGCTGAATGGTGAGCCACGACTTGTTGTCCGCCTTAACGATGTGGATATACAGCTCCAGATCGACTTCCTGGTCAATCGTCTTGCACGAGTCGTAATAGCCTTTATTCGCAATATCGCGCACAAAGCTTTCCTCGTTGCCCTGACGAATCAACATCTTAGCTTCGGTGGACAACTGGTGCGGCGTGATCAGCGTGATCTTGCGCGGCGAGCAGAAGTTACGCATGCGACGGAACAGGTCACGAATGTTCGAACCCATCGGCCCGTTATTATCCAGACCACGCTTATCGAGCATGTTCAGGTAATCGAGCATCAGCATGTGAATCTCGTAGCCCTGGGCTTCCAGACTCAAGACATAGTTCTGCACGTCACGATAGCCCCACAACGACGGGTTGACGTGCACGAGCATGATCTCGTAACCGTTGACCGTCAGTTTCTCGTGGATGTACGCCGACATCTCCGCTTCCGACGTGTTGGTCACGTCGGCATGCTCCAGCGTCTCGTTCTCCTTGATGTTTCTGTAGAGGAACGGGAAGTTGAGCGACAACGGATCTTCGAAGGAAATCCGCAACAGCAGCGGTTTCTTTTTCTCGTCGATCATGTACGGCTTATTGTAAAGCGCGATCTGCTTAAAGAGCGAGAGCGAGAAGCCGGTCTTGAAGTTGTGCTGGAGCGCGCCAATCACCACTTCTTCGCCCCGCCGGAAGCCACCCTGCAGCATGCGGTTCAATGCCTGCCAGCCGGTCTTCATAATGCCGTTTTCGTTATTCAGCTCCTTGGCCTGCCTGAATACCGATTCGACATGATCCGTCTCGCTGAGCTTCACTTCACCGACGATCGCTGGGTCACGCTCCTTGACATTGGTTTCATACTGTTCCAGTTGCGAACGGAACTGGGCGATGAACTCCGGCAGGTTGGCAATGTCTTCCCGGTTGAACGACGCCTTGCGGGAATGCTCCTTGATGATGTTGAGCGCCTGCACTTCCCGCAGGTAGGAGTTCAGTTCCTGACGGATGTTGCCCGTGACGATCCGAAGCTCTTCTTCGCTCATCGGACCGTTGATGCCTTCCTTCAGCGCATCGTAGAGCGATTCGTCGTGACGGGTGAGCATGCGCACCTTCTGCAGCAGGTCATCGGCGACGTATTTGGTGCCTTCCATATTAGAGGCCATCCACATCACCATACCGCGCAGACCCATGACCATGTCCCGGTCATTGTCACTGGAGCCGACAGCCATTTCGGGCGGCTTCACAGTCTCTGCTACTTCTTTCACAATCTCGGGCGAACTAGTCGCGCCAACGTCCAACTGGCTTTCACGGAAGAGCAATGTGATAGCACGAATAAGGAGCAGAATATCTTTCATGGTGAACGGGAGGGCTGTTCTTCTGGATGGTTAGTATAGGGTTGGTCGGGCGATGGTCTCCCGACTCTGCATACTAAAAGGCACCTTTAGTTTTTTCTCACCGCCGCCCCATAGCGCTACATGTGTACCAATTATTTGAGCAGCCAATCACACCACCGTCAGTCGTCACGGTGCGTACGACTGTGACGACTTCCCTTATTTCGCACTGGGAATTATTCCAGTAAAAACATCACCATTTATATGCAAGAGAAACAGTTCGCTTTCATTCCGTGGTGGATCACTCCCGTCTTGGTGCGTAACAACCTCAAGACGGAGGATTTGCTCACGTATGAGAAGATTCGTCCGTTCTTTTCCACTGAGGACCTCACGAGCCTCGCAGCACTGGGCCATGTGGCTCACTTTTTTGCCGGCAATGGCGTAGGGGCCGATACGGTCACCTGGCACTACCGTTGGTTGGACAGCCTCAAGTCCGACGATGCTAGGGCTAAAAGCGTTATTGAGGACATTGCTGCACTCGCGAGTGACAAGAAGGTGCAAGATGAGACATTGCGCCGGCTGGTCATCGAGCCGTCCGACGTTGTTCCTTCACCGTATGCCGACACTGGCTTTAAAGAGACCTTCACGGTGTCTTTGGCGGGTGACGTGGCTATTGCGGTGACGCTGAAACAAGGGTTTACCTTGGTTGAGCACGCGAAGAATCAGCTTGCCTTGCTTCGATGTATGGTCAAACAGCTCTATGTGTATGAAGATTACCACGCGCTGGTGTCTCGTCCCGTGGGCCAGGCCTACGTCGAGTCGTTAATGCATTGACGATCCGATCGATCCTGTAATTACATTCTTTTCCGGAAAACAAAATCATGTCTCAACTGAAGAAACTGATGGCTGGCTTCAACGGCCATCAAACGCAATCGCCGTTGCAGTCCGCTATCGACGCAGTCGAAAACCAAATGCGTCTGTCGGGCCGTGATGGTCTGAGCACCGTCAAGGGCTCGGGCGCAGCACTCGGCCTCGAAGGTTTCGACGACGCCGTCTCGGCATCGGACCTGGCTTCGACCCTGTCGGGCCTGAACAGCGTTGTCGCTGGCCTCGAAGGTGATTTCACCTCGGCTCAGCGCGAAGCTGCTGTCTACGCTGGCGCCGTGTCGGGCGACATCGGCGCGTTCCTGCGCAACAGCGACATGTCGCACGTGCAAGGCGGCCTCGCAGCGTCGAACGGCATCGGCCGTATCGGACCGGCGATGGAATCGTACGACGAAAAGGAAAACCGTGCAGCTGCAGTGTACACGGTGGCGTACAACCTGCAAGCCGCGCGTCAAGACGCGTTCGGCGAAGCGTTCTACCCGACCGTGGTCGTCGCTCCCGACCAGCAAGGTTACCACATCCACATCAACCTGGTGAACCTGATCAACGGCGTGCGCCGTAAGGCCACCGGCGAGCTGGACAACTGGAACCGCCACAACATCGTCAACGTGATCCGCAACCCGGGTCTGATCAACTCGACGTCGACGCACATCGTGCCGCGCGTGACGGATGCAACGAAGGCGAACTTCGTCGATCCGGCGCTGGTCGCAACGTCGCAGCAAGACGTGAACGGCGAGTCGATCACGACCGCGCCGCTGGCAGTGAACAAGGTGTTCGACCTGATCGACCTGTCGCAGACCGATCTGCAGCTGGATCAAGGGCACATGGACGAAACCGATTCGATCGACACGGACATCCTGATGAAGGCCGTGTACGTGAAGGTCGGCAACGACGTGCTGAAGTTCCCGACGACGCATCTGCCGGGCGCGCAGTTCGTGTACCCGATCCAGGGCGACCAGCAACGCATGGACGTGCGTCTGGAAACCAACGCGCTGTCGATCAACCCGACGACGCTGAACGTCGCAGGCGCCGCACTCGACACGCTCAAGCCGGTGGTCGACGGCAACCTGGTCGTCTACATCAAGACCACGGTGACGGGTTCGGTCGTTCGCGACAAGGGTGACACGGAAATCAACGCATCGCCGGTTCGCGTGGACAAGATCATCGACGCTTCGGGCGACGTGCTTCTGCCGACGTCGGGTTCGATGGCTGCTATCGTTGCGCTGTTCGCGACCGCACAAGTCATCGGTTACGACCTCGACGCACGCCGTACCAACCTGAACCGTCGTTCGATCGGTCAGATGCTCGAAACGCGTCAAGACGTGCAGGCATACGCCGTGCCGCTGCTGTCGCCGTTCACCGTGAAGCGCCCGCAAGGCCTGAACGACACGACGGACGCAAGCGACCTGGCTTCGCTGGTTACGCTGACGCGCGCAATGGCATCGGGCATGGCCGTGACGGAACTGTTCAAGGCTGCCGACACGCTGAAGGCGCTCGTGCAAGAAGGCCGTCGTCCGCTGGGCGACAACCTGATGGTGCTGGGCATCGCCCGCCACCTGATCACGGCGTACTACGAAGAGCAGGAAATCAAGGTCGACAGCACGGTTCAAACGCGTAACAGCGCTGAACTCGCTGCGAACATCCAGGCAACGCTGATCAACGTGATCCGCGACATGGTGTTCCGTGCGTACCAGATGTCCGGCTACAAGGCAGCAGCCGACATGCTCGCTGGCGGCGAATCGGCCAAGCCGGTCGTCATCATCGGTACGGACCAGACCACGGCTCGTTACCTGCAAGTTGCAGGCGATCTGCGCACCATCGGCGGTGGCTTCGAAGAAGTCCTCATCGTGGACACGCAGAACGAAGCAATGCACGGCACGATTTTCGTGACGTTCGGTGTCAAGGGCGCAGCTGACGGCGTTCCGCATCCGCTGCAGTTCGGCAACATGGCATGGAAGCCGGAAGTCACGGTCGTCCTGCCGATCCACCGTAACGGTGCGAACAGCAAGGAACTCACGGTTCAGCCGGCATTCCGCCACATCACGAACCTCCCGGTTCTGATGAAGCTGACGGTCACGGGTATCCCGACCACGGTCGAGACGCGCGTGCCGGTGCTCGTGTCGGGTGCGCTCGACACGACGGACGTGACGCCTGCTCCTTGAGAGTTCCGGGTCGCTGACCTGGGAGGCTTCAGCGAGCACGGCAGCTAATCCGGGAAGGTGATCCGCCTACCAGGGCGCTGTGCATGAGGAAGAAGGGGCCTTCGGGCTCCTTCTTCTTTTATGCCGCTATTTGTTTTTCCTGTTTAAATCAAAGATTCGTGGGCAACATATTACCAAGGAGAAGATAACCAGGAACTGGATATCGCAAGGACTAACGAGGGTTAGGCTCTCGTGTCTGAAGACGACGTGACTACAGACAAGGAACCTAACCATGAATAGCGATCCCTTTATGAAACGAATCTACCTCGATCACGTCGACACGCTCACGTATGAACAGCGTGAAGAGAAACGTAAACGCGTGGAAGCTGACCGGACCAAGTTCTTTGTCAACCGGCTACCGGCTGACGTATTCATTCGAGAACGCTCGGGCTTGCTCACTCGCGTGAGACCGAGGCAGGAATCGACTGCGTACGAACTGGATTACCTTTTTATCTGCGAGCATATCGAATGCACACCCGACACCCAGCAGGATTACATCCGCCAGGCGCGCAGCACGCCGAACTCCATGCGCGAATATGCGCAACGCGCGCTGCTCACGGACTGGAGTGGCAATCCGCCGTTGACCGCGCGCTATTCCGTAGATGTGAAGAGTGGCCTGAGTCTGGCCCAGTTGCAAGAGAATGACTGTGTGGTCTATCTGGAAGAACACGACGTTGTCGTGATGTACGGACTATCGGAAAGCGATATGAATCGCATCCATCATCCGTATTCCAAGGCAGGCCATACCCAAGCCTCGTATCGGACCGTGACCGCCGATAATCCGTATCTGAAGCGAGGTGACTTCACGCTGAACATCCGCATTGTGGATAACAATGACGAGTTTGGCTCGAAGTGGATTCTGATGGACGATACGCCCTTCTGTATTGTAGCCTGTCAGGACCCCGACGTGGCCGATGGCATTTATGTCACGTACAGCAAGAATCTGCTCAATGGCCAGGGCCCTAAGCAGCTGCTCTCCGATCGGTATTCCTTCGGCGACAAAAAACTCCCTTACAAGTTGTATGCGAGTCAACAAGAAGCGCTACAGCATCGCGGGAGTATCCAGATCCAGGAACTGGAAACCAAGGCACGGGCAGCAGAGAACAGTCTGCTCAAGGTCCAGCAGGAACGGGACAATATGGAGCGGGATGCCGAGTTGCGGCTCTCGCGTCATAGCCAGGAACTGGAGAAACTGCAGCGTGAGCGCGAGAAGCTGCTCAAGGAGCATGAGCTGTATCTGGAAAAGCAAGCTGCAGAGATCATGAGTGTACGGCGCAAAAATACCATCGAAGTCATTAAGTGTGTGCCTGTGGTCTTGTCAGCGATTGCAGCCACTGTTGCAGCCCTGAAAAAATAACAGGTCACTCTAACCCATCTCTCAGGAATAGCCATGCCGCATCCCAACCTAACAAAGTTCATCGAGCGCAAGTCAGCGCCGTTGAACATGGATCTGGCGAACGGGTTGGCGCGCGTCCACATGAAACACACGTCAACGTACGTGGATCAGGTGATTCGCTCAGCCGCCTTGGGATTCCCGGAAGGCCTCACGTATGACGGTTATCGCGTTTGCGACTACCAGGAGGAATACCGGGCGTCTCTGAAGCCGCGCAACAAAAAGCGCAAAGTGAAAACGCCGCCGGGCACGAAGAATTCCGGCAGCAAAACGTATGACATGTCGCGCACCGACTTTTACCTGATGGAGCTGTCGTTCAGCTTCAAGGGCAAGCCGCTCGAAAAGCGCCAGATCTACCTGCCGTTCGTCGGCCAGGGTGGCTCGATCTATATCAGCGGGACCAAGTGGTTTATCTCGCCGGTGTTGGCTGACCGGGTGATCTCGGTTGGTATGGAGCAGATCTTTGTGCGGCTGTTGCGTGACCGCCTGACCTTCTCGCGTCTGGGTGCCTGGTACAAGAAGAATGGCCAGGTAGCGCGGACGGATCTGGTGCATAGCCGGATCTATCACAAGAGCAAGGACAAGGACAAAGCGGCGACGAACAATGCCTTCACGTCGATGCCGCATTACCTGTTCTGTAAGTATGGATTTGCTGGAGCAGTGGAGAAATACGTCGGGATTACCCCGATCGTCGGCTACCATCTGGACCAGGAACTCGATCAGACGGAATGGGACGTCTACTCGTCGCAGGGCATTCCGCCCAAGGGCATGACGCGCCGCAAGAAGTATATCGACTGGCGAGCGCCTGAAATCCAGGTGGCGATCAGAAAGGCTGACTTCAAATCGGAAGTGATTCCGTATGTGGCGGCCCTCTTCTACGTGGCGGATTACTTTCCGCGACAGATCACCCCCGAGCTCGCGAACAAGCCCGAAGGCTGGATTGCACCGATGGGTTACATGTTGTTCTCGGAGAATAATAACCGGGGCAAGATCGAAGATGCTGTGCGCAAGCACTTGTCGTCGCTGGACGACTACGCGGACTCGATGGTGAAAGACAACATGGCCGACATCGGGTTGCAGATCAACGACATCTACGACTTTTTCGCGATCATCACGGATCAGTTCAGTGTGTTGGTTTCCAACAACCAGGACAAGGTCAACAGCATGTACAACAAGGAGTTGAGCGTGCTGTACTTCGTGCTGTTCGATGTGACGAAGGCGGTGTTCAATCTGTTCTTTGCGCTCAAAGCGAATGCGCGCAAGGAGCTGACGGACCGCGACATCGAAAAGCACATGAAGGAAAACCTGAAGCCTGGGATGTGTTACCAGCTCGGCAAGTCGCACGGAGAAGTGGCCAGTATCAGCTACTCCGGTGACAACATGGCGTTTAAGGCCACCTCCACTCTCACGCCGCAGACGGCCACGTCCAAGCAAGTGAAGAAGGCAGGTGACCGGGGAACCGCAAACGATCCCGCTCGACGACTTCACCCGTCGATTGCAGAAGTGGCGGCGATTAGCTGTATGCCGAAGTCCGATCCGGATGGGCGCAGCAAGATCAACCACTACATGCTGCTTAGCGATGATCGCACTGGCATCAGGCGGAACCCGAAGTTTGAAAACCTGCTGGACTTGATTGCGAAGTTCGAACTCACCACTCGCGCAGTGGCCCAGCAATGAAGCGAGGCGCGGGGCGAAAAACCCCGCGCTTTGTGCCTCCACTTCACCACAGTTACTCAATAAACTTAAAACGCAAAGGAAAGAAACATGCATACGACTAACATGTTCAACCGTCCCGCAGGCGGTGTCGCGATCGAAATGTACGATCTGCAGCAGCTCGCACCCCAGTTCGCCAACTGGAACTTCGGCCTCGGTAACCCGTACGATCAGCTCACGCCGCAGATCTGCCTGATGACAATTCAGGAAATTCAGGCGCGTGCCGCACAAGGCCATCCGATCCGGGTGGGGATGTTCAACATCGTTTCGGAAAACGCCTTCAACAACGCGCTGTTCCAGGATCTGGTGCAGACGATCATCACGCGTGTCGGTTACGGCATGCAGGGTGGTGAATTCCGTAGCCTGGATATGGCTGCCAAGGAATGTATCGCCCGTGGGGTGAAGTGCTGTGGTTCGGCGATGGCGGCTGAAGATCCAGAATTCATGGCTTCGCTCAATCCGCGTGATGCAGCAGACGTGCGGGAAAACGCCGAGATCTGGAATTACCTGTTGGCGCTCGCACAAGGTCAGGCGCAGTATGTGCCCTTCGCCCAGATGGGTGGTTCGGGCGGTGGTCTGACGGGCGTGAGCGGTACGACCCAGCAGGCGATGCAGGCAGCCCGCGGTATCACGGGTGGTTACGTGGAAGCCCCGCAGCAGTTCGAAGGTGGCGTCACCACGACCGCGTACAACAACAACGCGTCGCGTGCGGGTGGTCGCTATGGTCGGCGTGCAGAAAAGCTGCTGGGCAAGCTGGAAGGCTCGCTGCAGGGCGCCTTGCATGACACGGGTCTCTCGGGTGCTCAGGTTTCGCTCGATCGTCCGGACCCGACGCCGACCGATACGGGTTATCGCTCGCGTATCCGTAAGCATATGGTCACGCAAGCACCGGTGGATCAGAACGCAGCGGAAGCTGCACGCCAGTTCGACGCCAACGTGACGAACTTCAGCGCACCGGTGCAGCCGGTGTCCGCGCCGGCAGAAGTCAAGCCGGCCAAGCCGATGTTCTCGGTGCAGATTGAAAATGAAGCCGTGGATGTGATGCGTCAAGTGAAGGACGGAGTCCAGAAATGGAAACCGAGCCGTTTGCAACGCTTCCACCCGGCCTGGTGCGCACGCACTCACAAGGTGCTGTATTTCGAAACGAGGGACGGTCTGATTGTCGCCATGCTGCAGCCGTTGACTGAAGAACAAAAGGAAAATGCAATGAATTACGATGCTCACGCCATCGATCCGACGAAGGGCCAGCCCGATCCGGAAGCCATCCAGAAACCGGTTCGTAAGGAAGCCGCAGTGCTTTACACGGACTCGAAGAACGTGAAGATCAACATCACGGTCGCGGATCACTACAGCACGGAAGAAGACGTCTCGGGTGCGATTCGCACCACGCGCCTGACTGCCGAAATGAGCGAGAAGGTGCCGGATGCGTTCGTCAACATGTCGGTGGTCAATTCGCCGGTGGTGTACGGTTCGGCAGAAGACGCCAACGACGACATGATCGTCATCAACGCGATTGCCGGCAGCAAGGATTTCGCAGAAGCCGCCAGCTACATCAGCAAGATCCGAAGCGATCTGGCCCGCAAGACCATCAATGACGTTCTGGTGCAAGCCATCAACCGTGCGACCGAGTGCGAGCTCGGCGTCGGGGTGCGCATCTCGGACTTCGCTGAAGACGGCCCGCAGATCATCGACGTGCTGGAGCGTACGCAAGGCGCCCTGGTCGGCGAGAAGATGCGTGCGAATCAGACATTGCTGTTGAAGTCGAACATCAAGGTGGTCGCTGCGACCGAAATGACGGCTTACGCCAATGCAACCCTCGCGACGGGAGATGTCGAGGAACTGCCGGAATCGGTTCTGGCGCGCGTGCTGTTCCTGCAACGTTTCGTGTGTGCGGTGTGGGTCAACTTCACGGACGACGAACTCGCGATCGGCATGCCGCCGAAAGGACCGGCTACCATTCAGGGTGATTCGCTGGGCGCGTTGTACGAAATCGCGCGCAGCACTTTCACCGAAGCTATCAACACCAAGCACTTCTCGGAGCAATTCCTCGTCACCAAGGACAACGTTCGCTACCGCCTGCACCGCGGCCTGCTGAATCGTGATTGCTTCCTCTTGTCCAAGGAAGTCAAAGCAGCGTAAAGAACAAAGCACCCGAGTGAGATGACGGACGTCAAGAGCTCACTCGGATTGCTGGATGGCTTTGCGCTGTACCCTAACCCTAGGAACCGTTTTCTCCATCCCGTTGTCCTCTTCACGTCCACCTTTGCGGAAAAGCCTTTAAGAGGCGGCATAAAAGCGAGAGTACCCTTCGGGGTACTCTCGCCTTATGTCGTCTTCTTTTTTTTTGTTGCTACTGCTGCCAGAACACATCCGGATCGACGGACAGCACGTCCTCCGGAGAGGGCGTACCGGCGGTCCAGAGCACGAAGCCGACAATCGCCAGGGTGACAGCTACTTCACCCATGCGCCGCCCTTCTTCACGGAACCCAAGCAAGTGATACTGCTGGGCCAGCAAGGAGAGCTTGATGCCCAGAAACAGCAACAGGGAACCGATCACCAGGGCGATCATGCTCATACCGCCGGCTCCTCAGGCGGCGTGTCTTCACCGTCCTTGCTCTTGTTGGTATCCGACCCGTTCTCGTCGTCCGGATTGTCGTTACCGTCGCCGCCTGCACCTGCGTCGGCCAGATCACCCATACCCGGGAAGTCCAGGCCACCGTCACCACCGCCCGTGCCAAACGGATCATCCGAGCTGCTGGAATCACTGCTGGAATCTGACGACGAATCCGAACTGCCGCCATAACCGCTGTCCGGGTCACCACCTGCGGTTTCATTCAGACGCTCCACCAGCTCATTGCTTTCCTGCTTGGTCTTGTGGATCTTCTTCATGAAGCCCGACAGCGTCTTCATCAGCTTCTTGATGTGCTCGGACTGCTCCAGCCACAGGTCGACCTCGGCTTCGTCGTCTTCGTTGAGCGTGACGATTTCTGCCAACTCCGACATGATGCCGTTTTCCGACATGAAGCGACGCAGGAAGTACGCCCGCAACATCTTCTTGACGCTATCCACGTCACGGCTGAGTTCCCCACCAATTTCATCAGTGAAGTAGTCTTCCGAGATATACGCTTCGATCGAGTCATCCAGCAGATCGCGATAGCTTTCGAGCGCAGCCTTCTGGTTTTCAGTCGTGGCCGTATTCGGACGCGGTAGCGACACTTCCAGACCCTCGACAAAGTCGTTGAGGATGTGTTCGATCACCAGAGGCTTAACTGCTGCCTTATCCGCACCAATCTGCTTGGCGATTTCCTCTTCGTCGACTTCGAGTTCGTCGTAGGCGTTAAAGAGAATATCACGCAGCTCTTCGCGCAGCGTTTCATCAGCCCGGATCACCTTGCGGTGGTAGTCCGTGATGTGCGGATTGATTTGGTCCTGAATCACCATCACCCGACGCGAGAGCATCAGGTTATTGGCCACCACCGACGTTGCCGTTTCGGTATTGAAACCGTTGTTGATGTGCTCCTGATTCAAGCCCATCGCCATCAGCGCACGCTTTTGCAGGCTCTCTTCCAGATCGGTGTCGACCTTCTGGTAGCTGGTGTTCGACTCCGAGTACTCGATATTGGTTTCCGGAATCGCAGGGTGACCCGTGACCCGAACCTGATACTGAGCACGCTGGTAGTAGTCCGCAATGTCCACCGGCGCCGAGGCACCAAAGGGCACTGCGGTCTGATTCACCCGGGCGATTTCGTTGAGCACCGTCTCGGCCGTCTTGTACGGATCGGGGTCGGTCTCGTCGATGGTCAGATTCACCTGCGTGCGCGGAATCGAGTTCTTGATGCCGAGGATGGTATTACCCATCATCGCGATCGCACGCATGTTATTCAGGATCTTCATCTCGTCGAGGATCGAGATACCAATACCGTACTGACTGTATTTACGGGCAAAATACGTGATCAGATCCGCCGGCATGAAGAGAATCGTCGTATGCTGCTGAGCCAACACACGCGAGAGCATTACGCGGTAGTAGTCGGTGTTCTTCGCAAGCGCCACACTGTTGGTGTAGACGCCATTGCGCAGCCGCGCCAACAGGTCGGACTCCACCATGTCCGCATACACGCGTACCATGGCTTCGGTGTACTCTTGCTCGTTACAGTTCAGGCCATCGGTGAGCTGCTTCAGGCGATTGGTGATGTTCGTGGTCTGGTTGGAAGCTTTCAACAGACGCGACGACATTTCCCCGAAGCTGTCCTTCTCGTTCATCGCCTTGACGGGGTTACCCGTCTGGTCGAGCAGCACGAAGTAACCGACGTGACGATCTTCCTGACCCGGCGTGTAGACCGGCACCACCGCTTCCGAGGGCAGCTCCATCACGAGCGGATGGCCCACCGAGCGACGGGTCAGCTGGCTGTCGGTCTTCATCGCCTGCATCGGCTGGATGCCGCGCTTGCGAGGCTTGTAGATCAGGTTCTTCAGGCTGCGATCATCGAGCTTGAGCTGACCCCCCATCGACGAGCCCAGCGCTTCCAGTGCCAGTGCTGTGTTGTTAAAACGCATCTTCGCGTTCAACTGGTCACGGCGCAGCTTCTCTTCGAGCTTGGGCAGGCGCAGCACATTCGGGTTGTCGGTGATATACACGCCTTCCAGCGCTTCGAACTGACCCTTGTTGCCGCCTTCAAAGTGCATCTGTTGCGAGAACGGCATCTGCTCCGTCTTGAACGACGCAAACGCATCCTCCAGCGACTCCGTACCCACCGACCACGCCGCACCGCCCGTCAGGCCAGTGCGCGCCTTAACCTTCTTGTCGCCGGCATAGCCTTCGAGACCCGCACCGAGGATACCCAGGTTGGCGGTGAGCGCCTGTTCCTTGGTCATCGGCATGCCCGGGGCAATCCCGAGCGCTTCCTGAAACGATTCCATCGAGACCGCATTGCTGCGGTTGATCATCTCGTCGATGGAGTTTTCCGGGATGATGGCGACGACGTGCGAACCTTTCTCGAACAGGACTTCGTGCAAAATCCGGGGGATCTTGTTCTTAATCTTGTAGACGTTATCGAAATGGTCACGCACGGCCTGGACAACAGTGGCCAGGACAGTCGGAGGCAGTATGCCGGGGGTGGTCTGGTAATTGAGCTCCAGGGTCACCATGTCTTTCGGCGACGTGACTGAACTCACCAGAATCTGGGCGCCCAACTGCATGTCGGGCAGCATCTGCATGACGGTGTCGGCATGCGAGATGTTGTTAGCGGTACGACCCGCAATGTTGTGCAACGCGCCCAGACTGGGCGCTTCAACTTTACGAGAACCGGCTTGAGTGTGGGTAGGCTGGATCGTGGGATCGACCGCCTTCGAGAGCAATGCAGAGAGCGGCTTATCCCGCACCAGCTGCAATGCCGGCACCCGCTGGCGCGAGCCTTGCAGACTCGCGACCTGGGCGAACGTATTCTCTTTAGCCATTTAGGAATCCTGCGAACCGAATAGGTGGATGGAATTGGAAAACAAATACTACCAAATCTACGTGGACAGCATTTTCGATCTGGCTTCCAGTATCGTGTTAAAGTTTAGTGATGCGGCCACGCTGATGAATCAGTGGGTCCAGGGCTACACGAACGGCAGCTACGACGAGAATGACCCGCGTACCTGGAAATACTATCTGAACCTGTCAGGAGAGTATTTCGCCAGCGATACGCCGATGATGATCACCTCGTTGGACAGCTTGGAGGAGATTGTCTTCTCCAAGCAGAACCTGGAGTTTCACCGCGCGACAAAGAAAGCTTACGCTTTTGGCACAACATATTACAAAGAATTGGTCGACAAGTATCCCGACCAGGAAGCCCTGATCCGGGGTATCCTCTACCCGTGTGATATCGACACGGCGATCGCGGCCTATGACGGTCAGATCCTGGCCTATCCGGATACGCTGGTGGAAGCCACTGAGCCCGGACTGATTCCGGCGCTGCAGGATCACATCAACGGCTTTATCCGGCGCTGGCATAACGTCCAGTACACCAACACCGATAACCTGTATTTCGCCGGTCTTTTGACTGTGCTGTATGGGTCGTTGCCGGGTGCAATCGAGAACATCCGCTTGCGGGCCTGTCTGACGTACGAGGCACACAGCTACCACGTGCTGCAGTATCTGGCGAGCAACTCCAAGCTGGATAAGTACGTGCCGTACATGACGCGGGCCCAGCAGATGTACTTCTATCACAACCTGGCCTATATCCAGAACAACAACGGTCGCGAAGAGCTCTTTGACGCGCTGTTGCAAAAGACGTTCACGGATCGCCGGTTGCCGATGGCGCACTTCTCGATGGCGCACTCCACCGAGAACATGCCAGGGGATTCGCTGCTGCCGCTCGTGGTGTTTGAGAAGAAGCCGCTCAATACGGTCTCCAACATCGACAACAAGAACCAGTTCAGCCTGAATGAGGTGCTCGACATCGAGGACATCATCAACCCGATCAATCATCAGTACCGGGATCAGGAAGAGCTGCATATCGAGGACATCGCCACCTACACGTTGAATCCGAACGTGCCGACCAAGTTGTTGCAGTCGACGGTGATCGATTACACCGATAGCGAGAAGTTCCGCATGGCGGACATCGTGCTGCAGCACTGGCTGTGGTTGGCGCACAAGGGCTACTACCAGGCCTATGTGAATTTCACGATTCCAGCCAATGGCATTCGGTTGTCGCTCAATCCGCTGGACGCGTTCTGCTTCTACGCCTACGCCTTTGTGGTGGGGCAGGGCTTCCAGATGGACAGTCTGCCGATGGTGGTGGCGAACCGGGTGGAACGTATTGGACTGGCACCGCTCGCCGATCTGCAGGCCGTAGTCAATCCGAAGCGGGTGTCGGATCAGTGGCTGATGACCGCGCGGGCAACGATGCCGCCGGTACAACCACAGATCTCGCTGGAAGCTTTCCGCAACCACTGTACTGACGTGTTTCATGCGGCGAACGAACAGTGGGGCATGGTGTGCTCGGAAGAGTACATGACTGCGCGCGGCCAGAAGGAAGCGGCGATCTGTCGCCTGTGGGGTGATGAGAAGTTTCAACTGGGTGACACTCCCGGCCAGAACTACGCGACCTGGTTTGCAGACCGCAATATCGTGGTTAAGGATCTGACGCCCGAGCAGTTGCTGGAAGTGGCGAATGTGATCCTGCAGGAAGCCACCGGGGCGAATCTCACCTCGACCATTACGATGGCGGACATCCAGCGGGCGATGGCGGGGATTCTGACGGATCTCTCCAGCTACTCGATCCAGATTGGTCTGTCGATCAATGCCGGTCCGGTGATCGATGCAGGCTTCCAGCAGGTGCGCACGGATGATCTGGACATCGACACTGAAACCACTTACGGGATCGAGATCCCCACGGTGGACGAGTGGAATGTCAAGACGCAGGGCACCGCGGATCTGTTGCTGGATATGGACGTGTTCCCGGAGATTGACGTGGTGGGTCGCTCCACTACCTTCGAGCAGCCGTTAGCCTTCAAGACCTGCGACATCAGTTACTCGAAGGATGCGTCCTTTGTGATCCAGCGTCTGCTGGGCGTGCGCGCCCGCTACAACTGTCTGGTGGATATGACTGGGGTGGACAACCCGCGCGACCTGACGATCGTTCCCGGCATGGAAAACTTCCTCAAGCTGCCGCTCGATCAACAGCAAGCCAGCTACGTCGATACCTGGTCCAGCTTAGGCGTCCCGGCACTGTAGGACGTAAATACAGGCCTTCTCTATTGTGTGTAAGCACCGGACGTCATTTCAGTCCGGTGCTCCAACCTATTTCACCTTTCCGATTGAGGAAGTAAAAACGTGGACAATAATGTCACCCGCACTATCTACGGTGCACGCGTGCAGACCAGCCTGCTGTTGGGTCTGCCTTTCGAATTTCCAGCCTTCTCGACGCTCAACGAACTGTTGGCTATCCAGAAGGACACGCTGCCCTCCGCTAGCGACAAGCCGAACCTGGGCTACTATGTCTGGGGTAACCGCGGTCACTCGATGATCGTCGGTGCTGATGGCATTCCGTTGAACGAAACCGTGCAACACCGCGCCACTGACGCCGGCCTCTTTGGCCAGCTGCCGTTCGTGCTGCGTGAGGTGAATCAGGATCTGACCGCCACCGACCGCGCCAAGTACGTGCTGCGTCGTCAGGAAAGCCGCAACAACGTCGCCTACTACGCCTACTATGGTCGTCGCCTCGACAAGAGCAACATGTCGGTGGGGATGTATTATACCCAGGTGCAAGATGGTATCGAGACGGTGACGAACTTCGTCCCGCAGCAGGCCAACCTCACCCCGACGCCGCAACAGCTCTCGAACTCCGCGACCAACCTGATCAACGCTGACTATGTGTCGGCGCGTGCGCGCATGACGCTCACGATGACGGATGCGGATGTTGCCGAGATGCTCAACGTGGCCAAGGTGATCTGGGACGATGAGCGTTACGCGATCGTCTCGGAGCTTGGCCTCTGTACGGGTGTGGACAAGATGATCCAGGCGCCGGGTTTCGGCGGTGGCTCGTTCCAGTTCCAGGAAGTCATTGGTTGCCAGATCGCGGCGCACGTCGCGGCCTACAACCCGTTGCTGCAGACCAACACAGGCGTTTCCATCAACATGGACGTCGGCGTGAACGAACCGCTTTACGCGCTGTCTGCCGTTGATGGCAGCACCACGAACAGCCTCGTGAACGCATAACGCAAAAGCAGGAGCGGTATGTTCACCAATCATTGCGAAGCCGATTTGCATATTGGCCGCATTATTGGGATCGACCCGGGATCAACCACACTGGGGTGCAGCATGTTGGAATACGACGTGCGCACCCTGGAGATCACGCGGCTGTGCGCTTACACCTTCAATGCCGACAAGATGCGATTGGATGAGCTGATCACGCTGAATCACAGCGAGCGCTATGCGCGTATCTTGGCTCTGTCGGATGCATTGCACGATGTCTTCGTCGCCAACCCACCCAATCACATTGCCTGTGAGTCTCCGTTTCTCAAGCGTCGCTTTCCCCAGGCGTTTGCGGTGCTTACTGAGGTGGTGTTCGGGGTGCGGCTGGCGGTACGCAGATACGATCCCACCATGGAGCTGGACCTGGTTGATCCCCCTACGGCCAAGAAGGCGGTGGGGATCGTTCGCAAAGAAGACATGTCGAGTAAGACGAAAGTTCATGAACGCCTCAAAGCCCTCCTCCACGACAAGTTCGACGAAGCCCACTCTGCAGCAAGCTTTGCGGAACTCGATGAGCACTCGACTGACGGGGGCGCTATCGCTTACTGGCGGTGGAAAAAGCTCTTCGACGGTTGTGAAGCCTAAGTAATATGAGACGCTGGAGCTTCGGCTCCGGCCTCTCTCCATTACTCTTTTTTATTTGTTGAAGGAAAAAAGCTATGTTTGGAATTGCAATTGGCGATGCCCTGAAGGGCTGGTTAGTTAAAGGCGCGCTCGCGCTGGTCTGTGTGGGCGCATTGTACGCCACGGTGAAGGTGTTCCAGGTCAAGAACGAAAAGATCGAAATCCAGCAGCAGACGATCACTGCCAAGGATCAGGTCATCGAGGCCAAGGACGACACCATCAAGCAGAAGGACGACACCATCAAGCAGGTGCGCGAAGAGACGGTCAAAGCGGCCAGCTCGGCGGATGCGACCGAAGCAGTGAAGGCAGACGTCAAGCAGGCGGAAGCCAAGCCGACGGTGGCGAAGACGGCAGCCAACCAGTACGTCGAATCGAAGCTCACGGCGATTAACAAGAAGTACGACGCCCTGCCCCAGGACGCGGCCAACGAACAGCGCAAGGCGACTGAGATTTCGCTGGAGCGGGCCAAGGGACTGTGGCTCACCTACTGCTTGCAGGAACCGACCAACGCGGCCTGCAAGTAAGGAGCAGTTTGATGAAATATTTACTTGCTGCAGTGGTGCTCGCTATCGGGCTGGCGGGCTGTGCCACGGGTCCTCAGAAAGCCCCTGAACCGGAAGTGCAGGTCGTCAACAAGTTCGTGCCGGTGCCGGTGGAGCTCACCGAGAAGGTTGCTCTGTCGGCCCCACCCGAACCTGTCGCATACAGCAAGCTCACCTGTGACGCCAAGGAACAGACGCTCGTCGATCTGATCCAGAAGCGCACAGAAGAGCTCGGGGTCGCCAATGCCCGGTTGATGGGGATTGCTGACTGGTCGAAACAACAGGCGGTGATCTACGCCCCCAAGTCGAACCCGGCGGCAAACTGACATCTTGTGTAGGACGTTTTAACAAGGAGTAGTAAAGATGTCTGCCGAAGAAAATAAAATCGATGCGCAGGCGCCCGAGACGCACTGTGAGCACGATGAAGCGGTTGAGACCGAAGAACTGGAAGAGCGCCGAGCGTCGCGCGTCCTGAAGACATGGTTGGTCAAGGTTTTTACCTTGAGTTTCATTGTCATCATGTTTGCGAGCGTCGGCACGCTCATTTACATGGTCGTGGTGCAGGAGAAAGACTTGAATACCACGTTCATTGGTGAAGTGCTGAAGGGCGTGTTTGAAGTGGTGAAGTTCGCTTTGAACTGACGCTGGAACGGTCATACGGGGTCGGGGTTACCCGACCCTTTATGCCGCATCGTCTTTCTTATGTCTTAATCCCTCTTCCTAATAATCATGAAAGCATTGCACGATATTTTCCAGGGCCTGACTCTGGTGGCCCCGGGTATGATGAAATACAAGCTGGGTCTGGAAGACCTGGAAAACGGCCAGAAGGCCAAAGAGAAGGAATACGTCTGGTACGGCCGTTTGACCGACGTCAGTCAATTGCAGAAAGCCGCCAGCCAGGAAACCCAGAAGCAGAGCTCGCTTAAGGGTAATGGCGGCACCATTCGCGTGCGGGAAACCACGGGGATGGGTCAGGTGCGCTTTACGCTCACCGCCAAAGCCTACTCGGGTCGCGGTGAAGCGGATGAAGTCTCGGTGCCGGTGTCGAAAGACCTGCACGAAGTCTTCAAGGCGATCACCGGTGAGTCGATGGACAAAATCCGTTACACCTTCCCAATCGAAGGCACGGAACTGAAGTGGGAAGTCGACGTCTTTATCGATGCGCAGGGTAACCCGAAAGACTGGGTCAAGATCGATCTGGAGACGCCGGCTGAGATGACGGAGTGGCCGCCGCTGCCCGTCACGTTGGCTGATGAGATCTTCGCGGGCAATGACCTGTACAACCCGGAAGAGAAGGCGAAACTGGCCGAGCTCTACTCGACTGTCTTCACCAATAAGCTCACGGCGGCATAAAACGGCTTTAGAAGGCCGCTAACGTCATAATACGACTACGGACAGGGAAAGCCCTGTCCGTAGTCGCTTATGCCCGTGACGAGCCTCTATAGCCTTCCATGAGGTCTTTCTGTGCGCGAGTCGGTGTACCGATCTGATGCAACCGGGTTTTGGTACAGATACTGCACTCGTCCAGCCAGAATTTGTCCGTGCACCGGGCCCAGTCATGATCATGGGGTAACAGAGCCCGTATAAACTGGCTCTCACGGAGACGGAAGAAAATGGATCGCAACATCGTGACTCCTGCAGTTGTTCTACACCATACTGAACCGACATAAAAAAGAAACCTCTCCACCCGAAGATAGAGAGGCTCTTGGATTAGCGGATCAGCTGGATATGCAAGTCCACAGACGTATCCGTAGCCCCGTTCATGTTAGCCCCGTTGCCTCGGATATTGCCTGGCTGACCAGCAATGTTGCTATCACTGCCCTGGTCGTCAAAACGGATCATGCATTCCCAGTTACCCGGACCGGGCTGCTGGATAATACAGACGTTCATCCGTGCGTCCCCGCCGGTCCGTACCAGCCACAAGCGCCAGCCGCGGTATTGTTCAATCTTCGGCACCGCGTGGGTCGCAATCGAGTTCCACCCTGGTCCGTGGTCACCGAAAATACTACCATTACGAGTGCCTCCAGTCTGCAGGTTAATGTAGAGCTCGTTGATTCGGTCGACGTGAGCCGAAACGCTGGCTGCCACAAAATCATCGACCTGGGGCAGATAGCTCTTACCCCACCAATCACTCCAACGATAAGGTTGAAAGGAACCTACTCCAGCAAGTCGCGATAGTTCGGCATTACTGGCCGCCTGCCCACCGGTGAGACCACACTCTCCCATTGCCTGGCCCATTGTAACCTGACCGCCGTATGGAATCGTCATATTTCCTCCTTATGCAGCAAGAGGCAGCAAGTCCGTGTAGCCAAGACGGCGACAGATTTCTTGCTGGATCGCATCCGCTTCCTTCTGGGCTTCAATCAGCAAGGCGGTGAGCTTCTCGTACTGCACAGTCAAGAAGTTCTTGCCGCTGATGGACAGGCCCGTGTCAGGGTCGCGGTCAAACGGGGCGAGACACACGATCTCCGGACACACGGCCTGGATTTCCTGTGCGATCACACCCATGTACTCGCGATCTTCAAGCTGAAGGATCTCGATTGCAGAAACCTTGTAGCGATACAACACCCCACGGATCTTGCGCAACTTCGCCAACGCACCCTGAATCGGACGTACATTCTTTTTCAGACGTCGATCCGAGTTGAATGCAACGATGTCACCGTACGACCAGAACTGGTTGGCGTAAACCACGTTAAAGGACGGACTGGAACCAATCACGGCATAGTTGCCGTTTGGCTGTTTGCCGGCCAGCTGGTTCTGTAGCGTGGGCCAGTACGAGTTGTTGAAGTCCGCTTGGGAAACTGCGCCTACATCTCCTGCCTGGGTGCCGTGTGGATTGCGGGTAGTGTTGTTGTTGTTGGTAGTATGGTACACCACCTTATCATCAGTCACCTTGATTTTGGCGGTGATAGTCGGTCCGTCAAACGTATTCAGTTGCGCCACCGTCACCTGGTGAGGGTTATTGTGGTCCTGAACGTGCAGGGCGAGTGCGGCACCCGCTTGCGTGGTGATTGCCTGCGCCACGAGGTACGGCGTCATGAACGCATTCGTGACGACGCCCGCCTGAGCCTGGGCTAGGGTGGCAGTCAAGAAGTTGTCCACATTCCCGAGACCCGTTTGCGCCTTGGTCACGGCATGGGGATTATCCGTGCGGGCAGCGTGTGCGGCCAGCGGATTCACGGCCTGAGCGGTCACGTAGGCCGCGACAATCGCCGGGGTCACGAACAGGTTCGTGGCCGTACCGGTATTCATCTGCGCCTGCGTCGCCGTCAGGTAGTTGTCGACATTGCCCAACCCCACTTGGGCCTTGGTGGTGCCGTGCGGGTTATCCGTACGTGCGACGTGCGCAGCCAGAGCCGCCGAGACCGCATCGATCGCTTGCTGGTTCTGATTCGCCCAGGTATCGATGTAGCGGTAGATCTCGTCGTGTGAGGCGACGTCACCCGTGAGGATGGCGTTGCGCAGCTGGATCAGGGCCGAGACCACGTACTCGAAACCGTACACATCACCGGCATCGTGCCAGTGCGTGGCCGGATCGAACAAGGTCGGACGACCAATGATGTCGCCCCACGCCACCGGACGGTCGCCCAGATTCAGGCTATCGATCATGGCGATGATTGCGTCCATCGAGTACGAGTAATCCCCACCCAGCGCCTGGTAGTTGATCGACACGCCTGCGACGTTCGGCTTCGTGATCAGGATGACCCCGAAGATTTCCTTACCGTAGCGTCCCGTGGGGAACTCGAACAGCTCACCGAAGTAGTAGTCAGTGCCCTTGATGAGGGGCTGACTGGTCGCCAGGTCCTTGACCACACAGGACTCTGCGAAGAAGCCGCCGTACGTCGGAGCGATCGCGCGCACCGTACGATTGGACAGCTGATGTTCTTCGCCGACGACCAGGTTATCCGGACTGGTGCCGGTGCCATCCAGGGGATAGCGATAGAGAGGGCTCGGAGTAGACATAAGCAGTTGCCTCACGCGAGGTGGTTCCCCACCCCGCATTCAAGAATGATTACACAACGGTGATGCTGTTGAGCGCTGTTTCGATGTCGGTGACTCGCTGAGCCAGCGCACTGTATTGCGAGGCTGTCGCGTAAGCAACCGGGGTGGCGTAAACGATGCCTGCTGGCTCAACAATTGTCGAGTCATCGGCCATGTTGATCGTATTGCCTGCTGACGAGAGCTGGGTGAGCGTCAAATCGGTGTAGCCTGCCGCCACTTTGGCCCAGACATGCATGACACTGCCCGCTGCATCGAACGTATAGCCGAACTTCATGTCGGTATCGGCGATGCCGTTCAGGCGCGTCACGTCAAACACGAGATTGCCCGTCAGACCGTTCTTCGCATGGATCAGGTAAGCCGCGGAAGAGACCGTACGCTGGGTCGCGTCATCGGCTGCTTGCTGTTCACCACCCGTGGCAAACCAGTAGGCGTCCGGATAAGTCGTCGCAATCCCTGAACCCAGTCCCGTATCTGCGATCGTCAACGGCTTGACATCACCTACCTTCACCCAGCGATTCGGATTCGCTACCGGATCAGCGGTGAGAATCTTGTCCTTCGAGTAGAGCGTGGTGGTGTAGGCAAACTTGTGGCCAATTGCCGTACCCACATCCGTCACGATGTCGTTGAACGTCTTGCCATTCAGCGTAAAGGCATCATCTGCCTCACCCGCAGTCGCAGCCTTGCCGGTCAACACTTCAGCGACGAAAGCCGCCTTGGTCATCCCAGCAACCCAGTTGGTGTCGCTGATGTTCACCTTGGCACCCAGACGCGTGTCGATTTCAACCTTGGTATAAGCACCAAGTTGATCCGCAGTTACTTGGTGCGGATTGTTGTAATCGGTCAAGTGCGATGCCGGTACTGCCAGCGCATTGATTGCATCCGCAGTACGACCAGGCGTCATGTAAAGCGTATTCGACACACCGGCTTGGGCATCTGCCTGCGTGGCGATGCCCCAGTTGTTCACCAACCCCAGACCCACTTGAGCAGCGGTCGTTTGGTGGGGGTTGTCGGTGCGTGAGGCGTGACCATCGAGTTGCGTCGACACGTATTGGACGATCTGCTGCTGCGTACGCAACGGCGTCATGTACACCGTGTTCGAGGTGCCTGTCAGCGCGTCTTGTTGCGACGCGATGCCAAAGTTCTGCACGTTGAACAGGCCCACCTGCGCTGCGGTCACATTGTGCGGATTGAGCTGGTTATTGATGTGCGACGTGAATGCCGTACCCACCAGCTGCGCGATCGCTTGCGCGGTCTTCAGCGGTGTCATGAACGACGTGTCCACTGCACCAGCCTGTGCTTCCGCGGTGGTCGATACCGCGTAGTTAGCCACATTGCCCAAGCCTACCTGGGCCTTGGTCGTACTGTGCGGATTGTCCGTGCGGTTCGCGTGCGCGTTGACCAGAGCGCCACCGAGCGCCGAGATCGCGTAGCTCACCGACAACGGCGTCATGTAGAAGCCGTCGCTGGTGCCCGCCTGGGCTGCCGCCTGCGTGGCCGTCGTATAGTTCTGAACGTTGCTGAGGCCGACCTGAGCTTTGGTGACGTTGTGCGGGTTCGAGTAGTTGTTGATGTGAGCTGAGAGCCCGCCACCATTACCCGAGAGAATCGCATCCCGTACGTCGTCGATCGAGTTGACAACCTTCGACATCCCGACCATGTCCACCAGATCCCACTCGTGGTCCACCACGGGGAATCGTTCAGGTAAATACGTGATTTGTTCCCACGTCGTCGTACGGGGGTTGCGCATCTCTTCAGCGAGAATACGCGTGATCTCAGCCGTGCTCAGGTTCCACTCACCACCGACGGTGTTGTAGCTGATCGACAGGATACCTTGGGTGTCCGTGTCGAGGAACGAGATCGAGCCGTAAATCGGCTTGGCACAGGCGCGTGAGGCGTCCAGAAACTGGTTCGACAGATAGTAGTCGACGCCCTGCACGAGGTTGCGCTGGGAACTATCCGGGAACTGCAGTTTGATGGTGAGGCTTTCCTCGAAGAACGGGGCGAAGTTCGGGATGACGTAATGGTAATCCCGGAAATTCACCGCCGTGATGACGTGCTGCTCGTTGGTGATCCTGTTCGCGGCCGAGGTGCCGCTGGGATCAAAGGGAAACTGGTAAGCGGTAGGCATTGAACTAAAGTCCTGTCATGGAATCTCGGGCTACTTATCGGCCAAGACGAACACGGACCCCGCCCCTTTCCCGGAGGAGAGAGGGCTCGGGCCGCTGGAGAAATTACTACTTAGCCTAATAGTAGATCACATTATTTGAGCCATTTTAAGCCGCATAAAAAGCGGAAAATCGCACTCTTACGGAGTTTTTCATGTACCAACTGGTCTCTGCGATTGCGCAACTCAAGGCGGCCGGCACGGCTTGGGCTGCGGTAGATCTGAGTACCCAGACGCTCGCGCAAATCGACGCTGGATATTCTGATGCCTACCTGCGGGTCTCTAGTCCTTTCTGGACCAAAGACCAAACCATGCGCTTTGGTGACATTACCAAAGGCTTTGCCGACCGGACTCAAACACTCGCCGGGTTTTTCGCAGCGCAGGGCAATGCCACTCTGCCCTCGACCGACGGGTTGGCCAGTATCGCCACTGGACAGATCAAATACGCCGATGCTGTCTGGGCCGGGTATCAGCTCGATCGGGGCAAGTACAGCACCAGCCCGACGACGATTCCCGATCCGGATGACGCGGATGTCCTGATCATGAGTAAGCCTGGGGTGGACGCCCGCGTTTTCTATAAGAATTGCCTGGTCTCCATCAACGGCCTGATTCACCGCACTGATGCCGACAGCAAATACGTCTACGTGATCGATGCGGCCAAGAGCAATTACCGCAGCCGTCGCAATGAAGTGGGGATTCTCAACTTCCGCGATGTCGGGGAACTGACCTTTGTGCCGATCACCGCCGACATGCTTTTCAAGGCGCATCCGGATCAGCCCTTTGCCAACCAGATCTATATCAAGAGCCCGGTCGCGGCAGCAGGCAAGACCGCGGCACTGGTGATGGGTGGCTATCTGTTCCTGATGGACAACACGTCCTTCTTCCGCACCGCGGACGACATTTTCTGTCTGGATACCCAGACGGTGGCGCTACTCGATCGTTTCTACGAATCCCGTAGTCTGATCGATCTCTCCTCACTGGGTCTGGAGTACAACGGCGCGCACGACATGCAGATCTCCCGGGCTCAGCTTTTCAGCGATGAAGTGCTGACCAAATGGATGACGCTCTCGCAAAGCTTCCTGGTCTTTATCGACAGCCCCAACATCGTGGTGGAGCGCAGCCAGCTCCCACCCACCCAGCTGGCCAAACAGTACCTCACCTATGAAGAGCCCACACTGCCGCTGCTTGGCGGCTTTGGTCTGCTCTGGCCGTACTGGCCGCAAGAAGACGATGGGGTGTGGAGTATTGCGGTGGGCGACAACATCTTCCATCACCGGCTGTTTCACACGACGCCGCCTGAGGCTGCGCCGATGCCGGCTGATAACCGTCGACCTTATGGTCGGGAATCGTACAGTTACGCACACTTCCTGAACATCGAGTCGGAGAAGATTGTGATCACCCCTAACACCTACTAGCGCACCTGGAGAAATCATGGTTGTTATTGACGAACACGACGTAGGAAAAAGTCGTGAACAGGTTCTGCTGTATCTGATCTACGAGGCAACAGGGGAATCCATCCCGCTCGAAAAGGTCAAGTTCGGCAAACCTTCGGAAGTCGATCCCCGCAAGGATCTGGATCTCGATCCGAATACGTTTATCCCGGCTCAGATCGATGTCCACTACGACAAGCGCTTCTGGGTCCAAGGCTCGGGCTTTCTGTACCGGCGTCGCTGCATCATCAACCACACGCAGGATAGCGACCTTGGGAGCGTGACTCCCGTTCACCTGCCTTTCAAGATCTCGGAGCTGCTCGACCAGATCAATGCGGTGATGCCGTATCCGATCGCGGTGTCCGATATCGTCGATCACGAGTACACCACAATTGAAGAAGTGTACGCCGGGATCACGTTGGAAGCGCATCCTGAGTCGCTGCTGTGGGTGCACAGCAAAACCTTCCGACCCAACACTGCGCTGCTCGATGGTGGGCCGATGATCCAGAATCAGGATCTCAATGGGTTTAACGAATACGTGGCTGCGTAATCAAAACGACGGCATAAAAGGCCGGGGGTAACCCCGGCCCTTATGACGCTACGACGCCTAACTACCGCGGCACCCAGGAGTGAAGACTCCGTACACAGCAGATGGTCACCATGGCGGTAAAGAGCTCGCCCAGTAACCACAATGCTTCGAAAGTTGTCTCGGTTCGAGGCGTCACGTATCTGCAAGTAAATACTCGCAGTAGGTCCACCTCAATGATTCGTCTCTTGCGCAGCCGGAGTCGTTCTTTCTTGGGTCGGGTGCGTGGAGTCATAGTGGTGTCCTGGCAGTTAGTTAAACGGCCACCAGCCCTTGCAGTAGGCGAGGAGGGCGACAAGCATATAGATCAGAAACATAATGGCGGGCAGCCGGATAACGAGTTCGTTGCCTTGTCCGGTTTTTTGTTGTATGGCGTGCGTCTTCATGACTGTCTAAATTCCCTAACCTTGTGGATGGTAAGTGCTAGTGGTCCGGTCAACCGGGCGAGGATGGCTCGAACAGGTGGCGAAGAGTGCAGCGCAGGTCGCTCCCAATACGATAGCGCCTGCCCACCAATAAATCCGTGAAGAGCGGGGCCGCGCGACGGCGTGCTTGTGGTCGCCCAAGAACGACAGAAACTGATGGTGCTCATTAACATTCAGCTCCAGCCCGGTATCCAGCCAGTAGCAGTAACCCATTCCGGCCCGATACACGGGACGGTTTTGAAACTGGACCACACTGTGATAGAACGCCCACAGATTGCCTTTACCGTCGTGTTCAAGCCCACGGCCTTGCGCTTTATATTCGGCCAGCGCAATCCGGAGGGCTTGAGTATCACCCAGGTTCTGATAATCGATCAACAGTCCCTGGTCCAGGTAACACCAGTTCATCGATCGGTAACCGGGCATGTATTGCCGATCTGCCAGCAGGTAGGCGTTTCGTTCATCCCAGAACCTGTCGATTGCATAGCCTTCCCGACACCACAAGTACAGGTTCTGAAACACCTCGTCATGGCTTTTCACATATTCGTAGGTGCTGCCCGGAAACAGACCCCAACGATACTCGTCCGGCACGACGAATGAGCCGAGTCGTTCGACTTCCTCGGCATAGTAGTCCCTACCGAGTTCGAGCCACGCCGACTCCGGCACCGACTGATCGATCTGATCAATAATCATCAGCAGGCACGTCATGGCCCGTTTGTGGGTTCTCTTGTTTTCATCGTGATACTGACGGCGTTCCCGGTTCTGCTGAGCGACGTAAGCCTTACGATGCCGGAGCGTCCCCATGCTCCGGTTCGTGAGTTTTGACTTCATGTTAGCCTCAAGCGGCCAGTACCGTGTGTTCGTTAAACTTGCGGTTGACTGGGACAGTGATGTTGCGTTTATCGATCACGGAAATCTGTGCGTTGTAGAACGCCCCGTAGCTCGACTCGTAGTGGGAAATCATAAACAGCTGCGAAAAGCTCAGCTGGTCAATCAACTGCTGCACTACCATGGTGGCGGCAGCGCGGTGTGACTCGTCAAAGGTCTTGCCAAATTCATCAAGCGAGAGCGGTCCCTTGTCCAGCCCCAGACACTGCGCCGCCACAATCCGGAACGCCAGATCGATCATCTCTTTCTGGCCCGACGAACCCTTAGCGACGTCATCCACCGGATCGGGGTTGTGCTCCACGGTCAACGGGAACTTGTAGTTCAGCTCCGCCGACTCTTCTTCCGTCGAGCAATCATGCACTTCCATCCGGTACGTCCAGACCTTGGCGATCAGCGCGTTCATGCGCGCCACGTAGTTACGGATAAAGCCGAGCATGCCTTCTGCGATCAGACCATCCACCGGAGACAAAGCGGCCGACAAAGCCTTGTGGGCCTTTTCGGATTTCTCATGGTTAGCGATCTGCTGCTTCAGGTCATGGATCAGCGCCTCGTGCTGGTTGATCGAATTCACTCGGGTGGAGAGCGTCGCAATCTCCCGGTGCGTATCGGCCAGTGCTTCGTCGATGATCTCGTTCTTTACCGCATCGATGATGCCAATGCTCGCCTGACCAAAGTCCTTCTGGGCCTGGTGCATCCGGTCACCAATCTCGTACATGTGCTTGATCTGGCGCTGCGTGGTGACCAAGCCATTCAAACGCTCCTGCACCGAGACCTTCTGGCGCGAGAGCCGACCAATTTCCTCTTCCAGCTGATGCAGTCGTGTCTTCTTGCCCTTGATCGCTTCGGACTGGGCATACTGCGCCAGCTTCAGACGTTGCATGTCGGTGGCAATCTTTTCCCGAATCGCCATGACCTGCATTTCAATGCGCAGGTCACTGCGCACCAGTTCGATCAAGGTGATGCAGTGCTGCGGGGAACGCCGCAACTGATCTTCACCGGTAATCAGATCCCACAACGGTTGCAGCTCCGGGGTGTTACGCGTGATCCGGACATACTCCTTGTACAGATTCGCGTAGTGGCTGAGCTTCTCGTACTGCTCCTTGTGCAGAGCAATCTGCTTGGTGAGCGTGCTGAGAAAACCCTGACCCAAGGTGATGCGTTCCTTGAGGCTCGTGTGTTCGTTTTCCGAATAGCCCATCCGGAACGAATGTTCACACTTCGGACAACTCACCGCTTCGGCGCCCGCCAGCTCCACCAGATGCTTTTCGCGGTGTTCGAAGCCTGCGAGCTTGTCCTTGTTCACGCTCAGGGAGAGTTCCAGATCGCGCAATTTGTCTGTGACTTCACCCAAAGCCTGCGAAGTCATCAAACCATCCGGATCGGCAGGAAGGTTGGTGAGAACCTCGTAGAGCGATTCGTACACCAGCTCCATGGATTGGCTTGCGGCGAGGGGCTTGAAGCCCTCCAGCGGCTTCTTACGCGTTTCTAGGAGGGCTTGCGCCTTCTTATTCGCAGCGATGATGTCATCCTGCAGCTTGGCGACGTCTTCGTTCTCCAAATCGGAGACCGAATCGACTTCGGAAGCGGCTTTGATGAACTCTTCCGAGGCGCGGGCATAGACGCCTTCGATACCGTGCAACTCCGCCCGCAGCGTATCAATGTCTTCCTGATACTCTTCCGGGGTGATATAGCACTTGTCCCGCAGGATCTGCCGGACACTGCGGAAGCGGTTCAGCAGCTCGTCGATGGTGGCCTTCGCGGCTTCCGCCACTGAACGCGCGCCCAGTACCGTCGGGGCATTGGCGTTACGCAGCATGTACATTGACTGCGATTCTTTGTTCAGCTCAGCGAGACGATTGCGCATCGACGCGATCTCTTCCTCTTTCAGCGCATTGGCTGTTTCGGTAGCCAGGCGCTTCTTCAGATTCTTGACCGTACCGTGATCATCGCGCATGGCGGTCTGGATCTTCTGGTACAGCTTGATCGCGTAGGTGTAATCCACCACGCAGAGCATCGTGTAGACTTCCCGACGCCGGGACGCTGCCATCGAAGTGAACTTCTCCTCACCCAGCATGATTTCATGCGTTTCAGTGGTGACGCCAAAGTGCTCCTTGACCAGTTCCTTCTGGATCGTGACGGTGCGCCCGATATTCAGGTTTTCCCCATCCACGATGAAGTAGTGGTCCTGACCGTCGCTAAAGTCTGAGATCAGTTCATACGTCTTACCGAGGTGCGCAATCAGCACCCGCTTTCTGCCGCCCTTATGGTAAAAGTTCTTATTCGCCGGGAGTGGCGTGAGTTCGAAGAGGATCGAGCTTTTGCCCGAACCGTTGGTGCCCAGAATCAACTGGACGATTTCTTTAAGCGTCAATTTGAAGTGCCGCACGTAGCTCGGCAGACGCTTATACAGGTCGAGTTCAAGTTCCAGGATTTTCATTGGGTTAATTCTTTGAGATTTTGGTGCAGACTGCCAACATCAGATTCCCCGGAAGTGTCAATTTTGACTTTCATCAGACGAGTAGCCCATGGAAGCCAGTAAGTTACAGATGTACTCGTACGGCGTAGTGGCGGCGAACAAGTCACTTAAGTCCAACGAGATTCAGGTCACCCCGATGGAACAGGTGCCCATGAATAACGGTGAGCTGACCGATAACCTCAGCTCCAACAACGTGAAGGGCGAGGATGCCGATGGCGCCTCCTTCGAATCCACGGTGCGCAGTGCCAATACCCTGACGGCACGCTGGTTGCCGTTTGGCTCAAACCGTAAGACCTCGCCGGACGTGCGGCGGGGGGAAAAGGTCTGTATCTGGAAGTTTGCGGATGCCGATAAATATTACTGGAGTGAGCTAGAATATGACCCGCAACTGCGTAAGCTTGAAACGGTCATCTGGGCCTTCAGTGCAACGAAAGCGGAAGGAGACGACGCCACGGAAGACACCACGTACTTCCTGGAAATCTCCACGCATAAAGGACTCGTGCATTTCCATACCTCGCAGAGCAACGACGAGCCGTATGGCTACGACCTTATGCTCAACACCAAGGACGGGATCTTTCAGTTCCTCGACACGATCCAGAACGTCATGTTCATGGATTCGGCCGCCAAGCGGCTGGTGTTGAAAACCGCGTCCGACTGTTCGTTCGATATGAACGACGAGGACCTGAACATCAATGTACCGGGTAACATGAACGTCAAGGTACAGGGAACGTTCAACGTACTGGCCCAGGGTGGGGCGTATATCAAGACGCCTACCGAAGTTCAATTTATCACGCCCAAGACGATTGCCACGGAAATCCTGCAGAGCGGGACCGAGGCGATCGTGGGCACGAACCTCACGCTCGGCGGCGGTATGAAGTCGGGTGTCACGTTGGGTGCAGGTTCGGGTACAATTCAACTGAATGGCGAGATTCAGGCGACGCAGGGGGCATCCTTCAACGGCACGGTGAACGCGCCGAAGTTCGTGGGTGATGGCTCTGGCCTCACGAACGTTCAGCACTAAACCGTTTAGACGGCATATCAGGCCAGGTGGTTTCCCACCTGGCCTTTATGCTGTCGTTACGACGGGGGGAGCTTCGTCTTGATGTAGTCCTGCAAGGCAGCGTACTGTTGCTGCAACGCGGCGAACTGCGCCTGCAGCGCCAAGTACTTGGCACGGTCGGTCGTGGTATTGGTAATCAATGCCTGCCGGCCCGCTTCCAGGGCGTCGTGATCGGCCTGGGAGAGCTTGGACACCGCAGAGATCGCCACTTCCTTGACGGTCGGCACCACGCCTACGGTATCGCGACACAGGTTCGAGAGCGCGTTCTTCAGGCCCGAGAGATCCATGTACTGCGGAATCGCTCCCAGTTCCAGCCCGAGCACCATCACCGTGTAGGCGACACCATTCAGATCCGGATAGGAAAGGATATACGTGGAGGGCACGTACACCCAGTGACCCGCAGCCGAGACCAGGGAGACGATCACGACCTGATTGGTCACGTCCGCATCGTAGATCTCTTTGGCCAGCCCGTTCTTGTCGTAGAACTCTTCGAACGGATCGACGCCGAGTTCCAGATAGTCCGAGATCCGGCGCGCGGCATCCGCCCGGTACGAGGTGTTCGACTGCAGCAATGCGTCAAACGGCGCCTTGAGCTTGTAAATGCCCGAGGTGCCAATCGGTGGGATCAAAGCCATGTCGGCCTCCTATTACTGGCCTTGCGGCGTGGTGACCGTAGCTGGCACGTTGGACTTGGCGAGGATCAGCAGCAGCACCCGGTTGTAAGTGAGCCCCACGTAGGTGAGAGCGCCGCGCGTGACGCGGTACATGCCCTTCGGCATATCGGTCGCCGGGGTCAAGCCTTCTGCGGTGGTGATCAGCGACATCATCACCTGTGCCCATTGCTGAGTCGGGATCGACATACGACCGAAGTCGGTGGAGTCGGAACCCACGTTGATGAAGTCCGGGTAGTAATCGGTGATCCGCATCTTGCCATCGCGGTTCTCGATATTGCCCACCACACCCATCAGCAGCGACCGGTACGGAAAGCCCATCACCTGCGACACCGATTTGATCTGGTCCGCGGTGTAGCCATCAGCATAGGTCGTGAGCCAGTCGACGCACTTGGCGTTATCGGCGATCGGGCTGTAGATGCCGTAGTCGAACACGCGCTGCTCAGCGGCGTAGCTGTCCCAGAACGGCGCGAAGATAAACTCCGTGCGCTTGAAGATGTCCGGGAAGATCGTCGCCCACTCGGCGCGGCTATGCGTCGAATTCGCCAGGATGTAATTCACCAGCGCATCCCGGATGATGTCGGGGTCATTGCCGGCCGGGCCGTAGATCACCACGGTCCAGTAGACATCGAGCTTGCGCGCGGTGTTGACTGGATCGAGATACTGGTACGGATCGGTACGGGTGACCGTGGCCGGGAAACCGTTTTTAGCGGTCTCGGCACGATCCATCATTTGAGTGGGCGTGATGGCGCTAATCAGGGACTCGACGATTGAGCCCGGATTGAAGAACTGATCCAGGTTATCGAGCGGCGGCACCACGACGATTTCGTAGTCGGTGTACTGGTTCTTGAAGGCTTCCAGACCGAGCCACACCTTGTTCGTGTTGTCGGCTGCACCCGCAGTCGCATCTGACCACGAGATCCATTCCGGCACCCACCAGGCCCCGGCATTGACCATGGGACCCATATCGACGGCGTTGGCATTAAGCGTTTCTGCCTTCGTCTTGACCTGCAACAGCATTTCGTCGTAGTAGAGTTCGCCTGACGTACCCAGCGTGGCGCGAACGACGAGATCGACCAGGCCGACGGCTTGGTCAACAATTGTCTGGGACACTGCCTTTTTAACCCCATCGGTTGCGCTGCTAAAGTTCAGCAGATCATAACCATCGAGGCTGGAGTGGTGATAGACACCCAATTCCTTCGTGAACGTTTCGGCATACGTCGTCAATTCGCCGATCGGGGTCACGACTCCCGGCTCATTCGAGGCAAATGCAAACACGTTGCAAAAGCTCTTGGTTGAGTACATTGTTAGATCTCCAATTCGCTTAACGGGGAGTATTTCGAGACCAGGGGATTAGCTGGTCGAACACACAGAATTAAGGAGCTTTCATGGCTTTCATTCAGCTACTTGTTAGCCTATGGCCCTTTTTGAAAGAAATGTTTGTCGGCGAGAAAATCAAAGATACAGACGCTTCCAAAGAGCGCGCTACGGGTAAAACGCAAGACCGCAAGAAAATGCAATTTGCTTCTTCCGCCGCACGCTGGTGCGTAAACCAGATGCAGTCGTCCCGGCGGTTCCTCACCATCGTGTTGATGGTCCTGATCCTCTCCTTGTTTATCAATTACAAGGTTGTCTCGAAGTTGGCGGTGTTGACACCGCGTCAGGATGAGCAAGTGGAACCGCACACGGCACCGACGGTGGAGAAGCAGGAACGCCCCACTATCCCTCGGCCGCCGTCGGAACGCGACGCGTTGTACGAGCAGACCGTGAGGGAACTCAAAGTCCTTTACGGGAGCCGCTAACAATGATTCGCATGTCACTAAAACTCGCAGTAGGTATCCTCCTTACGGGGTGCACGATCAATACCTACCGCACAACACACTACGATCCCAAGTTCCGCACGGAGACCACAGTCACCCAGAATGTATTACTGGGCTCGATTGCCACGGAAGAGAAGAGCGAAGTCAAGCAACCGATGCCCAACCCGGCCTCAGAGCCGACGGTGGTGCGTCCGCTGGTGGTGACAGGTAACAGTCACCTCCGGCCTTCCTGCAAGCCGTACGAGCCCCCGGCAGTGCCCGACCCGATCAAGATTGATTTTGCCGATCTGGAGAAGGCGAGCAGCGCCCAGGAAATCAATGAAGTCGCGCTGGCCAACGTCAAGGCTTTGCATCAGCAGATCATGGCGATTCAGGGCCAGCAGAAAAAGAGTTACGACGAGTACGTCAAACGTTGTGTGATTCGGTGAGGGGTTTAATTACTCTAGACGACGATAGTGTGTAGAAGAAATTCTCCGCAATCGTCGTCTCCTCCCTTTAACACCAACGCACAAAAACATTATTTATGTTCGGCTACGTCTTTTACCCCGACGGTGGGTGCCATCCGCAGAACGAATACAACGGCGCCGGGATTCACGGCTACCGCTGGAATCTGGGTCTGACGGCCAAGGGCATTGGGCACAACACCCATTCGGCCACGTTTCGTGGCTATATCAGCAAGGGCGACTCATTTGAGTTTCCCAACAAGGAAGCAAAAGCAGAAGTCAACGAGAAGGACCGTGAAGCCTTTCTCGACTGGCTCTATGCAACGGGTCCGAGTGGTCCGAACTTCGAACACCGTGTGCCGATCGAACGCTACTACGACAGCTTCATTCCGCTGGAGTTTGGCGGCACCAACAACACCGCGGAGCTGAACGCCGCGATTCACTGTCTGGAGCGCATTGCTGCGGAGCCGGACTTTGATCAGTGTATGGTCATCGTGGTGCGTCAGGACAGCCGTTACGTGGTCGATGGTCACAACACGTATCTGTCGCAGTGGCTGAAGAACAACTTTACCCGTCGTGATGGTACGATGGTGAAGAACCAGGCCATCTGGGAGCGTGCTCACGCGATCTCGGAACTGATTCGCTCGAAGGGTGTGAAGATTCACTTCGAATGGGTCGAGGGTCATGGCACGTGTATCGGTAACAACTCAGCGGATGAGCTGGCCACCGCTGCCCGGATCACGTCGCGCGATGCCAAGGCTGTGGCTGCACTCGACACGACGTTCCGGCTTTCGGAAGTGACGGACTACTGGGCGTCACGTGCGGATGCGCGTCATCCGTTTCTGAGCCAGCGTTATGTCTATCTCGATATCGACCTGGCTGACAAGCCGCGCAACGAATACCTGTTGTCCACTCAAGGCAAGCAGTCGGAACTCGACGGCAAGCGCACGGCGGACGACGGCTACTCGGTGGTGCGGATTGCCCCGCAGCGTCATATCGAAAACATTGTTGCCAAGCAGGTTAGCCTGCCGCGGGACGTCGACTACAAGTTCAAGCTCGATCTCGATAACATCTACGGAGCCGCTTCGCGCTACCTGGACATGTACGGGACCGACTTCTTGCATCGGGTGGTCGACCACAAGCGCCACTTGCAGACGTTTGGCAAGGTGGTGGTAACGGTGGAATGCATGCCACCCTTCCTGGTTGATCGCGTGTTCGATAGCGTGGATATTCTGGCCGATCTCTTGGATGCCTACAAGAAGCCGGACGAACCCACGTTGATGGTAACTGACATCACGGCGTGCTTCTTTGATATCCGGGAAGAAGCCGAGAAAGTGAAGAAAGGTGAAGAGCCGCGCACCAAGACGGTGTGTGCCCTGCGCCCGGAAATCATCGTCGGTTATGCCAAGCACAAGACGACTGCCCAGTGGAAGGAATCTGGCGGCGAGGTTAAATCGTGTGATGTTACGCTGCGCCTCGGTATTGATTTGCCGGATCGCAATGCGTTGCGTAAACTGGAAGACAGGCATCCGAAGATGTGGCTGCTCACTCACACTTTGGGTGAAGGCTCTTTCATGTACGCCGTCATCATCGAAGCCGGAGATGATGTGGGGATTTGGTCTGGAGTCAATTCCAGCATTCGCGTCACAGCCAAGCCATCTAAGGCGAAAGCGACGGAATGATTCTCGCTCGGCCCTGAGTTATCTCCTTTCTTGTTTAACCGAGAAGAAGGCGTGCAGTCTATGGCGCCTCACACGGAGCAAACTAACATGGCACCAATTATTGCTCAAGGCGTCGGTAAAACGTTGCGAGCGATTTCCTCCACCCTTCTGCCTGCCCACACCAAGCGATTGGTTTTCTGGAGTTCGTTTTACAGCAAGATGTGTGGCGCGCAGAAGTTTACGAAAGAGCAGTGCGATCGCTTGAACGGCACCATGAAGTTGGCAAAAGATCGCAATGCCCTGGACCTGCCTGCCAAGCTTGGCAAATTCATCTGGCCTGAACTGGAAGAATGCACAGCAGCGGCGCGCACGGCCATCCGCGGCGAAAAGAAAGCGGAAGAAGCAGCAGCGGATTTCCTTCGCAGCATTCCGAAGTGGATGCGCTATGCATCCGATGCTTTCATGCTCAACGACTTCATGCAGCTCATGGCCACGCACCAGCGGCTTCGAGCGCCGTAAAGGCAAGACCTTACAGCAACATAAACCCCCGTACCAGCCACAAGCCGGTACGGGGTCTTTATGCTGTCGCGGTAGGTTTAGTAGCGCAGCGCCTGAATCAGCACGTCACTGGTGTGCTCCACGGCCTTCTTCACCTGGAACACCGAGTACATCAGCAGCGCATGCAGTTCGACGTCACGCGCCATCGTGAGCGTCGCGGAACTGAGGCTCTTGTAGGCTTCGGGCGAGAGATCCGCCTTACCCAGCATGGCCTGCTCACCGAGGGCTTTCAGGAGCTCCGCGGCATCGCGCGTCATCGCTTCGACTTCGATCAGCGAGACTTCGTTGGCCTGACTGATCAGCTCAGCGCCGGCGAAGGCACACTCGGTCACTTCACCCAGCGAGGCGTAGACGTCCTTGAGATTCGCCCGGTCCGTACGCGAACCCGCCTTGGTGAACTTCTCCAGCGCCTGACGGATGCCTTCGCGCTCACGTTCCATGCCCGAGGTCGCGGTCGACAGATCCTGCGTCGAATTGCGGCTGTTCTTGTCGGTAATCAGCGCCGAGACCAGCTGGTTGAAACGCGTCATGCGTTGCTGGATGCTGTTGGTGAAATTGAGCGCCATGCCCAGCACGCCCAAGTATTCCTTGAAGTTGCCAGCGAAGCCTTGCGGCACAAAAACGCTCAGACGACCCACTTCCAGATAGTTCGCATCCTTCAGTGCCTTGTTGAGCACGGTGAGGTTGATCGACATTGGACGCAAATCATACTTGTCGCCCTTATATGTCGACAGCACTTCGCCAAAGGCGTGAGCCAGATTGGGAATGATGTCAGCGGCGCGGTTAGCAACAGCGCGCAGCGAAAAGGCTTCCAGAGCAACAGTGGTGTTCAGCGCTTCCAGCGCCAGCAGCCCTGTGGGTTCTTCGATGTGAAGATTCTTCATGAGTGATCCCTTGGATTGAAAAGGAGGCGCTTGCGCGGCAGCACAAGACACGGGTATTCGGTGTCAAATCATTATGCCCAGGGGCGTGATTCTGTCACAAAATACTGTCGACTAAATCTAATGACCGGGAAAGCCTTTCCCTTCCGAATTCTCCATCGTCTCCCATCTACAATGACAACTGCAAATTTCTCGGCACCTTTGATGCCGGGCCTGACTCAAGCGCCGAACGTGAAAGTCATGGTTAATATCGGCGCTTTGCTGGACATTCCCACCGGCAAGTATTTGCTCGGCAAACATGGGGAGTCGATTCTGAATGGCGGTCTGGGCTTTCTCACGGGCGTCGTCGGTATTGGTAACAACTTCAAATCCACCGTGATGCACTACATGGGCGTCACGATGGTGGCGCGCATGGGTCAGGGCACGGGCCTTTCCACCTACGACACCGAAATCAACATCCACGAGTGGCATCTGGAGCGCATGGTGTTGCGCAACGAACTCTTCGGCGGCGAGAACATCATCGAGTCGGGCCGCTGGCAGATCACGGACAAGACCGTCTATCACGGTGACCAGTGGTACGACAACGTCAAGGAGTTCATGAACCTGAAGATCAAGGAAAAGGTCAAGTACTCCATCACGACGCCTTTCCTCGATCGCGACGGCAAGCCGCTCAAGATCTTGCAGCCCACCGGACTCGAAGTCGATTCGATGTCGGAATTCGTCACGCAGGACGTGATCAAGATGCAGGACGAGAACTCGCTCGGTGAATCGGGTGCGAACACCGTCTCGATGCGTCAGGGTCTGCAGAAGAACCGCTTCCTGATGGAAGTGCCGGCGTTGTCGGGTGGCTCGTACACCTACGTGATGATGACCGCGCACATCGGTAGCGAATTCTCGATGGACCCGCGCAATCCGCCGCCCAAGAAGCTGCAACACTTGAAGGGTGGGGTGAAGCTGAAGGGCGTTCCCGAGAAGTTCACCTTTGTGATGAACAACTGCTGGCACTGCTACAACGCAGCCCCGCTCGTGAACCAGTCGACCAAGGCACCGGAATATCCGCGTGACTCCGACGATGACCTCACGGGCGACACCGACCTGAACGAAGTGACCGTGCGTCAGTTGCGTTCGAAGTCGGGTCCGTCTGGCATGGCCGTCAAGCTGATTGTCTCGCAACAGGAAGGCGTGCTGCCGGCCTTGACCGAATTCCACTTCATCAAGGAAGAAAAGCGCTGGGGCCTGGGTGGCAACGTGCAGAACTACTTCCTGGAATTCTGCCCGGATATCGCACTGTCCCGGACCGCCGTGCGTCGCAAGATCGATGCGCATCCGGAACTGCGCCGCGCACTGAACCTCGCTTCGGAAATGTTGCAGATCACGTATCTGTGGCACGACATTTCGCCCGAGTACCTCTGCACACCGAAGGAACTCTACGACGATCTGATCAAGATGGGCTATGACTGGAAGGTCCTGCTCGATACGCGTAGCTGGTGGGCGCCGGAAGGCGTGCACGACGAGATCAAGTTCCTCTCGACGATGGACTTCCTGCGCATGCGTACCGGCGAGTACATCCCTTACTGGTTCACCGCCGATCAGAAGACCAAGATCGATCTGTCGAAGGCGCAACCGAAGCCGCAAAGCAAATTTTAAACCACGTGCGGGGGAGTCCATCACTCTCCCGTACTTTTTCATCCATCAAAAACCATCATGCAAGAAGCCAACCAACAAGTCACCGACGTCGAATTCACTGAAACGCCGAAGGCTGTCGCGCCCGCTGCACCGGAACCGTTCCAGCCGGCGGTGTTTCTCACCAAGGCACTGATCGAAGCCGGCTACCCGGAACCGACCGCGTGGATGAAGGACATCGATCCGCTCGTCGAAACGCATGAAGACGAAAAGCAACGCATCTTCTTCGCCAACCGCGCGCTGCGTCTGTACCTCGCTGAAATCGAAGGCCGGGAAAACATCTCGCCGCGTATGCTGCTTGCCGACGGCATCGACGGGGTCAAGTGGGCGGCCCTGATGACGCAGGGTGTGGTGCCGTGGCTCATGAATCAATTCGACGAAAAGACCGGCAAGCGTAAGAAGGAAGAGGTCGTCGGTCTCGACGCAGCCGCGGCGGGTACGGCGGACCAGACTGCGATCAATGGTCAGCTGGTCGAATCGACCGACGAAGCGGCAGCGGTGCACACGCCCGCCGACGACACCGGTGACGGTGCGGACGACGCGCGTCCGAGCAGCAGCGAGGCCTGATCGTACATGGACCTCCTCGACTACCCAGTGCGAATCTGTGTAGCCGGAAGTAGGTCTTGGCATAACGCATACCTGTTCGACATCTGCCTGAGAGCGTTTCTCTCTTGGGCGGGTGCCGGACAGAAGTATGCGTTAATTTCCGGCGACGCCTGGAGAGGCCCTGATCGTTTAGCGATTGAATGGGCGGAAGAACATAGTGTGTCATGCTTTACTTTCCCTGCTGATTGGGATGGATTAGGTAAGGCTGCAGGACATATCCGTAATGCCGAGATGCGCAAAGTCCTCACCCACCTGCTGGTGTTCTGGGACGGCGAGTCATGCGGCACCAAGGAGATGATCGAAAACACACGCAAACTGGGCGTTCATGTCTCGCTGGTTCTGGTCAAGCCGGATCAGTGGTGGCTAGAGCGTGAAGCACGCCGCAAGGCCCAGTTCTCCGCTAACCGATTCAAGGCTAGACATCATGAGTGGAAACCGCAAGGCAGCTGAGAAGGAATTGATCGAGTGCATCGAGGCGATTCTTCCCGGCAGCGAGAATACCAAGATTTACCAGGACATCTTCAAGGTCATGCAGGACAGTGAGTTCGAGCGCTGGATTGAAGAACTGGAAAGCGGCGAGCGCTACCTCGCCGTGATCGTGCCCGAGCTGGGCGCGGTGACGCTGGACGTGGAACGGAATCTGAATGTGGCTGACCAATGGGGTCACAAGTTCCTGGAACGCGTCTGGATGGACCCGCAGAACGGCTCACCTGCCTACCTCTCCAACGATGAATACCTGGTCGTTGATCTGCCGCTCAAGCGTCAGGCTCAGTTCCTGATCAAGAAGATCTCGATTCCGGAGGACAACCGCTCGATCGATACCTTTACGGGTCAGCCGACGGGTAAATCCAAGGGCTCGAAGATCTCCTGGCCGGAACTGCAGATCCTGGCCGCGCTCGGCGGCTTTGACAACACGATCCAGGAGTTCTTCAAATTCCGTGGCGGTGACCTGCAAGGGTTTAACGCCATGAACAACATGATCTCCAACACCGGCGGGGTCTCGCTACACGCGATCGATCAGCTGGGCACCAAGGTCAAGGCAGTCCAGTCGCTCTCGACGCTACTGACCTCGATGCACATTTCGAATTCTGGAATCTGACGAGGTTGCATTTCATCAATAACCTGGCAATACTTAGATACGGGCATTTAAATGTCAACACCTGCGCAAGAAAGTTTCACTGTGAACGCGCCTTTACAGCCGGAAGAGCGTAAAAACACGCTGCTGCATCCGAGCCTCACCTCGGCCCTTCGGCCACAGGCGCCGGAGAACATGACCATCGCGCTGTCGATGCGTCAGAACTATGCGATGGCGGCCGAACAGATGTTCGTGCATGCCTTGAATCGCACGGTGTGGCAGTATCGTGATCACTACCAGGCGGTGGAGATCATGGTGGACCAGATCCGCAATACGGCGCTTGAATCCATGGCTACTACCGTGGGACTTGCGCAGGTCTCCGATATCGTGTTCAAGAACGAAGCGATGCGCGAGTTTCTCTTCACGATCCAGATGCAGTTCTTCTCCCAGTTCAGTGAGTTCAATGAGCAGTGGACAGCGATGATCACCAATCTGGCGACCTCACTGTCGGGCGCACCGCTCATGCCTACGATTGACGGGAGCAAGAACCTGGCACCGAGTCTGGTGGACGCCGCGCCGGAGGAAAACAAAGACCTCACGCCGGACGTGCTGACGATGCGTCGCTTCAGTGCCGAAGAGATGACCGACTGGTTGCTTTCCAACAACTGGCTCATCATGTTTATTTTCGTTTCTCTCTGGGGTAGGATTTACACCTATGACGAACTCCGCGCCATCAACAGTCGCGTTCAAGCCGCCGCCCGACGCTAATATCATCGGCGAAACCAACGACAAGCAGGCCGATGCGGATAACATCTATCTGGATCTGGACACGATCCTCGATACCCGGATGGGCACCCTCGCTGGGATGAGTGATGATCTGGCGGTGCAGGCCTTGCAGTCGGGTCGCTACCACAAGCGCATGGTCGATGAATTCGACGGTGTCAACAAGGACGTGTTCAAGGCCGCGTACGAGCAGCGCAATCTGGATACGCTCAAGCGCTCGGTGCTCACGAATATGGTCTTCTTTATGCGCCGTCTGATCAAGGACAGCCTGATGGAGGCCGTGATCCAGCAGAAGGTGGAGAAGATGTGCTTCACGATTAACGTGTGGCCGTACGACTTCTCGGATGACGGGCTGGTGGATATGCTGATCGCCTGTATCCGTTTTCACACCTACTCGACGTCGTCGGTGCAGATCGTTTCGATTCCGCCGGAAGAGCTCACTCCTGAATACTGCGTGAAGAACTACCAGATCATGATCCGCTACAACTGGATCGAGTGGGTCGATGCCCACAAGGCGTTCTTCGAGCAACGGGGTATTCCGACGGTTGCGGTGGTGGTGCCCGAGATCTTCGTCAAGGTGCCGACTCAGGATGAAATCGACCAGCTCGGGCTCCTGAAGCAAAGTCCGTTCAAGATGACCGAGCAGGCGTGTGCGTCGTTGTTCCGCTTGAAGCACATGCCGATCTCGCTCTTCTCGATTCACGAAGCGATCACCCAGGATTCAGCCGCGGAGATGGTGCGGCGGGTCGAAGTGACCGAGACGGACATAAAGGAGTTTCTCGACAAGCACCACCCGAAGGCGGAACTTGTGCGAGAAAACCCGTTGCCGGATGTGGATTTGAATGAAGCGTACGAACTGCTTTAAGGCGTGCCGTCGTCTTCGTCTTCGTCGGCTTCCGCGTGCTTGACATCTTTACCGATCGTGTCGATGTCTCTGCCCTGTGACCTGACAAAGGACGCATAGTCAAGCTGGGGCGGGGCAACATCCATCTCTCCCGGCATGGCCTGCGCATCCGTGATTTCACGGGGCACCACGCGTGCCTCGACGTCTACGGTGTCAGGGTCGTCGCCCGGGGCGAGCTGGAAGGCCTTGTTCTTGTCGATACTGCGCAAGAGCTCGGCCACCACAGCGGCGGTGTTATCATTGTTACGTTGTTCCTGGGCAAGTCGCTTGTTGCCCATGGCCTGGCTATCCAGACCGTTTAACATATTGGTCAGGAGATTGGCCTGTCCGTTATCGACAGGCATGCCTTGGGTTTCGGTGTTGCTGGTGATCTTCTGGATCACCTTCACCCGAATCCCCCGGGTATAAGCCAGGACATCGTCGTCATTCATTGGGGGCAATTGCCCCTCTTGTGCCGCAGTGGGTTGAGATTGTGGTTCACTCATGTTCGCCTCGAACTGAATAATTTGCTAGACACATATTACCAAGATGAGGACAGGTCCACCTGTCGTCCTGTGTAATCTTTTCAAATAATAGCTTTCAATGCGCCATGACTGTCAATACCCAGTTTCCTATCGCCAAAGAGTATGTCAGAGCTTTTCCCCATGATGACGGGGAGAAAGTGCTGAACGTGATCATCTACCCGATGCTCTGTTTTCGCGTGCCGCAGGAAGCTCTGCAGAGCGTGATCAAGCAGACCGTGGCCGAAGCCAATAAGCGTTTTGATGACACCCGACCGGAATACATGCGGTCGCTCGTCAATCACAGCGTGAATAAGGCGTTTGCCCGGCTGAATGCGGAAGGGGTGCTGGTCGAAGCTGACGACGATCAGAAACTCAGCTCCAGCGAGTATCTGCAAGTGCTGGACAATTCTGCGATGGTCGGGACGTGCGACGGGTATATCGTGTTTAATCCGGCGAGCATGCCGCCTACTCCCTCGGAGCATCTGCACTGAAAGCTAGAAAATACCGCTGAAGATTATCGTTTGCATATCACTGATATGTAGATGATCTCTCTCATCCTCTCTCCTCTCTCGGGCTAACCCAAAATGCTTAAGACTCTTTTGCGCGGCTTGATGCAAAACAAAAGTCGCGATGACGAACAGGCCAAGATCGAGAATCTCTCCAAGCACGAGCAAGCACGCGTGCTGGTCGAGCAAGTCGCGATCAAGATTGACAATCGGATGCCGTTTAATCCGGTGCGCGCTTCAGGTGTGTACCTGCAGTGCGTGAATACAGACGTACTCGGTTTTACCGAACGCATCAACGAGTATGCCAACCGGCTGGAACTGGGTGATGGCCTCACACCCAAGGACTGCTATGCGGAAGTGAAGGAAGTGACTCTCGACCGGTTCTTTACCGATAGCGAGGGCATGTACATTCCGCTGGAAGAGTTTGACAATTTCGTCACCGGCTGTCGGCGCTTGTTCTCGGCCATGGAACGTGGTCAGGAACGCGGCATTCAGGGCATCGAGTATTCGATCCGTCTGATGGGGAAGTGTTTCACCAGCATCCAGAACGTCTGCAAGGCGGTGGAGACGGCGAGTCATTGACTCTTAACTAGATACGGGGAGTAGACCGTATCCAAATAATCACATGCTTTTCCCGAAAAGGAATCGAGCTATGGAAACGAAGCAACGCTCAAGCGCCGTCCGGATTATCCCGGGCATGCCGCTGAGCGACAAGCAAATAACACAGGGATTTCGCATCTCTGGCGGCATCGAGGGTGTTCTTACACGCCTCTTTAATACCATCTGTCTGGACGTGACTGGTGGTCGAGGGATCTCGCCGATCCAGTGGAACAAGCTGATGATCGACTATATCCGCAAGGTGGTCGAGAGTAACACCACGATGGATCGCTCCAGCATTCGTGGGAACGTGAACAAGGAACTGCGTCGACCCTCCATGACGTGGAATGTCCTGGTGCAAAAGGGTCTGAAGTTCCTGAAGTTCGAAGCCTTCACGGTGAGCGTGTATGGCGAGTTGCTGGATGGTCGGGAGTTTCATGCGCATACCAGCGTGAGCTTTGTGCCCAACAGCAAGTTCGAGCATCTGTTCCCCAAAGAGTTGCCGATGGGTGCGGCGGTGCATCGCAACGATAGCAAGGGCAGGCGTGCGTCGCAGCGCACGTACAGCAGCGGTGCCAGCGGGGTCCTGGCGCGCCTGTTCAATCTCATCTGTCTGAATATCACGGATGGGAAAGGGTTCTCACAGATCCAGTGGAACCAGATGTTGACCACCTTCATCGATGTGACTGAAGGTCAGTTGACGGCGGAGAAGCGGCAAAGTGTGCGCGGTAATCTGAACAAGGAGTTTCGCCTCTCCAAGATGACGTGGAAGGTCTTCTGCAAAGCGTTACGCTTTTTGCAGGTGGCCAATTTTACTATCCACCTCACCGCATATCGGGAAGATGGTTCGATTTGCGAGTGCGAAACGCCCGTCAACTTTGCTCACCGCAAATGACGCATCCACAGAGACACACAGCTATGAATCGCAAAGACGTCGCAACCCAGTCCAAGTATCACCACGGCCAGAATAGCATTCTTGGCTTCTCCTCCGATAAGGATGGGGTGGATCACATCAACATCCACTCGGTGGGGAAAACGGAACTCGGCCGCCTCCTGTCGCATTTTGCACATGCTCCGTTCACGCACCCGTACTTCGGACCTTTCTATTCTATGGAAGGTTTATGGTATTGGGCGCGCTCGGGCTTCACCGAAGACCGGCTGCGTTATCTGAGCGGCTTTCGGGCGAAGCAAGTGGGACGGACGTTGGGGTACAAGTGGTACGCGGAGTTTAAGCAGGACATCATCGCGGCCAACTACCAGAAGATCATTCAGCACGACCGGATTCTGGAGTTAGTCCTGGAGTCCGAGCTGCCGTTTGATCACTACTACACGTTTGGCCCCAACAGCGTGCATGTAACTCCCAAGGAAGCCGATTGGCTCGTCCAGGGATTCGAGGATATTCGGACCGCACTCAAGGAAGGGGTTATTCCTTCCGTGTGGCTCGACGCCGAGAAGCGTTACCTGAAGAAGTAACCCACCGCTACCCCTTAAGCCCTGCCTGTCTCCCTGCCTTTTATGGCGGCGGAGGCGGGCAGGGCTTTTAACTCCGCTATTTCTTTTTTGTTTTCTCAAGGTGGATTATGGATCTCCCATCGCTTCCGTCGTTTGGTATTCCGAATCTCCCCACGCCGAATATTCCGGTAATCCCGACACTGGCTCAAGGCACGTTCTCGGGAGGGGCGAGTGACGATGTGGCTACGGCCGACGTGTACAAGATCACCAGTGCGATTGACGGCGCACAGGACGCGGTGATCACGTCTATCCAGGACCTGGAGCTTGAAATCAATGCGAAGCTCCTGGATGTAAAACTGGCGGCCGGTGACGCCGCCGACTTCCTGAAGAAGGTTGGTCAGGATCTGCAGTTTGACGCGAAGACGCTCACGGACCGCTTACTCGGCACCAACAGCGAATTCCGGGACATGTACAATGGCCTGAACGACAAGCTCAAGCAAGGCGCGATGCTCAAGACGTACGCGCAGAAGAAAGCGGCGTCGCTGGTCTGTACCATCAACGACACCAAGTCGCTGGTGAATTCGGCCAAGATTAACGATATCCGCTCGCTCGGTAACTTCATCAACAAGTACACCGGCACCAAGATCTTCTCCGGCCAGGACAAGGGCGCCATCTCGGGCCTGCTGGGCTCGGTGATTACCACCGCGTCGGACCTGGGTATCTCGGGGGCGTTCAAGTCGATTGCCGATACGATCACCGACAATGGTATTCTGGGACGGGTGACCCGTGCCGTCTTACCGATTGCCTTGCGCAACAGCGACACCAAGATGCTGCGGGATCTGGCAAGCTCCAACGCGGGTAAGCTGATCAATGTGTTCTCACCGGGTTTCACGCAAAGCTTCTCCAAGGCTTTCGTGTATCGGGGCGATCGGGGCCAGACCCTCACTAGTTTCGAAGACATCTTCCATTCTTTCGAGAATGTGGATTCGACCTGGGACTTGCTGCAACGTGGCGGGGATGGGAACTCGGCGGTGAACCTGCTGGCCCTGATGGGGGGCTCGAATGACTTCTCCAACCTGTTGATGACGGGGGTGCGGTACTGGGCGACCGAACAGTCGAAAGGCAATACCCCTCCGGTGCGTGTACAGGGCGTCTACGGGCTTGCTTCAGTGTACCGTGAGGTGACGGTAGGGGAAGCGATCAAACGGGACTTCCCGGCTGTGGCGCTGTTGAGTCAGTACAATGATCAGCTGCCCAAACAGGACGGCAACACCGCAGGCTCGCGGTCGCTGAACAATAACAACACCATTGACCCGCGTCTGGTCAAGGGCTCGTTGGCAGCTCTCCTCGGTCTCTAAGGACTTAGGCGGCATAAAAGGGAGAGGAGCCGCAAGGCCCCTCTCTTCTTTTTTTTTTGCCGTCGCAACACTTTAACGGTTTGCGACACCCTGGAAGAATACCGAGAACAACCGTACCGGTGCCATGTCACCCAACGCATTCATCGCGTGCGGGACACTGAACCAGGAGTCCCGATTCTTCAGGTACTTGGTGACGCCCAGCTTCAGACGTTCACCGACATAGATCTGCTCAGCGAGCGAGAGCGACGTAAGGGTGGCCATGTAGTCGTGGTACAACGACTCGTTATCGAAGATCGAGGATACCGATAAAGATGTAATCGGATTGAACGACTTCGCAATGGGCATGTGCAGGATGTTACTCAACTCTGTCACACCGAACGAGACTTCGACCTGCATGGGCTCACCGATCTTGTTAAAGGCCAGGTTACCCCCACCACGCGTGACGGAGAGATCGGTAATCATTCCCAGACGTGTCTGTGCACGACCCCGGTCATACAGCTGACAGAGGAAGGGCGAGGTGAACGCATGCGGGCCTGCTGAGAGCGGTAGTGCGCCTGCCAACAGCATCGAGAACGGCAGCCAGATATTCACAAAGCGGGAATAACGGTTACCATACGGCGACACCAGTTTGATCCGGTAGTTCATGCGCGGCATGTTGGAGCTGGAATTACTCCAGAACTTCGGGATGTCCGCAAAGGCATTGCCACCCAGCGCAGCAATCCCGTCAATGCCCAGGGAGCTAGCCGCTCCCATCGCCATGTCTTGCACGCTCCCCAACACACCCTGCACGAATGAACCCGCAATGCCGCCACCGATGTTACCGTCGGCTGCCGAGAAGCGGGTTTGACGGGCCGAGCCGGAGATTGAGTTAATCTTCGAGGAGATTTCCGATTCCCCGACTGTGTTCGAAAACGATTCGTCAGCGGTGCCGGTATTCTCCACCCGGAACGACACGTACTGCGCGCCGTCATCGAGCTCAGCCACCAGGAACTTATACCAGGCATCCTGATCCGAGTCACTGGCTTCCGAGATGGACTTTTCTGTCAACAGATCCGTTGTCCCCGCTGGTGCGGCAGCGTCTCCTGAAGCCGGTGTCGTGGCGGCACCGGCAGCGGGTGTGGTAGAGCTGTTGGTGTCGAGCTGCAGCTTGTCGCCCTTCTTGCCATCGCCTGTGCCTGCAAAGGCACCCGGTGACCCCCCACCCGTCCAGCGATCCATGTAAGCCTTAAAGTCGGACTTGGGACGGCGCAGCTCATCACGATTAATCGAATCCGTCACCTGCTGAATCAGGGCCTGACCTTCATCCGTCACAGTCGCCGAGAAATCATCCGGCACACTGCGGGCCTTGTAATAGGCTTCGAGCGTCTTGAAGGCCGCGCGTTGAATCCGGGTATAGCGCGTCGCCACCGCATACACGTTGATGCCATTGCCCTGACCGGTGTTTTCGTCATAACTGTCAATCACGTCGTACAGGTACGAGTTGATCGTGGCCGTATCGTCCGCACTCAGCTGCGAGCCGCGGTTGTCGCCCTGGGTACGCTGCGGGTCACCGAAAGAGCGCGAGACCAGCTGCGTCTTCACAGCGATATCATTAGCCACGCCCGTGACGACGTTCCAGTAGGTCGCCATCGAGGGCTTGAAAAAGTAATACTTGGATGACGGTTGTTGCATGGCGCTCTTGATGAACGCCGAACCCAGCGAGTACAGCACCAGCCAGGGCGAGAGAAAACCCGCCACAAAGCCGATTGCCTGACCCGCGGTATAGAAGATGGACGGTGAACGACCGGTACGCGCCACGGTGGCTGCGTTGTGGTCATAGAAGCCACGATAGAAGGTGGTGAGCGAATTGAACTGCGGCACCCCGAAGGTCATCGTGATCACGCGCTTATTATCGTCGATGGCTTCTGAGTAATAACGGCCCATGCCGTTGCTGTTACGGTACAACCCACGAATGCGCGGATCAGCGTAACGGGTAAATTGAGGGGCAGGATTGATCACCAAGTTGCCACCCAGGCGGGTGTCGGAAAACTTGAAGTCAGCCGTGGTAAAGAACCGGGCGCGGACTTTCATGTCCTCACTGGTCGGATCACCACTTGACGTGGTTTGCGTGCCATGCATGATCATGAACGACTGGCGCAGCCAATCATGGTCAGTCAGCCGCTTGTAAAGATTTTCAGCCATAGTCGTAAATGGAAAGAAGGAAGAAGACTCAAAAAATAAAGGAGACGGCAGGGCTACCCCCACCGTCTCCCTAAGCGCTTAGAGTCTTTACATCGTGGAACGACGCTGCGGCACCGGGACATTGACGTCCGACACCGGTTTGACCTTACGGTTCTCCAGCTTCATCTTGTCGTCCGACGGAGCAGCGTTACCACCCCCGCCCTGCACGACTGCCAGAATCTGCTTGAGCACCGAGAGACTACCCGTTTGCACGTCCAGGCTCTTCAACAAAGTATTCACCATGTTGTCCAGCTTGGGCGCCACCGCATCCGACATCGCGGCATCCCGACCCTGCATGTCTGCCTGAGTCGGTGCACCCGGATTGATCCCTGTCACCGTCGAGTTGTAGCGCGGCAAGTCCGAAGACGCAGCCGGTGCAACCCCCGCATTACCACGCGGACCCTGCGGCGTAAACGATGCGCTCCCCGCTTGCGGAGTAGCAGGCGTCGCCGCGGTCGACGGGTTCGAACCTCGCACCGGATCGAAGCTGACACCCGACTTGGCGTCGCCCGTACCTAGCCCGCCCTTACCCGGACGGATGACCAGCGTAAAGTCCTGATCCTGCATCTTGTCGTAGAAGAGTTTCATGGCGGCTTTCGACGCCGTGATCACCTTCTGGTTGCCCTGTCGGCCGCGATCCATCCCCAGCAAGATACAACCCTTGCTGTCGGCCTTCATGCCCTTGTCCACCGAACCAGCTGCGTTACCCGCATGGATCAGAATGGCGGAGCGCCCCTGTACCCCCTGAACTTCATAGGCGGCACCGAAGTGTTCAGACGGACGCTTCTTACACTTATAGCTACCCGGCGGAATGCACGACTTTTGAGGGTCGTTGTTCATCCACGGCAACTCCAGCGTATTCAGCGTTGTCCCATCAGGCAAGCGCAACGTGCCGTACGTGCCATCATCTTCGGAAGCTTCCCGTTGAAGAATGAGCTCATACTTCGCGTTGGGGTTCTTGACAATTGCCGGACCCGTCCCCATGGTGGCGGACTTGCCGTCTTCCATCACCACCGGCGTGCTCAGACTGGCCGAGCCCGCAGTCGGTGTACCGTTTGCCGAGGTGGTGGGTTGGAATCCCCCACTGCCCCGCGGTGCCGGTCCGGTTTGAGCCGTCTGCTCTGCCGCCCCAGCTGCGGGCGGAGAAGCTGCCGTACTCCCACTGGTACTGCTGGGTGCACCGGTCGTCTGACCTGAGTCACTGCCTCTCATGTCAGACTCAGCGATGTTAAACTGAGCCGGTTTCTTGGCGACCATATTGGCGAGCTTGCTGTAGATTTCTTTTACCGACAGCGCACGAGCGCCGTCGTAGAAGATATTCTTGTTCGCTCTCGCTGCCTTCGGGAACAACTCAGCAGCAATCGCAGCATCAGGAGCCTTCAAGAAATCCTTAGCACCTTGCGGGCCCAGGAAGTGCGACAGATACAGGTCGGTCATCGTGGGTGCGCGACCAATACTCTTTTGAAGTTGCGACGCGTTGTCCTTCAGATACATGGCCGTCATCAACGCGTTTGCACGCGGGTCATTCTGCGCTGTACCGTTCGGGATGCCAAACTTCCTGCCGTAGCTTTGCAGCGTACTGAGCCAGGTGGAGTCGATAAACTGACCAAACCCCTTAGCCGAGGACGTCCCCGCGCCCGCATCGGGATCAAACCCCGACTCGATCGCAATCGTGGTGATCAGCGCCTTCGGATCGATACCCGCCATCTTTGCAGCGGCGATGATGAGATCCTTATTCGCAGCCCACCCCTTGCCGTTAGACTTCGGCAGCGCAGCGTAGTTACCGCCGCCCTCCCCGGACATCTTCACCGGGTCGCCCATGCCCGACATCGGCTTGGCGTCTTTGTCCAGCACCGTCTCGCCATTCGCCTGCGTCGCCGCGTTGTGACCGCCGAAGACGGAATCCTTACCAGCCTTGAGTGCACCGATAAAGCCATCGGACTTGTAGCCGTCCTGGAGTGACTTGAGCAGCCCCTTACTGGCAGCCCCGCTCGAATCTACCTTGGTGTTGGCCGAGACTTCTCCCAGCCGGACTTTGTCAGCCAGCAGACGAAGCGCTTCGAGGTTGCTTGCCGTCGAGTCTGCGTCCGTGTTCATCTCGAAGTCTGCGTCCGAGAACGGGTTCGACGAGATGTTCCAGATCGAAGTACGGGACCCGCTTGCGTCCATGCCCTGCGCACCGATAATCGCGCGCGCGGTGGTGAGCTGATCGGCGATCTTAAACGCATCGCTCGCCTCCATCAACTTGGTCTTACCGGTCTTCTTGCGCATCGCCCCTGCCCAAAGCAGGAACACTGGCAGGAAACGACCGTTGAACCACACCTTCCAACGCTGGGCATGTTCACCCGTCATGTTGGGCACGCCGAATACATCGGCGGCAGCCTTCATCACTTGGTTGGTGTCCATGGTCAGCTTGGGATTGTCACCGTCGTCCGTGAGGTGATCCCCCATGAACAATTCCAACGCCCCCAGCATGCGCACCTTATCCGCCGACATGTATTTCAGACCGTAGGCCTTGTAGCGGATACTGGCCAATGCATCCAGACGGTTCTTCTCCGTATGCACCAGCGACGGCGGCAAAGCCACGGCCACGCTCACCGTGATATCGCCCTTCTTGATCTTCTCGGTGAGATCGCCCACGTCCATGCCAGTGACATCGATTGATTTACCGTCTTTGTCTTTGGCCTCGTAGCGACCGGAGTCCTTCAGAGCCAGTGCTGCCAGCCCTGCCGCACTCCGAGTGGTAGGTGCGCCGTCCTGCTGCTCTGCCTTGGCCTTCTCACCCCCGTCCGACTCACGCTCCTTCTCCAGATCCATGCGCATCGAATCCAGCATACCCTTGACGCCGTCGTAGTCGTAGGCAAGGTGCAACTGGTTCATGTTCCAGCCGACCATGTGCGAATAGGCGTCGACGTTCTTCTCCACAGCCGAAGTCGCTACCTGCAGCTTCTCCTTGCCGGGGATCGCGTCTTCGATCTTGGCGATCTTGCCATCCGGTGCGCGCTTACGCATCTCCTGCATCCACGTGCGATACACCGGCACGAAGCGCCGGCGATACCACATATTGAACAGTTCCATGTCCTTCTGGGCATGAATATCAAACGACTCGGCGATACCTTTGAGATCGAGCTTCTTCTCATCCAGGTACATGTTGCCATCTTCCTTGATGGTGACCAAAGGCTCCAGCGTCTGTTCGAGCTGAAAGATCTTGGCCATCGAGTCAGAGTCATCCGACGAGAAACCGTACTGCGCGAGCCGCAGCTTGGAGAGATTGGTGAGCTTGGTCTTCTTCATGTACTTATAGGCTGCGTAGCCCATCAAGCCGACCCCACCCACCACGGCAGCAGCACCGAGGGCTGGCAACAGGAAGGGCGAGGCCAAGACCGTCGCCAACCCACCGCCGAGCGCACTCAGCGTCCCGCCTACCCCCAGGCCTGACACGGCCAGCCCGCCTACGCCCATTGCTGCATCTCCGGCAGCAGCACCGTAGTTGCCCTGGCTCAGGTTGTTGACCATGCTGTACGCGGACATCGCCGTACCTGCCAGGCCCAGACCGCGACCCAGCATGCCTGCGTTGCGACCCAGGAAACCAATCCCCTTGGCAGCGCCGCCGACGATGTCAGTATTGAACATACCCCAGCGTGCCAGCTTAGCGAGCTTCGAACCACCGGTTGCCCAGCGACCCAGCCCCCCTACCCCGCGCAAGCCTGCGCCGCCCACTGCACCGGCACCCCGCAAGGCTGCGGAACCTACCCCGCCAGCGACCCCACCCGCCGCACGCACCCCGCGCGTGTTGAACATGCCGGCACGGGCGAAGCGACCCAGACGACCACCACGACCCGCCAGACGGCGCAGGAAACCAGGTTTGGCCTTGGCTGCCTTCATCCGTTTCAGGCGCTTCAGGGCGGCTTTACGCCGTGCCTTGGAGCCTTTGTCACCACGACCCGAACCGTTACCGCGTACGTCGTCGTAGATGTCTGCCGCGTCATGGACTTCATCCAGCAGGGACTCATGATCTTCGTGGTCTTCGTGCTCTTCCTCGTCCTTCTTTTTCTTGCCGAACAAGCCACCGATGCTGGCGATCAGTTTGCTCATCACGCCATTCTTACCACCCCCGCCGGCTGCTGCTTCTTCGTGCTCTTTCTCTTCCTTCTCCTTGGCCTTGTGACGGTGCTGATCTTCCAGCGAACCATCTCGAACCCCATCGCCATCCGAGTCACCCCGGACCTTCTTGCCCGGCATGCGCGCATCGAGGAGGTCACGGATTTCTTCGAGCAGGGTCACCGTCTTTTTAGAGTTGGTGATCATGTCCGCGAAGGGCGTGAAGAAGTTCTTGAAATACTCGCTGGCATTGCCGAGGCCCTTACCGATGGCCCCGAAGATTCCAGCGGTGGCATTCTTCAATTGCTCCCACACAGCTTGCGCCTTGCGGAAGGTCTTGATTGGCCAACGCACGCCACCCACCGGGTCACCCTGAACGTCACACAGTCCGACTTTCAGGTGATCCTCACTGACCACGATGTTACCCTTGGAGTCCCGAACCGGTCCATCGATAAAGCGGGGGTGAGTCAACACCTTGTCCGTTTTCACCGAGTAGTATTCGTTGAACTTCATCAGGTTGGCGTACAACAGCGGACGCTTCATGTCGTTCTTGACATACACGTCGTACGGAGGCAGCATATTGCGCACACGCTCTACACCACCCATCACCAGGTTCTTCAGGGCCGCAACCTTACCCGGCATCCAGTTCGCCAGGCGGTGATAGGAGTCCGCGACCTTGTTCTTCAGATTGCCAAAGAGATCCCGGACTTTCTTGTTGATGCTACCCGTGATATACGAGTCGTAAAACTCATCGAGCGTAATCACCAGGTTGCCGGACGAATCCACCACGTCACCCGTGATTTCATCGAGCGAGGTAATGATCCGGCCGGTGGCCTTGTCACGATATTCGCCAGCTTTGAGCAGCTGCGCACGCAGGCGCGGGAAGACTTCTCCCGAGACCACCACGTCACCGTAGTAGTCTTTAAGACGCCCAGCCGTGTTACCGGCCAAGTTCTTGCCCTTGCCCCAGACGTCGCCCACTCGCTGCCCGACCTTCGGGGCATACTTCGACCAGATACCGTGCGCCTTGCTGGCCGCCCGCTTACCTGCATCCTTGGCCCGCGAGGCCTGCTCACCGCCCACCCCCTTGATGTGATCCCAGAGTGAGGTGTAAGCCCGCGGAGCCGGTTGCATCGGACCCACAAAACCACCTGTCCCACCGCCCAGGGAGCTACTGCCTACTGAGCCCACGCCACCCGTTGCAATGATCTGCAGCTGCTGCAGCATCGCGCCGAGCACCGCATGGTTGGAGTCCGTAGCGTGCATGTACTTCGCATCCAGCCCTTCGAGCAGGTCGGCGATACTCTGCACGTTCTTCTCTACCGTACTGCCAGCGGCCTGTCGGCTATTCAGCGCATCGGTCAAGGCCTTCAGATCGGCGGAGACGTCCTGCGACGCATGGGTCCCAGCCGGTGCAGCCAGGCTAGACAGACCACCCGGCTGAGTCGCGCGCTTACGGAACTTGCCCGGCTGGTTACTGCGCAGACCGCGCAAGCTCGCACCACCGCCGGCCGGCGCCGGAGCACCTGCGGCGCCACTGTTATCCGGGTTCATCAACCAGTCAGAATAGAGTTCCCGGTTGACCGTGTTGCTGGCGTCCAGAATCCCCATGTCCTTCAGTTGCTGCAACTGACCCTGGTTGGTCAACGATTGCAACAGCACCCGCGGATCACCAATGCCACCCACGATGCTGCGATGATCCTGCAACAGTTCGATCTGACGTTTGTAGGCCTGCTCGTTGTTACTGAGCTTGCCACCGTCCGCGCGCAGATACCGGTTAAATGCCCCGGCAATCGCCATCCCGTCGTCACCCCCACCCCACTGATGGGCCATGTGGGATTGACTGATGTCGACGTTCTCACCGTTGACGGCCCGCTTGATCAACTGCTGACGCAGCTTCTCGCGTTGCTCTGCAGTGAGCTTGCCACCCCGATCGATCTTGTCGATGATCTTCTGGGCATGCGTGTTGGCGTTCTTCGTCGAGTTACCGGCGATCAGCTTGCGCAAGTCCGCCTTCTGCTGCTTCTCGTTGGAGAACTTGTTCTTCGTGTAGTCGTAGGTCGTGAGCGGAGTGTTTTCGTCACCCGTGCGCAGGATCTTGATTTCACGATGAATGCGTGCCAGCAAGCCCGGAATGATTTCGTCGATCGACTTGCTGTTAGAGCGCGAGAACGGCTTGGGCTCATGCATACGGTCGAGCCGGTCGACTTCCATCTTCGAGTCGGGCAGCTTCGAGGGCGCAGCACTCGCCAGGAATTCCCGGATGCCTTCCAGTCCACCCCAGCTCTTGTCCGAACGGGTGAGCTGTTCATGGACACGATCACCAAAGGTGTTGACGAAGTGCTCGGCCTTCACGCCACCGCGACGCAGCTTGCGGTTCTTCGCCAGGCGCTTGGCCAGCATCTGGCTGGCGCGGTTCGAGACCCAGTCGAGCGGCAGGGACATGCCCTGCGCAATCATCTCATCCTTGGCGCTAAAGCCCGGGATGCCTTCCATGCCCTGCATCGTGTCGGCCATGCCGTCGGCCGACGACCCGAGGGCCTCCAGCGGCGAGACATAGTCGCGAACCCGGCTCGTGACCTGGTCCTTGATATTGCGGGCAAATTTGTTAAAGTAATCCTTCGCACCCCCGAACATCCCCTCACGGGCATTCTCCAGGAACTTGTTGCGCATGATCTGCTTGAAGCTTTCATGCACCCCAATCTTGGCGAAGTCCGGAATCCCGGTGTTGATCGTGATCGCTTTCAGGTTGGTGAGCAACATCGCGTTGCTCTTCTTCTGCTCCTTGTTCAGGTCCGCCATTGCCCAGAACATCCGGTACTGCAGTTCCAGCTGTTTCTTCTGGACGGCATACTGGATCTTGTTCGTGTAAGCGGCCTGTTGCTGCACGGCGACACGAATCGCATCGAGCTGACTCATCGAGTCACGATGCCGGATCTGCTCGAAGCCTTCGCGGATCTTTTCGCGCGTGTTGGTCTCCTCGCGGTTACGGACTTCGTCGGTGGCTTTCTGCTGGAAGATACTCTCCAGCAGCGAGCCCATCTGTTGCTCGCGCTGGTCGCCCTGGCTCGACTGCCACTGCTTTTCTTCCTTGGTCAGCTCTTCGAGCTTTTTCTGCAGACCCTTGGGGATCTTGCCATCGAGCGCGGGCAGCGTTTTACGGAACAGCGACTTGGCAGCATCCTTGGTTGGTTTGATCTCCTCCCCAACGCTATGATATAGCTGCTTCATCTCCGACTTACCCTCTTGGAAGAGGTCATAAGCCTGGCCGTAGCCCTTAGGCATCGCGGCCTTTACAAACTTCTCGATGTTGCTGGGGTTGGTAATGTAATCCTTGCTGCCCCGCGCGATCGGAGCCAAGGCTTTGACAATCGGATGGCGATTATCTTTGGGCTCAGGGACGTCGAAATTGAAGTCGTCGAAATTGAAATCATCAAAATCGTCGTGCGTCTTCGAGTCGCTGGCCTTGAATAGACTGGCCATTTCAACAAGCTCCTAATAATCCATGCAGCCGCCGGCACCACCTCACTGGTGATGCAGCGCCTGCGTGATTTATGCAGCAGTCCATGCCGCACTGCATATCATTCAAACGAGTTCAAGATGCAAAAAATGTCTGTGCCCTTTAACATTGGGCTGCTGAATCTCACAGCGGAAAAGCTAAAAAGCGTTAAACAGGTGAAGGCGCTGGACATCTTTGATGGCGCGACCACCAACTTCCATCCTGACGGACTTTTTTCCACCGACATCTTCGGTCGGGTCGGCGACGAACGCCGCAGCCTCTTGTTCGGCTATATCGACATCAAGGCACCGATTTTCCACCCGCTGATTTTCATGGCGATCACCAAGCTCAAGCGCTTTTACGGTGACATCATGGCGGGCAAAGCCTGGGCGCTCTGGGACGACAGCCAAAAGGACTTCGTCAAGGGCAAGCCCTCGGATGGTGCGCGCACCGGGTATGCGTTCTTCCTCGAACACTGGAAGGACATCAACTACTCGGAAGGCACCTCAAACATCCGGGGTGAGTACATCAAGCTGGTGGAAGCGCATAAAGAGACGGCGCTCACCCGTTACGTGGTGGTGATGCCGGCGGGCTTGCGTGACATTGAGATCGATGAGCTCAACCGCAAGAGCGAGGATGAGATCAACACGCTCTACCGCAAGTTTATTGCGCTGTCGAACGTGATCGTCGAATCCTCAATTGCCATCAATGCGGAAGTGATCGACAAGCCGCGCTTTGACATGCAGCTGAACTTCGTCGCGCTCTACGACATGATCGAGGCCTTGATCAAGGGCAAGAAGAAGCTCTTCCTCGGCAAGGTCGCGAGTCGCCGGATCTTCAACGGCACGCGTAACGTGATTACGGCGATGAATACCGCGGTGCCGGTCCTGGGCAAAAAAGGCACCCCGGACTTTAACAGCACCATCATCGGTCTATACCAATATCTCCAGGCGACCCTGCCGGTTTCGGCCGCGCAAGTCCGGGACTTCCTCTCGCGGATGTTCCCCGATGTCAATTCGCCGGCGGTACTGGTCGACCCGAAGACGCTGCGCCCGCGTGACGTCTTCCTGCATGTGCGCTACTATGACAAGTGGGCCACGCAAGAAGGGATCGAGAAGATCATCTCGTCCTTCCGGGAAGAAGACATCCGCAATTCGCCGCTGAAGATCGATGGGTACTATCTGGGCCTGCTGTATCTGGGACCGGACGGCACGTTCAAGGTGTTCAACGACATCAACCAGTTGCCGCCCAGCCGCAGTCGCGAGCACGTGCGACCGTTGACCCTCACGGATCTGTTCTATCTGTCGGTGTATCGCCATTTCTCGAAGTATCCTTTGTTTCTCACGCGTTATCCGGTCACCGGGATTGGCTCCATCTATCCCAGCAAGACGCACCTGCGCGTGACAGTGGCTTACGACGAGCGACGCATGCTCGATGAGTCGTGGATTGATGCCGGTGACGAGTATGTCGCCTATGAGTTCCCGCGCCAGGATGCGGCGTTTGTGAATTCGCTGATTCCGCACTCCAGCCACCTGGACCGCCTGACGGCTGACTTTGACGGTGACACCTCCTCGGCCAACATTGCCTACTCGGATGAAGCGATTGGCGAAGCCGCGGCGTTCTTCCAGACCCGCAAGGCCTATATCGGCTCCAATGGTGAGCTGCTGTATAGCTGCGCAGTGGCGACGGTCGAGCTGGTGCTCTGGAGTCTGACGGGTGAACCGGTGGTGGCCAAGAAGCCGGCACTGGAGAGCTGGTCGCTGGCCGATTCGCTGAATGAGCCGGAAGTCGCCGTGGAGAACTACGCGGAAGGCGACGGCGATACGTTCACCCACTGGGGCGTGCACTACCGCATCAATGACATCTTCGACATGACCGAACACGTCGAGGCGGAGATTGTCAAGATGAAGGACGTGCAGTGGAACGTCAAGGATGTCAAGGAGCTCGATCACCATCGGCTTATTGGCGTGGATCTGACTACACCGTTGATCGGGATTCGTGAGAAGGGCAAGATTTACATTCTGGATGGCAACCATCGCCTGCGCAGACATTTTGATAACGGCATGACCGAAGTGTTGGTGAAATTCATCGACCACGACATGCTCGATATCGCACGAGTGGATTAACCATGATTCAATACCAGTTTTTCTTTCGCAACTTTGTGCTGCGCCGTACCGGCCAGTTCACGGCGCCGCCACTGCCGCTGGTGACGCGCTTTGAACTGCCGGCCATGGCGATGGTGCACTATGTCTCGCCCTCGGTCACGAATCCGTGGCCGAGTGAGGACATGCTCTTCTATCAGAAGAACACCAAGCCGCTGCGGATCACGCATCACACCACGCTCACGGAGATGAAGGGTAACCCCCGACTGATCCCGGGGGACATCAACACCAAGATCCGCCAGTTCCGTACGTCGCATCCGCGTTTCCGCGCCTCGATCGATATCGAAGCGATGAAGCGCGATAACCGCGTGATCGTTACGCACAACTACGGTCTGCTGCTGGGGCGCTACAAGTACCAGCGCAACCTCTTCACGTTCCACAACCGCTGGTACAACATCTTCGCGACGCTGTTCCAGTCGATTGGCCAGAATGTGTCGACGGGTTACCACCAGTACATCGAGCTGCAACTGCCGCAACAGCTGCCGGCGCGCTCGGTGCTGGACCGCACGGTAGCGGGCTGGACCACGAAGAACATGGGGATCTTCAACTCCTACGAGCTGATCCTGCTGCATCACCTGTGGGTGTGGCTGGGCGAGCATCGGGCTGAAAAGTCGTTGATCCACAAGTACATCCCGGACGTCTCAAACGTCAAGATCATCCTGCGTGAAGGTGAGCGTTTCAGTATCGTCGATATGGCGCTGCTGGAAGAGTGGCGCAAGCCCGACCAAGCGACTATCCGAGCGCACGATGAAGCCAAGCAGACCAACCCGGAACTCGCGCCGCTGAAGAAAGGCACGTGGGACCCGGCCGTGTTGCAGAAAATGTTCCTGCGCATGCTGATGGCGGTCACCGAAGTGCGTAACGTCGATATGCCGGAGAACCTCGGTGACGAGGAAGCCAGGCAGCTCACCGACGATGGCGTAGTCGGTCCGGATAAGGGTCAGGCCGAAGCTGCAGACACGACAGACCCGGTCGAGAATGAAGGCATGGATGCGGCAAGTGGTTCGCCGTTGACCAAGTCGGCCACGATCGATGATGAACTCACCGAAGAGCAGGCCTATGCCGGTTATGACGCCGAAACTGATCATGCCAACTTCCTGGCTGAAATCGACAAGGATCTCGAAGCCCTGGAGCTGACGGGTCAGGGTGACGAGAATGCTTTGCCGCCGGACGTCAGTGATGACGAATCGGAAGAAGCGCATCCGGATACCCCGGAGCTGGCCGTGTCCGCCGATGGCGTGCCGGATGCAGGCGGGGTGCCAGCGGGTAACCGTCAGCCCAAGTTCTTCCCGACCGATCACAGCGAAGCCTTCCAGCATCAGCTGGCTAAAGCCGCAGATTCGGGTTCCATCTCGGCGCCCGAGTACCGGCGTCTGCTGGAGGCGAGCGAGCGGTTCAACAGCCTGCCCGCGCCGCTGGGTCATGAAGGGACGATGAAGGACTTTGTCAAGATCGCGCCGGAGCATCTGAAGATCGATACGCCTCCGTCGATTCCGGATCAGCCGACGATTCTGGATAAGTCGATGTTGCAGTCGACGTTGCTGGACTGGAACGAACGCTACTCGCGTAACGTGATGCAGCGCGACATCTCCTCGATGGTCTCCTCATTGCAGGCGGCTGGGGTGATGATCAACAACTTCGATGTGGAAGAAGTCGAAGACATCACGGGTACGCACCACGAGTACACGATCCAGGTCAAGCCGATTGAGGGCGCGGCGTCCACGATCAAGATGAAGATCCCCAAGGTTGACGATGAGGGCAACTTCAAGATCAACGGGGTGAACTACCGCATGCGGATGCAACGTGGCGACATGCCCATCCGCAAGATCGCCCCGGACCAGGTGGCCCTCACCAGCTACTACGGCAAGATCTTTGCTGAACGTAGCCAGCGTCGGGTCAATGACTGGGGTAAGTGGATTCGCCAGGCGATCATGGCGCGCGGCCTGAATGTCTCGGATACGACCGTCACCTCGATGGTGCCGGGTTCGGGTTTCATGAAAGAGCACAAGGCGCCGCGCCTGTACACCGCGATCGCTACCGGCTTCCGTGAATTCACCCTGATGGTCGAAGGTACACCCTACAAGTGCAGCTTCGATATGTCGAAGATGGCAACCATCAAGATGAGCCCGGGCTTTGTGGTCGTCGGCCATACGGCCGAGGGCCAGGGTCAGCTGGTAGTGGGCTGGGATGAGAATCTCTACATCTTCGATGAAAACGGGCAGCGGCAAGCCCCGAGCATCGAAACGATCCTTGGACTGGACAGCCGCAAAGCGCCGCTGGAGTTTGCGGAGCTGAAGGTGTTTGGCAAGATGATTCCGGTGGGGGTGGTGCTCGGGTATCTGCTGGGCTGGGATGCCGTGCTCACGCTGGTGCAACCGACCTCGATGCGGGTGCTGCCCGTGGGCAAGCGTACCAACCTGGTGGATGACGAATGGTCGATCAGTTTCGATGACAAGACCTACGTGTTCTCCCGCAAGGACAAACTGGCCACGATGGTGCTGGGCGGCTGGCGTGAGTTCTACGACACCACCACGCGTTTCCCCGCGGAAGAGTTCAACAAGAAGGATGTCTACTTTAATCTCTTCGAGGAGAAGAAGCTCGGCGTGAAGTACCTGCGCGAGCTCGATCTGCTGGAGGCGATGTTTGTTGACCCGATCACGCGGGACCTGCTGATTGAGATGAAGGAGCCGACGGTCTTCACCAAGCTGCTGGTGCGGGCTTCGGAGATGCTCACTGACGATCAGCATCCGGACAGTCAGGATACGCGTTATATGCGCATCAAGGGCTACGAGCGTTTCTCGGGTGCGGTGTATGCCGAGCTGGTGAAGTCAGCCCGCGTGCACGCTGGCCGGCCCGGTAAGCATCGCTACGGACTGGAATGTAATCCGTACGCGGTGTGGATTGCGATTCAGCAGGACCCGGCTAAAGACCAGGTCTCGGAGATTAACCCGATCCAGAACCTGAAAGAAAACGAAGCGGTGACCTACTCGGGGACGGGCGGTCGGAATTCCCGCTCGATGGTGAAGCATACGCGGATCTATCACCGTAACGATATGGGCGTGATCTCCGAGTCGACGGTTGACTCGTCGGATGTGGCGATTAACGTGTTCACCTCAGCGAATCCGCAGTTCAATTCGTTGCGGGGCACAGCACGTCCGTACGATGCGGAAGCGCATGGCCCGACCTCGTTGCTGTCGACCTCGGCGCTGGTGTCACCGGGGTCGACCAAGGACGATCCGAAGCGGGTGAACTTTATCGGCATTCAGAACCGTCACGTGGTGGCCTGTGAAGGTTACCGGCAGGCGATGGTGCGCACGGGCTACGAGCAGGTCATTCCCCATCGGGTGGGTGACATGTTTGCGGTCACGGCCAAGAAGCCGGGTAAGGTAGTGTCCGTCAAGCCCGACGGGATTGTGGTCGAGTTTGCCGATGGTGAGCAGAAGGGTGTGATTCTGGGGCGGCGCTACGGCAATGCTGCGGGCCTCACGATTCCGCACACCATCAAGACCGACATGGTCGCAGGACAGAGCTTTGAAGTGGGTGAGCCAATCGCCTACAACACGGGCTTCTTCGAGCGCGACATGCTCAACCCGAAGCAGATCATCTGGAAGTCCGCCACGCTCGCCAAGGTGGTGCTGATGGAGTCGCCCGACACACTGGAAGACTCCTCCGCGATCTCGCAACGCCTCACCAAGCGACTCATCTCCGAGCAGGTGAAGATCAAGGACATCGTCGTGAACTTTGACCAGGAGATTCACCGCATGGTCAAGGAACACGACGCGGTAGAGCCCGAAAGTATGTTATGCATCATTGAAGATGCGCAATCGGCCCGAAACCACTTCCTGGATGAGGAAACGCTGGACACCCTGCGCGTGCTGCAGGCCCAGACGCCTCAGGCCAAAGTCAAGGGTAAGATCGAGCGCATTGAGGTCTACTACAACGGGGATCTGGAAGACATGTCAGGCAGCTTGCGCAGCCTGTCGCAGTGGTCGGATAAACGGATCGCCGCGCGCAATGTGGCAATCGGACGCCGGGCCTACACGGGCCAGGTCTCGGATGAGTTCCGCATCGGCACGGACCCGCTGTTGATGGACACTGCCTGTATTCGGGTGTATATCAGCACGCGTGTGTCAGCAGGTGTGGGCGACAAGGGCGTCTTTGGCAACCAGCTGAAGACGGTGTTCGGCCGGGTGTTTAATGATAACATCCGTACTGAGTCCGGGGTCGAGATCGACGCCGTGTTCGGGGCGAACTCGCTTGCCGCACGTATTGTGACCTCGCCGTACATCATCGGAACTACCACGACGCTGCTGATGGTGGCAGCGAAACGGGTGATCAAGGCTTACCGCACCGGCAAGGCATAAAGGCAGGCTACGAGGTTTCGGCCTCGTAGCCTCTTTCATGTGTCACGCTATACGCGGATTTTTCTTACCCAACATCAGCGGACGTACAGTCTCATGAAAAACCGACAATCAGTCATGACCGGAGCGGTGCTCGCCAATGCGGCCGAGCTCGCTGCCCGGACGATCGAAAAGCTCAACACGGATGCGATCAGCCGCTCGTTGCAAGGCACCGAGCTCTCGCGTCAGACGACCTACAACACCGCCCAGGTGATCTTCCAGCAGGAAATCACCAAGAAGCTCGGAGGCCAATAAATCATGCTGTCTCTTCAAGCGGCCGAAAGCAGTTTCATTACCACCAAAAACCTCGATGAAAAGAACATCGCGCTGGTTGCAAAACCTGGCAGTCTGCTTGCCACTCTGGTTGCTGCAACCTACATCAACGGCGACCCGGCGCAGCAAGGTGGTGAGTATTACCACGATCTGAATGCGATGTGCGCGATGACCGACCAGGCTTGCCAGGCCACCGGTTATTCCGAACACTCGGCACGGATGGACGAGATCTCGGACTTCCTCTCGGAAAAGCTGCAGAAACATCTGTTCTATGCCCGCACGGTGGTGGCTCCCTTTGTCGATGCCTACGCGGGTCGTCTGCAACAGGCCATGGAACTCGTCGGTTCGAATCCGGACAACGGCGTGGAAGTCGTGCTGCACACGCAGCCGGGTCCGCTCTCGGAGCCGAGTCTCGTCTCGTCGATCCAGCTGAACCGCGACAACATCTTCACGCGCGTGCAATTGCTCGGCGGCTTCCCGGAGCTCGACGACAACCAGATCCGTGCACTGATGGCCACGGGTGCGGCGTCGGTCGATGCCGCCGTGACCGAATACTTCGCGAAGAAGCCGGAAGGCTGGCTCGCGGCGCGCTGGAAGTCGATCTTCTGCGTGGCACCGACTGAGGCCGTGCCGGCCGATGGTCTGGACGCCTTTATCGGTGGCCGCACCAATGTCGACACCGCGCTGATGGTGTTCCTGATTGCCCGTCGCATCTGGAATGCGCCGCTCGATGGCGTGAACATGTCGGCCGCAGCTTACGAGCAGGCTATGGTCTCGTACCGTAGCCAGGCCGGTCTGCGTCTGTGCCACGAACTCGAACGTCTGGATCGCGACAGCCAAGCCGGCATCCTCGTGATCGGGACGGAAACGGTCCCCGGTGGTCAGATCAAGGTCACGGTCAACGCCTCGGTGTATCGCGACTTCCTGAAGCAGGGAGGTTCCAACGAAGTGCTGCTCGGCAACCTCTTGCAGCCGCAGAAGGAAACCCGGCTGGACAACCTGCTGGCGAAAAAGGAACTGCTCGAAGCAACCTGGAACCGGCAGTACGCCGCCAACAAGGCGTTCTACGACCAGAAGCGGTTGCTGCAGATGCGCGAAGCCGTCGTGTGCGAGTGGGAGTATCTGGCCAAGGAGTACACGCCGGAAGACTTCCCGCTCGAAGACCGGGCGACGTCGCGGGCGCTGATCCTGCGCGCGAGCAATACGCTCACGCCGAAGGACTTCGACGACCTCGGCAGCCTCGCACTGTGTCTCGCTTGCCGTTCGCGTTTCTTCCGCACTGATGCGGAACAGATTCTCGGTGGCATGGCACGTGCCCGGGAAAACAATCCGGGCCTCTCGGCGCAGGAAGCCGCCAATATCTCGGTGACGGAATACGTCTGCCGCTGGATTGGCGCACAGCTGGACCCGGTCTCGGCCAATCAGGTTCAGGTCTTCTCGGCCAAAGACACCCAGCTCGCTTAAAGGAGTAGCGCATGGACACTTCAAAGTTGGTTCGCAACCCAAAGAGTGTCCTCGCTACGCTGCACGAAATGGAGGATGACACCTTGGTAACCTCAACCGGTTGCAAGGTGTATGTTCCTTCGCGTTTTGCAGAGCGAGGTCTGGCCTCTCTGGGGGCGGAAACGTACATCATCGGGATCTGCGCGATCGTGGTGGGGGATCAGTACGGCATCATGATGGTCAACGCCATGATGCGACTGGACCCGGCTGAGATCAACCGGGTGCAGGTGGGGGAGGATGAGTATCTCGAATTCGTCTTCTATCCCGGCAGTGTCGTGATTGCCAACCTGAAGCTGGTCAAGACCGACACGCTCACGTACAAAATCTACGACGAGATCATTGCCAAGGCCCGCGTGCCCTGGTATCTGAACTACTTCGATCTGGCAAAGATCTTCGACACCGCACGTCTGCATGCTGGCGCTAACATCGGCGGCAATAAGGAAGTGACGGAGTTGCTGATCTCGATCTCAGCACGCAACCCGAAGAACCGCGTGCAGTATTATCGCCAGGTGATCGAGTCGGAAAACGACATCGCGACGAATCCGCCGTATTACGCGTCCCTGAAGGACGTGACCCTGTCCGCGACCAACGCCGTGAATAAACTCGGCGGTGGGTATTTCCGTAACGGGACGGTCTCGGCAATCAATTCTCCGTCTGAGCGCACCGAGCGCTTGGAAGAGATTCTCTTCAGCTAGAAATCATGCTCAACAACGTCTCCTTCACCTGTACCCGGCTCAACGGGACGAACAAGGTGGGTGAACTGAAGAAGAACGAGCGCGGCTACTACGTGATGGTCATCGGTGCGTTGAACATGTTCAACAGCGCCGGGATGTATTACCGTGCGGACGCTGCGCGGGAATTCTTCGAAGAATCCAGCTCGTTCATGCGCCGCGTCAAGCGCGGCGCACTTCGTGGGGAATACGGTCATCCGCGCCGTGACCCCAACATGTCGATGCAGGCTTACTACGCTCGACTGCTGCAGATTCATGAAGACAAGGTGTGCTGCCACTTTGCATCGGTGTCGCTTGACTTCGATAACTACAAGGACGACCAGGGTCGCCCGATCGTAGCGATCATTGCCGAAGTGGCGCCGAATGGCCCGTTGGGCTATGTGCTGGAAAAGCAGCTGCAGAACCCGGCGGAAAACGTCTGCTTCTCGATTCGTTCGTTTACGGACGACCGGATGGTCAATGGGGTGATCAACCGTTTCATCAAGACCATTGTCACGTTTGACTACGTGAACGAGCCGGGTATGGCCGTGGCTGAGAAGTACAACAGCCCCGCCCTCGAAGGCCTGGAAGACGTGTCGTTCACCCGCGGTCAGGTCGAAGCGGGTACGCGGACGTTGATCGACACCGCCGGCGTGGGCAATGAGAGCGTGCAGCTCAATGTCCATGAACTGATGGCGTCCTTGGGCTGGCAACTGCCCGCCGAAACCAAAGCGCGTAAAGGCGCTGGTTTCAGCTGGTAAGGGGTAGGCATCACCTTACCGTCATAAAGCCACTGGCGAGCCTCTACGGGCTTCCAGTGGCCTCTTATGCCGCTGTGTGGCGGATTGAATCCAAAGAAATCTCAATTACATATTACAAAGGTGAGAACAATGCATCGTTTGCTAGCACGATTTAACTTGGATCGTACATTTTCCATGAGAAGATCTCCCCGCGGAGGCTCTCGACAGGCATCCCGATTAGGAGGACACATGGAGCAGTTTCGCTACGTTGGTAATCACACCTCAACCAAGCTGACGCATCTGGGCGTCAAAGCGAAGACGGCGATCGAACGCCGCCAGTCGGAAGTCGATACGTTCACTCGACTGTATAGCGACCAGTTGTACAAGCTGTTGCGTACCCAGGGCTCGCGCAAGCAGCGCAGCCAGTATGTGGCGATGAGTTCCCAGCACGGCAGCTTCGAGCGGCTGCTGGAGATTATCGATCACTTCCACTACGAGATGGTGGACGTGATTCCGGCTTCGTGCGAGGCCGATGAATTCCTCTGCAAGGTACGGGTGCGCATCCCGACCGAGCCGCACTACAACGCAGTGCTCTTTTCCCAGGGCATCCCGGAAGGTCATAAGGGCTACATCCTCGTGGGCTTCACCATCGGTGTCGGCAAGGACTTTGCCCGCCTGATGAAGCAGAACGACCTCGCCGAAGCGGGCCTGAAGGATGTCGTTGAGCCCGAGTCGCTTGACGATCACTTCAACCCCGACAAGGTGATTCCGGGTGTGATCACCCAGATGCGTGGTGAGCCGCGTTACCTGTACGAAGGTTTCAACGAGCGCGCCAAGCATGCACGGTACTACCAGACCGTCGAAGGGTTCATTTACCTCGTCGAAATCGAGGGTTATGCCACCCAGGCCTCGTAAAACACGGCACGAATTTACCACGTGCAGACTATTCGATGCAAAGGAAAGCCATGTACACGTATCTGAAAGACACCGATGGCGTGAAGGTGCTGCATTCGATCATCGACCCCGACGGCGTGCATATCGCCAACGTCGAGACGAAAGAGCAGGCCGATGCCCTGTTGTCGCATCTGAACCGTTAAACCGTTTTTCTGACAGTCTTCGCTTGGGACTCTAACTGAGCCACACATCCGCAGTACCCGTTTGCAGTATCTTTCATCACTAACCCAATCCGTAAAGGAAACATCATGTCCGAAGCTAACCACAACGCCGAAGCCGCAGTCGAGATCAAGTTCCGTGACGACCTGCTCGAAGCCGAAAACAAGTTCCGTCCGCACGTCGTGCGCGACGCCGGCACCGGCACGCTCACGCTGCCCGCTGGTGTGGTCTTCGAAAACGCTCCGGAAGGCATCACGGAAGCTTCGTACGAAGCGCACAAGCGTTTCATCGACCTGACCTCGAACGCGCTCACGAAGCTCGGCTCGGAAGAAGCGGTCGAGCTGTTCAAGGAAAACAAGGAACTGCAGCAGGTCACGTTCCATGCGCCGATCCACAAAAAGGATTCGTACGAAGGCGTCTTCAAGCGTCAAGGCCAGTCGCGCAACGTGCGCACCGGCGAAGTGTCGAACTACGTCGGCTCGATCGGCGTCGGCCGCATCAACGTCACCAGCTCGCGCACGCAAGCCGAGTGGTCCGCGATCAAGAACAACATGAAGGCGCTCGCCGAAGCCGCCGGTCTGTAATAACGGGCCAGGTTGTCGCTACGAGGTTGAAAGCAGGGACCTTCGGGTTCCTGCTTTTATGCCGTCTTCTTTTTTTGTTAGGAGATTTCCATGAACAAGATCATTCTTCTCGTCACGTTTCTTCTTGCCACCGTCGCATCTGTTGCGCATGCCGATGGTCCGGTGAGCGCTTATGGTCAGAACCCCTACCAGTACAGCGAAGACGAGGAAGATGGTCTCGTCAATGCTGATGGCCGGATGGAAGATCCGCAGGCGCCGATGTCGACCACGGCACGCGCTTACCGCAACGGCATCATCGGCGGTCGTCGTATGCAGCAAGCTGAGGATGAAGCCCGGTACGCTCAGGCCCAGCAACTGCCGCAATACCAGCCACAACAGTATCAGCCGCAGCCGCAATATCAGCCGTACCCCCGTGAGGAAGTCGCTGAGGTGTATATCGATCCCCGGGTGCCTGGCATTGCGCGCAGTAACCAGTATCCGCCCACCCGTGGCTTGAATGACCCGATGCGGCCGCAGGAGACCTGCTACTACAACTCCTGTCACGGCTATTCGCGCTCGGTTGTGCAAGAGCCGCCGCGACCGGTGTATTACGTGCAGCCTGAGCCGCGTTATGTCGCCCCGCGGGTGGTGTTGCCGCCGCGCTTTAACTACAACGATCGTTATCGCGATTATCCGCTCGCCAATGGCTATCGGGGTTATGTCCCGGTCCAACCGCAGCGGGGCGACACCTATTACAGCCGTACGTATTAAGCTTTCTCCCGCGAGGAGATCCTCCGTTTCCTGGTCGTCACGGAGGTTGGAGTGGGCCGCGGGGTCCCGCTCCTTTTTTATTCCGGCATAGCGTCACGCACCCGAAGGTGCGTGACGTATGTCTTAGCCTTTTATTTTTTTCACTAGCCCACCGATTTTATGAAAGGGGATGGTCTCCTTTTGTAGCACCAGCATCGTACCTTAAAAATAAGAAGGAGTTGTAATGCTGTTGAAATCTTTGAAGAAATGGCTAGTGGCTGCAACACTAGTCTTGGCGATACCGGCATTTGCTGATTCGACTTGTGGGCCGGTGGTGGTTGATAAAACCATCTCGGGACGTGTGCTCGCCAGTATCGGTGGGAACGGTAATGGCACTGGTTATGTGGGCGGGGCCAAAATCTGTTTCGATAACGGAGAAGGTGGTTGTGATTCGACCCTGCCATCAACTATGTCCGACTATCAAGGTAAATACACGCTTACCTTGACAGGCGATGTTGGTGGAAAACAAATCAATGCGCTGATTAGCACCAGCTCTTCTGAGTATGGCTCGTTCGCTAACAACTTCACGTTGGCCGCAACGGTTTCCAGCGCGACGCAAAATATCAGTCCGCTAACTACCATGATGGTTTCACAAGCGAAAATTCATCGTGATTCAGTCGAATCGCTACAGCGGCTGAAAGTATTAACGGGTAATTCAAATCTCGATCCAGCTGCCGATTATAATGCTAACGGTGATACCAAATCTGTAGCCGTCTCGCACGATCTTGTTCAGCGACTGATCTGGATGGGAGAACAAAACGTTAGCTGGCTTCAAGTGATTGCTATCCTGAATGCCGCTGCTGCAACGGAAAATGTGGGTGCTGTCACGGCTTGGGAAGTCAATACTCAGTTCGCCGACCCTGCGTTCAGTATCGAAACAAATGCTGCTACCGTACTGGCAAATCCTTCGTATTCGATACTTGGTGCATTAGTTCAGAGCGATGCAGCGGGTTTTCCAACCATGAAGTATTCGCCGGTTCGAGAACACTATACGCTGAATGCGGGTACGCTGACAATCACTGAAGAGAATCAGAGTAATGGTTCATGGATTGTTCCGACTCCGCCGGCAGGCACATACGGTCCCTCCACGCGTGATTTCTGGCGAAACATTTCGTGGAATGGCGGTTACGTGATGATTGCTGACAACACGTGGTCTGGTTATTTGACTTACGATCAGATGAAACCTACGTTCACCGGACTGATGTCGAGTGGTTCAGCACTCGTCGGCAAGGATTCGGTAACTGGAGATGATGTCAGCATCAAGTATCGCACATTTGACGCAACCGGGCAAGCTCTATCTACTGCGGTTCAGATCGGAGTTACCAACATTCTGAACAAAATGACGGGATCTTTTCCTCAGGGAACGATGGCCTATCTCGCCACCGTCAGTCATGCGAATGATTTACTGATGCTCACTAATCAAGGGATTGGCAATTCATGGATTAACGGAGCTTCGTCCTATCAGTCAGAATACATCAACGGACGATACGTGACCGTGCTTGGACCGATCGGAGTTGCGCATTCTTCGGTACTGGATGCTGTCGGAATGAGTTTTGACGTCGGCGGCGGTTGCTATTTGTTGAACATTTTGCCGAACAATGTTGCTACTGTGGACAAATCCGGTGGAAGTTCCTGCAACTACACCAACTCACCCGTTACCTGGCCGATTACCGCAAGCTGGTCGATTCATCCTCGCAACAGTCAGGTGATGGTCATCGATCTCCCCAAGGAACTGAACAACGTCAACCTCCCACTTTCCACTATCAAGGACATTGCTGCGATGAATTGGAAATATATTGTCGCAGTGAAAGATAGTCGTCTGATGACTGGTTATTCGCGTCCGGCGTGGTCTACGACAACGATGCAATTTACCGATTCGTCCGTAACTGACTCAGTTACTGCTGAAATTCGTGCTTCGTTGACTCGGCTTGGATACGGTTACGCCCAGAATCCGTAAGTAACTCAGCGGCATAAAGACAGCGTACCCTCCGGGGTACGCTGTCTATGCCCTTTCTTTATTTTTTTGGGTTCAACAACCGGGAATGTTTGGCAACACATGACCGTGTTCTTTCAGCAGGTGTTCGCAGCCCGCCTGCCAATAGTCCTGATAGGTCGGCATGCGCAAGCCGCAGCCCCACCACATCCAAGTGACGGCATGGGCCAACAGGTTGTTGAAGTGATACATGTCTCCCCCGTGAGAGCGTGTTATTTGTGGTTTCTTTCAGAAAATGGGAAACCCAAAATAAATAAAGAAAAAAGCCGGAGCCCGAAGGCCCCGGCTTTCAGTCCGTCGTAACGGATTAGCCCAGCTGGATGTTGCTGTTCGGCAGGTTCTCGGTGAGATCCTTGTAACCGAAACCAACGTCCTGCAGACGCGGCTCGACCAGCGTGCCGTTGCCCAGGCCACCGTTGTTCGTGTCGTACTGCGTGAATGCCTGCCGTGCGAGCGGGTTGGCACCCAGGATGTTGATGTTGCTCAGCAACTGCTGGCAGTAGTAGTCGACGCCCATGCCCACTTGCGTGATGGCGGAGAACGTGACGTCATACTGCAGCTGTTGACCGGCTTGCGTGAGGTCACGCGAGCCTTCGGATTGCGCGATCCGTCCCGTCGGGAACATGTTCGTGCACAGGAACGAACGCACCACCTTGGTGTGCGTCGGGTCCGGTTCGATGAACGCCACCGACATACCGTAGTAGTCGGCGAGCATTGCATTCGGACGGGCACCAGCGTCGACCAGTGTCGCCACGTTCGCAACCTTCGAGTTCGGGTCCATCATCAGGTTGGTGACCCAGCCTTCGAGGAACGACTTGACCGGCAGGCCATACACTTCCTGCCAGGTGAACTGCGGGTTGGAACGTGCACGGGTCACGTTCGTGAAGTCCTGATGCATTTCACCCGCGCCGCCCACCGGCGACGTGTCTTCGACGGCGACTTCCATCGTCGATTCGAGACCGGTGATCTTCAGCGCGCGCAACTCGACGAGCGAGCGCAGCGATTCGAGCCAGAAGTCCGGATTCGGCAGGTCATTGAAGCCAAGCGGCGCTTCGATGAGCAGCGCGATCAGCGGCCGGCTGATATACGGCTGGTTGGAGATGATCTGGTTGAGCTGCGGCGCGTAGCCCATCTGGCCGCCATAGCGCAGATCCAGCATCGCGTTCTGGCGACCCTGAGCGTAAGCGATGTCTTTGCCCAGGATCGCATCGGTAAGGCGTTGTGTCATAGTGGTTCTCTTTCAGATGACGATTGTAAGAGGCGCGCCGGGCGAACCCGACGCGACTCTCCCGTAGCCGGTTTATTGGCCCGACTGGGCTGCGACGAGGTCGTCCATGCGGTACGCTTCCAGGTCGAACGTGTTGACGGTCTTCATGTTCGCTGCGCCCAACTTGATGCGCGTCGACCACGAGTAACCGCGAGCCGTGTCTGCCTGGGTGAAGTACACTTCGGGGATGATCACGAAGCGACCGTCGAAACGATCCTTCACGTCGTCGTTGATGAACTTCTCCACGTCCTTCTTCAGCACGGGGTTGGTCCGACGATCCGAACCGGTGAAGTTCTGCCACGCACGGAAGCCGACCTTCTCCAGCTCCACGCAAGCCATCATCGTGAAGAAGCTGTTCAGCACCGACGTGTCGTCGTCGTACACCGTCTTCAGGGCCGGGAAGAACACCGAGCGGCGCTTGAACGACTGCACCCACACGAGGCAATTCTTCCAGTCCGTGTTGCGGACCGTATCCGGCTTGAACGTGGCGTTCACGTTCTTGAAGCTGGTGACTTCGGACAACGGCGCGCTGTCGAACGACAGACCCGCCTTCCAACGACCATCAGCTGCGCCCATGTAGTCGGCAGCCTTCTTGGCGATTTCCAGCGTCAACGGCAGACGCTTGGTGTACGTGCTGTCGAGGAACTCACCCGAGTGACCGACCACCATACCGCGGCACACCGAGGTGCCATTGATGTCCGATTCCGGGAACAGTTGCAAACGCGTACGCAGGGCGATCGCGATCGAGCTTTCTTCGCCCGCCGTGAGGGTTTCGCCCAGCACGTCGTGCGTCGAGAGCAGCACGGCCATGTCCTTACGGATCGAGATGGCGTTGATGAGCGCGTACTTCGTTTCCAGCGGGAAGCCGGAGTCGATCACGATCGACTCGCAGTTCACGATGGTGTCCATGATTTCGCTGGACGGGTCCGCGTAATCGGCCATCTTCGTCTCGACGAGCTTGGCGAACTTCGCCTCGTCCATCGTGCCGTCCGAGCCACCGATTGCGTAGAACACGCTGTTTTCCGACAGACGCACCGTGTTCGGGCCCGTGGTGTCGAGAATGAACGACTGGTAAGGCACGTTCTTCGAGCTGAAGCCACCGATCAGGTTGATCAGGTACTGCTCGCCGTCGGGGTCCGTGCCGGTGATGTCCGAGAACTCGTCGACCAGCGGCGCTTCTTTCGCGTAGACCTTCTTCAGCACCGCCGAGATGTTCTCGTCGTACATGAACACGCGGCCGAACGGGCCTTCGATCGGGGGCAGGTTCAGATCGTCGACGTTCTGGTAAGCCTGGATGAACACATCCGAGATGCCGAGCAGCGACTCGGTGTTGCGATCCACAGCGCCCGGCTTGAAGGTGACTTGCACCGACGTGTCGTCGAGCTGCGTGCGCACGATCTGACCGGTCGAGAGCACGTCATCGCGCTTCAGGCAGGCCATGCGGAACGGGTAGATCTTGCCTTCGGTCAGCAGACGCTCATCGAGCGGTTGCAGGCCGAGTGCGGTTTGTGCCCACAGACGCAAGCCCGCGTTGTTGCCGTCTTCACCGAAATACGGGACTTCGAAGTCGCCGATCGGGTAAAGCGTCGACTGACCGGTGCCATCGGACATCGCGCCCGGCGCTTGCTGCGCCGTGCTAAACGAGTCTGCTGCCACTTGCGTGACCGTCCAGCGCGCCTTGATACCGGCGACGGTGGTGTTGCCTGTCACCGGCTTGTTCAGACCATCCGGGGTCTTGACGATCGAGCCGTCGGCATTGCGTTCGTACTGCGGCACCTGGGTGTCGAGCACGTCGAGTGCCAAGCGGATGGTAGCCTTCGGACCTGCGTCGTCGGGGATCACGCGTTGGAACATCTGCGTGGCGCCCTTGGCGTTCAGCACGTTCGACAGCACCGTGGCGTGCGTGGCGTACTTGCCGCGCTCGTCGAAGGATTCAGCACCGTACAGCAACGTACGGGAATTGCCCACGACCAGTTGCGGGTCGGTCGGGCCAGACTTGGCATACCCGAAGGTCTTGGCCAAGAAAGTGGGGATCTGCTCGCGCTCAGCCTGGACAGTCTTGCGGCTCTTGTCCTTGATGCCGTTGGCATACATGCGCGGTGTACCCGAAACGATAGTCACCATGATGAGATTCCGATTGAAATGAAACGATGAACATCGAGATTGTGGCTTATGGATTCGCTACGAACTGTCAGTCCCTTGAATAGTTTCCTGCATGCCCGAATGACCCGTCGATCATTGTCTGACGCGCGGGCCAGACGGTGGACATGTAGTGTTGCACATGCTTCTCAATCACACGCCAAAGCCTTGGTGAGGACTTTGCTCCATTTTCATATGTGACGCTGCGCGAGCACAGCCGTGAGAGCACAGTAGTTTTATGACATCCTGGATGATTCTTCAGGTTTCATTTCATCGCGTTTCTGAGAAACAGGATAGGTACGGCAAGTAATTACTTACCACACCTCGATGAAATAAAAAGCAAGCCAATAACGGAATGGCTCGCGCTCATAATAAATGATGCTTGCGCAGCCATAGATCAACAGGTATTTTTCCTACTCGACGGAAGCACCAACATGACCATTTTCAACTCGGCCTACGCAACGACCGCAACCAATGGCTACGCCACCACCAAATTGGAACAGGCGCTGACCGAAGCTTACTACCATGGCGCTACACAACAAGTGCGCGAAAACGTGCACATGGTGCGTGAAGGCCTGAACGGTGGCGTCGCTGGCGTGCCCGCTTTTAACTTCCCGTTCGTCGTCAAGATGAAGGACGAGGACGTGGTGTTCTTCGATGCCCGCAGCTTTGTGGGGACGGATTCGCAAGGCGGCATGCGGGTGCGCGACGAGATCGAGCTGCAAGCCCGCACGGTGCAAGCCCAGCTCGCACTCGACTGGCACCATGGCTATCAGGCCCGGGTGCGCGACCTCTCCCCGCTGCCCCTGATGCTCTTTGCCCACTGGATGGGTGAGACGATTGCGCGACGCTTTGCGATCGACGCCCGTCAGCAACTGCAGGTCTCGGTGTTCGCGGCGATCTTCTATCTGAACTGTTTCTGGGACAAGACCGAAGCTTCGAGCGAAGACACTGCGTACCTGCTCTCGGCGATTACCCGTGGCTGTGGCTACCGGCACTCGGACGTGGTGGACGTGGTGGAAACCCACCCGATCATCCGTGACGTCGAAGAGTTGTGCGATGCGATCAAGTCGTTCACGCAGTCGGTGCGGCTGGAAGACTTCAACCCGGCGACGCTGTTTGGCACCGTGGGGGGTTCGTGGTTTGGCAACGCTGGCAAGGAACTGATCACCGTGGCGCTGGAATACCCGCCGGTGTGGTTGACCCTGCTGTTTCAGGCCGTGACCAACCGTGGCTTCAAGAAGGCCGGTTTGACCCAGATCATCGAGCGCAGCTCCTACCGCAAGTACCACGAGAACTTCGTGCGCAGCATGGCCTTCCTGGGCCAGCCCGACGAAAACACCCGTAGCTGGTAAGCGCGCCGACCTCGGATCGTAAAAGCGCTACTCACTTCGGTGGGTAGCGCTTTTTATTCACACATGCAAGGAAGGGCGCAATGAGCGGCTACCTCGTTTCAGATGACTTCCTGCTTAATGACGCGTACACCAAAGTCTGGTGTACTCCCGAGCAGGATAAGCAGGCGATTATCCAGCCTGCCCGTATTACGCCGGAGAACGGAGTCTGGACCTCCTTCTCGTATCAGTGGCGCAAGATCCAGATGCCTGTGACCGGTCCGGCGAACCGCTTTCATATCTACCAGATCGGTCAGGTGCACCCGGCGCTGCTGGGCTTGCTCGATAAGCCTGGGGTGTGGGTCTCGGCGCTGGACGTGATGCAGGAAGAAGACTGCCTGCTGGACGTCTATGTCGGTAAGGGGGTGATGATTCCCCGTTGCCTCGTCTGGTATATCGTCACTGGCGACAACAACCTGCTGGTCGCAGTGCTCAAGCCGAAAGACCTGCCTGTCAAGCTGATTGATGGCGAACTGGAGAATGAACCGATCTTTTTGCGGCTCTACTCCAACGCGTATTTCAGTAGCTATCGTGACACCTACTCGCAGCCCTGTATCAAGATCAATTCGATCAAGGCCGACGACATCGCCGCGATCAACGCCTTTCAGACGGAGATTGCGCAACTGCCGAGCTGGGGCGGGGTGTTCTTCTACGTAAACGGTGTGCGGGTCGATAAGATTGACCTGGTGTCCGCCAAAGCGGGCGACTACATCGAGTACGTCTACGATGCCTCGATCAAGCGTGAAGTGGTGTTTCGGGTGCGGGATCTGGCACCGTTCGAATCCACCCTCGACAGCCTGCACAAATATCTGCTGCACTACGCGGGGCCGAGCGACACGATCGACTATCAGGACGACGTCGATGTGTATCTGGGCTACACGTGGAACACCAGCCGCTGGAAGGGCGTCTACCTGCACAAGAACGACAGCCGTACGTTGCGCATGGTCACCCACCGGGACTATTCAGTGCCGACGATCCGGGTTGATGGCGCGCAAGCCGCCAATACGTTCCTGGCCGGCCAGGAGCTGGAGCTGCGACTGACGGTACGGAACTCAGGCTGGCAGCGTCCCCTCGTGTTTGAGAACGCGCGACTCTTTGAACTCTACAAGTTGCCGGAAGAGCGGATTGCAGGAGCGATGGTCGGTCAGGATGCGACGGTGTCGGTCTGGCAAGCCGCGAATCTTGAAGCCAATGCGTACGCCGCGATCATGCGCGCGCCGCAGGCGACGATCACCCGTTCGATGGTGCAGTCGGCCTATGGCTACAACGCCATGTCGAAACTGCTGGGCGACACACCGACCAAGGTGGAGTTGACCAATGGCCAGAAGCTCGTGACGATTCCGGAAGGCCTGCGCGGTAGCTGCACGATTTACGAGTACAGCGCCGAAGGCAAGCTGCTCTTCTACACGTCTAACACGGTGGATAACACCTACACCTGTCAGGCAGCGGATGCGGCGTTCGTGGAAATCATTCACGGCATTGGTGATGTCTCGCTGGACGTGATCGATAACACCGACACCGGGACCATCGATCCGACGGCAAACTACCGCTTCTACGTGGCGCCGTCTACCGGTGGACTGAAGACAGGTGACTGGGCAGACTGCACGGGTGACCCGGTGTATCTGGTGCAAGGCACCAAGTACACCTGGGTGCGTTCAGCCGCGGCGTATAACCGGGTGCTCTCCAACAAGAAGCATCTGGCCTACTCGTTTGAGATGGCGCCGATTGCCGGGGTGTTTGAATTCGACATCACGTGGTTCAAGGACGGCACCTACCAGAAGCTGGATCTACCGCTGGGTGAGCTGGACATCTTCATGAACGGTAACTCGCTCATGGAGAAGCTCGACTTCCGGGTGAGTGGTTCGCGGGTGGTAGTGACCACCAAGGCCTACATGGACGACACGTTGGCCAAGCAGCAGTTCACGATCCGCTACACCGGCTTCTGCAACAAGGACATGACACGGACCCCGGCACCGGACGCGGGCTTTGTCTATCATGGTGCGCTCTCGGCGAATAACCGCTTTGACATCCGTGATGACAAGGTGTTGCGCATCGTCTGTTACGGCAAGGTACGGCTGCGGGAAGATCTCACCTTCGCGGAGAACGGCATTGGCGTCGGCTTGGAAAACGCCTTGAACGGTGCGCCGTATGCGATCCGGGATATCGTCGTTCCTATGAACAACTATCTCATCGATGGTGATGGGGTAGCCGACAAGACCTACGCTTTCCGGGATACGTCGCTGGCGATTGACGACGAGGTGAGCAATTACCTCACGCGCTTCGCTCCGCAGCAGCCGGCTGATCAACCGAACGTGATTGCGGGACGCTACCAGCTCTACAGTCCGTTCCTGTCGCGCATTCTGGACGACCTGAAAACGGGCGTGCTGTGGGACGACAAGTTCTACGAGCAGTTTGGTGACGACTGGCTACGTGGCCGACTGGCTTCCTATGAGAAGTATCTGGCGTTCGATCCGATCGGTGGTGGCAACATTCCCGATAGCCGCTACGTGGTGGTGCACCCACATCCCTACAGCACCTACGTGTCGCTTGACATGTATCGGTATCGCGTGATGTTGCGTGCGGTGGGGATCTACGCGCCGGGTCTGGATCTTTCGTCGATGATCAGCGTGCTTCAGTTCTAAGGCTTGGGGCCGGTGGTGACACCGGCTCTTCTAAGGATTTCATCCATGACAACCATTTTGAATCAGACCGCAACAGTCGGGACGGACGGCATCGAGCCCATCCGCAACCCCGAAGGCCGCATGGCCACCTACGCGCTCAAAGAGCTGTGGGACAATACGGTCGGCACGGGACGCTTTGTCCCTAACGTGGGCGATCTCGCCGCGGACACGGAAAACAAAACCGTCTCTGCCTGGTGGATTGTTACTGCGCTGGATGTCGACCTGGTGCCGACGCTGCAACCTTGGGGCGGTGTCCCGACTTCGGTGATTAACACCGACGACGTTCTGACCGGTCCGGGTCGCACCACCAACAACAGCACCTACCGTGCTTATCTCGACAAGTCGGTCACGCCGTATGTGCTCGCTGTCGAGAACCGCCTGTCGTACAAGGGCACGACGTGCCGCAAGGCCAAGATCTTCAAGCAAAACACCGGCCCCACCGATCTGAAGGCCATCTCGGGCTACTACGACAACCTGGGTAACCTCATCACCAACGAAATCGCACTGGAGCTCGTGGGCGTGAATGCGCAAACGAACAAGAGCGAGTACGCGGTGCCGGTGTGTTACACCATGGAAGACCTGCCTGACGGTGAAGTGGTGAGCTGTATCGCCTTCAGCGACGAAGGTCACCCGGCGTCGATCACGCAGCTGGTGGTGCAGAACACGTCGTTCATCCGCCACATGAACAACGCCGTGCGCTACGTGACGGGCATCTCGCTCGTCTCGCCGTTCATGAGCGAAACCGATCCGACGCTGGTGCAACTGCCGGTGAACGTGCCGCTGCAAGGTCTGTACCTGAAGGGTCGCGTGAACTACAGCGATGGCTCGTTCAAGGAGCTGCCGGTCGACGGCACGCGCTTCACGATGCTCGGGATGGAAAGCTATCTGGCGACCATGGTCAACCAGAAGATCCCGGTGGTGTTGCGCTACACGCCGACCTCGGACGAAGTGGTGTATGGCGCCACGCGCGGCGAGCAGATCTTCGTCACGCAAGCGTACACCATCAAGACAATGGAAGCCAAGGGTGCGTACAACGTGCGTCTCTACGCCTATCCGGAATGGGTGGGCCCGCTCAACGGTTACACGCTGCGCTGGTTCCTCTACACCTCGGAGCGCAATGCGCGTTACGACGTCACCCAGTTCGTGCAGTTCGCGGTCAACAGCCCGGCTTTCCAGCCGAAGCTGTACGGTGTGAACCAGTTGCTCAACGTCTCGGTCAACCTGAAGGATGTGAACCCGCTGTACGAAGACTTCCGTCATGCTCAGACGGTGCAGGTCGTGCTCTGGCGCGATGCTACGGAACGCACCGATACCAACTGGCAGATGGTGTTCGAGCAGGGTCAAGATCCGGCGTACGGTGTGAACGGTACGCACGGTCTGTTGGAATTCATCAACTACAACTTCTACAAGCTGAAGATCGATGCGGGCTGCGCGACGGTCGACGACTGGCTTGCGAAGCTGTACCTGCCGATGAAGCCGATCTACGACGAGCTGAAGGAAGTGGCGGCGCCGTTGCCGACGCACTACCGGATTCGGGTGGGCACCAGCCAGGTGTTGGAACAGGATATCAATACCTTCAACCAGGTGTTCTCGATCCTCAACGGTCTCGTGGTGAATGGCTCGGTGTATATCGAGTGGATTCGCAAGACGCCGGAGAACGATCTGGAACTCGGTACGTCGGGCATGATCCTCTGGGATGGCACCGCCCTCAGTTAAGTCTGAATCGGTTCTGTTACCCGTCAGTCATAGAAGCGAGGGGAGCAATCCCCTCGCTTTTTATGCCGCCACTGCGTGCGTAAGTGTGTATATGCAGCGTACTGGTGCAGCGTCGTCTTCACTGGGCGAATTGTTGATCGATTGTTCGCGATTGTCGTGGAATGCAAGGGCTCCCTACTTCTGCTTCTTATGGAATAACGGAGAAGTAGTCGTATTGGGTCAGTATTCATGCCTTAATTAATGTGGACCGCCTCTCTTGCTCATGGCGACCCTTACACTACTCGTGAGTGTAAGTCGCAGTGGAGAGCCTAAGGACACACGCAGGACCGAATATGCCGATTCTATTTCACGCCGATTGGAAGAAATATCCAAGCGCGATTGTTGACATTGATACGAAAAATCGTAGCTTTGTCCGACTCGCTTTGCTGTACCGTTCGCTGGGAGTGAAGAACCATGCCTTTATTCTGGCACTGGTCAACCCGGCTCTGAAGGGGGTTGACCCCCACTCGAAATTCCTCACCGAAAACCAGAAGGCCTTGATTGCGCTGGAATGTGCGGTTAATCCTTGGTATTATTTCCGGGAAGTGGCCAAGGCGCCCGCTATCGGGGGTGGTGACGCCGTGATGCAGGAAGCCAACCGCGGTAACATTGCGCTGTACTGGTTGTTCTTCAACCACGTGATGACCTTCCTGATCCAGATCCGTCAGACGGGTAAGTCGTACTCGACCGACTCGTTGATGACCTACCTGATGAACATTGGTTGCCGGGATACGGAAATCAACTTGCTCACGAAGGACGACACGCTGCGCCGGGGGAACATTAACCGCCTGAAGGACATCGCTTCTGAGCTGCCGTCGTACCTGAACCAGCAGTCGCGCGATGACGCCAATAACACGGAAGAAATCACCCGGGTGCGGTTGAAGAACCGCTACAAGACGCACGTACCGCAGGCATCCCCGAAGCGTGCACTGAACCTGGGCCGGGGTTTGACCTCCGGTATCTTCCACATCGACGAAGGTCCTTTCCAGCCGAACATCGCCATTGCACTTCCGGCCGCCTTGGCTGCAACGGGTGCGGCCGTGGACCGCGCGAAGAAAGCCGGTGCTTACTATGGTACAATCCTGACGACCACTGCCGGCAAGAAGGACGACAAGGACGGCGCCTTCATTTACAAAATGGTCAGCGAGTCGGCCATCTGGAATGAGAAGTTCTTTGACGCGGTGGACGAGGCCCATCTTTACGACATCATCCGCAAGGCCAGCCCGGGAGGCGCCAAGATCCTCAAGAACGGTAAGTCCGGTGGTAAGCTGCGGGTGAACATTACCCTCAACCACCGCCAGCTGGGCAAGACCGATGAGTGGTTGATGGAGAAGCTGGAAGAGTCGGTGCAGACCGGCGATGACGCGAACCGCGACTACTTTAACATGTGGACCTCGGGTAGCCAGACCAATCCGTTGCCGACCACCATTCTGGATGCGATTCGCAATTCAGTGCGGGGCGCGGACCACACCGACATCAGCCGGATTGGTTCGTACACAATGCGCTGGTATCTGCCGGAAGCCGATATCGACAAGCGCATGTTCGATTCGACCTACGTGCTCGGGATGGACTCCTCGAATGCGTCGGGTGGCGATGATTGCGGCTTCTACCTGCTCGATACGCAAACGCTGGAAACCGTGGCTGCGGCCACGATCAATGAAACCAACCTGATTCACTTGTCCAAGTGGATTGCGGCATTCCTGATCAAGTGGCCGACGGTGACGTTTATTCCTGAGAATCGTTCATCGGGTCAGAGTATCATTGACTACCTGATGATCGAGTTGGCTGCCGCGGGGATTAATCCGTTCAAGCGCATCTTCAACACGGTGGTGCAAGACAAGCAGGTCAATGAAGTGCAGTTCGAGGAAATGCAGCGCATGGTTCAGCGCAACAACCACGAGCAGTATGCGCGCTTCAAGAAGTGCTTTGGCTTCACGACTTCAGGGGGTGGTACGACGTCGCGCTCAGCGCTCTACGGTGAATCGTTGTTGCTCGCCGGTAAGCGCTCCTGTGACCGGATCTACGACAAGACCTTGGCTGACCAGATTAACGGTTTGATTACCAAGAACGGTCGGGTCGATCACCCGGCGGGTGAGCATGACGACATGTGTATCTCGTGGCTGCTCGCGCACTGGATGATCACCAAGGCGAAGAACCTGCGCTACTATGGCATCGACCCGCAACTCGTCGGTAGCCTGTTGTCAGACTCAGGCAGCGACATGGACCCGCAACAGGCTGAAGAGAAGCGGGAGCAGCGGGCGATTCGGGAACGGATCAAGGATCTGGCAGAGAAGATCACGGCTTCGAAGGACGTTTTTGTCATTGCGCGGATCGAGCAGGAAATCCGTGCCTTGTCGAATCGCGTCATCATCGAAGAGTCGGAGATGTTCAACGTGGATAACCTGATCAAGGAAGCGAAGGAGAAGAAGCGCACCGACCGGGTCAGTGGCGGTAGCAACACTGGCCATAACTGGAACAGCCGCAATGCTGCAGGCAGCTGGAACGGGTATGGTTCAACCCAGCGTCGCTGGGGCTCGTAAGTTTCAGAGCGACATAAAGGCCGGAGGGGGTGACCCCTCCGGCGCTTATGCTGGTAATTAACGGCCGCCTGAGTAGTACGACATGGTGTATGCGCGCGACACCAGATACAACAGCACTCCCGTGCGCACCGAAGCGACCACCGCCGGGGTACGGGAGTCCACGGAAGGCCGAATCACTTCTTCGACCAGGTCCCTCAGCTCCAGCAGATCGGGATCAGTAGAGCGCGACGAAGTGTAGGCCCCCTTCAGCCGGATCAACATCGCCGAGAGGTCCACGTTCGAGCGCAGACTGATACGGTTATCCGACAGATAGGCAAACGCGTGCACCATCGCCAAATTGACAATCTTCTCGATCTTCTGGTGATCGGACTTGAAGTAGTTGCCCGACACGTGTTCAAGCGCTGCACGCAGATGCCGGTAGTTGGCCGACGGCATGATCTTGGTCACCACCAGCAGCAGCTCTTCCCGGATAAAGGAATTCTTATCCGAGAGGATCGACTTCAGGTAGTTGGTGTAGACCATCGGACCACGCGTCTTGTCCTTCAGGATCTCCTCACCATCCACACCAGCTACTGAGGACACTGAGCTCACCTTGCCGCCCGTGAGACGGATGCGCTCCATCACTTCCCGCATGTTCTTCACGTAACCCTTCAGGGCCCCGTGAATTGCGTTGAGCATGTCGACGACTTCCTTGTCGGAATCCATGCGCGAGATAGCGTTGTAGTGCGGTGAGTTGCGCGAGAGAATTTCGTCGCAGCGGTGTTGCAGCAATCCGAGCCACGAGCCTTTCTCCTTCAGGATGAATTTCATGTTCAGCGCGGCGTAGGTCGCTTCCGCGACTTCACGCGGCGCCGGATACGGAAAGAAGCGGTAGAGGATCGAAGAGATATACTTGAACTGGAGCACCAGCAAGACATCCACCATCGCTTGCATCTTCTGGGCAGCCGGCAGCGCCGAGTGAAAGAACTTGTGCACCAGGTAAGCACACGAGAGGTTCATCACGTTGGACGATACGTGCCACTCAGGATTGATCCCGGGCAGGTTATGCAGGTGTTCGCGCAACAGCTCTTCGTCGGCCTGGATGATGTTGTCGAACCAGGCGTCCTTGTCCGAGTCCACGAAGCGCACCACGTTGGCACCCAGCAGGTTACCACCGAAAAAGGCCGCGTGTTCCTTGTTGCGGTTGATAAAGCTTTGCTTGTAGCGATGGATCGCTTCGGCCATGCGCTTGTCGAATTCCAGATCCTTGGCTTCGGCATCGAACACGTCCCGCACCGTCCGGTACAGGCTCTCGTGCCCTGACTCCATAGCGGCCGTCAGTTCGAGATCAAGCGCTTCTTGCGTTGTGTTGGTTTCAAACATGGATCGGTGTCCTTGTAAGGTGAGAAGGCTTCAGAGGCCCTGTGTGCGGCTGAGCGACATATGGACAGGGCAATGCTGCCCCATCCAGATGGAAACGCTTGACGGGGCTCTGAGCGCCTTACAAGGTTATCCCTTCAGGCGGCGATACGTGACCACCATCTGCACCGACTCGATCGCGATGCTTTCGCATGCGGCCTGACCCGGGGTCATGATCTGCATCGTGCTTTTTTGCGGAACGACGGATGCCGACGGGTTAGCGTCGTCCACGTGTTCGACCATGATGAAGTCGATGTCGTCCACTTTGCTTGCAGCGTCGAGCATGGTGTTGATCGCGGTAGGCTTCTCGTCGACAGCGGGCACCAGCCCGACGGCCTTGCTGATCTTGGCGAAGAGCTGGGTCGGGTTGTTGATTTGACCGTTCGCTTGCACATACTCGGTCGTGAGCGACTCGGTCGCCACCCCCGGGACTTGCACCGGCTCGGAGAGGTTCTTCTTCGAGAGTGACTTGTTCAGGGCTTCCGTGATTGCGGTGCCCAACGGTCCTTGCATAACCACGACGGCGCTCTCCTGTTGCGGGGCTGCAGGTTTGTCAGTAGCCGGCGCTTGTTGTTCGGTGGATTCCAGACCACCAGCCGTGGCCGTGGCTTTGGTGTTACCGCAGTCGCTGCATTCTGCAGCGGGCTTGATGCTCTTGGTTGGTTCGGTATTCTGCAATGCAGCAGACATGAAGCTCTTCATGATGACTCACCACTAGGGGGTTGTTTGGCAAGCGCTCAGGCGCTCTCATAAGGAAATGCTTAAATCGGTTCCAGGACCGGTCGCCACAGGAAGTGAACGCCGTTGACGTTGCCTTGCGTCTTGTTGTCGTTCGACAGCTGAAGAGCGTTGTTCATCAACAGACACATCGTCGTAGTGCCGGTCATGGACTCAATGCCGGAGAAGTAGTAAGACCCGGTGGGCTGTCCGACCTGGGCATCGGTATAGCTAGCAAGCCCGCCCGCATTGGCCTTGATCGCAAGCCAGAGATCATTGGCTTCGGTTCCAGCAACCGGACGGACGCCGTGTGGCGAGGTGGCGGTTAGAGCCATGTGCATCAGTCTCACTCGATGCACGACACCGTTGATGGTAACTCGTGCGTCCTGCACGCGGTTAAAGCCACTAGGATAAGTGCCGACAGTATCGTCACCATAGACAGCGCCGCTCTGGTAGATGTATTGCCAAGGACAGTTATCGCGGAACGGCATCTTGGCAATGTACAGCGGCTTTCCCTTCCAGGAGAACTTGAGCCAGCCACCGGTTGAATTGATATCGGTGCCGGCGCCTAAACCAATCGCGCTAGCCAGGGCAGTGCCAGTGATCAGTTGGCTGCCATCAGTCTCGCCATAGAAGCCTGCGTTTGAATCACCAGCGATAAGGGTGGTAGGATTGCCATTGAGGCCAGAGCCACCTCCAGCGGCAGCACCGGCGGGTATTTGTAGTAATGCTTCGAGCATAATCGAATCCTCAGGTTACATACGATTCGTTCTAGGCTTTTCATTTTTTTACACTCCTTCCCCTATGTTTTGATCAGTGTGGTCAGGAGTGAATGCACTGGTAGAGGGGATAGAAGTGAGCTGCGCTAGGGTTGGAGAAATAACTTAGTGTTAGGTGACTATCTATTCCAGGCTGACGCCCCATGCGTCAGACTGTGAGCATGATGATAGTCTCATCATCGCAGGTGATCCAACATACCCAGCATAGGCGCAGGTGGGGCCGAAGGCCCACCAAGCTTACGAGTAGCGTCTAAGCATACACAAGATCAATAGAATAGGTAAAAAAGATATTAAAGGGAGAGGTTTAGCCTCTCCTTTATGCTGTCAACGTAATTTACGGCTCTTTTATGAGGCAGGAGTCTATTCTGTCCAGTAGTTCGGACTTCGACTGTAACAACTATAAGGGTTGTCTGGTTCTATGACTTTATTGTTCGCTCGTATGCATGAGGCTGCATACGCCGGATTGAAATCGACTTTTTGGAAACAACACATCATGACTGAGAACGATACCTTGCACCTGTGGTTTAAACCATACGGTGGTGTCATGGAAGATTCGGACGTAGCGTTTGTAGAACGCTATGGTCGGCGCTTTTATCCCAAGGCCATGGGCGAGCTTACGAAACAGTTGCACCGAGCTTGCGCCAAGATTACGCGGTTGTGTGAACCAGGGGTATTTGAATACCACCTGACGCACTACACACGCAAGGCCAACAACCGCTATGTCATTCAGGAGAGTCTGCGTGACGTAGGAGATGACCAGGGCTTGAACCTGACCATCCAGCCGACGACGGCTGACGAGCGTCGGGCCTTTCAGCAGTGCTTCGCAGAGGACGCAAGCAACCCCACCCAGCCGGTGGCGAATGTTGTCACGTATCTGGAAGACTCTTTGGAAAACGAAAATCACAAGTGGGCAGGCGCCAAGATGAAATCTGGCCAGGAAGCACTGCCCGTATTGCTTGAAATCATCGCTTTCCTGAAGGCCGTCAAGAATACGGTGCGCGTGCACACCTTTGCATGCTCACATGGTCCCTCCGGGATTGTTATTTCATTGGCCCTAGTGTCGCCGAGTGTACTCTCGTATTACACGCGTCTGGACTGGGTCATCGTCTAAATACTTCGTGGTACATGAGGAATAGAGATTTTTTACTACATCCATGTATCCATTGCAGAGCATGAGCGAGGTGCTGGCTTTGCGATGTTGAAGGTAAGACAAACAGGCTTCGTGGTATCCACTAACTCCGCTCTTCCTTGTAGCGTGTCTTCTTGGATACCACACTTTTTTCTCGCTTTATGCGCAAAATTTTCTAACACTTTACCGTTTAAGGACTATACGAACCAGTACGACCTCTCGCACACCTAACACGTTTCACTCTCAGCGCAGTAGACACTCCATCAGGATGAGCTACGATGACTAAATTCGACAAATAAAGACCGCTCTTGAAACCATCCATCGATTCTCCCAAATGCGAATCGGTCTCTGGGACTAGGAGGACCGCCTAGTCATGAAGTCCAGAGAATCTGACGCGCAGTGTACTGCTCTTTGTAACACCATAGGTCAGCAATAAAGCTGGACAATAAAAGTGGTGAAAGACAATGAATGCCTTGTTGCCTGGTACGAGACCTACGGGTGCTACTAGCCCACCCAGACAACAGCGCCGTGTTGAGACAACACACTTTCATTGCAGAGTACGGGAAATTCGTGTTCTTTGAAGTGCCAAGTAAGTCAGGACCCAAGGTTACGGCAATGGCCAGATCGTGACCAGTTATAAGAGGCATTAAAGCCTTATCCGCTTGACTATACCGACCACAGGTGAGGAATACCATGTTGACCGCTACAGCTCCAAACGCATTTAACTTCTTTCCGAACGCACAGTTCTCGCAACGCGTGAACCCGGAAACCTCGTTCACCATGTACACGCGATACCGTGACATGGCTATGGGTCTGATCGACACGAACAGCCCTGAGATTTTCTACCGTGTGTTCAATAACGCAGTCGACTCCTACAACGGGGAAGGCATCCACGAGAAGTTCATCTACCGAGGTCAATCGGTGCTGGACGTTTCGGTGGGTAGTCTAGATTACCCGTGGTTTGCAGCCGATTCCAATCCGCTGAACGAAATACAAATTCTTCAGCTGCAGCAGTTGGCGAATAACGAAGCAAGCCCGTTGATCTCGTGGCGGCTTCGCGCTATCGCCAACTTCGCAGCGACCCTGCCGCCCTACACCCGGTACTACCACTACTCGGGCCTGGACGGCACGCGCGCCATCACCGTGGTGGATGAGTTCAACGGCGTCAAGTTGAACTGCATCCTGACGTTCACGGAGGAGTGAGTCACATCCTGACGCCCTAACAGCCAACAAGAGTGATTTGCTAGGAAGTTGATCAAGCGCACATAACGGCTTTCGACACACGGCGCCTGACCGCGCCGGTGTCGAAGTTCTTTTTTTTTTTGCCGCTAGGGACATTTTTTATCACTTCGCGTAATTGATCTGAGAGTCAGTCAGCTGTACCCCTTGTCGTAGTGAAGTGAAATTCGTTTCAAACGCATATGACTGTTCTGAGCTATGCTAGCCATGGACTCACTGTACACTAACTCTAAATCAGCCCGTTATGAAGACTATCTCCCGCGCCGCAATCAAAGCCATCACCAAGGAAGCGAACCACGCCGCCTACGCTGCTGCGAATCAGTTTGGCGAGCACTTCCGTTTTGAACAAGGCTTTGCGGACAGTAAGCACACTGCTCTTTTCGCCCGGAGCGGTTATCTGAATTACAATCTGGACTTCATCCCCCTCTCGGAAATCCTGGAAGGGAAGATCCTGAAGAACAAGCACCGGCTGCACCACGTACAACCGATTCGTCTTGACGCGATGTTGCGCGACAGTTTCGTGCAGGGTAAGGCGTGGGCCCGTGGTGATACGGTGGTCACGACCCGAGACTACCTACGCCCGATTCTCGCGGTGATTGCCAAGTACGCAGACTCGCTCGACGTGTTCGCTGGTGTCTATCGCAACCGCAATAGCATGACCGACGTGTTCAGCATCTATGTGAAGCTGAAAGACGTCGAAGTGGAAGACCAGCTGTGCTGGGAGATCACCATCGATGACGTCGACCTGGTGAAACCCCATACGCGCAGCGGCATCCACTCGCTGTTCAAATAACAACTGACCAGACCGGGAGACCCGTCAAGGGGTTTCCCGGCACTGGCCTGCCTGTCTTTTATTTTGTCACGCCACCTCGCCACAATCATGCACATCAAAATCGGTAAGGACTTCCCCAAGGAGGCCAACAAAGCTTTCACCGCTATCGCAGTCACCCTCAAGGAGGTTTTCAAGTCCTACGAGCAGGATAAGCCGGAAGCGCCGGACGACAAAGCACCGTTGCAGCTTCCGATTGTGCGATTCAAACCGAAGAAAGTCTTTGTGGGCAAAGCCAAGCGCGAAACGATCGTCTCGTGCCGGATGGTAGCGTATGCCCAGAAACCCAAAGATGACCGCCCCTGTGCTCGGTTGGTTCACGCGCACTGCTGCCGGGACAAGGAGACTATCTTGAAGGAGATTCTCCCGAGCGTTCGGGACGCCGCATTTGATGAAGCGGGCGAGCATACGTTGCTGGATCTGCTTTCCACGCTGAGCGGTATCAAAGCCGACAAGATCGCGTACTACTACATGCCACACACCTGCGAAGGAACCACTACGCACTCGATGGCTGTTGTTCACGAATTTGGACCGGAAGGAGCGCCGCATTGTGTTATCACTAGCTATTTCTCTGTTAAAACTGAAAAATGAGTCCAATCCAACTGCGCCTGAACGGGGCGCTTCTTCCTCTTACGACAGCACTGGATGACCAGGCTAATGAGATCGTTACCGATCTGATCAAGCAGCTTAAACCGTTCAACCGCATGACCGAGACGCATTCAGGCGATCTCAGTGCGCGTTCTTTTTACAGCATCCACGGCCACGTGATGGTGCTCAAGCGCAAGAGCACCTGGGACGAGCTTGCTGAGACGGCCAAAAGCCTGAGTGAGGCCCAGTTCAGCACGCACGACGAAAACGTGCTGTATTGCGAAGGCACCAAAACGCTGCTGCAGTTGCTCACCCAGTATTGCTCGGTGCGTACCGAGAAGGCGCTGGTGATGGCTACGCCCAATGCGCGGGTGGCAGGAGGTCCGTCAGGCGGCCCGCATAAGGCGTATATTAACGTGCAGCATCTGCGCACCATGTACGGCAAAGAACGGGTGGTGAATATCACGGTGGCTTCGGAAGAAGGCTACGTCATCTTCAAGATCGAAGAGAATGCTTATCTCGGCAAACTCTCACCCTGGCTAATGACGGATGAATCCGTCGAAGAGCATTAAGGAGAACGAGATGCATATCGTGTTTGAGCCGTCGATGGTGACGATTATCGATGAGACGGGGGAAGAGCATCACTCCCGGATCGATTCGGTTGAATACGAGTGCCTGCTGCGCGCGCTTTACACTGACAGCTGGTGGGGTTACCGCAGTGACTGGCAGGCTCACGCACGATCTGTCTTCCATCGTTATATTCACCGGGTTTATCGCAGTGTTTGGTGAAGCGGCATAAAGAGCGGAGTGGGCGCAAGCCCACTCCGCTTCTATGTCGTTGCTTTTTTTCTTGCTTAGCGCGGACCACCGATGAGCAGCTTCATCCACCGGTTCATGCCTTCCCGATCATTCTGGAAACTGATCTTGGCCCACTTCTCAGCGAGGTACGTCTCGTAGAGTTCCTCGGCGTCCGAGTAACCTTCGATGATGTCCTTGAACTTGCCGAGATTGTGACCCCCACGCAGCTCGCCCATATCCAGTTCAACGATGTACTCGTTGTAGATGTAGGACTTGACGGCGTACTCCACCAGCTTGCAGAAGGCCTTGTAGCTACGCGGCTGGATGTGGCTCATCGCCTCATCGTGCGCGACGATACACCGCAGGTAGCTGTTCGACGGAATGCGGATCGAGTCACGGATCAGCACCACGTTCTCACCGATCAACGTGATGCGGCCGGTCGAGATCAGTGGCAGGGGTGATACCGCATCGAGCAGCTGCTGGGCTGCACTTTGCTCAGCAGACACGCCGCAGGAGGCGTACTGACCAGCGGCCGCCATCGATTGTGCATCCACGTAGGTCACGTTGAGCACGCTCATGATGGAGCGGTTCTGGGTACGGTTCTTCGGAATGCGGTACACCATATCCGTGGTGTTGACTTCGTCGCCGTCCAGACCTTCCAGAGAAACCAGGATTTCCGCACCACCCACCAGGTTGGTGTCGATAAAGACGCGCGGACGGATTACGGCATTCAGAACTTGGTCATCCAAGCTCGTCGGTGCCTGAGCCACTCGGTAGTTCGAGTGGCGCTTGATAAAGACAGTCTCAAGGACCGAGCGCGGAATAACGAATTTGATTTCGTCCAGCGCTTTGCGAAGGGCATTCATGTTCAATCTCTTTTCGCGTTGTAGTGCTCGTGGCGAGCAAACAGGTCAGAGAAGGAAAGGAGATTGCGATTCCGAGGAGACCGAACCCGCTCGGCAATCACTTCTTTCAGATAACCGGTTCACTCACGCACGGTAGCCATAGGCGGAGGGTGTGTGAGTTTCATAAAACCAAAAGTTAGACGTGCCATCGAGGCAACACTTTGGTAACCAGCCGTGAGATAAGTTCACGACGCTCAAGCGAAAACCATTGCTCAATTCAAAGCAACGTTGCCCACATATTACTAATCTGAACTAGTGCAACGTGAGTTGTTTTCTACAGTATGGCGCAATTATATCGCCAATCCCCTTTACACCACAAAAAGGAAAGTATCATGAGCCAAGCTAAACTGCTGAACACCAAGATCACCAAGGGTCAAGTCGACGAGGCTGTCGCTGCCGGCATCACGCACGCCAAGTTCCGCAACAAGGGTGTGCAGAAGCGTTTGATGAAGAATCGCGCCAAAGTGCAGCGCGAACAGGACCGTCGCGAAGCCCACTTCAAGCTGGTCAACAAACACAAGCAGGCGATGATCGACCAGCAGCGTACCGTGTACACGGAAGCGGCGACTGCGCAGCCGGTGGTCCAGGAAGGGGCCGATGCATTGCAGGCCCTGTTCGGTGACAACCTGCCGAAAGTCGATCCGGAAACGAATATTCCCGAGCGGGCTGATCTCGGCCACGAACACACCCCCGCCAATGTCGAGATGATGGCGACCCACGAGTTTCTGGATCTGAGCCAGCATCACGGTGAAGCCTACTTCCCTGCCCTGGGTGGTGTGGTCGACTTCTCCAAACCCGCCTCGTCCGTTGCAGTCAGCTTCGATGCAGAGTCGAAGGGGTTGGTGATCCGTCCGGAAGACATGCAGAAGGCTGTCGACGAGTCGATCGAGCGGGTGCCAGCCGGAGGTTATCGTTACGGCACCGATCTCGCGGTCATCATGGCAGACAAGCCGATGATTACGGAAGACGGTCTCGTCATCGGTGGCGAAAGCATGATCCGTACTCCGATCGAGTTCGGTGAACCGGGTCGTTATCCGCTGAATCTCTACGGTGACGAAATCAAGTACAAGAAGTTCCCGGACATCAACGAAGTCGTTCCTGCAGATGGTCCGCTGATGATTACCAACGCTGACGGTACGAAAGGTGTCAAGGTGACGGTGATCAAGGATGACGAAGACAGCGCCAAGGATGAAACCTTCGCGCTGAAGCCCTGAGATGGAAATCCACAACGCCCGGGGCAACCCCTGCGCTGTACCCAGCGACTATCATGATCCGGCCTGGAGTGAAGCCCACAAGGTTCATGACTGGCGTTGGGAAGTTCCCAGTCAGGTTCAGCTAATCTGGTCAACGCTGTCCGCAATCCAGCGCGCTGCGATTGCATCGTGGGCTCAGGAACTGGCTGACAACCAGAACTGGGATGATTAAGTTTTACAGCCCGACCTTTTCTTGTGTGTACGAGAACAGTCGGGCACTTTTTCTTTTTTTATAACCACGCATTAAAGGGAAGGATCATGGAACAACAAGCACAAGCACCGGAGCTGGGCACGATCAAGCTGTATGCCTGCGGTGGCGCAGGGATCAATATCGGCTCGAACTTCGAGAACTACCGCAGCCACGTCGAAGCGGGCATGGCCACGATCGATGTCGTCTACTTCGATTCGTCGAACTCGAACCTGAAGCCGAGCCTGCCACAGGACAAGATCTACAAGCTGCCGAAGACCGATGCGTCGGGCAAGGAACCGGACGGCGCAGGCAAGGAGCGCAAGCACCTGTCGGCGGCGATGCTCAAGCACGCGAAGGACATGCTGCAAAAGCACAAGCCGGGTTACCTGAACGTTGTGCTCTCGTCGGCCTCGGGCGGCACGGGTGCGCCGATGGCAGCAGCCGTCATCAATGAACTGCTCGCGCAGGACGAGCTGGTGGTCGCGATCACGGTTGGCGTGCTGGACTCGGGCACCGAGATCAAGAACACGCTCGCGACGTTCAAGACGTTCGAAGGCCTGGTCGCGGCGAACAAGAAGTCGATCGCCGTCGCGTACTTCGAGAACAACAAGGACACTCCGCCCTCGGAAGTCGATACGGAGATCAACGATCTGGTGGTGGCGCTCTCCGTGCTGTTCTCGCGTCAGAACGAAGGGCTCGACACCCGCGACATGTACAACTTCCTGAACTTCGATCGCATGACGGCGTTCAAGACGCATGCAGCTGGCCTGCAGACGTTCGTCGGCAAGCTCGACGCGGAAGAGCACAAGGACACGATCACGGTCGCGTCCGCTGTCGTGAACAAGGATGCGCGTGGCATCGACTTCGTGATTCCCTACACCTGCTACGGCGTGATGCCGTCGGCCATTGAAAAGGAAGTCACGGAACGTGCACCGCTGCACCTGGTGACGAAAGCCTATCCGTTCAACGATATCTCGGCGCGGCTTAAGGGTATCCTGGCCGACATGGAAAAGGCGGCAGCCGCTTACACCACCCAGAGCGAGGTGCTCGACGGTGATGAACAGCTGGTTGGTGGGTTCCTCGCGGAGTAATAGCCCTCAGGCGGCTTAAAACCCCTCTCCAGGCCGCTCGCGCGGTCCGGGGAGGGGTAGTTATGCTGTCGATTGTTTTTTACCGCCGTGGCCAATCTCATGTGTGACTCAAGGGAGAGCCCTGATGTCTCAAGTTGCCATAGCCTTCACTGCGAAAGAGATTATTCAGCAGATCTGTCAGGATCTGATTCTTTTCAGTGCGGACACGAAGACGATCCCACTTGAAAAGTGGCTGACATATATCATCGCCCGGGCGGTAGAAGACGTGATGCTAATAGACCTTGACCCTCCGTATGATCCGAGGATGGAGCCTATTGCAACGTTGGTACGCTCGAATTATCGCCGCATTGAGGGCGAGGAAACCTACACCCTTCAAGAAGATGTCGGATCAAACAAACTATTCCCATACCTCGGTTCCGCAGACCTTTCTTTCGAATCGAGACTTGAGCTTCACCGATATCGCGTACTGCTCGCACCGCGCTAGTGCGCTGCAGAAGTTCGCGACCAATCTCGCTCACACCTCGCTCGCTAACGTCGCGGGGCCGATCGCTAGCGCTCTGGAACAGGTACTGGACTTCAAGCCGCAGCTGGAAGTCATCCGCTCACCCAATGGCACGATGCTTTTCCGCGAAGACTGGCAGTATGTGCAGGAAACGGACGGCAAGATCTACCCGATCAATCCGTTTGCAGTCGATGACATGCCCGACGGCAATATCTTTCGCGTCGGTGCACCCTACGCACTTTCCAGTCGGACACATATCGCGCACGTCTGGCAGGACCGGATGTACGATTTCATGATGAATCCGGTGATGTGCGAACTGGTGGCCGACTTCCTGAACTGGTCGCTGAACGTCGATCAGATCTGGACGCACAACCATCGTGAACCGACCCAGCATTTCTTGCAGAAGTATCTGAATCTGGATCGGCTGGTCGAGCTGGAACTGCCCGAGCTCAAGAGCGATCTGGAGCTGATGTATCAGGACGCTGGTGGCGAGCAGACCCGTTACCGCTTGCAGGGTGCGGATGTGCCGCGTGAGCTGGGTATGGCGGGCTACGATGCCCGTGCTGTGGAAGCGGAGCTGCGTATCCGTCAGGAGTTCTGGGACAAGCAACAGGTTCAGTGCGTGTTGCGTGAGCTTGCGGTGAGCCTGGAGCGCATCATGACTGCCCACTTCCCGACGATGCGGGATCTGGCCGAACTCTCGTTGCATCCGGCCCGGGGCTACGACGTCTATTACGCGATACCGACACACGAGCGCGGCGTGACCGTGTTGTGTCTGGGTGACTATCGCATTCTGCATTGGGAACTGAATCAATGAGCCAGAGTGCCATTCCGCAGTATCACGAGAAGCGCTTGTCGCTTCAGGAGCTCGACCACCAGTTCACCGAGTACATCGGCGCCGCGTCGGTGATCGATATCGGCGAAACCCTGCGGGTGATGCTGGGTGACTACTTCTATGGAGAGCCGCCCAGCACCAGCAAACCACATTACACCGTGGAAGATCGCACGCTGGTGTTTCCCTTCTTTACGACTGGCGGGATTGCTCCCCAAGGTCCGGTCGTGCCGTTGAACCAGCAGGAACTCGCCGGCGCCATTGAGGCACTGGGAGAGATCTTCTGGTCGCTGGCGGATATGATCACCCATCGTGCGTTGATGGTGCAGTTGCCTGGTAATCAGGCGTACAACCATCGGCCGAACGAATGTTTGTACAAGTTCTATCCCGAAACCCGTGACCTGGTGATCTATACGCCAGTCCTGCAAGGCGTGACCTACCCCGGCTTCGTTCCGCTGGACGGTCGTGCTGTGATCACGGGTTGCCTCGGATATTTGCCTTCGTGGCTGGCGTCTGCTTTTCCCTCCACCTGAAAGATGATCACCTCAAAAACTAAAATCAAGATCAGCCTCGCTGATAAAGACCAACTGCAGGGCAACCTGCTGGCGCTGACGGAATTGCAGGAACTGGACGCGGTGCGCGACAGCTTCGACATGACTGATAGCATCCATAGCGTGCAGTTCGCTAGGCCCTGGCTGATGCGTCTGACGGGGTTGTTCCCCAGTATTGATCCGGCACTGTTTCCGACCGGGCAGCCGCAGGTGAACGTGTTCACCTGGCAGGGGCAATTCCTGTCCATGAGTCTGAACAAGCAGACGGGTGAGTATAAAATCGGCTACAACACCGTGCCGCTGCACAAGCTCGGTGAGCTGACGCTGTACGTGAACCGCGAGAACCTGAACCGTCGTGTGGTGCCGCCCATTCCGTGGGTCGTGCGCATGATGGGCCGTGTCTTCGGCTAAGCCAAGAAAACGAGAAAGCTCGGCGTGAATTTACGCTGAGCATCTTCTTTTTATGTCGATAACTTTCGCGAGGTAGAAACCCATGATCGCCAGGAACGCAATCGTCGTCAATTACCCGAATCCCATCGGTGACGCGGGGCGTTACTCGCTGCGGGATCAACGGGATTTCTTCAGTCGCTTCGATGGCGGGGCCAGTGCTGTCTTTGGAGTGGCGCTGGAAAACGTCCTCGATGGTGACATGCTGCACTTTTTCGAGCAGATCGATAATGTCTTCGAGTCGTATTACCAGATGCGTCTGGATGAGAATACAGCGACAATGGAAATGTATCAGGCTGATAAGCGTGAATTCTATCGTCGCACCTTCGACGTGTATCGATTTGCCAAGACTTCCCTCAAACGCCTGGGTGAGAATGCAGGCCTCTCTGAGGTGAAGCGCATTGCAGCTAACTGCAAGTTTGATTCAGGGTCGTTCCTCCTCAAATAGGAGAGTGTGATGGACCAACATTACGCCATCATTCACGCAGGTCCGAAGGCACCTGAGTTGAAACAACTGTTGAAAGAACTAGATTCTGTAGGCGCTCCTGAATTTTACTTCATGAGCGATCTGGTGGGCACGTTAAAGTACGATGCTGAGTTTACCACTGATCTGAACGACCTGTTGTACGATATGACGGAAGGCGAATACTACCACCACTGTCTGTCCAATGGGGAGCCCGCGAAGCACGCGGAGCGTACCCAGCAGTTTATGTTTAGCGTCGCGGAAAGAACAAAAATCGTTGCCCAATACCTACACACGACGCTCCAGAATGCTGGGCGTTATGACGCTTCCGGGAAGTTTCCCTATGAATTCCACTCCTTTGACGGCCGAGTTATTTATCTCCGGAGTCTATGATTACCGAGACGAGGCATTTGACATGCAATCTCTACTGAGCGCAGGCGATGACCTCGTGGGTGGGTTTTCCCCCAACCCAGTCCTTCCAGGCATTGTGAGTCTGGATATGTTGGAGGCGCTGCGCGAGCTCCACATATTCACCAACACGCTGCAAGCACTGAGCGCCCCCCACGAGTTGTGCATCAAGAAAGCGCTGGAGTTAATCTCCGCGCGGAGCAATTATGAAATCAGCAAGGCCGCGTTCCGTATGGAGCTCACCGCGCTGTGCCTGGAAACCGGTCTGGACGGTGGTCTGGATGAAGACGGCGGGATCTGGGAAGTGAACGCATTGATCCGGGGCGTCGAGAGCGTCTGCAATTTCCTGCTGGCAAGTTTTGACACTTGCATGCAATCACATGCAGAGTTCTTCCCTTACGAGTTCTATCAGCTGCACAAAGGTAGATACTTGTTTTTGACAAAAATAGTGTTCGATGCAAACTTACCAACCTTCAGACCAACCGTTGTCACTCAGCCTTCATTTGCCGCTCAGCAAATGCAAGCGAGCTATCGAACGGATTATTCTGCCAAAACCGATCAGTGCATCATGCTTTAATCGCATCGTCGAAGCGATGTTCGAACACTGGCGGCAGCTGACGTACTTCGATAACGAGGCGTCGGTGTTCCCCAGTGACGACTTGCTGGATGAGTTACATATCCACGATACCTTCACGAGGAAGTATATCGCGAAGGTGTTCGACGATCTGACCAATGATTTCAACGCTTATCTGCTGGAACGCGGGATTTACGACGTGTTTCATGCAAGACGCTATGAAATGGCACGGGTGAACAATGCGGCAGTTCTGTTCTATTGACGGCATAAGGCGAGCGAGGCGTAAGCCCCGCTCGCTCTATGTCGGCTCTTTTCTTTTTTGCCGTAGCGAATGGGGGTAATTTTATGTTTCCCTCATGGACCCATTTTTACTATGGCTTACGCATTCGTTAACCGCAAGGTTTATTCATTCGACGTGTACCCGAGTGCTGTCATCGGGACGTCGTTCAAGAAAGTGACCGCGCTCGCAATTCTCGATTACAACACGGCCCTGGGCTTTGCTGATATCGAAGCGTTGCACATCAACGTCTACCCCTATCTGCCTGCGGGCACCCCCAATCGTCCCCAGGACTTCGACTACCTGTTGCTGCGCACCGAAAGCGGCGATCAGACTGTGGTCGGGATTCCCTGGATTATCGACGACACCGTGGAACTGGTCGAGGCCCTCAAGGTCCAGGCCATCATCGACGGCGTGGGTTCGGCCGACCTCGAACGCATCCGGATCTGTCTCACACAGAACGGCTATAACAACATCGACCTGCAACTGATCAGCTGATCATGAAGATCCTCCAACTGCAAGACGAACACGCACGCGACTTCGGCGAGTACGGACCCGCGTGCGAAGGGTTTGTCGACACGATCAAAAAGCTTTTTGCAAAAAAGAGCAAGCAGCAGGCCCGCGCCGAGCTGTTGCATAAGGACAGTTGGAATGCAGCGCAAAAGCTCTCCCGTGATCTGGAAGGCGACTTGCGCAGCACCTACGACAATCCGGACTGGGTGAAGAAGAACCTCGGTGAAGCTCAGGAAACGATTCACGTGGCCGGGCTGACACAGGCCAACGTGTTCGGCAAGGCCCTCACCAATCCGCAAGCGATCGCCAAGGTCGCTGGCGAGATGCTCGCGACCGTGAAGACGATTGCGCATACTGAGAAGCCGCATACGGAGCTGCGCAAGCGGCTGTGTAAGCAAGCTGAAGGGATCAAGAACAATGGCGAGCTCGACAAGTTCTGGGAAGCTCACGCTAAAGAACTCAATGAGTCACCGGTGGATCGTGCTCGCAAGGCGTTCAAACGGCCGGCTCCGGCGTTCGGGTGTGATGACCGCTCGTGCACCTTCCCGATCAATTTTGCCGACCCGAAGGATTTCTCCTTTACCACCTATGGTCGGGTGAAAACCACGGGCGAGCTCGAAGCGCCGAACCAGCACAACGCCAAGGCTTTTGCCGATGCACTGCGCGCTCTGATGGCTGTGGCGCTCGAAGCAGACAAGATTCGTGACGAGAACTACATTCCCTATTGGGATAGTGTGGCCGATGAGATCGAGTACGACAATCTCAAACACGGCGATGACATCTTCCGCAGTCTCTTTTCCAGCCAGGACGATAATAACGTCAGCGATCTCGCCAGCTTCATCGAGTACGAGCTTGCGCCGATCATGAGCGGCTTGTATATCGCCATGTTCGACAAGACGTTGATCACGAAGCAGCCGGCGACCGAAGGCCTGATGGATTACTTCCGTAGCAAAGTGAAGACGGGTCCGACGGCACAGCCGATCGAGCGCTTCGACATCCAGTCGGCCTGGAAGCGCTGCAGCAAGTTCCTGGCTGATCCGAGCCAGTTCCAGTTGACAAGTAAATCGTTCACGCCCGGCGATAAACTGAAGCTCTCGATCAACGGGCAGGGTCCGCGGCCGGAAGAGATCGCTCCGGCGCTTGCCAAGATGTTCAAGGAAGCCTCGGCTGTGAACGAGCGCATGGCCAAGAATGTCAAGGCTTATGCACGTCTTGCTGGCCCGCTGGTGCAGAAGTTCGAACGCACGGTGGTAGGTGCCATGGATCGCGAAGGCAACCTGCCCCAGGAGGTACTGGACGAAGCGATGAAGCCGTTGGTCGCCAATGCAGAACGGGTACGTGACAGCAATGGTTTCGTAGCCTTCATGGAAAAGGAAGCGAGCAAGTACGACGGCTGGATCGGTGGTAACCCCGTGCATCCGAAGCAGGTGGACTTTCGCGGCCACGCGCACCTGGACATCGATTACGATCTCAAGCCGATTCCGGTTGCCGTGGGTAAGGCTCGGGATGTCAAGCAGCTGCAAGACATCCTCACCGTGCTGTTCGAGTATATCGACGTCGACGTCAGTTTCCCGATGCTCAAAGGCGCGCTCAATGACGAAGAACTCGGCGAAGTCGATGCCTGGTTCGAGTGGGATCGTCCGGTCCGCCATCTGTGGGACATGATGAGCGAAGAACAGCGCAACGCCATCGGCATGATCTACGCGCACGAAGACACGTCCGCCACGATTTTCTCGCGGATCGAAGACCGAGCCCATGACGTGATGTACTCGGTGTTCAAGTACGTGGACCAGTCGATCGCCTCGCTCTGATGCAGATGTTTTCAGCAACACATTACCAAGTTGCAATGTAGTAAGGATAGGGCTCGTTGGTTATTTTTTACGGCGAGCAATATTTGATGCAAAGACCGAGGGACTGGTCACCCTCGTTCCCGTCACGAAGTTTTCTCTTTCCTTTAGAGCGTGACGAGCGGCTTTGTGGTGAAGCCTAGGACTAACGATCGTTCTGATACTCTGCTGACTTCTACGCGCGGTGAAGCACGTAGGAAAGAATCCCGTGTGGGTTAGGTAGATCCGCCAGGGAAGGTCTCGCACTCCTTCTTTGGTGTAGATTTATCGGGAACGGTTGTTGAGTGGTACTTGTGGAGCGCCTCTGAACCAGGAACAGATTCCTCACGGGCGTGGGGTCTGTTTCTGGTTTATGCCGCAAATTAAAGGAAAACTAACCCATGTCTCTCACGATTTCTCTCACGATTGAAAAGGCGCGCGAGATCCTGCGCGAAAAAGGCTTCTACCGGATTACCCATCCGGTAGTGCTCCACCATCTACGCAAGGAGTTCCAGCAGTACGAGGTCAACAAGGATTACTTCTATATCTACCCCGTGGAGCAGGACTTTATTCACGTGGCCCTCGTCGAATACGATACCCCGACGAATGAAGTCAGGCTGCAGATCCGCTATTCTTGTGCGGGCGATGATTTGCTGTACGGTCTGCGTATCAAATTCACCAACGGTGGTTCAGAAGATCCGCAAGACGATCTCGTCGACATTCTTCGGTGGATGAATCTGGAGAGCGTGCGTGTTCACCCGCACTACATCCGGAAGCGTTTCAGACATGGCCGGTTCCAGGCCAAGCTCCGGGCGCTTCTCGTTTATCTCAAAGACAGGTGGCGTCTTTTGCTGCCAAAAAGATTACCGAATGAGTGAGGCTATGCAACATCCCGATATCGAAAAGCAAGGCGCCAATGCACGGGCGCTGAATTCCAGCTTTGTGGATAACCCCTATTACAAACCGGTGATGATGCCGGCCGCCACGGGTGAAACGATTGAATCGTGGCATGACAAGGCCGTCGCCTGGAACCTCGGCTGGTCGATTGAGGACAGCATGCGTTCAGAAGGCTTGGGCGTGTAAGCAGAGAGCGCGGTGGGCGACTTCGGTCGTCTGCTGCGCCTTTATGCCTTTTTTATTTTTTCGGAGCATTATCTGCTAGGCACGAAGTGAGTGCCACCCTCTTACCTACCACGCAACAACAATGACTGTCGAAAACCCTTTTGTTCTGGAACAAGGTGACTATCAGCGCGATATCAATCCGCTGAAGCACTACGTGGAAGACGTGTCGAAGTTCCTGTCAATCATGACGGGCGACCCTATTGAGAAGTGCGCCGAATTTATCAAGGCAAACCTGAAGCCGGGTGGACTCTTTGAGTTCAAGGACCCGAAGATCACGTATCTCGAACGTGAAGATTACGAAGACCGGGTGGAAAAGGAAGGGACGCTGCTCGGGTATATCACCGACTCCCTGAAGAACCGTGAACTGATTGCGCCGACGCTGACCACCTACGTGCATCCGGACGAGAAGCAATCGATCCTGGTGGAATTTGTCGACGAGAACGTGGCAATCCGCTCCAAAGCGAAGCATGCCATGTTTGCCGCGAAGATGGCGGGCAATAACGAACTGGAAACCTTCAAGAATTCCGAGCAGTCGAATGCGAAGATTGCGAATAACGCGATCTCCGGCGGCCATGTCTCAACGTCGACGCCGCTGAACAACAAGACCGCGCACTCAACGCTCACCTCGAACTGCCGCTCGACCTCGGGTTACGGTAACGCGAATAACGAGAAGATGCTGTCGGGTAACCGGCACTATCACCATCCGTCGATTGTGATCAACAACATCGTCTCGATCGCGAACCGCACAGATCTCGCCCAGATGCAGAAGCTGATGGACGAGTACCAACTGCATTACCCGACGACCGAAGAGGCGATGCAGTGCGTGTTGTTCTCCACACGCTTCTATTGGAAGAGCGCCAAGCAGGAACGCATAATTGCCGAGCTGCTCGACAAGCTCACGCCCATCGAACGTGCAGCCTTCGTGTATATCGGCGACCTGTTCCACGTCGCGATGTATAACGATGCACCGATTCGCAAGTTTATCGGCGAGCTTTCAACGCCCTGCTACGGTGACTTTGAAGAACCGTCGAAGATCATCAAGGGTCTGCGGGGCGAGTACGTGTTGCTTGCCGTGCAGTTGATTCCCGATGTGATGAAGGGCGTCGACTGGAAGAAGCTCTCGGAGAAGCCGGACGAGAAAGCCCTGGCGAAGCTGATCAAGGATGGGGCTTCGGAGGAAGAGATCGCGAAGTTCAAAGCCGATGAAGTGATCCGGATGGAAAAGGATCGCGTCAAGCTGAGTCATATCGCAGCCACCTGTGTCAACATCCATCGCGTGGTGATCGAACAACGTACCCTGATCGAAACGCTGCTGGTGACGCAGAACGTCCCGGCTTCACTCGCGTTCTTCCCGACCTCGATCCGTCGTGCGGCCTTGACCTCGGACACCGACTCGACCATTTTCACCGTGCAGGACTGGGTGAAGTGGCAAACCGGCAAGATGCTGGTGGACGACGAAACCAATGCAGTAGCGGCCACGATGATCTGGCTGGCGGCGGAATCGATCACCCACATTCTGGCGCGGATGTCCGCGAACTTCGGCATTGTTACCAAGCGTATTTATCAGGTGGCAATGAAAAACGAGTTCAAGTTCGACGTGTTTGTGCCGACCCAGGTAGGGAAGCACTACTTCGCCTATATCGGCTGCCAGGAAGGTAACCTCTTCATCGAGTACGACATGGAAATCAAGGGCGTGCACTTGAAGTCATCAAACGTGCCGGCCGCGATCATGAAGAAAGCAGAGAAAATGATGCAGGCTATCATGGATGCTGCGGCTCAGGGTGAGAAGATTTCCATTGCCGAGAAGCTGGAGCAGGTTGCCCAGATCGAACGCGACATTATCGCGGCGGCGATTGCGGGTGACTCGACGTACTTCCGTTCGCAGCAGATCAAGTCCAAGGGTTCGTACACGAAAGAGCCGGAACAGTCGCCGTATGTGCACTACATGCTCTGGCAACGCATCTTTGCCCAGAAGTATGGCCATATGGACGAGCCGCCGTATGCGGTGTTCAAGGTGCCGGTGCATTTGCCGAACCAACGCGTGATCACCTCGTGGCTGGAAGGGATTGAGGACAAGCACATCAAGACGGAACTTGACAAATACTTCAAGGAAACCGGCAAAAAGACGATTTCGACGTTCCTGCTCCCGCAGCAGCGTCTGGCCGTCCACGGTGTGCCGACTGAAATCGTTCAGGCGATGGATTTGCGTCGTACGGTGCTCGACTGTACGGCGGTGTTTTATTTAATTCTTGAGACACTCGGATATTACTGCCTGGATGACAAGATCTCGGAGCTCGCGAGCGACTACTATTAACAAAAGGAGGGTGCGTGTCCAGCGACAAGAAAGCATTTAAGATTCCGGAAGGCACGTTGTGGGAGTATATCGGGGATCTGTCGCAAGACATCCTGGAATGTTCCTACAACGAGGACGAGATCCGCCAGCTGTGGGTGAATGGAAGGATTGATTCAGAAGCAGAGTATACGCTGACCGAGTATCCCTGGCGTTTGGAGGGCTGGCGTCGGGAAGATGGCCAGTACAGCAATCAACTGACTGCGCTGGTCATTCTGCACCGGGGTTGGGCTCCGCACTACAGTGTGGAAGTTGATCCCCTGAAGCCCGAAGAGCAGGCCATCGTTATGGCGTTCCACGCCAAGTACGATATTGTCAAATAGCGGCATAGAGAGCGGGCATTTCGCCCGCTCTCGTTTTTATGCCGCCTTTTTCTTTTATTCAATCCCGACGATGTCAAAGTAAGGTGCTACTTCAAACCAGGCTTCTAAGCCCATCGAGTTTTTCACGACCTGTTTGGTCTGGTGCAGCTTCATCAACCAACGAATCGTGTCCAATTCCCGCTTGTTACTGGCTTCAATGTCTTTCATGGCTAGACACATGAACGCCACTTCCTTCATGCGGGCAACCGTAAGCGCCCAGAACACCTGTAACGTGTACGGCACGGTCGGCAGTCGGGAGAATTCCCACAGATCACCACTCACGGGTAGTTTTGTCCCTGCCATCAGACCCGGAAAGCGTCGCTTCTGTTGACGCAGCCAAGTAATCTGCTGCTCAGCTGAGGTATCCAACGCCTGATCGTAGTCCACCAGGAAGAAACTGTGCTTACGAATGGCGTCCACGTTCGGCACACCGGTTACCCGGTTGTACAGACGGTTGAATACCGCGCTATCCAGCTGTGAACGCACCATGTTCGTGAGCGGATAGCTGTGGAGAAACTGATACAGGGTACGCCGTGCCCCACCATTCTGTTCGACCAGGTCCTGTTCCTGGTTAAAGCGATAATACTGCGCGAGAAGCATCGGCACATTGATCGCAATCATCGCCACGCCGGTGTCGAGTGAGTTCTTGCGGCCATCCGGAATCAGCAGGTTGGTATTCGACTGGCTATGCAGCAGTACCGTGATGGGTTGCAGGTCCTTCCAGTTGGTGTATGCATCCTGCAGATTGAAATACGTGTCATGGGCGAGGATAATCTCTTGCGCACCACCGTGGAAGACGCCGTCCCACATCTGACCCTTACCGAGGGCTGAGGTGATTTTTAACGCCTGCGCGACATTCAATGACCGAGCGCTGCAGTTCGCAACGTAGCGATCAAAGGGAAGTGTGCGGCTCACGTTGACCGACTGGATCAAGCGAACCAGCAGGTGGGAGCCGGAAACGGCGATGGGGTAATCGCGATAGAACTGTTCGACTTTGTCGACGTTTGCGAGTAGTCCGTCCGCAGCGTAGTGCCATTGCCGCAATTCAATACTTCCCGTATTGGTATCGGGCTCAAGGCGAAAGAGGTTTTGCATGGCTGGAGCTGACTATAGTGAGTTCTGGATGCTGGGCCTCTTAAGAGTGGGAGTCCCGCTGAAATTGTCTACAAGATTGGGCTGTAGTCCCACGTTTCGTACGGAGAATAAGAACAAAGGTATAAATTTACACCGTTATATATTGTGTAGAAGAGAACAGCCATCGAGCCCTCCTCTGCCCCACGACTATGATGTCGTGGGAACTTAGCAACCCTGTCTACCGAGTGGAATTGGATTCAAAGATTTTTGAGTCTCATATTACTAACTTGGAGTACAGTGCGCTATGCTCCAAAAGACAGCTTTGCAAAGCCTGTTTGTCTAAACCATCAACCGTAAAAGGAAAGTACCATGGCCATCCAAGTCGACGACAACGGTAGCGACGGAAACAACAATGGTGAAAAGGCTGCCGACACGTCGGCTTCGACGCCTTCCGAACCGAACAAGCAGCCGCCGCAGGCGCCGGGCAAGAAGAATACCTTCGCCGCCGCCGCAGCCGCTGCTAGCAACACCGGCACGCAGGGTGCCGCACCGCAAACCCAGCAAGCTTCGCATCAAACCACCAACAATACTCAATCGCAAGGAACCCGTTCCATGATCTCCACCCGTCAAAACTACGGCATCTCGCGCGCGGCCACTTCGCAAGCCATGCGCGCCATCGTCGAAGTCACCGACAAGATCGCCGAAGGTGAAGTCGACCAGCCCGTCAAGTTCGCGTTCTTCGCGCTCGACGGTGAAAAGGAAGGCCTGCTCATCTCGGCACTGGTCGTCGCAGCGGTCCTGAAGGGCCAGGAAAACGCCGGCGAAAAGTACGTCGCCTACCACACGCTGTTGCTCGCGCAAACCGCCCGCGGTCAGACCGCTGTCGAAGCGCAGTTCGGCAACGGCATCAAGTACGAACGCCTGGTCGTCCCGGCTGACGCGTACGACGCAACGCTGCGCGCCCGTGTCGTGCAGATCATCTCGGACAACTACCGCGGCTACACGCTGATCGACGCAGAATCGAACGTCGTGCCGGCGGATCTGGACCTGCGTTCGGAAGAAGCGGTGCGTAACGTCATCGCCAACGCGACGACGGCAACGTCGGTGATGCTCGCCACGATGGTCGCAGAAGACAGCTGGACGATCACGCCGGAAATGGCGCAACAGACGTTCCAGAACGAAATCAAGTCGAGCTGGGGTCACTTCGTCGACTTGAACGGCCAGCCGGTACGCGGCGACGTCGTGCTGGAAATGTCGATGCTGACGGGCAAGCAGCAGAACAACCAGAACACCGGTGAGTTCCAGTACAACACGTCGCAAGCGAAGACGTTGCTCACGCAGCTGCTCGGCTACATCGACCTGACCTCGACGCCGTCGACGGCTTCGTCGCCTGCGCAGTTCGGCGGTATGGGCAACATGGCGCAAACGCCGGATCAGCTGAAGATCTACACGCCGCGCCTGGTCATCACGAACATCGATGCACCGGACGACGTGTGCGAACTGCCGGTGATCCTGCAAGGTCTCGCGACCACGCAAGCGCTGTACAACGACAACCGTTGGATCGGCGCGTTGATCCAGCAGCACAAGAACGGCGCGAGCCATCAGGAAGGCGGCATGAACATCCGCGACCTGTCGGCAATCGGTCTGGAAGCACCGCAGCAAATGCCGATGGGCTACATGGGTGGCGAACTGCCGAAGGCTGGCCGTCTGCCGCTGAACAGCGCGAACGTCAACGATGCAGCGCTCGCCGCTGTCATCCAGACGTACTTCCATCTGGAACCGCTGCTCATCTCCATGGACGTGCCGGAAAGCGGTCCGTCGAGCTGGATCACGGGCGTGTTCGCCGCAGCTGCACGCGGTGACCAGAACGCGATCAAGGACCTGTTCGACGCAGCAGACCTGCTGACGGGCGGCAAGTTCTCGCCGATCTACAAGGCGGCCAACGGCGGTGTGATGAAGGCTCCGGTGTTCAACGACAACATGTACGTGAACAACGGTTTCTACTTCGCACAAGGCGGCAAGCGCGACATCCGCGACGGCGACTACCTCTGCGTGCTGAACGCCACGGGCGACAGCGAGCTGGAAACCATCAACGACTGGTCGAACCTGCAGGCCAACGCAGAAGTCGATCCGATGTTCCGTCTGACCGAAACGCGTCGTATCCAGCAAGGCCTGTTCGAATCGATGACCATCACCGGTCGCTCGGTTCGCGTGACGTTCAACCCGACGTTCATCTACGCTATCGCCGCAGCAGTTGCGGAAGCAGGTATCGTGTACGAAACGAAGGTCGGCGTCTCGGCTCCGCAGGGCACCGCACGTATGGTTGCTCCGTACATGCGCAACCTGCCGACGAACCTCGGCACGGCTGGTTCGTTCGTGCCGTCGGGCATGCGTCGCAATGCAGCCGCAGGTGTGGCAGCGGGCTCGTTCGGCCGCTACGCGCATCAGCGTGCCACCAACACGGGTGGTGCAGGCAACTACTAAGGAGCATGCAAGCCGGGGTGAAAACCCCGGCCCAGTGTTCTGAAGTAGTCGGAAGCCGCTTCGGCGGCTTTCTTTTTTTCCTTCCACAAGTCACCTCACCACTGCCTTATGGGTATTCACCAGAGCCTCGTGGACTTTAATCACGTCCACAGCACCCTGTCCGTCGAGCCTGTAATCGTCAATGATCTGCCCGCATTTACCGAGCAGAACATGGAGTTGATCCACAAGACGATCTACACGCGCCATACACCGGACATGCTCTCGAATGTGCCCTCGTGCACATGCGGGAAAAGCAAAGGGGAATTTCGACTAGGGACTACGTGCCCCTTCTGCCATGACGAAGTGCGAGAAGTCGTTGCGGAAGAACTGGAGACGGTTACATGGATTCGCGCCCCAGCAGGCGTTCACGGACTGATCAACCCGATCGTCTGGACGATGCTGAGCGAGCGCTTCAGTATTGGCTCTTTTAACCTGATTCAATATCTTACGGATACGCAATATCGCGTTCCTGAGAATCAGGTGGGCAAGTTCACGCCGATCACGGACCAGTTGCCGTTTGAGCGTGGACTGAATCACTTCATCGAGAACTGGAATGGTCCGAACGGGATCAAAGAGTTCCTGTTTTCGCTGAATATCTTCAAATCGCGGGTCAAGGGTCGCGTCACGACCGACTTCCTGCGCAAGATGCTGGACGAGAATCCGGACTGCTTGTTCTCGTCGCATCTGCCGATTCCCCACCGTTCGCTGTTGGTGGTGGAAGATGGCACCTCAGGCGGCGTGTATCTCGACGAATTCACGCCGAAAGCGATCAATGCGGTGCTCACGCTGGCGGGCATCGATACACCTTCGTCAAAGGGCGAGCTCACCACGAGCTTGCGGTTGCGGGAATCTCGTGCGGTGCGGGCAGTTGCGCGTCTCGCCGAGTATTACTACTACGTGTGCAGTAAGCGACTCGCGAAGAAGGAAGGGATCTTCCGGAAGCACGTGTTCGCAACGCGGAGTCACTTCAGCTTCCGGGCGGTGGTGGCCTCCATCACTGAACCGCATCATCACGAGCAGATTTATATCCCGTGGGGTGTGGCCACTTCGGTGTTCCAGCTGCATTTGACCAACAAGCTGTACAAGTTGGGATTCACGCCAAACGAGGCGCAGGACTTCCTGCATCGCTACGCTACCACGTACCATCCGTTGATGGATTATCTCTTCAAGGAGATGATCGAAGAGTCCCCGGACTCGCGTGGCATCGCCGCGACGCTGAACCGTCCTCCGTCACTGAAGCGGGGTTCTATTCAGGCTGTGTTCATCGCCCGCGTGAAAGCGCCGGACGAGGGACAAACGGTTTCGATGTCGATTCTGATCGTCAGGCCGCTTAACTGCGACTTTGACGGTGATGCACTCCAGTTCACGCTCGCACTGGATGGCTACATTGCGAATGCACTGAAGAATCTGGCACCGTACAAGAACTCGTTTAGTCTGGACAACATTCGGGCCATCTCGTCGGCATTGGAGCATTCCAAGACGGTGGTGGGTACGACATCCAACTGGATGGAAACCACGGATGAAGAACTTGATCAGGCGGCTCTGGAGCGTATGAACGCATTACCCGACGCACCACCACCCAGAGCACAAATGCACTGATCGGCGAGCGAAGTTTGGATTTCGGCATTTAAAGGAAAGAAATGGCACGACTCGTCTCCGCCCCGACAGGTTCCTTGTTCGGGAAAGGCTTGTTTGGCACGCTGAGCAGTAATACGGTTCAGTATCTGCAGAACCAGATCAGTTCGCTGGCAAGTGCGGGAACGGAATATGGCAAGAAGGTCTATGAACGATCGATGGCCATGTTCGATGCAATTAACAGTGATGCGGCGGTGCTCGCCGCAGAAGCTGTGCTCACGCAGGTCGAGTCCATGATGGGACAAGACATGATTGAGACATTGCTGACGATTCCGCAATTGCAGTCTGCCCAAAGCCAGATGCAAGGTTGGGTGATGACTAGCCCGGTCATCCGACAGGCATGGTACGACGGCAAACTCGAAGGGTACAGCGACACGTACGTCGATCCGGAACCCGGTCGCGTCGGTCACGAACAGGAAGCCTATCGTCAGTTGATGAATGGCGTGTTTGTGGAGCACGAAACCCAATCGTGGCAGTACAGTCTGTACGCAGACCGTCCTGACGATCGCGACAAGATGCTGACCTTGCGTAAGGTGGCGGCTATTCTCGATACGCACGACGCGGCAGAAGCTGCGTACGCGGCGGCCGAGCAAGACCCGACCAGCCAGTACGGCGCAAGCCTGTAACATCCATGGAGCGGTGGGGAAACCCGCCGTTCTATGCCTTCTACACCTCTAAAAGGAAGCAATACCATGCAAATGCTGGAACCCCGTATCTACGCTTCGAAAGTCCTCGGCGAAAACCCCGTCAAGGAAGACTTTGTCTGTGTCGAAGTCGAAGGCGTGCGCGTGTTTAGCAAAGATGCTGCCGGCAATGAAGAAATCGTTGTCGACAATGTTGCGCCCCAGTTCATTTCGGTGTACGTGCGTCACAAGGACGGTCGTGCACTGGCAGTGGCTGACTTTGGCTCCCATGCCGAAGCGTCCGCCTACGGTCGCCAACTGGCCGCGCGTTACGAATGGGCCTTTGAGTGCCCGCTATCGCTGTAAAAGAGAAAAGCCGGCATAGGCCGCCCATACCGTGTGCGCTCCCTTCTGGGGTGGCGCGCATGGTATGGGCTCTTATGTCAACTCTTTTTTCTTTTACCATGACCATTCCAGTTCCTTCGATGTCCACCCAAGGCTGGGTGACCGAATTGTCGACCAAAATCGATTTGCTGCTGTCCCATTACATCAGCACCGATTATGACCAATCCAACTGCTACCGTGGCAATCTGTCGAATCTGCAGTACATCATCGAACAGCATTCGGGTGATCCGCTCACGACGGCAGATGAAATTGCCCGCTCGATCCAGAGTTTCCTGGGTCGTTATTACGAGAACGTGATTGCGGAGGCGAAGTTTGAGTTGGAAAATCCGACCGAATCACAAACGACGGTAAAAATTACACTCGCTCTGAATTTTACAGAGGAGGGTGTGTCCTACACCGCCAACCGTTTGCTGAGTTTCTTTAACGGTAAGTTCAAAGCTATTACCGAGGTCAATAATGGATAAACCCGATCAACAACTCGCCGAAGTCCACAAGTTCATCAGTAGTCTGGTCGAACACGAAGTCGGTCACGCAATCGACGATCCCCACCACATCAACCGCACGGTTGGTGAAGCGATGCGCCATATCGGCGGCATGCTGTTCTCGCAATCGACAGGTTACTTGCCGATTCGTCCGGAAGAAATCCTCTGTCAACCCGAACGGGTCGACGCGGAAGATGGCTCGGCTGTCCTGCTCACGCGGCGCGTGCTGGTTGCCAAGCAAAGCTTCTATGTGCTGGGCATCGGTTCCACGTCGGAAGGCAACCACCGTGCGTTCAGCATCTACGCTTACCAACCGGATGAATTCGATCTGAACCAGACGAAGTTCCTCGCACTGCCGCCGCCGATCGGCAATGAAGTGATTCGCCAGCTGGCCAACGTCGTCAAGAATGATGGCGTGGTGTTGCTGTGCTGCACGATCGTGCCGGATTACTTCAAGCCCGACGAAGAACAACCGACTGTGCCGCCGCAAACCCCGCCGCAGGATACCACGCAAGCTCGCGTGGAAGACGTGGCCGAAGCACCGGGTGTGTTGCCCGCGGTGAACCACGATCTGCTGTAATCACACGTAAGTTCATACCGGGAGTAGTATTGTATGCAAACATACTCCTACTCCCATTCCCTCTCCCTTTTTATAAAGGTTTTGTGCCGCTATGTCCCAACAGCAGCCCAAGAGTGGTTTGCAGAGTTTCAAAGAACAGAAGCTCGCAAGCGATATTGAAAACATCCACCGTGCATTGGTGGTGGATGCGGAAGTGAAGAAAATTCCCGAAGGTACATTCGTAAAAGAAATCTTGCCCATCCTCACCGGTGACGTCGTCAGCACGGAATTTCCGTTGCTGATGGCGGCCGTGGCGGGCAGTCCCTTCTCTGAAATCGATGTCTGTGATGCCGAAGGAAACGTACTCTTCAGAATGCCAGCCCTGCTGGAGCGCAATATCTTTAGCCGAGCGCAAGCCGAACGTCGTGGTTCGCTCGCGTCGATGATGATCACCGTCGGGATGCTGTCGCATCAGTCGCCCAAGCGCGCAGAAATGTACCTCGAACATGAATTTAATGGACGTGGTATTGCAAGCAACCGCGAAGAACTCATCAAAAAGCGACAGGAACGCTGGAACGCTATCCTGGCTCGCTACGGCAAATCTCTGAAGCTCGACGGCACGGTCGGTGAAGGTAATCCTCCCGAAGGCACGCAGGGCAGCAAAGAGAAGCCGCAACTCGACTTTGAAGATGGCGACCTCCTCTGAACAACAAGAGCCTCAGCTCACGGGCATAGCGCAAGAGATTCAAGCGATCTATCCCCAGCCGGCGACACGGCGCGATTTCCGTATTGCGTCGGCGAGCGACCTCCACCTCGGGCACGGCAAAAACCCGCCCGAGGAAATGGTGGAGCGGTTGAAAAAGCGGTTTCCGCGCGATGCGGAAACCGCCAAGTTGGATGTAATTGTTTTAGCCGGCGATGTGTACGACCACCTGCTGAATCTGCCGCAGGACCACGTGAGCGTGATCGATGACTGGATCATCTACATGCTCAGGTTGTGTAAGGCGCTGGGCATTCAGCTGTGGGTCTTGCGCGGCACACCCAGCCACGACCGGGATCAGTCGGCGCGTTTTGTGTGGTTGAACGAGACGCTGGAGATTGGCTGTGATCTGTTGTACGTGGATACGTTGCGGATTGTCTGGATGCCGAAGTTTAGCATTCATGTGTTGTTTGTCCCGGATGAGTGGACCGACGACGCGGACAAGACGCTGGAAGAAGTGAAAGACCTGATGCGCCAGCAGGGCATCGACAAGGTGGATTACGCGGTCATGCACGGGCAGTTTGAGTTCCAGCTGCCGCCGGTGGTGAAAGCGCAGAAGCATTCCTCCGCTGCGTATCTGGCCCTGGTGCGTTATCTGATCTTTATCGGTCACGTGCACCTGTTCAACCGCCTGGATCGGATTATCGCGCAGGGCTCGTTTGACCGCATCAGCCATGGCGAAGAAATGCCCAAGGGTCACGTGCGAGCAATTGTCCGCAGTGAGGACGATTACGAGATCCAGTTTGTGGAGACAGAAGACGCGAAGATTTTCCATACCGTGGATTGTCGCGGACTCGGAGTGGAAGAGTGTCACGAGAAGATTCTAACGGAGATTGAACCGTTGCCGGATGGTTCGCACATCCGGATTCTCGCTGATACGGGTAACCCGATTCTCCAGGCAGTCGCGCAGTATGAGAAGGATTGTCCGCACTTCTTCTGGACGGGACTGGGTAAAGCCGATGAAGACAAAAGCCTCGCCGAGCAGACAGAAATGCTGCAAAACGCCATGGACTATACGCCGATTGAAATTACCCGGCAGAATGTCCAGAAGCTGATGTCGGAGAAGCTGAGTCTGATGGGGCTGGACCCAGAGATCTTTAATCTCGCCGAGCGCAAGCTCGCGGAACTGGTATAGAACATGAATGCATCCGAACGCGCCACGGGATACTTTCCGCTGTCTATCGCCACGTCACTGGCGGTGGAAGGCGCTATTGGTATCCACCCCGATCATCCAGCTGGGCCGAAAGTTCTCAAGGACTTCTCGGCGCACTGGGTGAATGTGAAGACGCTCTTTCGCAACTACTACGAGTCGATCGGTCGGGATCACATCCCGGATGTGGCGCAGAAGGATCTCATCGATTCTTTCCGTCACGAGCTCGATACGTACAAGGAAATTGCGGACGAGCAGAGTCAGGGTCAGTTCAAGACCGTGCTGTACTGTCCGGACTACATCGGTCTGGAACGACGCTTTCCGCACGCACTGTTGCGGGTCGACAGCACGCCGAACCAGATTCTGTTTGCCAAGAGCCTTGCCACCGTGCTGGGTGAAATCATCAAGAACGAAAAGGAGCTGATCAAACTCTACCCGCTCAAGATCACTGACGAACAGGTGGGCAATACGGTGATGCTGACCCATTATCCGTTTGACCTCACCACCAAAGCGTTTCCTGCGCTGTCTCTGCTGGAATCCCACACCGGGAACATCAAGGACAAGAGCATGTGGTACACGAAGTTCTACAACGGCAAGGATCTGCCCATGATCCCATTCCGTGAAGGCTTCCTGTCCATCTTTGGTGACAACCAGTTGTTTCGTCCGATTGGCGGCACGTATCGCAAAACGCTGATCGAACTGGGCACCAAGTACCACTGGAGCTTCGCCACGAGCCAGGATAAGATCAACTACGGGCTCAATTCCCTGTCGGACAAATTCCTCGCCGAGAAGCTGCGTCTCTACCTGAGACACGGGTGACCACGGCCGTTTTTTACCCTGTCCTTTCATTGCATGAATAGGATAACTTTACAACCTCGATACCATGTCTGAATTCAACAACCAACCCAACCAGCGCCCGAAGACTGTCCTCAACCATCGCGCCCTCTCGTTGTACGCGCCCAATGGTGAAGGCAAGTTTGCCAACATGTCGTTCGACATCAAGAAGAACGATCCCATCATCACGGTGCGCACGAATATCGCCGCCGACGCGAACAACGACTATGGTCGAATTCAGGCAAACGTGCCGCTCGACAAGTTCAACATGTTCCTGTCGATGATCGAACACGCAGCGATGGCCGACCAGCCGTTCCGCTGGGCGTACGAGCATCACGACAAGAAGTTCATCGGCCCGGGCAAGATGACCGACGGTCCGGTTCTGATTTACCGCCTCGTGGTCGGCCGTGAAGAAAACGGCGTGGTGTTCATCTCGATCGTGCTGGAAAAGCGCCCGAACATCAAGTTCAGCTTCATGCCGGACACCAAGACGCGTTTCAAGGACGGCGACGGCAATGAAATGCCGAAGGCGCTCGAATCGAAGTTCCTGGCCCTCGGTCAGGTGGCTTCGCTGCGTCAACTGATGCCACTGCTCCTGAAGGAACAGTACAAGCATCCGGAACCGAAGCAAGGTGGTAACTTCGGTGGTGGCGGTGGCGGCAATCGCGGCGGTCAAGGTGGCGGTAGCTACGGCGGCGGTGGTGGTGGTGGCAATGGTGGTGGCGGTCGCAGCTACAGCAATGCTGGCGCGGGCGCCGACATGGCCAGCGACGATATCCCCTGGTAAGCCAGCGGTACTTCAGCGCATAAACGAGCCTGCGGCCCAAAACGGGCCGCAGGCTTAAAAGCCTTCGTGCGCCAAACAGGCTAAAGAAACCCGGTTCGAATCGATGGTTTTCTGAGCACATATTACCAATGTGAACCTTGGTGCGACAAGGTCACTATTCACCCATAAAGGAAGGCCATGAAGATCAAAGTGGTGAGCCAAGCTGACTTTCAGCTCGATGGCTCAGACGATCCGGATCTCGCGATGTTCTCGCATGCGTATGGCAAAGCCCGTAGCAAGCGATTCATGATCATCGAACACGGGAACGATCAGTTGCAATGGAATTTCCCGCCCCGTACGTGGAATTCCGACCCGGATACGAACGCGGATGCATTCGATCAGGTCAACCTGTATTTCGGTCTGCTGTCGATGGACAAGCAGGCAGCGATCTTCGCCGAGTATCGCAACATCCATCAGGTGCTGCGCTCGACGAACATGCAGCAGGACGACTGCGAGGATCTGATCGAAGCCATTCGGCCGATGGCCAGGGCGCTGTTTGACCAGATCGATCCCCAGCATTTCTACAACTGGGTGTGGACGTCGTTGAAACCGCGCATCCCCGCGGACATCAACGTCATCTTCAATCCGGAGACCATGCCCGGTACGCGTGAGCGTACTTACTTGCTGGAGGACTACAAGGGCCTCATTCCACTCGCGATTATCGTGCGGGCGGCGTGTCCGTTCTGGTTCGACTTTGCAGCACTGACTAAGTCGGTGCTCTCGCGTGAGCTGAAAGATATGCTCACGTATAGCCTGATCGAACAATCGTGGCCGGCGCAGTCCGATGCGATGGCGCGACTCGAACAGTTTGTCGACCACACGATCGGTGCCGATCGCAACAACCCGGCAGCCGTGCTGATGGGGATCGGTTCGGACGATTTCGTGTACTGGGCATTGACCAGTCTCGTGATCAACCGTTTGCCGGTGGTGGATGTCATGGGGGTGAATAACCTCACACCGGTCGTCTCGGCGCTGTATAACTACGTGCGGCATCGGGTCACCACGATCGCGTCCTCGCAGCCGGCGATCAAGAACAAGTTTGCGGAAACCTCGTATTCCGCGGATGAAAACAACCAGTCCTATCTGGAAGGCTTCCGGAACCGGATTGCGTTGACCGTGGGTCAGGAAGCGTTGGGCGATCAGTATCTGGAGCGACAGATCGACCTGGTGCTGGGTGCGCGCAATGCCGTTCACAGTCTCTTTGTGGTCGGTAATCGCGATCCCTTCTCCTTGCTCGAACGGGTAGCACCGGGGATTGACCATGCCTTGGTCAAGGATGCGCTGGAGTCGTCGAAGGCGCTGCATAACGCCTCGATCGCCGACGAGCAAATCACCATCGCCGCGTGGTTGTTCCATCCGTACAGTCAGGCCCGCACCGTCGGTAACCTGCGTAAGGATCGGATTGTGGCGTTGTTGGGTCTGGCGCAAGCGGTGCTGTTGCACCACAACAAGATCGACCTGGCCCGTCTGGTCACCGGCGCTTACGAGCGCATGAGCACGTCTGGGGAAGGCACCCGGTTTATCGGGGAATCGATTGCGCCGTTGCGAGCGGCCGATCGAGAAACGTATCGTTCCATCTTCCCGATGGAGCAACGCAGCCGTAACCAGAAGAAAGTCCGCAACTTCGTCTTTGAAGACGTGTACGAGCTGGCGCGTTCTTTACAAGAGTACGATATCAATTGTACCTTCAGTGAAGCGACGCTCAAGCGCGTGCAAGGTAACATTCCCAACCGCACCTACGTCATTCCGTCCAAAGCGGTGACGATGTTCATGGAGTACGCCAAGTGGCTGGCCGAGCGTCCCATGGTCCGAATTGATCCGGATGCGGTTTATGCAGCATTGGTGGCGCGTGACGGTGGTTCCAAGATCAACCAACCGTTCGTGCCCTGGCAGTACACTCACTGATATCACCACAGATCCGCGAGCAAGCGAACTCGCGGGTCAACCACCTGAAAGGAAAGTATCATGCAGAATTTCAACTTCGGTAGCCTCGACTCCCAGATCGGTCAAGCTCAGGGCTTCGGAAGCTTGGATGCCCAGGGTCAGCCGAGTTTGATCCAGCAAGCGTATAACTTCGGTTCGCCTGCCGCCCACGCTTCCGTGGAAGCAGCTGGTGTGATGCACATCGAGATCCGCAAGCTGTATATGGGTCTTACCCGTCCGCAAGCCGACCAGCATCGTCGTTCGTACGACGTGGTGGCCAGCGACGTCAGTCTGAACCTGCTCGCCGACGAAATTGGTCGTAACGGCGTGGCCGCGCTCGACACGGCAGCAATCAGCAACGTGTTCAGTCAGGAAAACGGTAACTTCGTCCGCTTTTCGGGTACGCCCGATGGCGCAGTGGACATCGATAACGGCTGGTGGGCGGAGCGTTTCCGTTTCACGATGGTGGTCGACGTGTTCCGTAATGGCCGGTTTGCCCGTACCGAGTTCGTCTCGGGCCACACGGACGAAGCGGCAGCCACGCAGATCGGCATGACCAGTGTGAAGATCAGCCCGCGCATGGTGTTCACGATCAACCACGTCACCGAAGCGCGCATGCGTCGGATGGACGGATACGGGAATCCGATTCCGCTCGTCACGCGTTCGAATTCGGTGGTGCGCAATCAGGGCTTCGGCGGCTTGAACGGTATGGGTGAAAGCCTGTACCTCACGCGGCCGTCGGATGTCCTGAAAGCGGTGGACAAGGTTCAGTTGTACGCGGGCATGCAACAAGCCGCAGCAGTCGGTGACCCGACGGCCATGACGTATCAGGACCTGGATAGCCTGCTCACGCATGTGCCGATGATGTCGAATGACGCCAACCTGATGGTGCCGACCTTTACCAGCCGTATGGTGAAGGGGCTGTTCGAGAACTCGCTGAACGAATACGATCCGATGAACATGGACGGTTCGGCAGCCGGGTCCTTGGCGAGCCAGCGCATTCAGGATACGCCGTTTTCCAATAGCGGTTTCATCCACGTGATGAATCGCAAACTGGCGAATGGCGTGGGCACCACGGCGCAGTTCACCTACAGCGATCTGCTGATGCTCGATCCGACCATCGATGATCGTGCGGATGTGTTTGGTCGTGCGTACGAAACCGGTGCGATCGTGATTCCGGACGGTCGTGACGTGAGCTCGCTGGGTGCGGCAGAAACCATCGCGTTGCATGCGACGGCGATTGCGCAGTCCACCCTCGCCCTGATGTCGACGTCGGGAGTGGCGACGCTGGCGTACAACGCCAACAACATGAGCGGTCAGACCGAGCTGACGCTCCAAGCCGTGGATGGCATGGACAATGATGGTGCGCTCTTCCAGCGACTGGAAGTGTTGAAGAGCCGCCTGATTCTGGAGTGCCTGAACATCGTGAGTGAACATGACCAACGTCCGTTCGAGGTGGATGTGTTCGCTGACGCGTTCAATGACGTGTATATCCAGCTCGCTTGGGAGAACGAGCGTCGCGATTACGTCATTCCGGCTTTCGCATCTTCCTCACTCGCTCCGATCGTGACGAACGATTTGAGCCGACTCTCGGGAATGGCCCAGGCTATCGATCAGGTAGTCGACGCATGCAAGTCTATCCTCAGCCCGGGAAGCCATGACTCACTGTCGAACCTCATTGCCGTCCAAGGTGACGGGAATGGTCGCGCTGGTGGTCTGGCAGGCGATTACTAAAGCCTGAATGGGGAAACGGGGCAACCCGTTTCCCTTTTCTTCCCTCAGAAAACGAAAGGACAAAAAAGATGAAAACCCTCATCGAACTGTATAAGAGTATTCAGGCAAGCGTCGGCATGGTCTCCGATAGCGAAGGATTCGTCTCGACGATCCTGCCCGGTGGCGATACCCCCAAGCCGCTGCTGGTCGATTCCAAGCGGGTGGTGTTGCCGACTGACACGCAACTGAAGCAACCCGACTGGTCGAGCCGTATCGGTTTCCATCCGCTGCTGCAAAACGTCGCGGGTGGCGAGTCGCGTGTGCTGGAGAAGTTCCGTGAGCGCATGAACGCGTACGCCGACTTCATGCTCGGCATGTTGCTCGTGGACATCGCGCAACTCGGCATCAAGAAGGACATGCACAAGGACCTGACACCGGAACAGGCTGCGTATCTCGGCCCGTTCTCGGATTCGGATGCGAAGTTTGTCAAGCTGCTCACGGATCTGGTGGGCACCAAGCGCGTGTCGAAGAAGAATGCGGAATTCATCCGCTTCTCGGTTATCAAGGGACGCGTGTGGCAGGGTCAGAAACGCTCGCGCGTGGCTGTGTGTCACTTCCCGCTGTACGAACTGTTGCCGAAAGACAACAAGCCGACGGAAATCGCCGGTCACAAGCTGCGCATCGCTGACGTCAAGATGCTGCGCAACATGTACGAGTTCCTGTTCACCGGAATTCGTGAGCCGGGTTTCTACGAAGTCGGTTCGGACTCGAAGATTGCTCCGTCGCTGGAAGCGCTGATGGCTTTGTACGGCCGTTATACGGAAGTGCAGAACCAGGCGGTGTCGATTCTGGAACCGGTGATCAATACAGCGAATGCCTTGCTGATAGTCAACGACTGGCGGGATGATTTCGTCGATCTGACGCCACTGTTGCCGGAAATCCGCAAGATTCCGCTGCTCGAAGGTAATGCGCCGACCGAGCGGATCGCCCAAGCGCATGCACCGGTGAAGATCAGCGATTCGCCGATGGCGCGTACGGTCGTGGGCGCTGATGTCGCCCCGATGATCTCGGCGTCGATGGTGCAAACGCCGGTCAGCACGGCACAAGCAGTCAGCGTATCGGCTGTCCAACAACAACAACCTGCTCAACACGAGGGCCATGCCGTGAAGCCGCGATTCAAACTGGGCGTGTCTGCCCCGACCGTCGAGCACACCACTCACCACATCACTGACCAGCAGGCCAAACAAGTGGCGGGTTTGTCGTATCACCAACCGCCGCTCACCGCGCACGTACCCGTGACGCCGCCGGTGGGTTCGTTGCTGGCTGCTCAGCAACCGCCCCAGCAGCAAATGGGCATGCCGGGTAACGTGTTGCCGGGGATGCAGGCCGGCATGGTGCCGATGCAGCAGCAGATGGTGCAACAGCAACCGGTAGCGATGAAAGTGCCGGAAAGCGCACGTCTGTTCAACGGCCAGCTGTATATCCCGGTCGAAGCACAAGGCGTCAGCACCATGCCGCCGAACGCGATGCTGATCGATGGTAAGGTCTACATCCCGCTCAACCAGGCACAAGCTGCACCGGGCATGGTGCCGATGGGTCAGCCGTTCAATCCGATGGCGCCGCGCATGGGCATGCCCGTGCAGGCGATCACCGATCCGGCACAGATCCCGGGTTTGAGCGAGGCTGAAATCCAGATGTATCGCGGCAACCCGGTGATGTTCCAGAACTATCTGTCGCAAATGCATGTCGCCGGCGCGGCGCAAATGCAACAGCAGCAGATGCAACGTCAAACCACCGTGCCGCGTTATCTGCGCAGCGCCGTGGAAACCGCACAGCAGAATCAGTTTGCCTCGCGTGGTTTCTTCAACGGACGTTGATGTAAAGGCGGCATAGCGCCCCATCCTCACCGGTGCGTCCTTCGGGATGCACTGGCGGGGATGGGGTACTTATGTCGTTTTTCTTTTTTGTTATTTGATCTTCTTGCTACTGGCATTCAACATCACCAGATTCTTGACGATGCTGTAGTCCGCCACGCGTAGCGAGCGCAGATTGATCGGCACATCGGTCAGTGATGTACCGCCATTCATGCGGATCGTGAGCCAGTGCAGGTCAGGATGGATCTTCAGGTCTTGCAAGAGACCAATCCAGTCAAAGTCGTACACCTCGATCTGATGCGCCGTAACTGGGCGCGACGTGGTGGTATTGTGGTTGATCAGCCAAGTCAGGTGATCTTCGAGAATGGCCCGAAAGGCCGGATCATCGAAGGTGGTTGCCGACGGGGCTTGGAGCAACTTTTCAATGGAGGCTTGCATGAGTGTCCTAGTGGAAATGATTCTAATCACATATTACCAAGTGAACGCACCAGACGAGTAGGAAATTTACTGCGCTCTGGTATGGTGTGCTTTGAATAGCCAGGTGCGATTCGTCGTAATTTACGAGGATTTCTGGAGTTCAAGCGTACATATCATCGTTACTGCGACTGACTATAAAAGGAAAGCTGTATGGCAGAGGACAACACAAGTGTCAGTAACACCACACTGACCCAAGCGCTTTCGTCGGTCTGGAACTATCACTACGAGCCGAATCAACTCTATCCCGAGTTGGCTAACGTGATGAGCTTGTCGCCGTTTGACGGCACAGTCTCCGCTTCACGTAAGCAGATGTTCGGCGCCAGCCACACTTCCCAGTGCCTGGTATTCGAGAAGTCCACACCGCGACGGATTCAAACCGGGGCCGAGATCCAGTACGGTAAAGCCACGTTCTCGACGAAAGTCGAACGTGACTGCGAGATCTTGGCCATGATCCCGTTTTATAACACCAGAGTCGTGGGCACGGATGCAATTCGCCACAACCCTGAAACGATGCTGATTGTCGAATACCCGGATGAAGGGCCGGGCAGGGAAAGTGAAGTCGACTGTATTTCGATGCGGGAGTATTTCTCCAACCACCAGTATTTCGGCTTCCCGCTGAAGAATACCGAAAAGGCTCGCCAGCTGCGTCAGCCCACGCCGGGTTCACGCGGCTCGATGCTGCCCGCCGATACCATCTTGCAGGATTCGCCGTCCAAACGCCCGGATGGCAATTACTGTTACGGTATTAACTTGAATGTCGTCTTTGGCAGCTTCCCGGAAGTGGCTGAGGACGGTGTCTTGCTCTCGGACGAGGCAGTACCGTGGCTGAAGATTCACAAGTATGAAAAGCGCACGGTGGCATATGGCTCGACGCACTTCCCGCTGAACCTGTACGGGGACGAAACGATTTATAAGCCGTTCCCGGACATTGGCGATTATGTCCGACCCGATGGCCTGCTGATGGCGTTGCGCAGTTACAGCGATGTCTACTCGGCGGTGGAAATGTCGACTACAGCTTCTCGCGAAGTGAACTACGTGTTCGACAAGCTCACGTATGTGCCGTCGGCCAAAACCGATCGGGAAACCGGTCAGGTGATGAGCCGCGGTCGGGTGATCGACATTCGCGTGAGCCATGATGCATCCCGGGCACCGTTTGCGCCGAGCATCTGTAACGATCAGGCATTGAAGTACGACCAGGCCGCACGCGTGTTTTATCGCGAAGTGCTGCGTCAGTCGAACGTGATGAAGGCGAATAAGCCTAAAGGCCGTTACAAGGTCTCGCACAACTTCAAGAACCTGCTCAAGCATGCGTATGCGGTGACGCAACAGGAAGCCATCAACGAAGAACAGCGTGTGCAGATGATCTACCGGGCCTCCCCGATGGATGACTTTACCATCGAGTTCGTGGTCGAGTATGAAGCGACACCGACGGAAGGCTACAAGATCACCGACTGCTGGGGTGGTAAGGGCGTGGTGGTGAAGATTGTGCCGAAGGAAGACATGCCGGTGGACGAGTTCGGCAATCGCGCGCATATCGCGATGGACGGCGGTGCTACCGTGTCACGGCAGAATCTGGGTCGTCTCTACGAGCAGGGCTTTAACGCAGCAGGCCGGGATCTGAACAAGGAGTTCTGTAACTTGTTTGGAGTGCAGTATCCCGGCGTGCACGGTCAGAAGCTCAGTCTCGCGGAGAAAACACGGGTGGAGATTGCTTACAAGAAGCAGGAACCGGCAGCCGTGGCCGCCTGGGATCGCTTCATGCACTTCATGCGCACCGTGAGTCCGGAGCAGGCTGAGTTCTATGAGCGCGAAGCCGCAGCGGGGTTGATTCATGAACACATGACCTCGTTCCTGGAGGATGGCATCTACATCTACCATCCGAGCAACAACGATCCGGAGCTGCCTGACGTCGTCGACGAAATCCAGAAGCACTTCATGCCACAGATTGGTCACATTACGTATCGTGACCATACGGGCAAGTTCGTCACCACCCAGGAAAAGATCATCGTCGGCGAGGTGTACTTCATCCTGCTGGAGAAGACCGGTGATGACTGGACTTCGGTGTCCTCGGGCAAGCTGCAAAACTTCGGCATTCTGTCGCACATCAACAACCAGGATAAGCATGCGTCGCCGTGGCGCCAGCAAGCGATCCGGGCCTGGGGTGAAACGGAAACTGCCATTGGCACCTCGTATATGGGGTGGCGTCCGATGGCGGAGTTGATTGATCGCAACAATAATATCGCCGCACACCGCATGGGCGTGTACAACATCCTGCGGGCCGACAAGCCAACCAACATCGATATGCTCGTGGATCGCAGCAAGATTCCGCTGGGGAACGCGAAACCGTTGGAGCTGGTGAAGCACTTGGCTCTCTGTAACGGATGGAAGTTTACGTATGCGCCGTACCAGGAACTGGAGCCGAAGCCGTCGGCAATCACGTTTGTCGCGTGACAACCTCCTCGGGTCCGGCCTAACCACCCGGACCCGTTCTCTCACAGGTAAAGCACTATGTCACTAAAACGTCTTGCCGCTCGGACCGTTCTCGGCCTGAGTATCGAGGATACCTGGCGCTCGCTCGCCGGACCCCTCATCCTCGTCTTCGATGACGGCGAGGAATTGTTGACCAACCACAAGGAGGTCATCTACAGCCGGTATTTCTGGGAATTCCATGCGAACTATCCGGGACTACCGATCCTGAAGAAGCATCATGTCGCGGCGGTCCTGAATGGGCGACGGCTCGGCATGGAAACGCACATCAAGCTGATCCAGAACATCCTCTGGGATTGTGCGGATTATCTGAGCGCGACCCATACGGTCGAGCGCATGGTGGATCTGCGCTTTGAACTGGCGGAGCTGGCGTACAACATCTCGAACCAGCATTACAACGACATGGTGCGCTATCTCGGCGCATATATCACGTCGCTGAATCTGTTCGACTTCCACGCGGTGTTCAAGGACCCCGATGTGGTGGCGTCGTACGAGCGGGCCAAACCCGACGAAGAGTCGATTGCGGACATCTACTACACGATCGATCAGGTGTTGCAGCGCAAGCCGGAACTGCGTGACAATGCATTGTCGAAACTGTATCGCTCGGGACTGGTGTCGAGCAAGCAGGTCCATCAGTGTCTGGGCCCGCGGGGTTTCTTGACCGACATCAACAACGAACGCTTCGGCATTCCGATCATGCGCGGCTATTATCAGGGTATCCGCTCACAACGGGACATCCAGATCGAGTCGCGCTCGGCAGCGAAGGCCTTGAATGCCTCCAAGGGCGACCTGCAGGATACGGAGTATTTCTCGCGCAAGCTGCGCACCATGGACATGGGGGTGGAAACACTTCACCATACCGACTGTGGTACGACCCGCTTTCTTAACTGGCGGGTACAGGGCAAGCACGAGGACAAGCCGAGCGATCTGGAAATCCTCGACGGCAACCACTACGTCGATGACGATGGCATGCTCAAGACGGTGCATCGCGATGACAAGTACCTGATCGGCAAGAACATCAAGCTGCGCAATGTGCTGTACTGCGCGTCGCCCGATCCAAACGGCATCTGCTCGACGTGTTACGGGCTGATGAGCGAGTTGATTCCGTCCAACAGCAACATCGGTCATGCGAACTGCACACACGTGACAGAAAAGAACGCGCAGGGCGTGTTGTCCACGAAGCACTTGGATTCGTCCAAGAGCATCAAGGGCGCCTCGATCGATGCGCGCACGCAGTTGTTCGTCAAGCTCTCCACCGACGGCAATCGCTATCTGTTTGCGGATACGCTTAAGCAGAACGGCAAGAACGGCGATCTCAGTCTGCTGTTTGACTGTGAAGCTGCGCCGAACCTGTCGGACATCTACAACGTGGATAACGTGCGGGTGTTGATGGAATCGCGCATGTCAGAGCTTTCGGAAGTCACGATCCGGCAAGCGAATGGCGATGGCGAGGAAATCAGTCTGCGCGATGGCAAGCGTCTGCCCTTTCTCACGTACGAGTTCCTGGAACACATCAAGGCCGTGAATTATACGGTTGATGAGGAAACGGGCTGTTACGTGATTCCGCTGAAAGGCTGGAAGTGGAATGTACCGTTTGCGTCGTTGCCGATGCGTGACTTTAGTATGTCGGACCACTCGCGTGACATCGCGAAGGTGCTGGAGTCGACCGTGAAGGAAGTGGTGGAGCGCGACCGCCTGGTCGACCCTGCCTCGACCCTCGTGGAGCTGGTGGAGCTGATGAACCGGAAAGCCCGGGTGAATCTCGCCGTGGTGTCCGTGACGTTGCGTGGGGCGTTGATCCGTTCTGCTGAACGTTACGATTACTCGATGCCGAAGCCGTGGACGGAAAACGGCCTGGGCGTGCTGAGAAACATCATCATGTATCGTTCGTTGGCGCCGTTTATGGCTTACGAACATCATGCGGAAGGGATTTACGCACCGGAGTCGTTTGCCTTGCGTAACCGACCGAACCATCCGTTCGATGGCATCCTGATGCCGCGTGAGGTAGCAGATCACGAGGACAAGCGGGCTGGCGGTCGCGGCAACTACTAAGCGTACGGCGGGGACTTCGGTCCCCGTCTTATGCTGATGAGGAGAAAAGATGCTGACGTTTGTGCGTGGTCACACCTTTACCGAAGCGCTAGTCGGTCTGAAGCTGTTACGGGGATTGGACACCTACTACCCGGAGTTTGAATACTGGTACACCAACAGCGTGATGCCGGGGATTGTGGTCGGCAAAGACATTCTCCTGCTGGCCAAAGAGAATGAACGGGTCGTGGGTCTGGCGCTCGGTAAGCGCAACGCCCATGAAACCAAGCTGCGCTGTGTGCGAGTGCAGGAGTCGCACCAGGGTAGTGGGCTCGGTGTCAAACTCATTGACCGGATGCTGGAGCAACTGGACTCCGAGATGCCCCACTGCACCGTAGCTGAAGAACTGTTTCATGATTACAGTCGGGTGTTCGTCAAGCGTTATGGTTTTCATCTCAGCGATGTGACCAAAGGTGAGTATCGACGCAACCGGCTAGAGTATCACTGGAATTAATTACCCCCATCTGCATCCTTTGCAGAGAACAAATATCACCACGCCACATAGCTCTAAAGGAGAGAAAAATGGCCACTGCAGCAAAGAAACAATTCGGTTCGAAAGTCGCTAAACGCGTCACCGCACAACAAGCTACGGACAAGCTCCCGAAGCCCGCGATGGCCAAGACCGCTGACAAGACCTCGGTGCCTGTGAAGAAACCCGCTGTGAAGCGCGTGACGCGCGCCACGCCGGCTTCGCAGACGGGTCTCGTGAACGATCCGGCAGGCGCGGCTGCGAAAGCTGTTGTCACTGCGCAGAAGATCGACATCCCCGCAGACAAGCCAGCACCGAAGAGTCGTGCTGCGAAGAAGCAGGCACTGTTCGACAAGGCCAACGCCGTACCCGATCCGGCCGCCAAGGTCGCGACACCGTCGACCGTCAAGCGCGTCTCGCGCAGCAATAAGCGCGCACTGGTGAAGCTGCCGGCGGACACGGAACAGAAGGCTGCCGAAGTGCGTGCTACGCCCGCCAAGAAGGTCGCCAAGCCGAAGGTCGATGCGGTGAAGTCGGACATCGCACCGGCCGCGAAGAAGGCCATCAAGAAGGCGGCAGATGCACTGAAGGCTCCGGTCAAGCCGGCTGAAGCAGCGAAGAAAGCTCCGGCCAAAAAAGCAGCCGCCAAGCGTGTCAAGCCGACGGGCGAACTCACGCAGGAACAAACGCAAATGCGTGCGGACCTGACATTCGAAGCCACGCAACTGATCGCTAAGGCCGCTGCTGAAGGCTTCGTCATCGAAATCGGTCACAACGCCGCCATGAACGACGGCGAAGTTTCCACCAGCGAAATCTCGGTGCTCACCAAGCAAACGGCGCAGCATTTCGCCGCCGAGAAAGCTCAGCCAAAGGTCACGGAAGCTATCAACGCCTCGCCGGCGCTCATCAAGTCACTGACTGCTACGGACGAAGCGAAAAAGAACCTCGACCTGCTGAACCGCTTCGACGCACTGGTGAAGGAAATCCGTGCGGCAGGCGGCAAACTGAATGGTGACCTGCAACTCGCTGCCCTCATCTTCAACTACCGTGATCCGATCAAGAAGTAATCTCGCGTCGCGAAGCCCGGAGGGAAACCTCCGGGTTTTGTGTTGCCTCTTTTTTCTTTTGGATACAACCATGCCGAAGATTAGCAAATATGAACAACGCGCTGCACAGAAGCGTCAGGCTGAACGTGCGGGGGTGGCGTTCCACGACCCAGCCAAACCTGAGAAGGCTTTCTTGAGTCCGCAAGAGAATGCTAAGGCTGAAGAGAACAAACAAAAGCCCGCTCCAGACGCACCCGGCACGAAGCGCGTGATCTTCATGTCGCGCAACGATGCCTCCGGCTATCCGTATCGTTCGAGTGATGCGATCATCAGCATCACTGACACGCACGCAGAGCCGCCTACGTTCTTCCGCAAGCCGGATGATGTCGAAGTATTGCACCGTGGCTTCCATGACCACGTGAGCATTCGTAGCGAGGCGCAGGGGGACCGCTGGTGTCGGATCGAAGACGGAGAAGCCATCGTCGACTTCGTGCTCAAGCACAAGGACGCTCCGACCATCGTGGTCCATTGCAATATGGGTCAGTCGCGTTCGAAAGCAGCGGCACTGGCCATTGCCGAATGCACCGGACGTCTGGTGAAGTGTTACAACCGTAATGGCGATCTCGTCGCTTATCGCAATGACGGCGATGACGGTAATCGTCGCGTGTGGAGTTGTATCATGCACGCGCACATGGATCGGGAGGAAACCGAAAGTGACGCCTAACGAAGCCAAGCCCCAACCAGTACAGCAACAGGAGCCGCCACCCCAGCGTCGTTATTACTGTCCGCGATACGATACCCGAGTACCGGGCCCGTGTCCGGATTGCTGGGGTCATGACTGTCATGTGCCTGGTTAAACAACAGCCCATATTTTCTTACCTGCGAGACACATCCCATAGAGTTCTGTATGAAGGCGAGAAAACATGAGTGCTGTGAGCAAGTATTTCGAGGTCGACCGGTTCTCGCATCACTTTGTGGTGCGGAACATGTCCCCGTCTGGACAGGCCATTGTGGAGAAATTTGTCCGCAACTATATCCAGTTCGGCATGATCAAAGTCGGGCGCTTCTTTAAGCGTGGTCCCGTCAAGGTGTTTGCGGCGAAGGTTGTCCGCAAGAATCACATCCGTCTCCACATTGGCCAGTGGAAGGCTTTTCAGCATTATCTCGCAGACACCGGCGTACCCGAGCACGGCTGGACTGTGCAAGAATTCGGATACGTTGAAGCCGCCAAGCTTGACTGCGAGATCACCAAGGAGAAAACACCGCGTGACTATCAGGTCGAGATCAATAAGTACAACATCTCGACTGAACCTTCCCGACGTAAGTTTGTGGGGATTCCTCCAGGCAAGGGGAAGACCTTTGTGGCGTCGTGGTTTGCGTCGCAGCTGGATAAGCGCATTGTTGCGTTTCTGAAGCCGAAGTATCTGAAGAAGTGGCCGAGTGACTTGGAAGAGTTGCTGGGGATGACGCCTTCGCGTGACGTGATTGTCGTGCAGGGCTCTGCCATGTTGATGGAAGTGATTCGGGCTGCCAAGGAAGGCACGCTGGAGGCGAAAGCGATCCTCGTGTCCAACCGCACGTTCCAGAACTATATCGACCTTTATGAACAGAAGGGCGATGCGATTCTGGATCTGGGCTACGACTGTTTGCCTGAACAGTTCTGTCAGGTGATTCAGGCCGGTCTGCGTATCATCGATGAAGTGCACGAAGACTTCCATTGCAACTTCAAGATCGACCTGTACACCCACATCGAGTGGTCCATCTCTTTGTCTGCCACGCTGATTGCGGATGACCAGTTTATCCGTAAGATGCAGGAAATCGCCTACCCGCCGGAAGAACGGTGCAAGGTGGTGGTGGAAGACAAGTACGTCAAGTCGTATGCGATGCGTTACCGGATCAAGCACGGTGACCAGTTGCGCACGACCGAGATGGGTTCAGCGAACTACTCGCACATGGCGTTTGAGAAGAACTTCTTTGGCAACCGGTTTAGCTGGCTGCTCCGGCATTACCTGGACTTCATTGACGAGCGGTTCCAGGAGCGCTTCTTAACGCGTTACGAGCCTGGGCAGAAGTGTCTGATTTACGCCGCCTCGATCCAGATGTGTACAGCGATCAAGGACTATCTGAAACGCCGGTATCCGGACCTCGATGTCCGGCGCTACGTGGAGGATGATCCGTACGACAACCTGATGAGTGCCACCGTCTGTGTCTCAACGATTGGCTCGGCAGGCACCGGTCACGATATCAAGGGACTTATTACCGTGATTCTGACCAATGCCATCAATGCTTCGGCTGCCAACATTCAGGGCTTTGGTCGTCTGCGCAAGATCGATGGCGTCGATGTGGAGTTTGAGTATTTCACGTGTGAGGACATCGCCAAGCACATGGAGTATCACATCCGCAAGGAATTACTGCTGGCTGAGAAAGCCGCAGAGTGTCACCTGCTCACGCTGCCGTTTATCGTGGGCGAGAAAGTATTTCATCAAGGCAACGCCACTGTCCACTAACCCAGCCTGACGGAAGCGATTCCGTTGGGCATCTTCTCTTTCATCATGTCCGAAACGAACAACACGCATCAAACAGTTCTGGGTCGTTTGCAGTTCCTGAGCAACGCTATCACCAAGGCGCTGGAGAACACCGACAAGGTGCTCGAAACCGTCTTGCGTGACGCGGTGACCTGGCAGCAATCGGGTGGTGCCACCTGCCCGACGATTCTCACGCAGGAAGGCTTGATCAGCATCCAGAACATCCAGCACAACCTGTCGTCGATGGCAGGCTATTACGTCAACCACATCGAAAACTACAAGAAGTCGGTCGGTCTGTCAGATGTCGTCGAAACGGCTGTTGCGCCGGCTGACGAAGCGGCACCCGTGGATGTCGAAGCCGCGGTCGCGCGTCTGCGTCAAGCCACGCACGATGCCGCCATTGCCTCGCGTCGTCCGCCGCCCGTGGAAGCCCTCGACATCACGCCGCCCGTCGATCTGACACCGGAACCGCCGTTGCGCAGTATCCCGCCTGTTGCCCCGGCTGCGATGCCCGATGGTACGCCGACCGTGAGCGGTGCACGTGCCGCTGCAGCAGCGCATCTGGCTGAAATCGCTGCACTGGCCAGCACACCGGCAGATCAACTGGCCGCCCGGCGCGAGCAACTCGCCAGCCTCGATGACGAACCGATGGGTCATTCGTCCGGTGGTGTGCCGATGCACTCACCGGTGGATCTGGGTATCCAATCGACTTCTGCAGGCTTGCCCCCGGTGAAGGCCCTGGGCGAACTGCAAGTGGCTCGCCCGCCGCAAAACAGCGTGGATATCCTCTTGGGTCAGGCTTCGCCCCTGCTCGACATCTTCGCTGCGGGTCCGTGGTTGCCTGACGGTCGCGGGATTATCACGGTGGGCTCGGCTGGCTTCCAGTGGTATAAGCGCGCCAATCCGCTGCAACTCGCAGCTGAAGACCGTTCCACCCTGCCGGCAGGTTTCTTCGGCGGTGACTCGGTCCCGGCCTGTGTGGTGTTGCGTTTGCAAAGCACGATTGTGATCTGGTCGTTTACCCTCGAACCGGATAGCATCGCGATTTACATGGCAGGTCTCTCGGATCGTGATCCGCAACACGTGCGCTGGTTCAGCCCGACGCATCTGTCGGCGACGTACTCGGCACGTCTGCTGAAGGAACTGACCGATTTCGCTTCGGGCGCCCAAGCCGCGAAGTAAGACCGTGACGGCATAAAGAGAGAAGCGACCACACGGTCGCTTCTCTCTGCTTATGTCCGCTTTTTTTTTTGCTTAGGCCAAAGCAGTGTTGCTGTTGAAAGACTTGACCGCGTCTGCGAGCTTGGTGTCGTACTTGTTTTCCTTGTACGAGGAACCGTTATAGCCCATGGCGAACTTGGCCCAGTCAGCTGCCCGGACTGCGGAGAGCAGGTTGGGATTGGCCTTGATGAACGCGACCACCGCCAGGAACTGTTTGGATTCCGAACCCGCCAGATCAATCATCATCGAACGGGCGTTGGGGTAGCCGCACTGCTTGAAGTTAAAGCCCATCAGCTGGAAGCCGCCGTAGCTGGCCGACTGTGCACCGGCTTCCACATCGAAGTCCATCGCCAGGTTCAGGCGATCCCACTCTTTCTCGTTACCGAGATAACCACCACGCTCCGGGTTGCAGATGTTGTTCTGTTGCTTGACCATTTCGGCCATCAACTGCGTGACCGTGGAGCTCGTTGCAATCCCCAGCTTACCTGCCACGTGAGCGCGCGCATCAGCCGACGATGCCAGCGCTGCCGTGAGGTCCTTGTAGAACCAGTGACGCTCGAACAGGATCTTGACCCGGCCGTCCTTCAAGAAACCATCGCCATTGGTTTCCACCTGTGCAATTGCCCGCACATAGCTCTCCGGCACGCTCAATGCAGCCGCTGCCGTCGCGAAGGCGTCGTCGTTCACGAAGCGCAGCGCTGCATAGGCCTGCAGGAGGGCCGTAGCGCCCGCTGTGTCGGTTCCCGTAGCCTTGGCATACGCAGCCAAGCCCTGGTCGCACTGAGCGCCCCAGGCGCCGTCTACGCCGATACTGGGCATGACCGTTTCGCGCAAAGCGCGCTGCAACTGTTTGACCTGTGACTTAGTCATTGCCATAGTCGTTCTCCAAAATACCAAACATAAACTCCTTCTACCCCCGCAGGAGTAGAAGGAGGCTATTAAAACGAAGCTTACGCGTCGAAGTAATGCAGTACGCGCTGCTGGCCCGCGGCCGTGAGACCGTTTTCCAGTGCTTTGCCCAGATTGAGCTGGCGCATTGCCAGCGGACGGCTTTGCGCATCAGCAAGCAGGGCGAGCGCGTGCGTGATGTTCGCGAAGGCCTTGCGGTCACCGGTCGCGAGCGTGACGTTGTCCATGAAGCGCAGACGGTAACGATCGCTCAACGCGCCCTTGGCTTCGCTCTTGAAGATAAAGAGCAGAGCCGAGAAGAGCTGCGTGAAGTAGTCTTCCTGACGGTTGATGATGTTCTGGATCGAACGGTACAGGGCGACCTGTTCGGCGATACCCGTCTTCGCGTCGATCGGACGCTTCGGGGTCATGCGTTCGAGATACAGCACCACGCGGTTGATGTCCGTCTGGTGCGCCGGCGGCACGTCCTTCAGGATCTCGCCGAGCTTTTCGGTGAGCGTGGCGTTAGCCGGAGCCGGTTGCGACTTCTCAACCACGATAGCCTTGGCGACGACCGGGGCAGCCGCCGGCGCCGGCGTGACGACGGTCGGCTGGATCACGATGTCGTCCGATGCCTGTTCCTTCGATTCGCTCGATTCCTGCGCGCTGTCTTGCGCGACGTCCTTGCTTTGCTCTTGCGAGCCTTCGTTGCTCTGGTCGTTCACGCCTTCTTGCGTCACCGCCGGGGTGGTGCTTTCCTGCGAGGCCGCATCTTGCTTGGCCTGCTCAGCCGCTTGTTGTTGAGCGACTTGTTGCGCCAGCTGGAAGCCGCCAGCCTTGACGTTTTGCTTACCCATGGAAATGGACTCCGAGAATAGGAAAATAGAAAAATGCGAGCAAAATTGATGGACTTTGCTCTAGCACAGAATAGAGCGCGTTTAGAACGGTGCCACCGCCCACGCAATCATGACGATCACGAGAAGGTGCAGCAGTTGATCGATCACAAAGCCCAGGCCATTCTGACCAAGCAGGCCGGCGCATTTGAACCAGTCGATGCACCAGTGCGTGACCAGCATAAAGAGCGCAGTCCAGAATACTCCGGTGGCGAGCAGCACCAGCATCGCATGCACCCAGCAGTGCGAGAGCAGCACCGGCACCCAGAAGCACGGATCGGGCGTCAGTTTGAAGTTCTTGGCTTTGGCGACAAAATCATTCTGGAACACGAAGTCCCCGAAGAAATGACAGCCGATCAGCACAAACAGCAGGACGGGAAAGGAGAAATGGAAAAAGGCATGCATGGTGATTTTGTTGTTGAAGTTGATGGATGGAGAAACACTCCACTAAATAGGCGGCATAAACGGAGGGACGTCACTCCCTCCGTCTTTTATGCGGGTGGCACCAGTTCCAGCACGGGTCGCCAGACACAGGTGTTATAGGGGGTGGTGAGCCAGCCATAGGTCGCGTACGAAAGCGAGCTCGCCGCACGGACGATGCGAGCTTGAGCCCCCGAGTTAGACGGCGTCTCCTGCCCCCAGGTGTAGTAGTTCATCCCGAGCTGCGCCTCGGTATAGTGCGTCCAGTTCGGCCCCACCTGCGAGCTTTTAGACGCAGCGGTATCGCAGATGTTGTACATCAACCGATTCCATTCCGAAGTCGTGCTGGATACCGGATCGTTAGTTGTGTAATCGACATAGGGATCGCTGTTCGCACACTTCATGAGGCGAACAATAAAGGTATAACCCTGCACGGAGACTCGGGCATTCTGTAATCGATTTGCACCTGCCGGGTTCTTACCAATAGTCCCGTCGCCATAGACTACACCAGCCTGATACAGGTCTTGCCAGTAAAAACTGGTGCGAATGCCCAATTTAGGAATAAAGAGAACTTTATCATCCAGAAAGAACTTCAGCCACGACGCGGTGTCATTCATCAGGGTGCCTGCAACGAGACCGCAGGCTGCCGCCAGCGCACTCCCACTGATAAAGCTGGCCGAGGTGAGTTCCCCGTAGAACCCTGCCGTGGCGTTCGAGCCAACTAAAGTAGTTGGGCCTGGGCCGGTGTTACTCGGTAATCCTACGATGGCCTTTTTAGGACTAGCCAGTAATAGCTCCAACATAGCGTTCTGCCTAAAGATTGTACATAAAATTCCGGCATAAACGGGAGGGAATGACCCTCCCGCTATCGATGCGATCATCGCTTGACGATATGCATGTCGTACAGATTGCCCTTGTGATTGGCAATGGCATCCATGATGACACTCACACTCATGCTCTTCGCTTCTGCCAGTGCCTGGAGTGAGGGATACTCCTCGTAGCGACGCAGATTGTCCGAGTAGCACTTCCACGGCAGTAGCCGGTCCATGCATTCTTCTTCCAGCTCCGTCGTATCCGGAGCGATTGCAGTGCTGCTCATGGTCTAACCTCCGTTAGGTGGGGTGTTGTTGTTCTTGTTGCTCTATAAGATTCCAGAGTGCTCACGCACTAGGTATAATAACTTAATATTTCCCCCACCTCTGGTGGGCATTTCGCTCCATCCCCACGAGTGGTGTCACGCACTCGCATCTGATAGGGAGACCGGGTAAATTAAGCCTTAGCCTGCTTCTCTTGCACCGGCAAAGCCGGCATTGCCATCTGCATCAAGGTCATGGGCAGCATCCAGCTCATTTGAAACATGGCACGTGCGCCCATGAACGCAACAATGGTCGGCATATACAGCATCGGGTGTCTCCGGGTTATGAGAGGAATCTCATACAAAGGTGATTACTGCATCCTATGTTATTTCTTACAGGCTAGTGCGATGTTTGAATCCTTACTTATCCGACGCAATCAGGCCGCTCCGGCGCCGCCGAGCCTGCTTGATCTGCATTTCGAAGATGTGGCCCTGGGCACCAAGACCATCGTGGACCGCGCGCAGGGTATCACATTTACTACCCTCGGTGCAGCAGCCAGCCAGGCTACCAATTTTGGTGTGGTGGATGTGGCGGGTGTAGGGCGTTGTTTCCAGTTCAATGCAATCAATTGCTTTCATAATCCGAATAATCCACTGAATAACTTTTCTACGCAGGATTATGATCTGCAGCTGGGTATCCTAAAACCGAACACCACACCCTCGGTCTATATTTTCAACTCAGGCACGTATGCCAACGTTGCAGACCCCGGAAGCTCGGTCCTGTTTGACCAGTTCACCAGTACGTGGTTCCAGGTTTTTCTCAGTAAGGGCGATACCACCTTCCAGCGTAACCAGGGTTTTGGTGCTAACCCCCAGACTTATCAGGAGTTCCTAATCCAGAAGCGTACTAATGGCATGACGATCAAGAACCTGACGACTAACGCTGTCCAGTCCTTTGCCAGTTTCCCGGTGCCGCGCGACACTGAACTGACCATTGGTGGACACAAGACAGGTAATTACATGTTTCCTGGATATCTGAAGTACCTCAAGCTCTCCAGACCGACATCATGATTTTACTCCGAGGGGTAGTTATTGATGTAAACGACCCTAATCCAAGGAGAGCCACATGTCTGACATCCCCGTAGCAGAAGTACGCGTTCGTCCGGAACTGAGTCTGGCCACTGATGTTCTCACTGGCACCGACCGACCGATCGTCAAGATCACGGTGGCCGGCAGCGTGGGTAGCGCCAAGACCGCGATCCTCTCGCTGATCCAGGAAATGCTGCAAGCGAAGGGCATCAAGGTCGCGCTGGAAAATGACTATACGCTCGCCGAGATGCGGATCGAACAAGGCAGTGATTACGACAAGACGCTGCAGATGTATTCGCCAGCAGTGGTCCTCGAAGAAGTGCTGGTGCCGAGAAACAGCATCTAGCATTTTTTTACCGCAGTAGAGATCTGATGGAGCACTTGCAGTCGCATGCAGCCGTGCTCGTTAGCAGGATGAGTGGTGGAATTGGTATACACGTGGACAGTAGGCAGGACTTCCCCTCTGCCGAGATCTGCAAGGCTGTGAACACCTAAAGCGGGATAGCATTCGGTGCCTTGTGCGAAATGGATGCTATCGACACAGTCGGCCTGTCATTGGGTCCGGTCTCAGACCAAGATTGGAGGTTCGAGTCCTCCCTCAGAAAGCAATGACCAAACCGAGCTAACCACAAGCGGGGTGAAAGCCCCGCTTGTGCACGTTGTCGCAGTAAAGGCTGTAAATACTCCGGTGGGGGTGGTGGGATTCGAAACTTTCTATCCACCATTCGGAGTTGCTGTGAAGAAGATCGTTTCGTTGTTCCATCGTAATCTTGAGTGTGACGTTACTGGTAGCCGCCGTGTGCGTGATGAAGTCATGCCCGCTGCGCTCTGGGTCGCTAACGGAGAAGGCGTCGCGACGCGTAAGTGGGACGGTGTTGCTGTTCTGATAAAGAACGGTGAAGTATTCATGCGCTACGACCTCAAGGTAGGTCGGGTGCGTCCCGCTACGTTCGTACCCGCCCAGGCTGAACCTGATCGCATTACCGGTCACTGGCCGGGTTGGGTCACAGCCAATTCACCGTCGGGCAAGCACGTGATGGAGGCCGTAAACCGGGCTCGTGAGAGCTGGCCTGCTGGAATCCCTGATGGCACCTACGAAGCGTGTGGGCCTAAGATTGGTACACGCCATGGCGCCAATCCGGAGGGACTCACCGAACATCGCCTCTACCCGCACGGGCAGGATGTGATTGAGGATTGTCCTCGCACCTTTGATGCACTGAAGGCGTACCTGCAGGATCTGCCGATTGAAGGCATCGTGTGGCATCATCCTGATGGTCGCATGGTGAAGATCAAGAAAGCGGATTTTCCGGTCTAAGTAGAACGCATGCGGGCGGGGCTTCGGCTCCGCCCGCTATGCCGTCAAAATCCAATTCCAGAAAGTTTTAACCACATATTCTTAACTTGAGCTGTACCAACCATTTGCAGCTTATCTAACCTTCTCTCAATCAGGAATTCAGGATACAACATGAAAAAGAATCTCATTGCTGCTGCTGTCTTCGCTTCCTTCGCCGCACTCTCGATGGGTGCGCACGCCACGAGTTGCAACATTTTCTCCTGCGAAGGCCAGCAGGGCCCGAAGGGCGACAAGGGCGACAAGGGTGACAAGGGTGACATCGGCGCAACCGGTGCAGCCGGCAAAGACGGTGCAACGGTCACGAGTGTGTCGATCAACGGCAACACGTCTACCACGACGCTGTCGAACGGCACCAAGGTCACGGGTTCGGTAACAGGTGTTGCAACCTCCTCCCAGCTTGACGCGACCAACGCCAACGTCACTAAGGTGCAAACGCAAACCAGTGCGAACTCCTCGGCGATCAATGAGCTGCAGCTCAACAGCGCCACGCATCAGGAAGTGACCGATACCGCAGCCGGTACGCTGGCTTCTGCCAATATCCATGCCGATATCGGTGTCGCCAACGAAGCCGCACGTGCCAAGGGTGCCGAAGCCAACCTGCAATCGCAAGTCAACGGCGTGAGCGCCACAGCCGGCACGGCCTTGTCTAACTCGCAACAGGCCGTCTCGACGGCGAACCAAGCCTCGACCATCGCCAAGGGTGCGGACGTAAAGGCAGACGTTGCAGTGGGTATCGCAACCAGTGCCACGATCACGGCTACGGGTGCAGCAATCGTCGCGGGTCACGCTGAAGGTGTCGCGGAAGGTGCGGCTGCTGCAGCGAACGTCGCGGGCTCGAAGGCCGATGCAGCAGGTAAGGCTGCCACGGCTGCTCAGGGCACGGCTAACCATGCTGACGCAGCCGCTGCCGCAGCGGGCAGCGCCGCCGCCCATGCACAAGGTACGGCAGATGCCGCCCTCGGTGTTGGTCTGGTAGCGGGTGCCATCGCCGTGAAGGCAGAAGGCGACGCACAGCACGCCCAAGCAACGGCCAACACAGCCAATGCCAAGGCAGACGCAAATGGTAAAGCCATCTCGTCCGAAACGTCGCGTGCTGAAACGGCAGAAGCCGGTCTGCAGTCGGGAGTGAACAAAGCACAAGGTACGGCTAACGCCGCCGCAGGTGCTGCAGCGCATGCGCAAGGCACTGCTGACATCGCGCTGGCCGTTGGTGGCGCAGCCCTGGCTTCCTCGGCCAAGAATGCCCACGACATCAAGGCCGAAGCCCAAGCCCGGGCTGCTGGTGATGCTGCAACACTGCAGTCGGCTAACAGCTACACCGACACGTCAGTTGCCAAGGGTGTGCAAACCGCCATCGATACGTCGTTCGATTACACGAACAACGTAGCTCATGACCTGCAAACCCAACAGCAAGCGGGCGACGCAGCGACGCTCCAGTCCGCTCAGTCGTATGCGGATAAGGGTGACGCCAAGACGCTCGCGTCAGCGAACCAGCACGCAAATGCAGCTGCTGCGGCAGCTTACGTGGGCGCAGTGGCTACGTCGGCGGGTTACACCGACTACGTCGCAGGCAAGACGCTCGGCTCGGCCAACCACTACACGGACAAGGCGGTCGGTGCTGAGTCCGGTCGTGCCCAAGCCGCGGAAGGCCAGCTGCAGGCCAACATCAATTCGGAATCGACTCGCGCGCAAACGGCTGAAGCTGGCCTGAACACGAAGATCGACAACGAAACGACACGGGCTACCACGGCGGAAGCAGGTCTGCAAACGCAGATCACTGGCAACACCAAGTCGATCGACAACCTGTCCAACTGGCGCGATAGCATGAACAAGGGCCAGATGGGTGCGAAAGCTCAGGTCACGTCGAAGAACTCGGTAGCGCTGGGTGCCGACTCGGTGGCCGATCGTGACAACACGGTGTCGGTGGGCGCTGCCGGCAACGAACGTCAGATCACGCACGTAGCGGCCGGTACTGCGCCGACGGATGCCGCCAACGTGGGTCAGGTGAATTACGCACAGCAGCAGTCGTACGCTTACACCGACAAGGCGGTGAGCAATCTGCAGAACCAGTTCGACAGCTACAAGAAAGACAACTACGGTGGTCTTGCGTCGGTGCTGGCGATCGCAGGTCTGCCGCAACCGACGCAAGCGGGCAAGTCGATGATCTCTGCTGCCGTGTCGACCTACCATGGTCAGCAAGGCATTGCAGTGGGCGTGTCGACGGTGACGGGTGACAACCGTTGGGTCATCAAGGCGGGTCTGTCCAGCAGCACCCGCGGCGATGTCGCAGCCGTCGGCTCGGCTGGCTTCCAGTTCTAAACTGGCTTAAACGCTCTCCGGGAAACCGGAGAGCTAAGAGGCTTCGGCCTCTTTTTTTTTTGTATTCGTAAAGGACTGAGCGGCATAAAAGCAGGACCGAAGTCCTGCTTCCGTGTGGTTAAATGGCTTCGAGCACTGGACGCCAGCCCCAGCCAATATTGGACAAACTCACTGTTTCACGATACACAAAGCCCACATCGTAGAATCCACGACAGACGCGATACGTAGCACCATAGCCGTGTTGTTCCACACACCAGGTATAACCTCCGTTGCCTTCACCGGCATCTTTGCTGACGATTCCCAGATCCATGTCAGAGAGATTGTCCAAGACGGGACCGGTGTAGATAGCCGGTCGGGAAGCAGCCACCGCATACATCAAACGATCCCATTCCGAGTTCGCCGTGGTGGTCAAGGCATCCCCCGTCGTGTTCGGTGCCGGGTTCGTGTTTGATCCGGTGAGCAATCTCACCTTGTAAGTCGTGCCGTTAATGGTGACACGTTTGTTCTGCGCCGCCGCTGTCAGGCCTGCATAAGACAGACCGGCAGGTCCCGTGTCATCACGTCCATACACTGCTCCAGCGTTGTAGATGGATGTCCATGTGACGCTATAACGAAAAGCTTTTTTGGCAACTAGCAAAGTCTTGCCATCGAGGACGAAGCTGAGCCATCCTTCGGTGTCATTAAAAGCGGTTCCACCACTGGCGCCAATGGCTGCCCAGAGTGCTGAACCCGTAATGAGGGAAGCCGCCGGAATAATCCCGTTATACTGCACACCAATTTGCGCAGGCTGGCCCTTCCCTGCTAATAAAAGTTCTAACATAGTGTATTCCTCAGCTTGACATAAAATGCGACATAAAGGACGGGCCCAGGCCCGTCCGCTATGCCGCTTTACATCAGCTGCTTCTTGATGTCCAGCCTCGCTACCTGAATACCTTTGGAGTGAGCCGCACTCATATAGATTTCCAGGAACGCTGAACCATAGTCCGCCACCGCCATGGATAACCCCGTCGGCGTATTAGCGAGACGATCGCCCAGACACACCGCGCAATAGTCAGTTACCGAGTTCTTGCAGGTCATCGAGGAGCGCAACGAGATCTGCTTGCCCAGGTAGTTACCCACGTTATCCTGCGTGACCTTGGTCGGACCACCTGCTTCGATCACGCTGAAGCCAATAATGCGATCAGCCTGGTCTTCCTCGACATAGGTCGGCAGACCCACTGTCGAACCACAGTCGGGACTGGAGATCTTCAGGTTACCCGAAGCACGGAACAGATCCTTCACCGCCTCCCCACCGAGCTCGGTCTGCTTGCCGCGGTTAAACGAGCCGGCCCGCAATGCGTTGTTCATCGAGGGGAACTTGTCGATGTCCCAACCTTCAGCGAGCGAATTCTGGATCAGGTCGACGTCCACCTTTTCTTCCACGCCGGTTTCCGCACCATACATCAGGAACAGACGCGGGCGCACGATCTTACGCAGCTTGCCCGTGATCAGGAAGTCCTCACCGCGGTCGCCCTTCAGATACTCAGCGTCCAGCTTCTGCAACTTCTCCCCGATGTCAGCCACCACAGCCCGGTCATGCAGGTGATCCTTATTCTGCTTGACCAGCATATCGCGCAGTTCCTTGACCCCAGGTGGCGCGGTCATGGTCTTGCGCGTGTCCGCAGGCGTGAAGAGTTGGGTGTAAGCCACGAGCGAGAAAGCGCCGTCACAGAAGCGCAGGTACTCGTCGACGTAGATCGGCGCTTTGAGCAGGTTACTGCCCTCGTCCGAACCCAGACCCGCTTCCACCAGTCCTTCGGCGTCGCGCTTGTCCTGCAGACGCATCTCGATGATCTTCTCGATCTTACGGATATTCATCCGTCCGACCTGGAACTTGATCTTGGCACCGAATGCGCGCACCAGCACGATCTGGTTCGCGAGCACGTTACCATAGGTGGTAATCACCTTTTCGTAGACGTTGGGCAATTCGCCGACATCCAGCTCGATCAGCTCATTGCGGGCGAAGAGCGGCTTGCCCGCTATGCCGTCCGTAATCTGGATCAGCTTGGAGGTGTCCTCCGGGTCAACGAAGTAGTACGAGTTCGGCAACTGCACGAGCCGGTACGGATAGGCGTTGTGCTTCCAGTCTTCTGGCCCTTCGGCGATCAGGCTGTAACAGGCGATATTCCAGGCCGTAACCAGATACGCGTCATTGGCGAGCGCGCGGAGATAAAACTCACGTTTATTCATGACGGTTTAGACAACGAGACCGATCCCGGAGGCGACTTCATTCCGGTACTCGATCAGGGTTTTGGAAATCTGGTACTGGATCGTAGTGACCCGTTCCAGATCGGAGACGGCTTTGCCAACACAGTCCATGATGGTCTGTTGCGGGTTCTTGAGACCGTCTTCGGAAATCAGTGCGTAACCGATACACTCGTAGACCATCGCTTCCACGGGCAGGTGCAACAGGTATTGCTCATTCTCGCGCCAGTGGTGTTCGAACGGCAGGTTCAGCGCCCCTTCCTCATCGAAGAGGTACTTGTAGCAGCGCATGTCCTGGCCCTTGATCACCCGGGCAAACTTGTCCATCTCTCGGTAGACTTCCTTGGAAGCCGGGTCGAGTCGTTCGGTTTCAATCTCCAGCTCCGTGCGACGGAAGAAATACTCTCGCATCGTCGCAATCACGCAGTCCGGAATCGATTCGATGTAGAGCATGCTCTCTTCTTCGGGAATGTCCGAGACGATCAGCATGCAGCGCTCAAAGGCATCCTTGTTATCGAACTCGTCACAGGAGAGCGCATCCAGACACTCCTGGGTCAGCTCAGTGGCTTCGATCTGCCGCACGAACTCCAGCACCTGAATATATTGCAGCAGACCCGCTTCGGCACTGAGGGTGATCTGATGCTCGGTGGTGATCTGTTGGAGGTACTGCATGGTCAGACGCCAGATCGCGTCGTTATCCATCACCGAGACGCCGTCGCCTGCTCCGTCAGCCGAGACCAGCAGGTCTTCGTAGCCGAGCTGGTAGTCCTCCAGGTCGTATTTGTCGAACAGGTCATTGGCCCGTTCATAGAGCGCCATCAACTCGGGCGCCACCGACAGACTCAGATGGTCTTGCAAGATTGCGAGCATTATTACTTCCTCATGTCTTTCTATAGAACCCAGAAGCGCTGGTAAATAGTTTTCATGTATTTATTTACCTTGCCTGAAATTCTGTAGTGCTGTATTTGGCGGACGTCATTTTCGACGTATCAAAAGATTCGCCACATTACATGTTCCATCACCACCCCGAATTACCAAACTACTACCATGGCAAAGAACTCCCGACCCAAAAATCCGGGCATCAAGTGGCCCAAGACGCCGGCCGCTCAGCTCAAGGAAGCAGAACAGCATCAAGACTCCGTCGCGGCCATCGCCACGGTAGGACAACTGATGACGGCCGCCGCAGCGGTGCCGTCGCCTCGCGCCAAGAAGTTGCTGTCGGACGCTGTCCAGGAAATGGGCAAGGGCACGATCGGTGCCAACCAGCGCAGCCGTAAGGGCGAGAAGCGTTCGTGGGAAAAGCACGCGGATCATTACTTCGCGACCAACGACGCCTGGACCGAAGTCAACGGCATCTACTTCGCCTGTATCGACCTGCTGCGTACGTCGCTGGCTCTCGTGCCGCTGCTGAAGGAAGAAGAGCTGCTGGTGCACGTCACCAACAAGCGTCTGCTCTCGCGCAACATCCACGCGATCACCAACGACACGAAGAAGCTCGTCGAAGAACTCGGCAAGATCCGTGCCCAGCACAAGGACAAGGACAAGGGCGCGATCAGCCAGGAAGACCTGATGATCTCCTGCGCGGTGTTCTCGGAATACGTGCAGTTTATGGAGCGTTACGATAGCGCGCTGATGCCGCTCGTCGTGCATGCCTCGGAACAGCTGCAAGAAGGACTGCTCAAGCTGAAGGACACGAACCCGGAACTCGCCGCGGAACTGAACCACAAGCTGCTGAGCAATCTCGCGAAGATCCGCAATATCGTCGCCGACACGACTGGTGCCGATCCCGTGCCCGTTCCCGAAGAACCGCAGGCCGCCGCGCCCGCAGCCGAAGCAGAACCGGCTTAACCAGGAACTCGCAACATGAGTGAGAACAACGAACAAGGCAATCCGCCCGCGATCGATCCGTCGCAACTCCCGGCGCAAGATCCGGTGGTGACGATTAACTCGCCCGTACGGGCGCCTGCCCCCGCGGCTGTCGCGCCTGCTGCTGCGGCGGTTGCTCCGGCAGCCCCGGCTACGTCTGCGGCTGCGGCCGCAGCGCCGCAGCAAGACCAGAAAGAACGTCCGGTGCTCGTGGGTCAGACCACCAGTGGTACGATCAACCTGGCCACCCCAGGCGCGCCGGAGAACAACGACTTCGACGGCCTGTCGCTCGGGCCGGCGGAGAACAAGGGCGTCACACTCACGATGGACTACACCAGTACACCGGTGCCTCTGTCGGAGCGCACGGACCTGAACGGCCAGAACGAAGTGATGTTCTTCCTGTCGGAGCGCGGCAAGAAGGTGGACGAGCGCATCCGTGCGTTTGTGTCGCCGAACTCGCTGCGTACCGGCAAGGGCGCTGACTGGAACGAGTCCATCGTGGCGGCTGCTTCGCGCAGTGTCTACGTGGACCGTCGCTTTGAAGCTTCCGTGAATTTCGACGGCAGTAATTATCTGCAGTATCTGGAAGCGGAATCGGGCAAGCTGGGTTTCTCGGCCCCGAAGATCGCTGAAGCCGGCGCGGGTGGTTACACTGGTGAGAAGGGTATCCTGCGCGTACGCTCAATCATGGGACTGGGCGGCATCGTCTCGATTCCGCTGTGGCACTCGGGCTTCTGGATCACGCTCACCACGCCGACCGAGTCGGCACTCATCGAGCTGCAACGCCGTCTGCAGGAAGAGAAGATCGAGCTGGGTCGCGAGACCTTCGGCCTGGTGTTCTCCAACGAGCAGAGCTACATCAACAGCTGGCTGCTCGACTTCTGCTTCGAGCACATCTACGAGCATAGCGTCCGGGTGGACAGCAATCAAGAGTTGCGTTCACTGATCAAGATTCAGGATCTGAACATCCTGTTCTGGGGCCTGGCTTGTTTGATCTGGCCGCGTGGTTTCGACTACGTGCGCTCGCTGGTGACCAAGGAAGGGATCGAGAATACCCAAACGGTCTCCGCCAAGATCAACCTGGGCAAGCTGATGTGGGTGGACAACGCCAGTTTCGAGCCGAAGCACCGGGCGCACATGGCCAACCGTCAGCGCGGCAAGATGACCTTGGACCAGGTGAAGGACTACCAGGCCACGTTCATTCCGTCGCTCGCCAACGGTCGTCGGGTGGAAATCAAGCCGGGCCTGGAAGTGCTCGTGGCCTCGACCGATGTGGACAACTACATCGCCGATGGCGAGCACTGGATTGCGGGTATCGTGCAGACCGTGGACTCGACGTTCACGCAGGCCGCCCCTAACGAAGCCGAACGCAACCGCATGATCGAGACGCACGCACGGGCTTCGCGCCTGCGCAACAACGGCGCCTGGGTCAAGTCGATCATCATCGAAGGCAACGAGAACACCAGCCGTGAGGATATCGCGGAAGTGCTCAACGTGCTGTCGGTGGATGAGGAAGCGACCCGCCTGGTGGACGAAGCGATCAACAAGTTCAAGGACGACTCCACGCGTGCCCTGATTGCGATCCCGGAAACCAGCGGCAAGGAAATGGGTTTGCCCCGCTTCCCGCACCTGATTCCGATCGATGTGGTGAACACTTTTTTTACCCTTCTCGCGCAGCGCGTCGATATCATCAGCCGCCGCTAACCACAGAAGCCGAAATCGCCAATTCCAAGCATGTCGGGGATTGGAAGTTCGGCGAAGAGGTCCGCATCGAGGAGCATACCGGCGACATCGCTCGCGTACCCAAAAGGTTCGTGAGCACCGATGTGCAGATCTTGATGCGGGAGCGGTATGAGCAGTCACATGGTATCTACGACCATCGGGCCGCAACCGACGACCACTTTGCGCTGGTGAGACATCACTGGTGTGAAGATGCGATCGTGGCCTCTCGCTTGCGCGAGCGTCTGGAAGCGTTTGCCGATCTGAAGATTGGCACCGCCTTTCACATGTCCTTTACCGAGTTTATCAACCAGCCCCCGTACATGTGCGACCTGATGCTAGAGATCATGGAGAAGCGTGCACCGGAGCAGGCCCAGGAACTCCATGACCTGCTGCAGGACATGAAGAAAGAGCAGGGTAAAAAATAACAGCCTATCGCTGTATGTTATGTGGAAACGCAGTAAGGTCTCAAACGTCGACACAGGCTGATTAAATCCCATCGGGGAACACAGCAAAAGCAATGACACCGAGACTGACACGCAGGCAGGGCATGCCATTTAGAAGTAATCATTCCGGAGCCCAATCACGTCCTGAAGAATCCACCAAGTAGCGCCCACGTCGGGATGACGCAGCGCTTTCTTTGACAATCTGTACGGTTCAGGTGCGCAGTATCCTGCGATAGGACGAAGCCACCTAACCCCCTTGCATTACCCCGTCCCCTGGGCGGATAAGCTACCACGCGAAAAAGATCACTACCCTAAGGACATTCTCCCGAGTGCCCCGATTGCAGGATAGGCGAGTAGGGTCCCGACGTACGAGGAGATTACGGCGGCAGGGTGCAGCTTCACCATCATGCAATTACTAGATCGAGCGGGCAACCGCTCGATCTTTTTATGCCGTCAATTTTTGGAGACAAGGAAGGAGGGGATCACCTCTCTTTCCTTTATGCCGCAAAATCCTATGTCGAAGAATTAGTCAAACGGGGTACGGCAATGTTAGAAGCCTTATTGCAGATAAAGGGTACAGGCACTAGCCAGACGGTTGGTAATAATCAGGTGGCTTTTACGACACCCGGTACGTACTCCTGGGTAGTGCCAGCAGGTGTGTTTTCTATTTCAGCAGTCGGGGTGGGTGGCGGTGGCGGCAGCTGGGATCGTAGCCCAGGCTCCACCGGTGGGTGGGGTTCGGCAGGCTACGGCGGTTCACTGCGTTGGAAAACCTCAATTCCAGTGACGCCCGGAGAAACGCTCACCATTATCGTAGGTGATCGCGGCACCAGCGTGAAATCAGGTCGTGCTAGTAATGGCGGTGTTACGAAAATTCTGCGCGGCAGTACCGTGCTGCTGCAAGCTAATGGCGGCACGGGGGGCGGTCAAACAGAAAGTGCCACGATTCTGAATACCAATGCGGGCGGTATCGGCGATGGCGGCGGTGACTCAGGTACACCGGCTGTCTATTACTGGGAATATGCCGGCGGCGGTTGTGGTGCGGGTGGTTATTCAGGCAATGGTGGGGCCGGTGGCGCTAACGTCGCAGGCACACCGGGTGCCAACGGCACCGGTGGCGGTGGCGGTGGCGGCTTTGGCGTGCTACGGGGTGGTTCTGGGGCCGGTGGCCGCGGCGGTGGTGTAGGTATTCTGGGTGCTGGCTCAAATGGCGCTGGGGCAGGTACGGCCGCTAATACTAAGGGCGGGGCTGGTTCTCAGTATCCCGGCTCAGGTGAATACGGTGGTGGTGCCAGCGAAGGCGGACCGGGTTTCGCCAATGATCCTGCCCAGACCGGTGCTTGCCGGATTGTTTGGGGTACGGGCCGCACTTATCCCAATTACGTGCCGGATGTGTAAAAAGGATAGCTATGTTGGAAATGCTCTTAACAATTAAGCCTAAGACTGTCGCGGCTGGGCCGGGTCAGATGGCCTTTACCACGCCGGGTACGTATGACTTCGTGGTGCCGGGCGGTGTCTACTTCCTCTGCGGGGTGGGTATCGGTGCAGGCGGGGGTGGCTGGATTAACACTTTCAAGGATACAGGCCATTGGGGGTCCTCAGGGGGTGGTGGTGGCCTAGGCTGGAAGAACCAAATCCCCGTGACCCCGGGCGAACATCTAACCGTCGTGGTGGGTCAAGTCGGTGTCACGGCCACGGGTGCCGCGATCGGTACAAAAGGCGGCGACACCTACCTGGCGCGCGGGGCTACCCGCTTGTTTGCAGGCAATGGTGGCGATGCGGGTGGGGACACTGCCAACGATTCGTCACGCGGCAAAGGCGGCACCTATCAGGGCGATGGTGGGGGTAATGGTGGCGACGGTGTCGCCTTTGACTATGCAGCAGCGGGCGGCGGTGCGGCCGGTGGCTATAACGGCAAGGGTGGTAATGGTACGGACATCGGCACTGCTACAGCACCTGCCGCGGGCACGGGCGCCGGCTCAGGCGGCACGGGCGGCAGCGGGTATAACGATAACGTCAATGCGGGTCGTGGCGGTGGCACTGGCCTGCTGGGGCTGGGTACGACCGCGGTCGCGACCCCAACACGCTCTACCAATGGTAATCCGGGTTCGCAGATAACCGGTTCGGGTGAATTCGGCGGCGGTTCCTCTTCCTCACGGGCGGCCACCAATACACCGGGTCTGAATGGTGGTTTGCGTTTGATCTGGGGTGCGGGTCGAGCCTATCCGTCGACCAACGTTCTGGATGTGTAAATGGCACGACAGCATAAGAGGAGAGCGGGGTCACCCCCGCTCTCCTTTATGACGTTGCGACTCAGTCGCCTTCGTACTCTTCTTCGGCCACCAGCAACACCGCCTCAGCGGCCGCCGCGCTGTCGTCCACCCACTCGGCCAGATCACGCGCCACCGAGGCGAGATCGTCCTGACGTTTGTAGGCTTCGAGCCACTGAGTCATCTGCGGCATGTGGAACATCCCGGTACAGAACTCCACGGCGTTGGTCGCACCTCCGGAGAGGTTAATCCCCTGCATGCGGCGCACCGACTCCGAGACCCCGTCGATCGTGAGCAACTCCTTCTTCGTCGTTTCCTTGGAAATGTTGAAAACCGATTCCCCATTCGGATAAGACGCCGAGACGTCCAGGTCGCCAATGTGGAGTCGGAGGTTACTCGCAATCTCTGGATACTCCTTGATGATCCGTAGGCCGTTATCCGCGACCAGATGCGCAGGTAGCATCACGATCCAGTTACGCAGATTGATCGTACGGGCATCGAACTCGGTAGCCATCTCGTCCGACGTGGTCCCGATGATCTTCCCCCGCGCCTGCACAAAGTAGTGAAGCTTATCCACCACGCGCCGCGGCTGAGAGTTGAACTTGGAGTAGTCCGACATCGCCGCACCCGAGGGCACCGATACGCACAAGTCCTTGGTCTTCTCATCCAGCATCTCAATACCGATACAGTCGAACACGTTATAAACGATGTATTCGATCGGATGGTGACGCTGCATGTGAATATGCCAGTCGGCCTTGGCCAGTCCATCGGCCTGGTCAAACTTGAGCTTGCCCCGCTTCAGGTGCTTGTTCAGGATAAACTCCAGCGAATACGAGCGCTCTTCCTGTTTCCCGGTCCGCACCTGCTTGTACGCACACATCGCGTCCATCACATAGAACGAGGCCGGCGTGTACAGCGTATGCCAGCGTGCATGCGGGGCAATCGGCGTCACCTTACCGGAGGCCGTCACCTTCTGGCTCGAACCCTGGCGGTATTCGTAGAAACGGTACTGAGGCGCGACCGACGGATCAGACCAGGCATCGGCCAATGGGATCTTGTGGAAATCCAGCGACTCTTTCATCTTGCCGATGTCGAAGTCCATGTTCCAGAAGGTCAAGAAATCCGGCTGCCACTCATGACACTTCTGCAAGGTTTTCCACACCGCCTGACCGTCGTCCGACACCAGTTCGATTTCCCAGTCAAGCTTGCGGTCGCGGTAGACGTTGGTGACCTTCGGCTTGCCGCTCTTATCGAGCTCCGGTGTCTTGCCATCCTTCTTAAAGACGGGCTCATCCACGTCCAGGTACTTGAGGAGCCCTTCCTTGCACTTCTCGATCTTGTACTTGTCGTCACCACCGATCTGTTCCAGGAAGTCCCGCACCACCGCGGTGTAGACCTTGCTACCAAACGACACGGTCTGCATGATCACCCGGCCATGCCCCTTGATCATGTCGGTTTCCGTATCCGATGCTGCAATGCTCGACGGGGTGTTCAGATCCGGCCAACGATCCCGGTAGACTTCCTGCTTGATCACCGAGGTGGAGAGAATGTCCGACCCATACAAGTACGGACTGCGCGAAAGCTGCTTGAGACTACGCGGCGGCTTGAAAATCCCTAACGCCTTGGCAGCGCGATCGACCAGTTGCGACTGCGGGCAACGGAACTCTTTGAGCTTCGAGACGTCTTCCCATTCCTTCTTCTGCTTGTAGCGCCGGAACCCTTCCTTGGCAATCCAGAAAGGGCGCTGGTAGTTCTTCACGATCCGAACATTCGGAATCCGCTTGTTGTCCTTGGTGTGGATGACTTCCTTGATCAGGTGGTAGTCGTCCGGGGAGTCTTTGGACGGCGGGATAAACACAACATGCCGGCATTCAATTCCGGCAATGTCATCCTTGCTAATCTCAGGTTTTTTCGTGGACATAACTTGTGCTCGCACCGCAGGATGTGCCTTTTAGTATGACTCTATCGCTGCGTTTGTAAGGGTATTCTTGTGATGGTTAGCGCAGGCCATATGCCCGCTAGTCAAAGGAATAGACCCAGTGGTTTTTCTTTAACGGGAACCGCGGGTGCCGGCGTCAATTTCAACAATTCATGGCTGACAGTTTATGAACCTCCTCTTCCTCGGGAATGAAAGCATTGCTTTCCAGTCCGACGCCTTTTTCAAGGCCCTTACGCTGATCGTCAAGGATTTGCGCGACTCCGGCGAGAAGTCCCAAGACGCGGTGAACAAGTTCTGCGTTCGCGTCGACAAGTGTATCTACGAGCACACCGGCATCCTTACCAATGCGCTGGTGCTCAACGGTTACGACAACGCGGCAGTCGCCGTGCCGTCGCTTACCCGTGGCAATGTGTTGAATCGCGCGCAGTTCAACAAATTCCTCGAAAAGCACTTCGATGCGGACAAGCTCTCGCTCTACAACCTGGAGCAGAAGGGCTGGATCGACCCGAGTAACGCCCGCGTCGGTGGTGCGTTCTCCGAGATCATGCACAAGCTCTACATCGGCAGCCTGTTCCTGTTCGCGCGCACCTTCACCCCGGAAGAAACGGCTGCGGTGATTCTGCACGAAGTCGGGCACGCCTACACGTTCCTGCAGTTCCTCGCCGACTCGATCGTCGTGAACGTGGTGATGCAGCGGACCTGGGCCGAACTCACCAACGGCCAGCCGGACAAGAAGGTCAAGCTGATCCTCACCAAGGCCGCCAAGGACATGGGCATGGAGGGCGTCGAATGGCTCCAGCCGGTGGAAGACACCACGAGCGCCGACGTAGCGATCAAGATCCTCGCCAGCGCCGTGCAAATCGAACCGCGCCGGATGGACAACAAGCGTTACTTCTCGATGGATACCGCCGAAGAGCTCGCGGATATCTTCGCGGCACGCCATGGTGCAGGTCGGGCGATTGTCACGATGCGCTCGAAGTTCGTGTCGGTCAATGGCAAGAGCTACGGCATCCTCGTGGGTCTCGCCTGGGCCTTCGCGGGCCTGCTGGCAACGCCGCTGCTCGGACCGGTCGGTGTCGGTCTGATGCTCGGTGGTGGCTGGTTGACGTACCAGGGCGCGGCAGAAGCTGCGCGTGAACCGGATGCGACCACCTTCAAGCAGAACGCGACGAAGATGCGCAACCAGTTTGTCGAGAAGATCAAGCTGATGGATCTGCCCAAGGAAGAACTGGTCGAGGAAATCGCCAGCATCGAACTCACGGACAAGATCATCCAGAACTACGCGGGCGACTTCGATACGCCCACGATTGTTAAGTTCATCGACATGTTCCGGCGCGGCAAGATGGATGCTCGTGCTTCCCGTGAGTACACGGACCGTCTGGAGTCGTTGGCTGCGAACGATCTGTTCGTGCGCGCCGCCCAACTCGGCACCCGCTAAAGCTTAGGCCAGGGATAGGATTATCCCTGGCTTTTACTACCCCATTCAGAATTACAAGGTTCACCATGAACGCAAAACTGTTTCCCTTCGTGAACGTGATGCAGTCGCTGACTGGCCCCGTGCAAGAGCGTCACCGCATCGCCGCGGTCGCCATCGGCTATGCCTGCGCCTGCAACGCGGTGCTGCCCTCCTCGGAAGTCGACGACGCCGAAGCCCATTACCGCATGACGGTGGAATCGTTCACCAAGCGCGTCGTGTCGGCACTCAATGAAGTGTCGGTGCTCGATACGGCGCTCGCGCTCGACTTCGCCCGCAACTTCTGGCTGCTGCGCTACGAAGCCATTCACAAATGCCCGCGCATGGATCAGGTGCCGGGTGACTTCTTCTGCTCGGTGTTTGGTGTGCCGAAGTTCTTCTCGCCGGAAACGATCGCCTTCTGCAACGCGAACAACACCGCGATTGGCCGCGTCTACCTGCACATCTGCAACGTCATCGAAGACAACTTCGCGACGGCATAAAGGGGCGACTCATGTCTTTGAAAATTCTCATCCTGGAAGATGAGCCGGAACTCGAAGTCTCGCACGTGCCGCTCTCTGGTACGGATAACCATGCGGACGATGCCGACATGGAGTTGCCGGGTGAGTTCCTGGTGCAGGACGACCTCGACGTGCTCGACGACGCAGCCTGTGCGCTGGAGCAGATGGGTGTGAAGATGGCCTGCGAGGGCATCAGCCTCGATATGGCCCGCGAACTCGACAAGCTCCACCCGGGCTTCCTGAAGCGCGCAGGCGGCCACGCGGTGTTTACGCACCGTCCGTCCCTGGAAGGGCTGAACGATGGCGTGAAGGCCGTTGTAGACACGCTGAAGGCCATTGTGATCAAGGTGCGGACCTTCGTGGCGGAGTTGTACAAGCGTTTCCTCAGCTGGCTCACCGCCAGGTTCTCCAAACCGGGTGCCACTGACCTGGACGAGAACCTGCAACAGTTCGTCGCTGAGCGTCGCAACAAGGACGCGATTGCCTATATCACCAGTCTGCCGGATGATCCGGCTGAAGCCGCGGATGAAGTGGCACGCTGGATCGATGGCGACTCCAAAGCTTATGCGTCGGCCCTCGCGGACCAGTTCGGTGGCCTGCATGCCTCGGTGGAACGTCTGGAAGACCAGATGCACCAGAACCCGGTGCACTTCCGGCTCGCCAAGGGCATCGTCTCAGTGAAGGAACTCTTCAAGCAAGACAGTGACTCGGCGATTGCCCAGATCCTCTTCAAGGCCCACAAGGCTGCGGATGTGGCGATGAAGACGCGCCGTTCGGAAGAGTTCTATCAGGCGATCGAAGGCATCGATGGCATTGCCCACGAGCTGGATGCGTTCGAAAAGAACATGACGATCAACGACCACGAATCGTCCGAGATGGGCGACGACAAGGCCGTACCATTCAGTCAGCTGTACGACAACGTGGCGCAGGCTGCGAACGACTTCAAGCGCGTCGATGTGCAACAACTGGTGCAGGAAATGGCCTCGGGTGTCAAGCACGTGATCCAGATGAGTGCTGAGACCAAGATCGAAGACATCCTGGAAATGATCCCGGAAGATGTCCCGGCGGACAAGCAGGGCACCTACGCCCAGAAGATCGCCGCACTCTATCGCCGTCTCGCCAAGCTCGGCGCAGACATCCTGCGCCTGTGGAAAGTCCGTTCGGATGCGGTGGGTTCGATCAACGAAGTCGGCAAGGCCCTGATGGGGCTGGTCGATGCGTTCGAGAAGGCGGTCACCGATGCAGGGTCCGGTCTCTCGCAAGAGCAGAAGGCCCAGCTCGTGAAGGCGCTCGGCGGCAAAGGCTTCCAGATCGCGTTCTAAGTACGACGCTACCCGTAACACACGGCTCCAGTGGACTGATCGGTCCGCTGGAGCTTTATTCCATTGATTCATTGAGAGAACATCCACCATGTCCGGATTGAATGACGAATTCCTGCTGCCCGATGACAGCATGGAACCGAAAGCCGCCCCGGCTGCCACGGTCAAGGCCTTCAAGGAAGGCGATGACGGTGACGTGCCTGAGCTGCGTGACGACATCGACCTGATCGCGGTTGCGGTCGAAGACCTGGAAGTCCAGCTGCGCGACCTGGAGTTGCTCGGCGACACGATCAAGGGCAACAAAGGGATGGACCAGACCATCGCCCTGGAATGCGAAAGCCTGATGCCGGGTTTCCTGCATGACGACCGGCCGATCGAATTCTTCACCAAGCATCCGAGCCGTACGATGTACAGTGCAGCCCTGGAAGAAGTTGAGGAGAAGAAGGGCGGGATTCTGCAGAAGATCAAAGACTTCATCGTCGACATGTATCGCAAGATCGTCGGCTGGTTCAAAGGCGTGGTCAAGCGCGTGATGGAAAAGCAGATCACGACGCCGGACAACGTGAAGCTGCTGGGCACTGCCAAGACCGAAGTGGAGCAGGTGGGTGCCGCGCTCTTGGGCTATGAGAAGGAAACCCAGGAAATCATCAACCAGGCCAAGGAACGCGCGACGGTGCTACAACGTCAGGCCGACGAAGCCGCCAAGCAGGCCGAGCACGACCAGGACGTCCAGGCCGCAGCGCAAGCCAAAGCCGCTCAGACCGCCAAGCTGTTGCAGTCGATCGACGGGATGAAAGCCCCCGAGATCTTCAACGAAGCGTTGCTGGTGGAGCTGAACGCCATGCTCGCGCGCCTGCCGGTGGTGACGAAGTTCCTGGGCGATCCGGATATTATCAGTCCGCTGATGGCGACGCACGAAGACAGTATCGTCAACGTGAACATCCTGCTGGGTGACCTGCAGCGCGCGGTCTCACGTAAGGACTACGACGGCGTCGAAGCTGCGGTGACGGGCGATCACTTCAGCAAGATCGTGGCCGCAGCCGATGCACACGCCAAGGCCGTGATTGCGTTCAAGGCGCTGAACCCGGACTACCGTGTCGAGAAGTGGGGTGACTTCCAGCGTCTGGCGAATTCGCCCAAGATGATGGCTGCGTTTGTCTATGGCCGTGAGATGCTGGAGTCGGACATGCACGACCAGGAGAAGCTGCTGGCTGGCATGGATACACTCACCGAGTCGCTCTACCGCATGGAGCTCTACACGCCGGACAAGGAACTGGAGAAGACTGCCAAGGCCTCGCTCGAAGCGTTGAAGAACTTCAACAAGCAAGTGATCATCCCGACCACGCAACGGATCGCGTTCTCGTACTCGGTGATTGGCCAGCTGTTGAGCTTCTTGCGCAATGTGGTGAGCCTGAAGGTCAATCTGCAACAGACCGTCACAGCCAAGCTGCGCGAGAAGGTTCTCGCTGAAGCGAAGACGCTCGGTATGCAGCCGGCGGATGCGGAAGCCCTCTTCGCCTAAGTTCTACGGCACGACAGCATAAAAGGCCGGGGTTACACCCCGGCCTCTATGCCGCTTACTGGTCAAATACCACACCAGCACGTTCCGCCGCCACGAACTCAATGTTCACGTCTTCGCGCAACGCAAACGTCTGGTCCGGACGATACTCCAGCTTCTTGCGCAGAGTCAGGCGTGCCGAGTCATCCACCATGGTGCAGATGGACAACGCTGCATCCCCGCCCAGACCTTCCTGCTCAAAGGCCAGTACGTCATCGCCATACGTAGTCTTCAGCGCATCCACGATCTGCGAGTTCGACACCGTCTTGGACTTCAGACAGTTGCTGTAAGCCACCACGGTCGCCCGTGTCAGCGCTTCACGCAGCTTATCGTTCTTGTAGACCGAATCCTTCACGTAGAGCTTCAGGTTGAAGTACTGACCCGCATCGATCGTCGACTTCAGACCCGCGCCGTAGATCACATCCACCGAGCCGACATTCTGCACCGGATAGAAGTAGATCGAGGTCTTGTCCAGCAACATTGTCGACAAGCTCTTCAGCTCATTGGCAATCCAGCCCACGATGGTATCCACCAGCTGCTTGCGGTAATCGGTCGTCACCTTGTTGGTCGCGAAGAAATACTGCGCTTCCAGCAAGAAGAGATCGATCTGGCGCACCAGCTTCCGCCCTCCCACGATCACCGGGTTGTTGTACACGTCCTTCTTGATGTCACCCTTGCGATACTTGTAGATGGGGGTGACACCATCCGCTTCGAACTGCAGCTCACCCGCCGAGTGCAGCTTGGTGTAGACCAGCTCACCATTGACAATCGTGAAGGCTGCGCCCGTGACCGGATCAGTCTGGTACACATCCTTCTCGTAGCTCGCCTGCACGTCCACGTCCCAGACTGCGTAGTCGTTTTCACCGACCACCGTGCGTGCCCGTGTCCACAGGTTAGCGAGCGAGTAACCCAGAATCAGGTCGACCCGTTCCCGTGCCACGCCGACCGTGCCTTCCGGCAACAGGAAAGTCCCGATCAGTGGATCGAACGAGGCGGCTTTCCAGCCCGAGGGCATCGGTGCCGAGACCGACCAGAAGAGATCGAAGCTCTGCTCCAGCTGCGTGCGCAGGAACTGCTGGGTGTTCTCGTACATCATGAAGTTGGTCAACTCCATCGCGTTGCTCGCATCGATGTCGTAGGACGTCTTGATGTCAAACTGGAACACCCGCTCCCCTGCGGTGGTCGTCCCCAGCAACCGACCCAACGTGTAGGCGTAGTCACCCGAGCGATCCGGCTGGTAGGCGAGCGTGACGTGCACGTTCTCATCATCCAGCTGCTGGAACTCGGTACTGGAGTTGGTCGCGACCGTCAGCGACCAGCCCGACGGCGTGCGTTGCAGCACGGCCGAGCCCGAGGCCACCGTCAGCAACGTGAGGTCATTCTCATCCACGTAGCTGCGCGCATTCACCACCGGTGAGTCGAGGTAGTAAGCCCGCGAATCGAAGGTGTTGTTATCGGTATCGAACACGTAGTGGAACGGCGAGTAGAAATACCCACCCTGCGTGATCGCGGTCGCCTTCTTATCGCCCGGCAAGGAGTTGAGCAGCTGCACTTCCGAATCCGAACACACTTCCAGCACGCCGCCATTCACCTTGTAGAGCGTATTAGGCGTGACCGTCAGGCTCACCCCGTTGTTGTTGCTGTAGGTGGTCGAGAGTGCACTCAGATGCTCGATGGTATCCGAGAGCGTATGGATACCGGCCGAAGCCGGCGTGATCAGATCGGTGTCGGTCGGGTCTGGCATCGCGCGCGCCGCAGCAAACACCCGGTCGGTCACGTGATCCAGATTCTTCACGATGTTGTAGCCATCGCGTTCCAGCTTCTTCTGAGCCTGGGCCGGCGTAATCGGAATGACGGTGTCACCGAAGGCATTGGCAATCACCCGATCTTTCAGGGCCTCGAAGGTCATGGCGTCCTGACCACCGGTCGTCATGGCGCTCGAATATACCTGCGTCGAGGTCATGGCTTTCAGCGGCGAGACAAACTGGTCCCGCTCGTTGACATCCAGTGCCAGCCAGTTGACCACGAACTGCTTGTAGTCAAAGCCCCCCAGATCCATCGTGAGCGGACCCTTGGTCTGGTAGACGTCCATGCGCACCTTGCCAGTGATCTGGCCGGTCTTCACAAACACGATCGGGATCTCGACAGTCACCTGCTTGTCGACCACCTTGACAATTGCCACTGGTCCGTTGTTGCTGTAGATGTCCTGGCTATACGTCGTCGCCATCTCGATCCAGCCACCATCGGTCGTCTCCTGCCAGACGCGACAGAAGTAGAACTGGTCGCTGATGGTCGTGGAGAGCGAAAACTTCTGGGTGCTGTTCACCACGTCGCTCAGCGTGATGATGTTAAACTGATCCAGCATCACCGGGAAAAGAATCTGTTCCTGCCCGGACGAGCCCCGCATCGATTTCCAGTCGATCACGTTGGTGTCGATGTTCTTCAGCGGCGTCTTCTTGGAGACGTCGTACACCACCTGCAAACCACCGTGGGCGAGCTGGCGCAGCTCGATCGGATACTGCAGCGAGAAGAGCGTGCCCGAGATCGAGATCGTCGTATTGCGCGGAATCACGATCTTGCGGATCTCGGTGCCCGGCACCTGGACCATGCGCGCGATCAGCTCGTCCTTGTCAAAGCCAATCACGAAACCGGCCGAGGACGGCAGCGCAAAGATGTCGGTGAAGTCGCCGTAGTGCATGTGGCGATACAGGTCCAGCATGTTCTGCGCGACCTTGGCGTACTGCTTGCGGTTATTGGCGGCCGACTCAGTCATGACCGACGAGCCCACGGTGGCTGCCGCTTCCACCAGATGCACAAACGGATTGCTCGGGTCGACGATATCGTACTTGCCGTCGTACACGTCGCGCACCGCCCGCAGAATCACCCCTTGCATACGTGTCGGGTTGTAGCGGACCTGGGTGAGTGAGCTCTGGATGTCAGAGAAAATTGCAGTCATATTGGTTACCTGATTATTTGGTCGGAACACCCGACGGTGCGCCTGGCCCCGTGTTGTTCATCGGGATGCCCGTGTAGGTGTTCAGATCACCCGCATCCACATCCGCGAGATCCACCTCAGGCATCGTCGCCCCATCACTGTTGTTACCCGTCATCTCCAGATAGGTGTTGTTATACACCCACCATTCCAGCTCAAAGGTCTGGATATTGATGCGCGGATAGCCCAGGTGGTTAAAGAGGTAGATGAACTCGTACGGCACCTTGACGAGTCCGGCGTTCTGGCGCTGGTCATCGGCCATATCCTGGTTACCGATCACCACCGCGGCGTTGAAATCGTGGATGATCATGTCATCCAGATACTCCGCGCCAATGCAGCGGAAACTGATCGGGATCTGGTCCAGACGGTTAATCGGCGTATCGGTCTCGAAGTTGAAGGACATGCCGAGCGGCACGCCAATCGGAAACGCCGCGCCCGTACACGCAATCTTTTGAACAAAGCGTTTGCTCGAATCCAGGACTACCCGGTAGATCCGCGTCTGGTAGTCGATGACGTTCTCCGCAATGTTATCCGCGTACGGCGTCAGGGTGCCTTCAAACACCGCTGAGGCGTACGAGACCCAGTACCAGAACAACGCGGTGATCGGGTCGCCGGGAATGTTGCGGAAATTGATCGTCGTATCCCAGGTGCGGTACAGTTCGGTGATCCCGTCAACGAACGACCATTCCTCGCCGTACACGCCCGCATCGCTCTTGAAGGTGGGTGCCTCGATGTCGGGCCATCCCGACATGCTCACACACTGGTTGGTCAGGAGCGGAATGAAGATCTGCTTCGGGTCGATCAGGCTACAATTGTAGCTATCTTCATTATGAGTGTTGTGGCGAAAGTCCAGCATCGCGCGGATTGCGCGCGGTAGCGAAGTTTCGCGCGAGGTCAGCATGGGTGTGAACTTCCGGAGCTTCAGGAGGTTGTCCGTGGTGAAGCGCAGATCGGGCTTTGTGAAAAAGGCCAGACCGTAGTAGTCCTTGTTAATGGGAATACTGTTGTTCAGACTGCGGTGGTTGATACCGTACAACGTTTCCGTAACCGCTGTGCTCGGGTTACCCACTGCGCTGCGCGCCCACACGTCCTCTACCCCGTTTACCGTTCCGCCCTGGGTGAATGTCCTCCCCCAGACATCAGTAAACATATTAGACATCGTCAAATCCTTCTTTTTGGGAAACAAAAAATGAACACACTTGCAGCAAATGCCGGGCTGAAGGTAGCTGGTGCTGCCATCGAGCATGGCTTTAAAATGCTGGCAGACCTGCCCAAGGGTGACTCGTTGGTGGGTTACGCCCAGGCAGGCACGATCGAGCCGATGTGCCTGGTGGACGAAGATCTGCGCAACGCCGACCTGTTGCCGGAAACGCTTCAACTGGCACAATCGATCTTCGCCGGGTACTACCTGCGGGCGTTTTCAATGCACAACATTAGCATTGGCAATGCCTCGGTCCAACAGCGTCTGGACAAGTTCGCGACCCGTCGCAGCCCCGCGGGTTCGGCCATCGGTGCCATCGGCGGAATCGCCTCCGCAGCACTCGAAGAGTTCGATGATCGCCTCGTCATTGACGGCGAAGTGCGCGAACTGCCGGCTGAGCTGAAAGACCTCGAAGCCGCGATCAAGAAGGATGTCGAAGCCGCCGCCGCGCGCGCTGCTGACGTCGAAAAGACGCCGGCACTGGAATCATTGGCGCCGTGGTCGATCAAGGGTCAACAGCCCGTCGGTAAGGGTACGCCCACGCCGTTCTCGACCCATCTGGACGACGCTGCATCGGGAGCGAAGGCCGGTGCCAAGGCTGGCGCGCAAGCCGCCCTCGATGATCGCAGCGAAGTCACCTTCGGCAAAGCCGTCGACATCAGTGATCCGGTGAACATGGGCGTCGGTCGCATGATCAACGTCACGATCAAGGACAACGACCGCGAAGTCACCGTGCCGGTCGTGATCCGTCTGAACGCGATGTACATGGGCACGGCCCCGCTCGTGGCGATTCTCGCCTCGGGCTCGGAAGACATCAGCTTCGGCGCACGCTTTAAGAAGTGGCGTCTGGGTGGCATCGACTTCTGGCGTGACCTCGTGTTCTGCCAGGACTTGATCGATGCGCACAAAAAGAACCTGAAGAACGACAAGACCGGCGTCTACCTGCAGATGATGCAGAAACGCCGCCAGAACAGTCTGTCGGCCGCGCTCTCCGCCTCGGTCTCGGCCAACAACGCTTCGAACATCGTGGTGATGTCCTCGGCCACCGCCGAAGCGCTGGAGTTGAAGATCTACGGCAAGCTGAAGGACTTCAACACGCGTCAGAAGCTCTTCCAGCAAGGCTACGGCATGCTGATGTTCATCATCGACAAGCAATGGGGCCGTGTGCGGGTCTACACCCGCGACATCCCGGAATACACCGAACTCTCGGAGCGCGATCTGAAGGCTTCGAACAAGAACGGTGGCGTGGACATCGGCGACGTGCTCAACATGTTCCGTGCAGGTTCCTCGTTCCGCGCGTAAAAGAGAAGAACGATAGCGGGGGCGCGTCCCCTGCTATTGTTTGTACCGTTCATCTTTGTCTCGCCGAAAGCGACTCAGTAAAAACATGAAGATCACGACCTATATCCAACAACAGATCTCCTCGATGTTCGGCAAGTCCGGCCTCCTGGAAGATTTGCGGTTTGCCCGCACCCAGTTCACCCAGATGCAGGACGTCCTGGTTCGCACCGACAAAATGTTCGGCTCGAAATTCAAGAGCGACGAAATGCGCAAGGTCCAGTCGACCTTCGCAGGCGTCGTCAAAGGCGCCGGCGGCAAGGGTGTGTTTGGCTATCTGGCCACCAACATCGGCAACATCACTGCCACCATCGACGCGCTCGAAGCCATCGTGCAGGGTGAGTTCGAAGACAAGATCGCCGCCAAGGGCCTGAACTACCGTAAGGCCAACCTGGTGCAACTCGTCGACGCGATCACCTTCGCCTCGCGCTTTACCATCAAACTCTTCACGTATGCGCTCAAGAGTGAAATCGCAGCCGCACGCGATGAGAAGAAGATGGAACCGATTCCGACCACGGACATGATCCCGGCGGAAATCGAGTGGTTCACCAAGGGCCTGCTGCCGTTCTGCTCGGCCATCGCCGTGCTCACCAAGCCGGCTGGCGAAATGGTTGACCGTCTCGACCAGATCCCCGACATCCTCGCGGACGACACGAACTACTCGAACCTGAAGAACACGGTCGGCGAAGCGAAGATCGATCCGTTCATGTTCTCCATCAGCAACTTTGCCTGGAACCCGATCCGCCGCCTGCGCATGCATGCGGTGGAAGCGAAGGTGGCCCGTGCCAAGGAAGCCGAAACCGAACTGCAGATGGCCAAGCTGCGCCTGATGCAAATGGAACGGGCCCGTCAGGGTAAGGAAGATCCGGCGCTGGAGCGCGAGATCAGCTACCTGCAGTCCCTCACGGAAGACCTCGCTCGCGAGATCGCCGAACTCAACGAGGACTGATCCATGCGCGATGACCTCAAACTGTACGTGCGAGGCTTCTTCGGGTCGAAGGCCAATTCGAGCGAAACCTTCCAGACGTGGAAGTCCCGCCCGATCCTGTCGGTCTTCGATCTCGATCCGCAAGCCGTCGACCACGTGGTGGCCAACGAGTCGGTTGTGGAAGTGTACAACCAACTCGTGCGTCGCCAGGTGATTCACACCGACTTCGATTTCCGCGAACGTGTGATCCGCATCGCCGGGCAAGCCTTCGGCGTCAGCAACTTCGGTCTGTGGGCCGCAGTGCAAAAGGAATCCCCGACCTTCACGCAAACCCACGCTGACTTCATCAGCGATACCGTGCGCTTTATCGTGAACGGTAAGCGCCAGATGCCGGTGAGCATGTGGGAACACCTGATCGGTCCGGGCTCTAACGACCCGAACGCGCCACCGACTTTCGAAGACGCGCTCTTTCCGCAACTGCCGGATGGCTACAGCTTCCGCAGCCAGGTGCAAACGAACAACAACCTGTCGAATGTGATCTGCCGCTGGCTCTCGCAGCAGGGCGGTTTCACCGATATGGTGACCACGCTCTACACGCTCTTTGGCGAACATAACACGCGCTGAGCATCACTGGGCGATGTAAATACGTCGCCCAGGCAAAACCCATTGTATAGAACGACACCGCCGCCTTATGCTGGCGGCAAGTTTGTCCTATTCAAGATTCGCGCGAATCCTCAAGATCAATTCCATTCGAATGGAGAAAACCATGAAGTTTAAGTCAAAACTGGGCGTCGCCGCCTTGGAAGAACTCTCGGATGACCTGCCCCAGGTGGCTCAGGTCTCCACGTTCAACCCGGCCAATGAAGGTCTCGTCGGCGGTCTGCTCGGCTTTGTGATCGGTGGCGCTGGCTGGGTGATCCCCGGTGCAGGTACGGTGGCAGGCGGTGTGGGTGCCAACGAAGCCGACAAGCTCAAGCGGGAAATCAAGCAGATCACGGAAGCCATCAAGGACGCCGCGGTCGACAACGGCAAGAAAGCCGTCAAGGAAGGCAAGCTCTCGTCGGCAGACTTCAAGGAAAAGATCGAAGCAGCCAGCTTTGGCACGATCTTCCAGGGCGCGCTGCTCGGTACGCTCTTCGGCGGCATCTACGGTGCCATCAAGGGCAGCCAGATCGAAGACCTGCAAAAGGAACTGAAGGCGAAGTGCGAACAGCTCGATCGCCTGCTGCAACAAGCCGCGGTGCAAACCGCCAAGGGCAAGGGCGGCAAGAACCTGAAGGTCGCGAAAGAATCGACGGAAGACGCGGATGCCGCCGCCGTTGCTGCAGCGGGTGACGATGCGAATGCTACGCCGCCGGCCGATGGCGCGACGCCCCCGGCAGCTGACGATGCAACGCCGCCCGCTGATGGTGCCGCTGCACCGGACGCTGACGCCGCTGCAGGCGACGCCGCTGGCGCCGCTGCAACCGGTGACGATGCGACGCCTCCGGCAGACGACGGCAGCACGCCGCCGGCTGATGATGGTTCGACCCCGCCGGCCGACGACGCCGCAGCAACCGATCCGGCTGCTGCTGCTGATGCGGCGCAAGCTGCTGATGACAACGCTGCGGCTTCGGCCTCGGACGCTGCCGCTGCAGACGCTGCTTCGACCGGTGAGCCGACCGATGCAGTCGGTGAAGACGCTGACCTCGGCGATGCTGAAGCCGAAGAAGTCGAAGGCGAAATGGACGCGGTCGACGAAATCGAAGACCAGGAAGAAGACGTGCAGGACGACGTCTCGAAGCTCACGGATGCTACGGAATCGCTCGAAGGCTGCGTGGCCATTCTCGACGCGGCTGCTCAGCGTGGTGGTCTGGACCTGTACGGCGCGTCGCTGCTCCGCAACAACCTGAACACCGTCACGAAGTCGCTGAAGGTCAAGCCGTTGCTGATCCCGGCTCTGGAAGACCTGGAAACGCCGTCGGCCAAGATCGATGGCGCAAATGGCGCGAAGGACCAGATCGTTGCGTTCATCAAGCGCGTGATCAAGGCCATGCAGGAAGCGTTCGCGCGTCTCGGTCAGTGGATCGTCGAAACGTACAAGCGTCTCACGAATGCCTTCTCGGCAGTCGAAGCGCGTGCGAACAAGCTCGCCGAACGTGTCAAGGCATCGAAGATGGTCGAAGGCCAGATCGACAGCAAGGCGCTCGCGAAGAAGCTCACCGCGGGTGGCGTGGCCGTCGACGACCTGTCGAAGTACCTGAACGACCTCGCAGCGTTCGCGAAAGCCATGAACGATCCGAAGACGTATGCACCGTACCTCGAAGCGATCGATTTCGCCGAAGAGATGCTCAAGACGCCGGAGAAGGAAGAAGAACTGCGTGGCAAGATCTCCGAAGCGCTCGGCAAGTGGGCGACGCAGATGGAAGCAATCGGTCACCGTGCTTCGTTCAAGCCGGCCGACGTGGCAATCGGCAGCAACGAGAACGTTCTCAAGATCCTCGCCTTCGCCTTGCTCGACAATCAGGTGCTGGTCTCGACCATCCCGTCGACGGCCGAAGGCATCCGCGGCATGACGAGCAGCGTCTCGAACGCATCGGCTGATGCAGGTTCGGCCAGCGTGCCGGCACTCGACCAGGCAGCAGCGGGCAAGATCTGCGCGCAAGTGGCAGAACTGGCCAAGGCTGCAAAGGAAGCAGTCGACGGCGGTCGTGGTGGCATCAAGGAACTGAACGCTGAGCTGAAGAAGCGCAACGACACCATCTCCGCGATGGCCAACAGCGCGCTCGGCCAGATCATGGACGAAGCCGGCATCAAGAGCGAGAAGTTCCGCAAGGCTGCCGTGTTCTGCAACTCGCTGCTGATGACCGCACCGAAGCTGCCGATCCACGCGGTCAATCGCGCTCTGCCGCGCAGCCTCGGTTACGCGCTCGACTACGTCGCTGCCAGCCTCGGTGGCGCAGCGGAAGAAAAGAGCACGGCCGTCGCTAAGGCCTGAACGTAATACGTGAGTAGGGCAGGGGAGGCTGCGGCCTCCCCTGTCTGAACCTTGCACACCAAAATCGGATACTGGAAAATGACATCCTTTGCAAAAACCATGCTCGGCCTGGAAGAGTTCGCTGAAGAAGTGAACGCCTCCATCGCGCCTGAGCAACCCGTGGATGGCGACTTCAGCGAAGAAACCGCTGGCGTCGACTTCCCGCAAGAAGCTGGCGACATCGACGGCGACGTCGAGCAGATCACCGATGCAGCACAAGGCCTGGAAGACATCATCAGCCTGGTGGAAGATGCACCGGGCGAAATGGAAGCACCGATGGAGCCGTTTGTTCAGAAGGCTGTGAACGTCGCGCTCGAATCGAACGACCTCGTCGAAGCCAGCGGCGGCGCCGTGGCCCTGACGGGCGACCAGGGCAGCAACCCCGACAAGGGCAAGGTCCTGGAAAAGATCAAGGCGTTCGCCGCCAAGGTCTGGGAAATGCTGCGCAACTTCGGCAAGCGTATCGCTGCCTGGGTGCGTGAGACGTGGGCGAAGTTCACCGATCGTATCGTGAAGAACGCCAACCAAGCGCAGAAGGTCATCGAAGCGACGAAGACGCTCGCGACGAAGGGCGAAGCGAAGATCACCGACAAGGGCCTGCTCGAAAAGATCGCGACGTACAAGAACGTCGAAGTCGGCGAAGTCATGCTCGCAGTGTCGGAATTCGCGAACGACCAGGGCGGCAAGGCGTCGGTCGAACTCACGAAGGAAGCACGCACCTGTATCGACGTCGTGGCTAATGGTTCGTCGTCGGCTGATGGCGTGATGGACCGTTTCCTCGAAGCGCTGGCGAAGGCTGGCGGTGAGTACGACGAAGACGCGACGGCGGAACAAGCCCAGGCTGCGGGCGCCGCTGCTGGCACGAAGACGCTCGTCACCAAGCCGTTCTTCGGTGGCTACCGCGCGTTCTTCACGGTGCCGGAAAACGTCGAAGCCCTGAACCACTGGAATCACGGTGTCAAGAAGCTCGACGAAGTCAAGGCGCAAGCAGAAATCGCGGCGCCGGACGGCAACGAGATCAAGGCGATCGCAGAATACGTGGTCGGCCTCGGCCAGCTCGTGAAGATCTATCAGTCGAACCTGAAGACCCTCGACGACCTGAACCGTCAGCTCGACTCGGCAGCCAGCAAGGCGAAGGCCGGCAAATCGGACAGCGCCCAGCTCAAGGCTATGCAAGCCGTGGTGCCGCGCATTATCAAGGGCCCGCAAGTCGCCGCCTACGCGTACGCAACGTCGGCCTCGACGATCGCTCTGCAGTACTGCATGGCCGCGATCGCAGCCCACCGGGGCGAGAAGGCAGCCGAAGCAGCTCCGGCCGCTAAGGACAAGGGCGCTGAGTAATCGGCCTGAGTGAGGAGTGAGGCCTATCTTACGACAGGCTTCACTCTGAAGCCTCCATCGACTTCAAGAACTGAGATCAACATGAAACGAAACCTTTTCACTGCAGCACTGGAAGCTGAAGCCGGTACTGTGGACATTGCTCAAGTCACCGAGCTGTCGACGCTGCAACCGAAGCCGGGCTTCACGGAAGACAAGAGCCTGACGGAAGTGAACGTCGACGACGTCAAGGTCGACAAGGCCTTTGGCGAAGATGCCGATATCGCCGAGCACGACGAGATCGACACGGTCGCGGAAAGCCAGGAACATACCCTGGCCCTGGAACACCTGCAGACGATGTCGATGCGCTACTGCCGTATGGCTGCTGCGCTCGAAGAAATCGCAGAACAGGCTGAAGCCAGCCTGGCACCGGCCGAGCAATCGGCTGAAGAAGTCACGCAAGGCGAAGACGCGGGCGAGCCCGTGCCGGCTGCTAGCGGTGATGGCCTGACGCCGGAAACGGTGAGCCTGCTGACCACGGCGATCGACGCCGCAGGTGTGGGTGAGCCGCTGTCGGAATCGGTTGCCCTCGAAGCGTTTGGTTTCGACCAACGCGTCGCCACGGAAAGCTTCATCGACAATCTGCGCGAGCGCGCCGAGAAAGTCTATGCGGCAGCAGCGAAGTTCATGAAGAAGGCCTTCGAACTGACGGCGGAAAAGCTCAAGCGCTTCGCCGACTACTTCCGCGGCACCACGGCCATCTACGCGAAGCTGGAAAAAGAAGCAGGCATCCTGGCGAGCGTCGCCGGCAAGCCGTTCCAGAACGCGAAGTGGGAAAAGGCGGTGCAGGAGCGTTTCTACGCACCTTCCTCGACCAAGTCCCCGATCGCTGCTGTCGAAAACTCGATCGCTGAATTCAACGAACTGCTGAAGATCGTGAATCGCGTGTCGAGCGACATGCACTCGCTGAGCCAGGCATGGGTGCTGAGCGAGCCGAAGGATGTCGTCAACCGCATGAACGCGGCGATCACCTCGGCCAAGCCGCTGGCAGAAGTCGGTCGTTCGAAGTTCCAGCACTCGTCGGTTGTCGTCGAAGTGAATCTGCCGGAACGCCTCACGGTCGAAGGATCGGGCGGCATGGAAGGCCAGCAAGTCACGTTCGAAGAAGGCAAGCACGAATTCTCGGCTGGCATCAAGTGTGCCTCGGCTGCAGACGTCACGAAGCTGAAGGAAACGGCTGGCAAGGCTGATCGCGCGATCGACATGGCAATCAACGCCCTGTTTGAAATCGGCGACGATTCGAAGACGCGCCCGCATCGCAGCGGTGGCGGCGACGACGCCGAAAGCGCACGTCGTCTGCTCTCGAAGTATTCGCATCTGATGCGTTTGCTGTCGGATCTGGTGGCGGGCACGACCTTCGGTTCGGCTCATGGCCTGTACTTCAACCACTTCGGCGCGTCGCGTTGGATTCGTTTCTCGATCTCGGAAGCGAAAGCGGCAGCACGTGGTGCGAAGTAATAAGCCTCCGGCTTAAGTAGTAAGTGTAGAAGCGGCGGGCACGCGCCTGCCGCTTTTATGCTGGCTATATTGTGATCGGAGCTCAAATTCCCGTGAGGTACGTATCTACGCGGAGCCTCTTTTGATAACCTGTAGTCGGATAAGACACCATGAAAAATCGTAGTCCTTTCATTACTGCCGCGCTCGAAGAGCTGCAGCAAGAGGCGGGTCAGGACGTCTCCGCAGTTGACGCCGTGGCTGAACTGGAAGCCGGCCCCAATGCACCCCCTGTCACCGAAACCAAGATCGAGTCCGATACGGACGCGGTGGCGGAGCTGATGGAAAAGAATTCGACGCTGGCCGCTGAAAACGACGAACTGTCGGGCGAGTGTTTCGACAACGACGTGCAACAGATCGAATCCACCTCGGACACGGTCAACACGGATCTGGAAGAAGCCGTCTCGGCAGGCGCTGCGCTCGAAGAGCTCGCCTACATCTGTGATCTGGCGGTGAAGTCGGGTCAGGCCAACCACGCAGCGGCTGCTGGCTATGCGATGGCCCTCGAACAGATCTCGTTGCGTGCCGGCCTCTCCGGTAGCCTCGCGGCCCTGGAAGACGGCGAGCTCGCCGAGAAGGGTCCGGACGGTCAAGTGGGTGCGATCGGTGACGCCGCGAAAGCGAAGTCGAAGACCATCCTCGAACGCCTGATGGCTGGCATCAAGAAGATCATCGCCTGGATCGTTGGCGTGGTGCGCAGCATCGCCCAGAAGTTCAATGGCCTGACGGCCAAGGCCGAGAAGGCCATCGGCATGATCAACCAGATCGATGGCAATGCCGTGATCGACGACGAAGCGTTTATCAAGTCGCTACGCATGGTGAAGAACGCCGGTGATGCGAACGCCCAGTTCCGCCGCTACGGTGAATTCGCCACCAAGACGCTCTACGGCTTCTTCAACGATTCGTTCCTGAACGCGCTGTCGGCGACCGCTCGCAAAGGCGAAGACGATTCGCTGGAAGTGTACGTCGAACTCTCGAAGATCCTCTCGGGCCTGCGTCAGCACGTGTTCGAATACACCAAGATCCCCGACGCTATCGCCAACGAACTGAAGGGCAAGCTCACGGGCAACGCGCAACTCGAAGGCGGCATGACCGAGCCGCAGATCGGCGGTCTGCAGCTGTACCTGGCGTTCTCCAAGCCGATGGATCAAGGCGGCGTGGTGAAAGCGGGTGTCGCGCCTGCTGAAGTGCCGCTCGTCGAAGGTGGTAGCATTCCTGTGGTCGAGAAGAAGCTCGCCACCGACATGCTCGAACTCGTCAAGAAGTGGAACGCTGACCAGAATCATCTGGCAGATCGCCTCGCCAAGATCGAAGGCTTTGCCAAGGTCGGTGAGAGCGGCTCATCGGTGAAGATGGTCGAGCTGTATCTGAAGACGCTCACGGCCATCGCGACGGTGGTTGTCCCGCAACTGCTGCGTGTGAACATCCAGAACGCGGCATCCTTCATCCGCTACGTCGAGAAATCGGTCGAAGTGTCGAAGGCCAAGCCGGCTCAGAAATAAGCACTCAGTCGACAACCTGGAGGAGTAAGGGGGCTTGCGCTCCCTTACTCCTTTTTGTCTATTAAAGAGATACCATCATGGATACGTTTCAAGCAGGATTTTCGACCATGGGTGGGTCGGCTGATGCGCTGAGTTATCCTCGCGCTGAGGAACAACACCCTATCGATGATCCGGACCACGTCGAGGAAGCGATCGCCTATGCAGCGGAAGCCCTGGCTGCCGCCGAAAAGCTCGAAGGCCTGGACTACGCCGAAGCCGATGCGACGTCGAGCAAGTTTCTGGATGTGGCGGTGGAGTGCTACATCGAGCGCTTTGAGATTCCGAGCTTTGCGCTGGAGAGCGAGGATGACGACGACAAGCCCAAGGCAGGCCGTCTGAAGAAAGTGATCCTGTACCTGTACGCGATTGTCGAGCGGGTGTTCAAGACGCTGTTTGACTTCTTCGGCATGCACAAGGCGACTGCCCGCAAACTGATTCCGGTGATCAAGTCCTACATCGGTCATGCGGATTCCATCTCCGCCTCAGTGGCCTCACAGCTGGTGATCAAGGATCGCTCGCTGATGAACGCGCTGCATCTCGATGGCGCCGCCCCCAGCAAGCCGCACGAACTCTACCGCACCATTGCGCACAACTTCCAGGTTCAGCAGAAGTTCTCCGCCGTCTCGGAAACTGCCAAGCTGGTGTCAGCAGCCAAAGAGAAGAACTACGGTCGGGTGATGCAGGAAGCCCGCGCACTGCACGAGCAGCTTAAGGCTGGGATCGAGGAAGACATGGAGCCGGTCGACCCCGGCACCCAGTCGGCCATCTTCAGTGAGAAGAAAGCCCCCGGTAACTCGTACTACGCTACGGAGGCGATGTTTGGCCAGAACCATCTGGTCGGTGTCATCAGTGACGAAGTGCGCGATAACGGTACTTTCACGTTTCACTGCGGTATCCGGCGTGACTCGGAAGTTGCGCTGCGGGTGAACTTCTTCCCGTTGCTGTCACCGGACGAGATTCGCGCGATCTGCCGGACCTCACTCACCGTGTGTGAAGACGTGATCCGCTTTGCCCGCGACGAAGAGCTCCTCAAGAGCGTGTTGCGTGATGCCTCGTTTGCCCGGACCAAAGAACCCGATCAGAGTTCGGTGGTCGCCCTGCGCAATATCACCGCCCTCGGCCAGAACAGCTATATCGTGCATCTGCGCTACACCGTTCGCATCATGCAGTCGTTGCTGCGTTGGTGTGCCCAGTCCATCGCCAAGTATGAAGAGGTGAAGAAGTAATGTACGCTACCTCCGATGCAAGTGGTAATCCCGATCTGATGCAGGAAGTCATGCGTGGTGAAATCCTCGATACCGAAGTCGAGGAACGTTACCACCACCTGCACGAGATCCAGGGCTCACTCGAAGCCCTCACCGGCGGCGCCCCTAGCACGGGCGCGGTCGTGTCGGACGAGAAAGTCCAGCTGACCGATCACCAGCAGAAAATGGTCGATGACTTCAAGACCTTGCAACACGAACACAAGGGTGCGGTCTATGCCGTGGCTGATAAGCGGGCGCTAGAAGCCTACGTGGATAACAAGGGCAATCTGCGTCTGGATGGCGATGCGGAGTTTGTGGCCGTGAAGCCGTTGTCTGCTTCGGTTGCAGCAGCGACCCCGGGTGAAGATCCGGTAGCACTGGCTCGTCTGGGTCCCAACGTGTTTGGTTCAGTGGAAGTGCACGGGATCGTAGTGCCGAAGAAGGTCGCTCAGGAAACCTATCGGGAATCCAGTGGATTTGCTGAAGTGCAGCCGTTACCCACCACCGAACCGGAAATGTTTGCGGTGCAGGCCGCAACGGAAGGCTTTGGTGAGATGGCGGCCGGCTTGTTCCGTAAGGCTGTCTTCGGCATGTCCAAGCAGGTGCCGGAAGCGTTCACGACCACCTCCAAGGCGCTCAAGCATTACGTGGGGCTGGCCCAGATGCTGCGTGAGCGCTTGCTGAAGATTCGTCCGCTGCTGGAAAAGCGTGACTTCCCACTCGTGGAGCTGTTTGAGTACGGTGAGTATGCGCGCTTCTTTCAGGTGGGTGGCAAGTCGATCAACTCGATCGGCGAGTTCGAGGAAGCCATGGCGGTGCAGAATGCTGCGATGCGGCTGGTGTATGGCGCCTCGGAAGGTTACTGCGTGCCTGTGACCGAGAATCTGCTCGAAGCGCTGCAGTCGTTGCACAGCTCAGGTGAGCCGGACGTGGGTTATCTGGAGAAGATGCGCGATGGCATTGAGTCGCGTTGGGCGTTCACCTGGAAAGACGCCGCTCTGGTGCCCAAACCTGGTCAGACGCCGCAGCATGCACTGAACGCCTATCCGGATCGCAAGTTCCTCACGCTCGCCCCGTTGCTGGATAACCGTTATCTGGTGGCCCACAGCCCGAAGAAGAACGGCGGAGACAAAGCCGACAGCATCATTGAAGCGCTCAAGCACTATGGCGCCTCGCTGGTGTTTGACAAGAGCGCGCCCAAAGCGACGGAAACGTCGATGCCGGTGCCTAACTGTCGCGACCTGCTGAAAATGCTGGACGAGACGGTGGAGTTGCTCAACGACATGCAGATCTTGGGTGCGCTCGCCAAGAAGAACGAGAAGTTCGGTAAAGACATCGGCAAGGCCCTGGAGATTCTGAACAAGAAAGCCCAGGAAAAAGCTGATCCCGCCTTCTGGGGCTTTATTGGCGCGTACTTCAAGGTGGCCTCGTCGATCGCCGGTACGATCCAGCAACCGTATCTGGCCATGGCCTGGATGTATATCCGTTGTGCGATGGTGGTGGCTTCGCTCGCTGAACTCTCGGCCCTGGAAGACCCGAAGGACCGGATTGTCTCGGTCAAGTTCCTGGCCAAGCAGAACACCGAGTTTAGCAATCCCGCGATGGAAAGCTACGGCCTCACGCTGAAGGCTCTCAGAGCCGCTCAGCGCGCTTCGTCCTGATGCAGGCATAATCCCTCTCCCGAGCGCTACAAACGGTTTAGAGAGCCGTTTGAGCGTTCTGGGAGGGGTACTTATGTCGCCAAATTGTTGTGAGTCCAAAAAGGACACCGATTTCTCTTATTTCACGAGTCAACCATGCCTAAGGTACTCTTTACCAACGACGGAATCCGGGACTCCGTCATCCGGCCGGTGGTGCTGGACATCACACGCCAGCTGCAGGAATGGACGGGACTGGGTGCATTGCCGATCCTGTTTCCGGGCGACAGCGAAGTCGTGGCCCAGCCGGCTTCCACGATGGATGAGTCGCAGGGCTTTAACCAGGTCAACACTCGACCAATGTGGCGAGTCAACCTGCGCGAGGAACACCTCACCGACAAGCTGCTCGCGACGGCCGTGCACCAGATGGAATTCCCGGAATACTTCTACGACGAATCCCTGATGGTGTATCTGCGGCCCGTGTATTCGCCGGTGGTGCTCACCATGGAGTTCGAATACCGATCAACCGATGCGAACAACGCGCGCCGCTGGCGCGACGAGATCCGCAGCCGCGTGTCGACCAACCGCGACATTCGCACCCACATCATCAATTACCACTTCCCGATTCCGCAGGAGTTTTTCCCGCTGCTGGAGCATATTTGGACGCTGCGTGAAACCCAGGCGGGTTACGGGGATACGTTTGACAAGTACCTGGCCGATCACTTTACGCAAAACGTCACCAAGATTGCCACCCAGATCGGCACAGAGGAGCGCTGGGCGGTCGCTGAGCAGCAGGGCCGGGTGACGGGTCAGTGGGAGTTCCAGGACCTGCCTGACGAGCCCAGCAAGCAGGGTAACGATGGTGAAGCCTTCCGACAGGCCTTCTCGTACAAGATCTTCTTCGACTGCCCGATTGCCACCGCCGGTGACTATCCGGTACTGATTCACAATCAGCTGATCGACGAGAAGTACCTGATGTACCAGCCGAAGGACGACTTCCAGACCTTCGAGTCCCGCAGTCCCCGGTCGTTGACAGCACTGGGTGCGTTTGAAGTGGATCGGCTTGCCAAGCCCACCATCCGTAGCGGTATCCGCCTGCCGGAGTTTCATGAGTTCTATCCGCGCTCAGTGCCCAAGGCGACGTTGCAGGTGCTCTCGGCGCTGGTGGGGGTCGCAGTCAATCCGGACGGCACCAATAACCGCACGATCATGAACTTCAATGAGATCGATGAGAAGTGGGAGTTCCGTCCCGAATTCATCGCCTTCCTGAAGCACGAGTATCAGTGGCTCAACAAGTATTGTGAGTCATTCGTGAACGTCACGGTGTATGACAACCATATGCCGTTGCACCACTCGTTGTTCCACGTCGATGCGGACCTCAACGTGATTCTGGACTTCGAGCCGGATCTGCGTCGGACCTACTACGTGCGTTTGTCGATTGTGATGGACCCGTCGTATCTGACGCCCCGGGCGCGGGACTCCTCGCGCGATGACGCCAATGGCCTCACGCTGATTGGTGCGGCGCTCTGTCCGGACCTGGTCAAGTACAAGAAGCTGCCGCAGACGCTGGGCAACACGAACTATATCACTCGCGCGGAAGGCGAGAAGTTCTTCACGCGCATCCGCCAGTGCACCCAGACCACCAACACCGGTCACCTGTCGGACCACACATCCATTCAGTGGAATACGGTCATGATCTTCTTTATCGAAACGTATGACCGCAATCGGGTCAATGTAGCCGAGGTCTAACTATGCCTATTATTCAACCGCGGAAGGACGTCCCGCAACTGCCGCCCAAACCGGTCCTGACGATTGCCAAGCCCGACGCGAAGAATATCGCGGTGGACCTGAAGTACAATCCGAAGGAAACCCTGCTCTCGCACGTCGAGGGCATGTCCTGGACCATTGACTACTATAGTCAGGTGCTGGGACGCGATACGCAACCCAAGGGCCTGGAGCTGGGTCTGGACCCCGCCTATCAGCAGTACAAGCTGATCAATGCGATGGAGGTGAAAGTCACTTCCGCTCTGCAGGCGAGCCAGGACAACGAAACCAACGAAATGGCTGAGCAGGGCACCGCCACGGTCTATCCGTTCGTGATCCCCAACAAGGGGGACATGTTCGTGGCTGACCTGCTGGATGGTCGCCGTGCGATCTTCCAGATCACCGATGTGAAGCGGCTCTCGGTATTCCGCGAAGCCGTGCACTCGATCGATTACTCGCTGGTGAACTTTGGCGAGCCGGCGTGGCTCGACAACCTGAAGCGCAAGACGGTCCAGACCACGTACTTCGAGAAGGACTTCATTGCGCACGGCCAGAACCCGGTACTCGTGTCCGATGACTATGAGAACCTGCAGTTCCTGCGCCGTCAGTATGGCACACTCGTCACCCAGTATTTCAAGCGGTACTACAGCCGCGAATACGCCACGCTGATTCTGCCCGACCAGCCTAACGTCACGTACGATGCCTTCCTGGTGCGTGCGGTGTTCCAGCACCTCACCACGTGGGATGCCCGGGAACTCACCAATCTGCGGCAGCTGAACTGTGACGACGATCAGGTGATGGCGTCCGACAGCATCTGGACGGTGCTGATGGAGCGTAACCGGGCCTTGCTGGCCGATGCGTTCCAGACAGTGGGTTACGTCGGCGCCCGTACGTTCACCTACGAGCCGATGATGGAAGGGATTCGGTACTCGGGCGTGGAGCACGTGATCTATCCGAACGATCCGATGGTGCGGGTGGATAACCAGTTCGAGCAGAACGTCAAGGCTGCGGGTGAATTCGTGCCGGTGCGCTCTACGGTGCCGCCTCGCAAGACGCTGGCCTCCCTGATGAGCACTGCCCAGCAGGCCGAAGACGGCGATCCCACCAAGGTCGGCATCAAGGATACCTTCACGGACGGTTACTACGTCTTCTCGAAGGCCTTCTACGATAACGACCGCACCACCGAGAGTGCGCAGAGTGATCTGGAACTCGCCGTGCAGGATTATCTGGACAGCAAGGAGATTGCCTACGACCGGATGCGTGCCCTGGTGGAAGCCTCGGTACGCTGGGATAACGTCAACTCGTTTTACTTTATCCCCGTATTGCTGATTCTCATCAAGTCAGTAATTCGCGCTATCTGATGTCAGAGGGGTGCGGGGTCGCTACCCACTCCTCGCACTTTTTTTGAATTGGAGAATACTTTCATGGCGCAGTATATCAGGCCCGAAAATCGCGATACCCGCTACGCTCTGTGGTATGTGCGCTACCCCTGTCGCATTCCGTATATCCAGACGCTCTCAATTGACCAGCTGATGGAAGACGGCCTGCCAACTTCGGGCGACATCCACCACGATCACGCGATGCAGTGGGAGCCGCGTCTGTTATCGTTGCCGATCCACCGGATGGCGGAGCTGTGGAGTGCGGGCGCCAATATCTCGCTCCTCAAGCGCGATGACGCACCCAAGATCTACGAAGCGATCATGGCGCACCTGTATGCGTGGAAGGATCATATCCAGAACGCGTATCACCCGCGCAATCCCCCGTATGACGATCTGCTGATGCTCGATCAGTTTGCCAACATCGTCTACGAACACGCCAAGTTCGCGTACGACAGCAACTTCATTACCAAGCACTTCAAGCTCTCGAACTCGACCGCGATTGGTCGCCGGGCAATGCTGGCTGCCATGTCGAAGGTCGATGACCGTCGCCGTGAGATGGCTGACAAGGGCATGCTGGCGGTGCGCAATATCGATCTCAAGATCGTGCAGCCCAAGTACGATCCGGATGCGGAAGCGCACTTTATCGACTACTCGGGCAAGAACGTCGAGTACGATGCCGCGCCGCGTCCGTCGATGGCCACGTTCTTCAAGAAGGGGAAGAAGTAAATGGACTTCATGGAGACTCCCCTGGGCGATGAAGTCCGCCGGGTGATCGATGCCCGCACGGGGCAGCCCAACTACTATATCGACGCGACCATTCACACCACGTTCGGTGACGTCCAGGTACTGCGGGTGCTTAACCATGACATCATGCGTGAGTACATGCTGCAGTACACGGATGAGGTTTCGCTGATCGTGCTGGTGCCCTCGGGCCAGTTTGCCTACAAGATCGCCCCGTCACGCAACGAGCTGGAGATCACGCTCTCGGATTCACCGACCGACCTACATGGTGCGGAAGAAGTCAGTTCCGACAGCTACGGACAGCAGCGCTTTCGGGCGGTGCTCAAGCAGGCTAATAATCCGTCGATGGAAGCCAACACCCGCGACTACCTCGACGAATTCACGATGGATGTGCAGGACTTCGAAGTGCTGGAGTTCCAGCTGTTCTCCAAGCCCATGGAGCAGTTTTCCATGCGCAGTGTCGGTGGTATCTATCGCAAGACCGCCGTAGGAGATCTGATTCGCAGCCTGCTGCTGCAGACCTCGCAGGCCGCGCAGAACATCGATGACGCCTACATGCCGCTCGGCGTGGATATGGTCGACCCCGTGGATGCAGTGATCCGCGACCATATCGTGATCCCGCATGGCGTGACGGCCGCTGATGCACCGGGCTATATCCACAAGCACTGCGGTGGTGTGTATTCAGCGGGCTTTGCTTACTACTACCAGGACGACTACTGGTACGTGTTCCCGCCGTTTAACTACCAGCGTTTTGCGGAAGCGACCCGTCAGCTGATGATTCTGATTGTGCCCGAGAACAAGATGCCACAGGTGGATAACACCTTTATCGTCGAAGGCTCGGTGGTGACGATTGTCTGCACGGGTGGACTGCATTTCGATGATAAGAGCGATCTGAACAAACGCACTACCGGTAACGGTATTCGCGTGGCGGACGCGAGCAAGCTCTTTGAGCAGGGCGTGCAGGTGGCGGGCAACAAGGCACTGGTGTCGCGCGGTAAACTCAATAACGAGTTTATCTCTTCACCCTTGAAAAGCGGACTGAACAACGTCCAAGTCGCACCGGAGCGGATCTCAGCCAACACCATGTACCAGGCGTCCCGCTTGGCCGCCAAGGAAGGAGTGTATATCAACCTGGTGTGGGAGAACTGCGATCCGTCGTTAATCCGGCCGGGGATGCAAACCCGCATCACTTACTTTTCCGACGGGGTGGTGAGTCAGGTGAGTGCTGTGGTGGTAGCGACCCAGATTGGTACGGGCTGGGAAGGGACGGGGGTTGTTACCGGTCGGTATAACCGGAATATGGCAATCCGACTCTTTGCAGCCAATGAAGCCAATCAAGCAGCCGATGCTTAAACGGTCATACGAGGGGTGCCTTTAGGCACCCCTTTATGCCGCTATTATCCCTTTAAGCAAAAGAATTCAAATCTATTTATTTTCAACCACATATGACCAACCTGAGCTATACCTACCAAGTGGCTCAACAATCTAACTTTAAATCAGGAGTTTTACCATGGCATACCTCACCACATTCAACGCAGTGTTCTTCTTCCTCGTAACGCTGACGGTTGTGAGCGTCACCGTCGGACTGATCGCTGGCACGATTGCGAAGAAGCGCGACAAGTTCGATCAGTTTGCAGAGTTCATCTTCAAGCATCGCCTCAAGGTCAATCTGGCCTGGGTCGCAGTGTTGGTGCTGGATGGCTTCCTCAGCCCGAAAGGCCTGTGCTCGTTCCTGGTGTGGTCAGTGGTTGCAGGCATCGCCTCGAGCGTCGTGATCATGATCGTCCAGACCTGGCAAGCCAAGCGCATGATTCGTGAAAGCATCCGCCAGTCGAAGGCAATGCTGGGCCTCGGTAGCTAAGCTACCACGACTGCCTCTGCGCCTTCGGGTGTAGAGGCTGCTCTTATGTGCATTCCGAAGTAGGGAGTGTGCATAAGAGCATAGCTGCGACCGAAGCTAAGCAATTAGTTTTTGTCGCAGCGTGCAATAAGGACGTCGGCCAATGAGCTGGCGCCATCTCGGCTTTTCCAAACCTTTGTAGTCAAACACTAAATCAGGAGTTTTACCATGAACGCAAACGCAAACGCAAACAACGCAAACGCATCGGCTAACAACGACAAGGCCGCAGCGAAGGCAGCAGAAAAGGCCGCGAAGAAGGCAGCGCGCGCCGCGAAGAAGAATGAGCCGCTCACGTTCTGGGCCTACTGGCTGCGCATCGCTTTCTGGACGCTGGTGTTCATCGCAGCGATCACGGCAATCGCTCTCGGCATGCACTTCGGCATCGCCTATCTGGCCGCTCTCGGTCTGGGTGAGGGCCTGGCGCTGGCCCTGCACTACATCGTGATCATCGTCGGTCACATCGGTGCGATGGCGGTGGGTTGGAACATCGGTGACATCGTTGGCAACCTGACGGTGCGTCGTATGAAGGCGAAGTTCATCGAAGGCTTCTCCAAGACTGCTGAAGCGACCGACTTCGGCGCCGCTGCAGCCGCAGCCTAACGGCACGCCTACGAAGTGGGGCGATAAGTCACTTCCCTTGCAACGAACGCTAGAAGCAAAGGAGAACCTGCTTTACGAATATCCCCTAGTTAGGTGTCACTAGACGACACCCGGGACTTAAGATCCACTGACGCTCCGGCGTTTGAGAGAACTATCACACAGTCACCAGACTGACCAAAACGCTATGGCCGTAGCACACGACGGCGGACGTAACATGTGCAAACCTCTCGTTATAGGACAAGCCTATCGAGCGATGACAATACGGGTCGCCCGTATTGCTTAGGATATCCTGCAGGGTCCTAAGCATTACGGGCTTTGGTAACACAACGGAAGGAGTTTCAACGTGAGCAGCTTCGTAAGCTTCATCTTCGTCATCGCCATTTGCGCACTGGTGTTGATCGCTATCCCCAGCATCGCGGCGGGTATCGGCACACTGCTCGGCTGGATTTTCCAGGCGGTGGTGATCTTCATTGGCGGCTTGCTGGTGTTCGGCTTGCTCTGCACCCTGATCGACGTAGTGTTTGGCACGACCCTGTGCGCTCCGGAGGAAAAGACCTGGGCCTTCTAAGCCCGCCGCTGTACCCTTTCTGTAACCTTTTCAGGAAAAATAATAAATGAAGAAAGATACCGTTATCGGTCTGCTGATCCTCGTGGTCATCATCGGCCTGATCCTGCTGGACCCGGTGTTCTTCGGCACCTTCTTCGTGATCGTGCTGATCCTCTGCTTCATCCCGACCTCCCGCACGACCACGTACTACTCGACGTACGACTACGAGTATCAGTATCGCGCTCGCCCCTCTTCGTTTTCGTTCCGCTTCTAAGTCATGAAGAAATTTCTCAAAAGTCCTGCGGGCGTGATCGTCGGCTTGCTCATCGCTTACGTGGCGTTGAATGGTCTGACCACGCATTGGGACGACCAGGGCGATAACCATCCGCGTGTGGTGCGTCCGCTGTATGGCGTGACCACCTAAGCTTAGCTGCCACTCATCTCTTACGAGGTGGGTGGCGTAGTATGCCGATGAAATTGAAACCAAACAATTTTCACGGGCATATTACGCTCTTAGTATTAAGAGTGAACAATTTGTCCCTTCGCTGTACCCTTCCAAATCTAAATTAAGGAATCTGTCATGAAGAACATCGCTCGCCAAATCGCCCGCAACCTGCTCGGCAAGTCCATCGAAGTCGTCGATCTGAAGATCGCTTTCCACAAGGACGCCAACATCTACGGCGAACACGGCACGCTGCGCGCGAGCCACGTGACCCAAGGTCTGAAAGACCAGGACGTGCGCTTCGTGTTTATCGGCACGACTGAGCCGCCGGCACTCACGCCGCGCATCTTCGAATACATCTGGGAAGAAGCCCGCGCCCAAGGCTTCATCCCCACCGCGCTCACCGGCTACGGCAAGGTGCTCGCGACCGCCACGAATATCAAGCCGGCTCAGCTGATCAGCGAAGAGCGTCGCGTCGCCGAACGCGGCGACGTGCTCACGAAGGTCGACAACATCGCAGCACTCGCCCCGACGCACTAAGGAGACACCGCATGAACTTTCTCACCGAACAACGTGTCAACCTGGGCGTGAACCCGAACGCTGACGAAAGCGTGCGCCACGGCGTGCTCTGGGTCGACCAGAAGACCAGCAACGAACGCGTGAATCTGCGTGTGCCAGTCATCATCGACAAGCCGAAGCTGCTCGCGCGCGGCATGAACTACGCCACCTGGCGGCGTCTGAAGCGCCAGATCGAGAAGATGGGCATCAACGCCACTCACCTCGAACTGAAGATCGAAGGCAACCACTACTGCTACCAGCTCGACGAATACAAAGAGCTGTATGCGCGTGGTAAGGGCACCCCGCTCTGGCGTGCAGCCACGGCGTAAGTAAGCGCTGAGTAAAGTCCTGGGAGCGATCCCAGGACTCTTTTAACCCCTAGCCTTATTTTTTGTCAAAAGAGCTGAGTACCCATCATGGACAGTCAGGATATTTTCAAAGAGCTGGTTAAACTCTCCTGGCGAGCCAAGACGCTCGCCGACGTTGCCCGCACGGAGAACGATTGGAAGACCGCCTACACCCTCATCTTTAACGAGTCGCTCAGTCAGAAAGTCGCCGTGTTGCTTCAGCGCCTGAATCTGGAACTGAACTATTACGATCCGGACACGACGTATGAAGAAGACGTGCTGGCCTACACCGGTGCACTCGACACACTCATCAAAGAAAAAGCCCCCTTCTTTCAATAACAACCATGGCTCGCAGAAAAGAACTTTATCTGAAAGACGCCTGTAGTCATCTGGCGCAAGCAACAAACATTCTGACTGATGCGAATGCCGGGGAGATCGCGACACTGGAAATCCAGACGGTACGCGCCGCCGCCATCCAGGCAGAACAAGCTGCAGCAACGCTGCGGGAGTTGGTGGGCGTGCTTGATGCAGAAAGCAATCTGCCTAAGCGTGAATCCACGCGTTCCAGCCGCATCGGACCCGATCGTTATCGTAGTTAGGCAGCATAAACGCGGTGGGGAAACCCACCGCGTTTTATGTCCGTTCTTTTCTTTTTTAGAGATAAATTTAACTACATATCACATCTTTGGGTTGTAGTTTAACCTGAGCTGAATTGCTTCTCTTAATAAACCTAGAAGGAAAGTCATGTCCAAAGAACTTCCTCTGCGAGCCACAGCACGCGTAGTGATCGTTAAGAATGGCCGGATCTGTCTGGGACGGGTATGGAATGAACATGGCCGCATTGCGCACTACTGCTTCCCAGGTGGAGTGGTAGAGCGTGGCGCCACCATGATACAGACGCTACAGCAAGAAAGTCTCGAAAAGGTAGGAATGCGTTTGCGCAACATCGAAAAGTTACCGCTAGTGACTGAAACGGTTACCGCAGACAACGCACCGCTGCAAGATAAACTTTATTGCGGCACGGTGATCCATTACTTTCGGGCGGAGTGGGACCGCTACGACAATACACTGCGAAACGCAGTGAGCGATGCGATGCACTACACCTGGGAGTTACCGAGAAGCGCCCTGCGCATTATCGAAGCAGGTCCGCGCGATCCACTGAACGACTCGCGGATTCAAGCTATGCGGATGGCACTGACCAATACCCTGAAGTCGATTACGCCGGAAGTAGGAGCCTCCGACAAAGTTACTACCTAAGAGAGGGAGGGCCTACGGGCCCTCTTATTTATTTGGCGTGACATTTCCAATGCGCTTCAGTGACAGGGAGAAAGAAGTTTTTACCGGCAAAAAGCTTATATGACACTAAGCTTTCAGCTGGTCAATTCTCCTTTCTTTATTTTTGTCACCATACTGAGCGTACTCGAAATGGAACTCTTAATGTTTGCAGGGGCAGGGTCGGTCGGCAAGACCACGCTGATGGATACGTGTGCCAAGATGGCCTCCGGTCGTGGTCTGACTACAATGGCGTATTACTCGTCTACTCGCGAGACCTATGCCAGGCACGGCCTTACCAACGAAAGCGATGCATTGAAGGACCCGGAATTCAACCGGAATTTTCAGCATCAGGTGATGTCCGATAACATCGAACGCCTCTACCGGGGTGTGAGTCACGATGCCGCCAGCCGCCATCAGCCGAATCTGATTCTCGCTGATCGTTCGCCGTACGATTACGCAGGTTATTACTTCACCGTTTTCAGCAACGCACTCACGCTGCAGACGATCAAGGAAAAGCGCGAGCAATGTGATCAAGCCTTGTTAGCCCTGCTGTGGCGACAAGTGAAGCGGATTACGATCGTCATGCTCCCGTATCCGACGAGTTGGGCGACCGATACGGAATCCTCGGACGGCTGGCGCGCTGACAAGACTGGCAAGAACTTTGTCTGGTCAAATGTGGTGGAAGCAGAGCTCGAAGATGCGAAGCGCCGACTGGCCAGTCAGGGCGTCGGCGACAACCTCCTGAACATCACGCGGCTTGACTCGTTCTTTGAACGCGGCTCGAAAGAAGTCCGCGCAGCGGGTGCATTGTCACAAGTATTTCCGCATCTGCGCTAAGTCATCTATTGCTATGAAAACATTGGCGGCCTAGGGAGCATCTTCGTGCGTTTGCGCACTCCGTTGCTAAATCGTCAATGGTTCAGGGTAGGGTCGACGTGAACGGACCATTATGTCGGCTAGTCAGCTAATTAATTTAAAACACTTTCTGTCTGTGACGTCTTATCATGCAAATCGCGGGTTTCAAGTTTCGTGCGGTTACGGGCCAAGTGCTCTATAGTGGCCCAGGCATCTACATTTACACGCACCAAGCGACGGGGAAAAGCTTTGTGCGTGCGATGCGCAATTGTCGAGCACAACGGAGTAAGAACAACTACCCGAACCTTCTGAAGGAATTGCTCAAAACGAATCCTTCTGAAGTGCTCCTCTTTATGGCCGAGATCACCAAAGACACGAAGGATGCGCTGTACCTGTCCTCACGTGCCGTGCTCAGCCATCTCTCGGAACGCGGTGTCCTTTATAAGCGTCCGAGTCCTAATCGCGGTGGGGCGTATCGCGTATTGCCCGGTGAAGAGAAGATTCGCTTTACCGTGTGGAAGCTGTGTCATCGGGAAACCGGCGCTGTCTTCTACTTCGAGGAAATCTCTACGGTTCCCGAATTGGCAATCCTGGCCCGCATCAGTCAGCGTATGCTGACGTTCAACAACTACGTGCTCAAAACCATCCCGAATGCAAACCGGGCAATGTATTATTTCGTGAAGCACCATGGGTTGACGGACATCAGCCATTGGGATATCACGGATTTGGCCCAAGAGTTTGAATCCGAGCACAAGGCCATGTTGTACATTACGCGTCTCTCGAAGCAGCATCTCGAAGCAGGCGAAGTGGTGTTGAGCCGCATCTCGTCAGTTGATGCACTCTACTACCGCAACTCGATGCTTCGCTTGCCGCACGCGAGTATGGAGGAGTACCTGGGTATCGCCCAGTAAACAAACCCGAGACAGGTTACGGATTTACCCGTAGCCTGTCTTTTATGCCGTCATCACTTCAATGAGGTCACCATGCTCCGCACTTCGCAAAAGCAATCGATTACCGAATTCAATCTCCTCGATTACCCGCTGAGCACCATCGTGCGCCGCGACTCGCTGCGTCGTGCGCAAGCCAGAACGATCCTGCGGCATCGCAAGATGAAGCGTTGGAACAAAGTGATTGACTGGATACTGACCATCATCGCCATGGCCGTGGTCGGTTTTGTGTTGGGTCAGGCCATCCTGGTCGGCCACCTCGATGTGTACACGCGCCCCACTACGTCGTGGCATGGTTTCCAGAACGTCTTCTTCGAACTCATCCACAAAGTTTGCACCCTCCTCAATATCCAGTAACGGAGAACAATAATGAGCAGTAAGAAAAGCCACCGCGAGAAACTCGCCCGACAGGCCGCCGCTGAGAATCCGCCTCCGGAAACTGCAGCCCCGATCGGACAGGGTTGGCCGCGTGAGCGCTATGACATGGAAGCGTTTGGCAAGATCGAGCGTGATGGCGTGCGAGGTTTCGTGATCGGCCGGGTGTTCCAGAACGAAGACGGGAGCGTGTTTGCAAAGTTCCCGGAAGGCACCAAGCTGGTCGATAACGAAATCGAGTTCTCGTACGAAGCGATGCCGGCGCAGGATGCCACGGAAGAACCGGATACAGGTGGTGGCTCGCGTTACAAGCGAGACCGTCGTTGGTGGGAACAAAGTCGTTGGGAACGGACTCGTTAAGGAGAGAGAGACATGCGTATTCCACAAGTCATGGCTGATGCAGGTGTGCTCGAACTGTTCAAACAGAACGACATGTTCAAGACACCGTTGAAAGTGATCGTCGACGGCAAGGTCTCGAAGCTGACTACCAAGCCGGTTCACAACACCGGCATCCTGACGTTTAACGTCACCACTACCGAAGAGCTTTCAGGTTTCGAGTTATCTAACGCTGACTTCGAACTCGACTACTCGGGTGTACGTGCTCTCTTCCAGCTGATCGCGCAGGCTATCTGTCATTCGCCGACACCGAATCATGAAGAGTTCAAGGCCAAGCACGAGATGCACTGCTACGTCGGCGATCGACCTGAATTCCAGGATGCCGGTGCATCAGTCATGCAGCATATCGCCGACATCTGGGTTGGCTACAAAGACGGGCAGGTCTGGTTGGCGTTCCTTGACCACGACAACAAGCTGCCCAAAGTGCGGTTCATGATGGATAACTTGGAGAACTAAGAAGTGAAAGCAACATGCAAGCCTGGCGGGTGTTCCTCTCTTGGATGTGAAGGTGGGTATTACTGTTTCACTCCGGATGGCGTGCCCAAGACTATGTCACCGGAAAAGCAGGAAGAATTGTGCCACGCGCTGGATGGCATCTTCAGCAAGAAAGAAGGCCAGCCCGACTTCGGCAAGGCGCCGACACAGCCATGTCCTGAAGTGCAAGCGTTGGGACAAAAGCTTTACAACCAGCTCAACGACCCGAAGAGCCGCATCAATCCGCGCGCCTCGCGCGAAGAGATCGAGCTGCAGATCAAGCAAGACATCGCGCAAGAAAGAAAACGTCGGGAAGAACAGCACGACAAACTCTTTATCAGAGGCGGGATGGCGGCCCTGTTTGTGGTGCTGGTGATCGCACCGCTGGTGATCTGGATTTTGGCTCACTAAAAAATACCGGCCTGAAGGTTGTATGTGGAGAGGAGCAGCTTCGCGCTGCTTCTCCCGAATTCCAACCTTTTATTTTTTTGTCATCACAGCCATGTCCCACGCTATCGATCGCGCCGAAATGCAGTACCTCGCAGGTTTGCAGCACATTTACGACAACGGGGTGGATCTCCCGAATGAGCGTACCGGTATCGCCTGTCGGACGGTGATCAATATCGACATGACCTATGATGCCACGACGAACAAGGCCCCGATCGTGACCACGCGCAAGGCACCGGTGAAGCTGCCGATCGCCGAGATGCTGGGGTATCTCAAGGGCGTGACGTCGGCCGCCCAGATGCGCGCCCTCGGCACCAAGTCGTGGGATGCCAATGCCAACGAGAACCAAGCGTGGCTGAACAGTCCGTACCGCAAGGGTGAGGATGACCTCGGTCTGATCTACGGCGCAGTCGCCAAGAACTGGCCGGTGCGTGACGATGTGAATCCGGACAATTCCATCGATCTCTTCCACAAGGTCTACAACAACCTGAAGGCCGGCAAAGACGATCGGGGTGAAATTATCACGTTCTGGAACCCAGGTATGTTCTACTTGGGATGTCTGCGTCCGTGCATGTACGAACACCAGTTCTCGTTGCTGGGTAACGACCTGTACCTGAACTCGACCCAGCGTTCGTCGGACTGGCCGCTCGGGACCGTTGCGAACATGGTGCAGGTGTGGCTGCTGCTGCGTCTGATGGCGCAGATCACGGGCAAGAACCCGAAGTACGCTCATCACCGCAATGTCAACTGCCATATTTACGGCAACCAGCTGGACCTGGTCCAGGAACAGCTGGATCGCCCGATCCTGGCTGAACCGACCATCGATATCAACCCGGATATCAAGACGCTGGCCGATGTCGAGTCGTGGGTCACGGTGAATGACTTCGAAGTGAAGTACACGGCGTTTCACCCGCCCATCCAGTATCCCTTCGCCGTCTGAGGTCGTCGTGGAGAAACAGAAAAAACTTACGCCGGTAAATACCAGCAAGAAAGAAGAGCCCGTCTTCGATCGGCCGACCCCGTATGGCTGGTACACCGTCGTTTTCCCGCCCATCACCAGCGAGACCCGTCCACTGGATCTGTGGATCGATGAGCTACTCCAGCATCTGCGTGCAAAAGGTATCACCACGTTCTCGTGGTCGTATCTGCATGGCATGCCGCGCAAGTTCGACGACGTGCTCTCGCCGGTGTTCTATTTCAAAAACCGTATGGATGCGAAACACGTGGAGTGGCGCTTCAGCGGGGAAACTCTTGAAGGAGCAGGTTGTGTCTAAAGCAGAACGTTTGGCAAAGGAAGAATCCCGTCGGCGCATGGATCGCAATAGTTCGGTGACCATCAGCATGGGTCTCTCGGAATACAAGGACAAGGACGGTAACGTCCTGACACCGGATGAGCATTTCCGGATCGTGAAGCTGGAAAGCGACGCCGAGGCGCACGCCGAGTACGACCGCTACGACGTGCCGAAGTGGTTACCGGTCGACAAGGATGGCTTCACGAGCAAGACCCAGGCTAACTTCGTGCTGCAATGCGAAGGCCAGGATCTCGTGATCGACAGCAAGCACGCCTACTGTCTCATGTTGTTCCTGTCGGGCTTTAACTGGGCCGACCGAGAAGATAACGTGGTGTACTTCATGGGCGAGCTGGTCACGGCAGTGAAGATCAAGCCCAGCGAGAACGACAGTCCGAATCTGCTTGTCAAAGAGTTCTACGTACGGGGTAGCACCAATGACCCTGAACACGTACGGGTGATTCTTTCGACGCCGAGTTACACCTATCGTGTCAATCGCTTCAAGCTGTTTCAGGCGCTGCAGTCGTTCACATGTCTGAACATTTCGCCGTTGCTGAATGTCGACGTGTATGTGACCGAGCCGGGTGAAGATAATCTCCACCTCACCAAGCACGTTCATCCCGATCCGCAGTCGCATCTCTCGACGAAAAAATACGTGCATCATTACGTCGATACCCCGCGTCGTGAGCAACCGATCGTCTCGCACGGTATCTTCTACGGCAATCAGTCCCTCCCGAAGCCGGAAGGTGCTGATGATCTTGCGCTGATTACGTGGCAGCCGCGCGAGAGCCACGACCAGCCGTGGATCGCGTTCGACCAGTCGTCACCCGGCGACGCCTAAGTTTCGTGGAGGAGGTGTCTGTTCCCCGCAGCCCTCCTTCCTTTTTACATATAGCAGGCCTGATTTTCATTCGGGTAAAAACATGATTAAGGTTAGTGTTGGTAACGGCGTGTTCATGCAGAACCTGCCGGTGGAAGTCAGTACCTTCAAGGGCGGTGAAGTGAATGTCCGTCTGCCGGAAGCCGTGGTGAAGAATCTGTTCTCGTTGACGTTTCGTGGCGAGCGCGTTGAGATCACGGGACACCTGACGAATTCGGATCTGGTGATGGCGTTTTTCCTGACCATCGACGCGCTGCGCCGTATCGCACCGGTCGCGAAGATCCACGTGTTCATTCCGTATCTGCCGTACGCCCGTCAGGACCGCGTTTGCAATGTCGGCGAAGCTTTGTCGCTGAGCATGTTCGCGCAAATGCTCAACGCCATGCAGCTGGAATCGGTGTCGCTGTTCGATCCGCATAGCGACGTGGCTGCCGCCGTGATCAACAAATCGTTCGTCACGACGCAAAAGCAGATGCTCGGTCAGGTAGTCGAACATCAGATCCTGAGCCTCGACACGCGTGATCTGATGCTGGTCGCACCGGACGCTGGTGCAGTCAAGAAGATCAAGGCGCTGTCGGAAGCACTCGACATTCCATACGTCACAGCCACCAAGGCACGGGACCCGAAGACGATGGAAGTCTCGGCTGCGCGTCTGGACGGGGATGTCACGGGCAAGAACCTGATCGTCGTCGACGACATCTGCGACGGTGGTCGTACATTCATTCAGCTTGGCAAGATCCTACGTGATGAAGGTTGCAAGGAACTGAGCCTGTTCGTCTCGCACGGGATTTTCTCCTACGGTCTTGAGCCGGTACTCGACGTATTCGATCGTATCTACACCACCGATTCGTTCCATCCGGATTGCACGAGTGAATTGCGTCTGCATAGCGAGAAGTTTCGTAACCACGAACAACTCCGGCGCGTCCACTGGTTTCCGCTTTAACCTATAACAGCAAGAACACAAACACCATCATGCACCAAACTCACGATACTTCGTTTCATCTGTTCGCCCCCACCACTACCGACGGCTACAAAGTCGGCCATCGCCCGCTCTACCCGGACGGCACGAACTTCACCTACAGCAACGGCACGTACCGCTCGGACCGTCTGTTCGTCGACAACAAGTCAAAGTCGCGCTTCTGGGACGGCAAGATCGTCAACTACGGCCTGCAGGGCGTGATGCGCGAGATCAACGGCCTCTGGCACAACTCGTTCTTCAGCAAGCCCAAGGAAGCCGTCTGTAAGCGCTATGCGCGCCGTATGAAATACTACCTCGGCGATAACCGGGTGGATGTGAAGTGCTTCGAGGAACTGCACGACCTCGGCTACCTGCCGCTCGTGGTGCTGGGGCTTCCCGAAGGTGAGCGGGTGAATATCAACGTGCCGACCTACGTCACGTACAACACGCATCCGGCGTTCTACTGGCTGGTGAACTACCTCGAAACGATGATGTCGGCGCTGCTGTGGAAGATGACCACCAACGCGACCATCGCCTACGAGTATCGCCGTACGTTCGAATACTGGGCCGATAAAACCGGCGTGGATCGCTCGTTTGTCGACATCCAGGGCCATGACTTCTCCTTCCGTGGACTCTCCGGTCCGGAAGATGCGGCACGGGTGGGTTCGAGTCATCAGATCGTCTTCAAGGGCACCGATACGCTGCCGGCCATCGACTACGTCGAAGACATGTACGGGGCCAACGTCGAAAAGGAATTCGTCGCCTGCTCGGTGGTCGCTACCGAACACGCCGTGGCGACGTCGAACATTCTGTTCAACGTCAGCAAGCTGCTCAAGCAGATCCACGCGCACTATCCGAACGACAAGATCGGCCTCGATATGGACGAGCTGCGCGCCCAAGGCGAGCGTAAGTTCATCTTCGACGTACTGACCAAGAAGCATCCGACCGGTGTGGTCTCGCTGGTGTCGGACTCTTTCGACTTCTGGAAGGTGATCACCGAGATCGCAGCCAGCCTGAAGAACGAAATCCTCGCCCGCCAGCCGGACGAGATGGGCTTGGCCAAGGTGGTGTTCCGTCCGGACTCGGGCGACCCTGTTGAAGTGCTCGCGGGTCGTTACGTCCACAGCAAGGACGACTTCCTGCGCATCACGTCGAGTACCGACGAAATGCGCGATGCGCCGAAGGACTTCCTCGTCAACTTCGGTGGTGGCGAAATCGTTCGCGCCATTCTCAAAGACGACGAGCGTCTGCAAGGCAAGTGGTACACGGCGAACTACAATGGCTACTGCATCGTCCCGCTGCCCGAGTGGCCGCTCACGCCGCAAGAACAAGGTGCGGTGCAAGTGCTGTGGGATATCTTCGGCGGCACCAAGACGTCGCTCGGCTACAAGGTCCTGCACGAACGGGTCGGTCTGATTTACGGTGACTCGATCACGGTCGAGCGTGCGGATGAAATCCTCCGACGTCTCTACGTCAAGGGTTTCGCCTCCTGCAACACGGTGTTCGGTATCGGCTCCTACACGTACCAGCACAACACGCGCGACACCTTCGGCTTTGCCGTGAAGGCCACCGCCGTGCGGGTGGAAGACGAAGTGATCGAACTCTTCAAGGCACCGAAGACCGAAGGCGTCACTAACAAGAAGTCCGCCAAGGGTTTCCTGAAGGTCGTGAAGAACGAGCGCGGCGACTTCGTCAAGCTGGAAGAACAGCAAATGGCGATCCAGGACATTATCACGTCCTCGGGTGAGCTGCGCGCGATGTACGTGAATGGCGCATTTCCGCGCCCGACCACGTACGCCGAAGTCTGCGAACGCCTGAAGCAGGCGGCTTAACAACACAGGGAGGAACTGCAGTTCCTCCTACTCCTACAAGCTGGAGACCAACCATGTATTCGAATTCCCGTCCCCCGAAGGAAATGCCCTGGGACGATCTCGTCTGGGTGTTCCTGCGCGAAGCCAAGACTCGCGTGAAGCAGATCGAAGAACAGCTGATCACCAATCCGCTGATGCAGTTGCGTGAATTCCGTGTTCTGACGATCGGCGGTCCGCGTCAAACCGGCAAGTCGACTCTGGCCCAGCAAACGGTGCGCCAGCGCGATAATGCACGTCTGATGATCAACACAGGTGTCGGTGGCCACGGTGTGGCGCATCTGAAGCTTGACGAGCGCGTCGAAACCCGTCGTCTCGAACCGCACCAGCTCGTGCAGAGCAAGCTTAAGGATGTCGTGACGTTGGTGATCGACAACGAAGGGCGGAACGCTTACACGTCGAGCAGCCCGTACTACCTGATCGAGCGCGTGTACGAACAACACCCGGAATGGTTCCACCCAGAATTCTCCGTCGTCAACATCCTCTAAGGGGAAAGCTATGAATACCAAAGTTGCGACATCCCTTCTCCGTGAAGAAGCCTTCGACAGCGTGTTGCAGGCTCGGCTGAGCGAAGTCAATCGGACTGAAGAAGACGCGACCATGCTGCGCCATCTCGTCGATCGTTTCCGTGATGCTCGTCCGGTAGTGCGCGAGCGCTTCCTGGCTATCATCAACGAAGCGCAGGCTGCCGGCGAGGACTCGCAGCCGCTTGCAGGAGAGCAGAATGTCTAATGCTATCGATCTGCCGGACTTTGAGGTCACGGTTGCTCCCAGCCATCGCTCCGGATTCGTGAATTGGGATCGTTTCCTGATGATCGGTCGTAATCAGTCGGGCGCAAGCGTCGTCGACGGTGTACCCTGGTCGTTCACCTACAACGGCTGTCCGGTCACGCACGAGCACTACGAGCTGTACCTCATCACCCAGGGCGGCCGGACGTTGCGCTTTGGTTTCGGCGACCTGCTGGTGACGATGCCCGACGGGACCCTGGTGGTGCTGCCACAGGGTCAGGTGCCGGAAGACGGCGGCTGGTTCCTGCCGAAGCGGGCCGTGACTGATGGTGTGCAGGACAAGCTGAACGAACTGATCCATCGTGCCAAGTGGGGCGGTGATTGCGATGTCAAGCTGCGTGCGCATGGCGAAGACGTCACTTTCGAAGCAGACTGGGTCAAGTACCTCGTGCCAGTGGCTGAAGCCCCGGTGGCGGAGCGTGCTGCGGCACTGGAACATCTGCGCACCCTGGTCGATAACATCGATCACGACTTCCAGCTGACGTACGGGGCCTATCTGACTGATCTGTCGGAGGACGCGCGCACCAAGCTCAGTAAGCTGGATACCGACGCTCTCAAGGCCCGCCTGTTCCTGAACGGTCAATCTGAGGAAGGCTCGCAGGCGTGGGTAGCACGCCTCGGCATGGCTGCCTCGAAGTTCCATGAGCCATCGGTGATCAACCGGGTCAGCAATACAGAGCAGGACGAAATCATCAAGCGCTTGATGACGAACCTCGGCCAGCCGGACAGTCATAGCCTGTACCAGGCGTTCAAGCAGTTTGCTAACGAGATCTGTCATGGTCACGAAAGCTTGCTGTCGATCGTGCAGCGCGCAGCGCAGCAACAAAATACGAGCGTCCCTGATGTCATGGCGCCCGTCGATCACGACCTCAAGGGCAATCCGATTCACAGCGACCTCGCCAAGAGCATTGCCGCCCGGCCTGTGCCGATTCCGGGGATCAATACCCAGGAGCCGCTCACTCCGCATCAGTTGCAGCAAAAAGAAGCGGGGAAGTTCCAATGAAGCGGCTAGTGGGTTGGCTTAAGCAGCTTGTTGCATTTCCACCCGATCCGGTCAAGCTCTGTGGCGTCTACAAGGACAAAGCTGGCGGCAGTTGTGTGCATGTCGACGGCCCGCTGTGTGACTTCGCTACCTGTTCGATGCGCCTGGACGCACAGGAGCGAGGTCAGTGGGGTCGTCAGGAAGTACGTGGTCTTGATCCCAAGATGAAGCTGATTCGGGTGCAGGACAACCCGGACATGGCGGTAGGTTTCGGTGAGGGATTGCACTTTCACTGGCTCTTCGCGCGAGTTGGCGAAAATCAGTGGCAGGCAATGCGGCCCCTGACGGATCTTGAAATCATGCAGGCAGAAGACCAGTACGACCAGGGCATCATCATCGAGGGCGGTCAACGCTATCGCTGGCGGCAAACCGAACCCCAGCCGGAAACAGTTCGCGTTACCGGCATCTTTACCCGTCATTAAGGAGCGCAATGCAGTACCGTGACAAACAAGGGAACCTCTACGAAGCACTGACCTTCAGGGAGTTCACTAAGGCGCTTAAACCGCGCGATTTCAGTAAATGGCCGAAAGAAAGTGCGGCTGTGCGTCAGATGTGGGCAGATGAATTCCGCAACTACGCGGTGGCTAAGGATAGCGATGAGCAGTATCGCATCAACATTCACGGCTTCACGTTTGGCATTACGCCTCGTCATGTCGTGACTATCGATTGGCGCGGTAATGTTCAAGGCGTGCGCACGGAACTGTTTGAAGCGGAATTCACCCCGGTCTGACAGGTGGCAACATAGAGGCCCGGGGTGACCCGGGTCTTTATGCCGCAATGAAAGATTCGATAACAACATATTACTAATCTGAGCATAGAGACGTAATTAACCACGACCCACTATTGTGCGAGTGCAAGTCGGCACTCGTCTTTTCTCTCTTCTATCCAAAGGTTTTTAAGATGCAATATGCACCGCAACCGACCGTCACCGTGACGCCGATCAAGCGCACGAACCCGATCGTTGAGCAAGCACTTGACGACATCAAGGCGATCGTGAAGGAAGACGGCTTTGCTGACGTGACCGAATATCGAGAAGTCCAGCAGAAGTACCAGATCCCTGACGAGATCCTTTTGCCGGGTTTGCAACAGCGAGGCTACGGCTTTGTAAAGTCGCAGGTCTACGCAACCCAACCTGAACAGGAAGTGATTGCGGATCTGCGCTATATGGCCGCCGCAATGCTGCTGATCTACAGCGACGACCAGTTCGCATTCCATCACAGCGTCCTGGATTACCTGAAAGCCTGCCACACGGTAGCGACGTGGCCGGCAGCCTTTCCTGTCGTCCATAGCGGCAGACTGCTGGAAGACATGTACGGCCTCTACGGACATCATTTCACGGATATGGAGATGGCGGGCCACGCGGACCTCACGCATGGCAGTCTGAACCATATCAACCGTATGGCTGAGCGGCATATGCACGCCCTCTACGAGTTGTCGAAGCATGACATCGCGCTGACCAACGTGTTTCATCTGGCGCTGGAAACGTTTCGGGCACGCAATGACCCGATGCGCAAGCCGGGTACACACGAAGGCGTGATCCACCGTCCTCGCAGTAAGTGGGGCGAGACGAATGACAACGCCGGATTCGATCACTTCTGGCGAGTCGCGATGAAGATTCTGGATGCAAGCCGTCCCGAGCGCGATAAGGGTCTGCTATTCGCTCGGATGAAAGGAGAAACGCATGAAGCCTGAAATGCCACTCGAAGAAGCGAAAGTCAATACTTCATCCAACCTTTCCGGGACTCCGACCGAGTCTTCTCTGACGCACAACCTGTGTCTCGACGCGCTGATGGATCAGCACCGCCTGGTGCCAGCCAATGATCCGGAACTGGTTGAGCTGTCGTTACGTGTGTTGCAGGCCGATGGTTGGAAGAAGCTTTGCGACGAAGCCCCCACGATGGACAAAGATGAAAACGTGGTGATCTTTGGACGTCCGGTGCTGCAGACCCGGGACGGGGTGCTGGAGCCCCGCACCGACGCACTGCAGCCGGAGTTTCTGCCCTCGGGTAACATTCGCCTGCACGAAGTTGATTTAGACCTGGCAAAGGACCGTTCCGATGGATGACGCCACTCGTCGACATCTGAAGTATTACGCGATTCGGTCCAAGCTTTATAAGCGCAATATCGAGATTGTCCGCCGGGTGCTAGAAGGCATGGATTATCAGGAAGCGGGGGCTGAATACCACTTCTCCAAGAACCATGTCAAACACATCGTCGAGTACCTGGTTAAGGATGCAGCTCGCTACGCTGAGTGGCTGGGTCAGTCCAGCCCCTGGACGCGCGACAAGTGCCCGAATGCGTATTACCGGAACGTGATCGTGGAACGTGTGTACTTTGTGCCGCGTGCCCTGACGGTTCAGCAGTTACGAGCGGAGAAAGAGTACTTGATGGATCTGCTCACCAAGCTGCAAGGGGCGATGGAAGAATACCATGCCTTATTCAAGACGGGCTAAGGAGCTATCATGAGTGCTGAGAAAGGTAAACGATCAGTGTACTGGTATGTCTGGTGGATCGTACCGTTATTCGGCTTTGTGATGTACGTGCTGTTGTAAAGCGGCATAAAAGCCTCCCGGGCTCGCGCCCAGGAGGCTTACTTACCGCTTACTTCTTTTTTCGCAGCTTAGCGATGCTTCTTGAAGTGCTCGAACAGCTTCTCACGATGATGCGGCTTGATACGCGAGAGGATGCCGAAGACGCGAGCCATCATCTCGTGTTCGAATGCCGTCAGCTCGTGGCGGATCTCTTCGAGGAAGCGGTGGGAAATTTCTTCCTTCACCACAACCACGACGGGTTCCACCGGAGCCACTTCCACCGGAGTGTCCACGGGCGTGTCGACCGGCGTTTCCACAGGCGTTTCTGTGGGAGCGTCAGCAGCGGGTTGATCCACTACCGGAGCCGGAGCCTCTGCATCGCCAGCGTCGCTTCCCGGTGCGGGTTGCGTTTCGCCAGCATCTGCCGGGGTATCCGTCGCTGCAGGTACGTCAGCTGCGGGAGCCGGGTCAGCTGCAACGGGCGCGGGTTCTTCCGCCACGACCGGTGCATCAGCGCCGTTATCCGAAGCTGCAGGAGCGTCTCCCGAGACAGGGGCTGCATCTTGTTGTGCCTCTTCTTGGGCCGGTGCGCTTTCCACCGGGGTTTCTACTACGGGCGCCGAATCTTGGCTGCCTGCATCATCCGCCACAGCGGGAGCTTCTTCAGCTGCAGGAGCAGCTTCAGCAGTGTCGGATGCCGCCGGAACTTCAGCAGCAGCAGGTTGCTCGTCGACCACAGGGTCTTGAGCGGCAGGTTGTTCAGCAACGGGTTCATCAGCAGTCTCCGCAGGTGCTTCGACCGAAACTTCAGCGACCGGGTCTGCTGCCGGTGCTTCCACCGGAGCGTCGACTGCAGGCGCATCAGCAGCAGCTTCCTGCGCAGGAGCTTCAGCTGCCGGAGCGTCGACGGGCGTGTCAGCGCCCGGCGCGTCCACAGCAGGTGCCTCGGCAACCGGAGCCTGTTCGGCCGGCTGTTCTGCGGGAGTTTCCGCCACTGCGGTCTCGACCGGGGCTTCGACAGCAGCTTGCTCTTCAGCAGGCGCTGCGTCAACCGGGGTTTCGACTGCCGGTGCTTCCACTTCAACCGGTGCCACTTCTGCCGGTTGCTCAGCCGGAACTTCGGCCGGGGTTTCCACAGCGGGTTGCTCGATGACTGCCGGAGCAGCTTCATTCGTAGCAGCCGGTTGCTCAGCTTGTTCTGCCGGAGCTTCGTCAGCCACCACAGGTGCTTCGGCTTGCGCCGGATCGGCCGCAGGCTGTTCGGCGACCGGGTCAGCTTCGACAGCGACCGGTGCAGCTTCTTCGGGTTGTGCTTCCACAGCAGGGGCTTCTGCTTCGACAGCAGGCGTATCCGCAGCGGGTTGGGCTTCGACGACCTGTGCGTCCGTCGATTCAGCGACGGTAGCATCGGTAGGTTGGCCAGGTTGTTCTTCATCCACGACGACGGCGGCTTGCTCAGCAGGAGCTGCTTCCGGAGTTGCGGGGACGCTCGTGTCGACCGTTTCAGCTGCAATTGCTACTTCAGCGGCAGGGTCAACTTCTTGATTTACGGTGTTGGTCGTTGCGTCCGACATTGCTTTACTCACTTAAGAAAAAAGTTAGTGGAGCGAGGGCTCCATACGATGGGTGAACTCTCCAAAATCGCTTACAGACTGTAAGGAAGGCTAAAAATGCGTACTCTTAGGCGTCGGACATTGACAGGTGAACAGATGCACGGCCGCTCAATAAACGGTCGAAATCCCCGTCTGGCCCGTAATATGGAAGTGATGAGACAGCTTCTGGAGGGTGTCCCCATCGGCGTGGTAGCGCGCTCGATGTCGTTGTCAGTGACTGCGGTACGACACTCGTTAGAAGCAGCACTTAACGAGGTCTTGTGGGAGAGCAAGGGTGAGCATCCCTTCACTCTGGAAAAGTACCCACACGCCTATGATAGGACAACCGACAAGCTGCAGCCGCGCTGGCTTAAGTTACCGGATCTGATTGCCGAAAAAGAATTCGTGACTCTGCACCTGGACGAGATTGTTCGTCAGGCCAGCGAGTGCGCCAACTCTACCACAGGAGTATTGAAGAATGACTAGCATGACATGGATTCCGGGCCGTCCCACCCGCGAGTACCCGGGCTATCGACGACAGCTTATTAAGGCCTACACGCTTAAAGAGCGGATCGACATGGCGCATCGGTTTCGCCCCGAAGAATTCAGGCGAGCACTGAAACTCAACGCCGAGTCGTACTCGGTTGAGACGCCGCTGGATATCGTGCGCTATGTGGCGTTGTTGCACAAACCGATGGCCAAGATCCTGGATGAGCTGGAGATCCCTCGGGAATTGGAACAGTCGGAGTTTGTGTACTTCGAGGGTCCGTTCAAGAAGTTGCGGGACGAGGAAGAAGTAGTGTTGCGCCGCATTGTTCCTACGCTTATGAAAGTGGATGAGCTCACCGTCCAGCCCATGAAGGGTCCTGTACCGATGTCGTTCTTTAGGTGTGAGCCAGTGTCGTTGTCGTTGTAAGGAATTCTCGATGAAGCCGTATCGGGTTCGTCGCCGCACGCGCCGCAGACTTAAAATGGTCCTTCGCGTAGGCTTCTTTTGTTTGTTCGTTTACGTGATTGCTGACCTCTTAGAACTTTCCGACAGCCCTACAGGTTTTGTGCAGACACCAGAGTCACGAGTCTCGCACGTATTTGATTCTCGTACAGCTCGTTAGGAGGTAGTGTGCCAGAATGTTTGTTTGATGAAAGAGCTTGGCAGCATCTGCGTAAAGGACCGAATATGGAACGTCGGATCGCTGTCACCAAGCAAGTGATGGAAGGCCTGTCGTACAAAGTGGTGGCCGAGCGGTTTGATCTCAGCCCGAGCCGAGTAGCCGCGATTGTCACCCGGACAATGCGGGATATGTCTCGACTATTACCGCGCGATGTCCAGGAAAGGGCTTTCCCGCGCGACACGTTTCCGACGGCCTACAAAGACCCGCATTACCGTAACGATTTCACTGTGTACTTTGCCACGCTGCCGTTGCTCGAACTGCGCAAGGCAAGTCCATTTCTGCTTGATCAGCTGACAGAGATGCAGGAACGCATTAACAAACAAGCCTGAGCGGCATAAAAGGAAGAGGAGCCAAAGCCCCTCTTCCACCGCTTTAGTTTGCGGAACCGGCTGGCGGTTCAGCCGTTTGTTCAGCAGCCAGCGCCTTCTGTTTCACCAGGCGGGAAGCCGCGCCCACGAACGCAACGAGATTGATTGCGCGGGTGAGCAGTTCGGGAGCGCTAGCGCTCGTGATCAAGCCGTTTTGAATGGCGAGATTGAAAAGGTCCGGCAGACTACCGAGCGCAGCAAAAAACCAGATCGAGTACATGGAATAGAACTTCTTCCAGCCGTCGATAAGTTCGAGTTCGAATTTCATAAAGACTCCGTATGAATCGTAGTGATTCATAAAATTGTCTTCATTTAAAGGAAACCGGTAAAATGAACTCCCCCGTCAGAATTGCCTCCACTCAGGTATCGCCACCGCGTGCCTACTACTCGCCTCGCGGCCATCAGCTACTCTACGTGGGTCAGCCCGCGTCGGTGCCTATCCTCACGCTGGAGAACTACACCAAGTGGTACGAGATCTACGTGATCACGCCCGACGGTCATGTCGAGAAGGTCGACAGTGATGTGGTGCTCGCTGTCCTCGGTGAATACAACGACGCCCAGATCTCCGACCACGTGTTTCATCCGCGCCTGCTGTATCGGGTGGCGCAGGAACTCGGTGGCGAAGTCGAGGAACGCGCAGTGGAAGTCGCAGCGGGTCGCTGGTCGATTGAAGTGCAGAATACCGAAGAGTTCGACGATCCGGCCGTCAACAGTTAGGAGGCGATCATGCAACAGCCCTTTGAACATCTGGGCGGTGCGTTCTATCTCGCCCGTGACTGCGAAGGATTCGAGGAAGCCAGCAAGCACTACATGGGTATCGTCCTGCCCTTTGCGGAAGATTTTATCGGCGGTCCGTCGTACCACGAGTATCACTACCCGGTACTCGTGTGTTTCTCGGTGCACTATGCGGAAGGTATGTCACAGCGCAGCGCCTTGTTGAATGCTGAGGCGCTGCCGATTGCCGGCCTGAAAGCGCATCTCGTTTAATCTCTCTCAACTAACCCAGGAGACGCAGTGTTCGCCACAGAACTGCAAGTAGAATTCTTTAAAGCACGACACGACGTGTGGGAAAGGAGCGGCTTTAAGAATGCCGATCCTCGCATGCCGGAAGTAACCAAGCTCTTTAACCAGCTGCCACATATCGCACCGGTCTGGTCGTGTGAAGGTCATGCCGCTGATGAAATGCATGACGATCACGATCGCATCCGCGCCAAGCGCTGGGACACGTTTTACGTGATGGTGGTGTCAACCGAAGACGGTTGGCCAACCCTCGTGCGGATTTACCAGGATCTCCAAGCCCGGCTGCTCTCTCGCCAGTTAGCGCATGAAGCCAGTTGGGCCAATACCCTGACAGTAGCTGAGACTGCGCATCCTCCGCACTCCGAACTGTCGAAGTATCGCATGGCTTTTGTCAACCGTTTGATGCCGCTCAGGGAAGCTGCTGACTGGTATAACGCTGTGAACTTTTCCGGCGATACCACGACCCGTGTAGCGAAGGAAGTGTTCTTTCAGGACTTGCTGGCGACGTTGCACAAAGTCGTTGGTCGCGTCACCGCATAGTCTTTGTATTCCTCTCTCTTAACTAACCCAAGGAGTAACAACAGATGGCCGCTGTCACTGGACCTACTTCCACTCTACCTGGTCACCGCCACCCTCTGCCGCCTAGCATGGCCTGCGATCACCATCACGCACGGCCGGCAGTCGCCAGAATTCAAGGCGAAACAGATTCGATGGGTGCAGAGCTCAACGATTACTGTCAGGAGTGTCTGGATAAGTATAACGCTCAAATCCAGGCCGCCCGCGCTGCTGAACAAGCCGGCATGGTGCAGAACTGGTGCGACCATTGCAAAGCTCTCATTCCCGCGCGCGTGTGGCCTTGCCGCGACCCGGATGAGGGACCTGCGGGTCCAGTGTACGACCTCTGTGCAGCGCATCGCCGCAAGCTCGCTGCGTATCACCGCGGAGAGTAGCGATGACGTTCCACTGGATCGAACACGTCGAGAAGTTGAACGAAGTCCATGCCATAGCTCGGGCTCACGATCTGGGCTACGATATCAGCTGTGAAGAAGGCGAAGGCGAGGACCGATGGTTCATGTCGATGGCGGCAGTTACCCTCGGCCTTCCGGTCTACTTCACCGAAACCTATACGGACCTCGATCTGGTGCTGAACGAAGCATTGGAATATCTCCGGGGTCTGGCTGTTTCTGCGCACTAAAAAAGGAAAAAGAACAATGCCGACAAAGGCGGGTAAGTTAAAGTTTGAAGATATTCGGCAGGGCCGGGTAGTTTGGATGGTAGCGGCATTGAAGTACGCGGGTCAGATCCACGCGCTCGCGCCAGTGCGTGCTACCCTGGCAGGGCGCCCGTATAAAGCGATCACCCAACGCGGTGGTCGTCTTTGGACGTTTGTGTTTCACACGGTGACCGAGTACAGCATCGCGACGGCGCGTCGGCGCCATTGCATCTCGTGTGCGAGTGTCGGTGTGGGACCGGACTTTGAGCAGTACGCTATGTACAGCCGGATGTTTGTGACGGAAGAAGCTGCCACTAAGTATCTGCATGATCTGGATGCGAAGCTGGTGGATACCGATACGCTGTCCGCCATGAACAGTATGGTTGCGCTAGAGCGTCAGATGGAACAGCAGAACCAGCAGCGCAGTGCGCTCAATCGTTACGGCGTGGCGATTGTCCAGCTGTGCTCGTAGGACGTCGTACCTGTTATACACCCTTTAGGAGAAAATGTGGCTTACGATACCGTCAAGTTTGATTGCCCGCATTGCAATCGTGAAACGACCGAACAGGTCGGCGCTGTTGGCACCTACCGCATCTACTCGCTCGCCAGTGCACCAGAAGAAGTGATCGAACGTCTGATCGACCCGATGCGTCAGGTGAACTGTGAGCACTGTAATGGGCGTGTGGTGTTTGGCACCAAAGTCACGGTTGAGACGGTAGTAGAAAAGTGGGTAGATGATGCAGCCACGGAAGAAGAGGTGGAGCGTGGCGAGATGTGGCGCGTGCTGCGTTCGATGGGTGTCAATACGAACATGACCCTGGAAGAAGCCATGCGTACGCCGGGCTTGAAGTTTCTGATTGACCCGCAAGTGTAATACCGTTCTCCCTTTGAGAAGGGATAAGGCACACTACTCCTCCGTGCCGAGTCGCGCTGGCTTCGGCCAGCACCTTCTCTTTTTTTGCCGGTGTATTAGTTTTTAACAGACCTCAGGGATGGTTTGAGTAGAGTACGCTCAATCCACTAACCTATCATCCGTTATCATGGACAAAAAACAAAGATTTAAACGACTGATACAGGTCGGGATCGCTGGAGGAGTTGCGGTTGTGGTTGCCCCCACGATCTTTCTGGTCATTCAAGGGTTGATTGGCCTGATCGCTGCCTTTGTTGTTGGCAGTGTCGCCCTGGCTTTGCAGCCAGCCTTTTCCACGTGGCTCACGAACCTGAAGTACAAGGCTGTGAAGGAAGTCGTGGAGCGTGATCCCTGCGCCACCCTGATCGCCCAGCGTCAGGAACGGGCACAAGCACTGGAAGATGCACGTGGCATGCTGGAACAACAGGTCGCCGCCGTGGAACTCTTCAGTCAGAAGACGAAGAAACTCGTCAAGCAGTATCCGGAAGAAGCCGAAGAATCGATGCAGACGCTGAAAGAATACGAAGCGCTGCTCGTATTCCGTGTCGACCAGTTCAAGGACTCCCGCGAGAAGCATGCAGCGTTCAGCCGCAACGTCGACAAGTACATCGCCAAGTACGAGCTGGCGCAGCTGGGTAACGCAACCGGCAAGGCACTGAACTCGGGCAGTGACGTGATGGCCAAGTTCAAGGAATCGATCGCCTTCGACAAGATCGATCGCGAGCACGCCCAGTCGCTGGCGCATCTGCGCATGGCGCTCACCGATGAGTCGTACGCGAAGGAACAGATCAAAACGTCGACGTCGACACACCAGGTCACGTACACCCCGGACGGCCGTGTGCAATTGGGCAGTATTCTCGAACCCGTGAAGGAGCTCGCATGAAAGCCAGTATCATTGGTGGTGTCGCGATGTTCGTCATCCTCGGCGCCCTGTACTTCGTGACCAACAAGTCACCAGCGCCGACGGACGCTGCACCTGCAGCAACCGAAGCTCAGCCGTCGAGCGAGTCGGGCAGCAGTTCGAATTTCAAGCTGTAATTACCTCACCATAACTCGAAGGAAAAAGAAGTGAAAAATCTGTTCAAATCCATCCTGGCGATGATCGCTGTGGCAATCTGCTTGAATGCCGTCGCGCAGGAGAAGATCATCGTCGCCACGGGTGACAAGAAAGGCGGCTCGACGTACAGCGTGATGTTCGGCGAACTCAACCAGATGTGCGGCAACGGCGACTGGGTCGAACGCGAAACGAAGGGCGGCATCGACAACAAGACGCTGCTGATCGGCAATCAGGTGAATGCTGCGATCGTGCAATCGGACATGCTCGAATTCGAACGCCGTGTCGACGCCTCGAAGGTCGCCAATATCAAGACGCTGATCGCGCTCCATCCGGAAGAACTGCACTTCATTGCCCGCGCTGACGTCAAGAAGGAAGGCGGCCTCTCGGTGGCCGGTTTCAATGTCGGTGGCACTGCGGTAACGTTCAATACGCTCGCTGATCTGAAGGGTCGTAACGTCGGCGCCGTGGGTGGCTCGATTGCTTCGGCCAATGTCGTGGCAGCGAACTCGGGACTCGGTTTCAAAGTGCTGCCGGTGGCGGACAATGAAACGCTCAAGACGAAACTGCTCTCGGGTGACCTCGATGCGATCCTCGTCGTTGGCGGTGCCCCGCATGGTCTGGTCAAGGCGCTCCCGCCTGCATTCAAGATTCTGCCGATTCCGCAAGACCTCGTGACCAAGCTGTCGGCCTCGAAGCTGTACTTCCCCGCGAAGCTCTCGTATCAGAATCTGAACGCCTCGGGGGTGCAGTCGGTAGCGACGCAAGCGTTGCTCGTGACGCGTGTCTACCGTTCGCAGGAAATGATCGGCAAGCTGAAGAACATGCGTGCATGTTTCGACGCGAAGCTCGGCAATATCCAGGACAAGACGGGCACGCATCCGAAGTGGCAAGAAGTCGACGCTTCGAACCACGGCGGCTGGGCTTGGTATGAGCTCCCCTAAGTCGGTGCCGTTCAGACCAGTTCAGTTTCCGTACGAAGAGTTCGAGAAACTGGCCAAACGGATAGTGATGGCGCGCTTTCCATCAGCACCTCACTGGGACGAAGAGACTACTGAACGCCACATTCGTCATTTGGTGATTGCATATCAGCTGCATCCCGAGCTTCTCGTCGAAGATGCTGTGTCATTGCTCGACAAAACTCAGAATTGCGGCTTCTTCTGAAATAAAGGCCGGGGGCAACCCTGGCCTTTATGCTCGCAATCTAATTTTGGCTGGCAACATATTACCACTTGAACAACATCCAGTGTACCTATAAGGAGAACAAGAAATGATCCACCATTACTTCACTCGAACGTTTTCTGATGGTCGTGACAAAAGCGTCTGTGCGGACCAGCAGGTGCCCAAAGAGAAAATGCTCCAGTATTTCGTCGATGCGGAGCTGCACTACAACAGCCGTATCGTGAGCATCAGCGATACGGAAGTCAAAACGACCAGCAGCTGCTTCGGCTGTGTGGACGACATGACCTTCTCCGGTCCGGCCGATGAGATGACTGATCTGGTCGCGATCGCTCGTGCCTATCAGGAAGCAGTGAACGGCTCGCCTGCCGTGTTGCATTTGTTCACTCAGTCCAAGAGTCGACAGTTCAACGAAGACGCAACAGAATTTCTGACTGCAATGGCATCAGGTCGCAAGCCGTTCTCGGCAGCGCTCTGGCATATGCTGGTGCTGAAGAAAGCGGTGCCCGACACCGACATCAAACTGCGGGATGTCGACGCAGCCTTTCAACTCATCTACTGCGACGGACAAAATCCGGCAGAAGTCTTTGAACTGGCCGGTATTGCGCAGGCCGCGTAATGCCTTTTATCCATGTCACTCAAAAAACAACTGATCGATCTGGGTTTCCAGCAGATTCCTAGCCTCGATCCCGCGCACTTCCTGCACCGGAGTCGGGTGGGTTATCTGCTGCTGGTGCAAACCCGCAATCGCTTGAGCTATCAGCTTCATACCGTCAACGCTCACCGTTGCCTGGAAACCGCCCGTAAGGCGGTGTTAGGCTATTACGTTGATCGGGCTATGGATCTGAAAGCGGCGCTGGAAGCTTCCCAGATCGACGACTGGACAGTGTACTTTCGTCCGGACGGCTTGTACCCTGGATTGGCTGAAAAGCTGGAAAGCTTACTCAGGCGTTACAAGAGTTTGAACACGCGCCGCTCCCGGCTCGATCCGGAAGCCGATACCTGGGGCTACCAGGTGACGTATCCGAAGTATGCGCGAGGCTTTACGATCACCAGTGCTCGACCACAATCCCCCGAGAACTTGATCGCCGATTTCCTGCATAAGTGGCGCAATGCCCTGGATGCAGCGCTAAACCGTCACTCTATCGATCTGACGACGTACTACGTCGGCTGTAATCAGATCGCGGAAGCCAGTCGTCAGTGGATGGATAACAGGCTCACTGAGTTCTGTATTCTATCCACGACGGCAGGCGAGGCCGGTAAACGCAAAATAGTGGTGGCTGCCGCGGGACTGGACAACCACCGTTTTTCCATGGAGTACCGAGAGAACCTGCTTGCTAGAGCCTGATTTTACTGCGAGCAGCGTTGTATTAGTATATCCGGATTGAGCATCATGATCAATTTCTCTCAAGGCAGCAAAATGACGAAACAATCGAAAAACGATAAGCCCGCAGATGAATCCAAGACGACTGTGATCGCCGTCGCTACGGACGGTCAGGCGCCGGTGCTTCCGGCGTTCGAGCCGTACAAAACGAATCCGGAGTACGAAGCTCCGTATTCCAAAGTGCTGATGGACAAGTCCAACGAACTGGCCCGCCAGTGCTTCAAGGACCAGGAAGGCTACAACACCTTCACCAACGCGATGAAGCTGTCACCGTACGGGGTGGACGGCGAGAGCAGTGCTGTGACGCTGAAGAATTTCCAGTTCTTCAACCACATGGCCCTCGACGCCGCGATCGATCGCATGACGATGATCCGTCTGGGACCCATCGTCGAACGCTGGGCACTGGGCACGCGCCTGCAGGACGTGATCAAGAAGGTCCGTAAGCTCGAAAAGATTTACGATGACTACGAGATCCTCGACGAAGACGCGCGCGAGCGCATCATCAACACCGTGTTGATACCGGCCCAGCAGTTCGGGATGACTGACTACACCACACATCGTCCGGGTCTGCGCTTTCCGATGCAAAAGAGTGTCGCGGCAGAAGTGCTGAGCGAAGATGAAGTCGAAGCCATCGATTCGATCGTCTCGTTTGTGCCGATGATCCGCGAGCGCTTCCAGTTCTACAAGCCCTGGACGCAAGGCGCGACCAAGGAAGAATTGCTCGCACCGCTGTTGCCGGCAAAGACCGGTGATGTGCCGGTGCATTTCGCCTGGCAGTCGCCCGAAGATGATGCGAAGCTCATCAAGCGCATCAAGCAACTGCGCAACTTCTTCAATAGCGCTATTCCGACTAATGTGCAGTACGACTACATTCCGAAGACGCGCTGGCCGCAGCAAAGCACCCAGGCGATGACGAAGATGGTCGGCAGCTCAGCCAAGCTGCGCGATGTCAGTGCGGGCTATATCCGCGAAGACAAACGCCTGTCGGATCTGCTTGAAGCGATCGTCGAGATGTCCAACGATCTGCGTGCCTGGCTGATGGCTGAAGTCAGCGATCTAGGTGCGTACTTCCAGTACCTGAACCGTATCGGCATGACGTACGAGCATCTGGTCGAAGAATCCAAGGAACGTATCCACGATCAGGATGCGCCCTGGTAAGCAGCAAGGTAGCACGGACTGATGAAAACCAGTCCGCTTGAAAGGGAGAGTCCTGTGGCTAAGAAACCACCGAAATCGAAGCGCGTCAAAACTGATCGACGGCCTTTAATGACGTCGAAAGAAGTGGCCGCGTTCTTGGAGGAAACCATGGCAAAGCAACCACCCAAAGCGGGCGATGAACCTAACGGCGGGCAGGAGGAACATCCCTCCGCGATGCAGCCCAAAGCAGTGACGCTGGTTTCGTCCCGCGAGGAAGATGATGACACGCCCAGCGAAGATGACATCCAGAAGCTAGCCGGGGCGTTTTCCAAAATGATCGCGGCTGAGATGCGGGGTGAAGATGCGGAGCTGGAAGATCTCCTCGACGCTGACGACTTCGCTCCGAACGTCACTGATAGCGTCAAGCAAGCCCTCGGACGGTATCAGGATGCGGAGAACGTCGACCTCTCCGGCAAACAGGAAGCGCATCCGTCCAAGCTCTCGCGCCTGTTCCATCCGGGCAAACCGCTGGATGCCAACAAGCCGTATCGCGACCTGGTCCGCGAGGGACACTACAACTTCGTGGGTGAGGCGGAGTTGTTCGAGAAGTTTCGGGGTTATCACGGGGCACTCGATGTCGACAAGCTGGAAAGTGAGTTCCGACGTGTGGATGCAGCGGTACGCGGCCTCGATCAGGTTACGCGCGAGGAGTTGCTCTTTAACTTCGTGAACCTGATTATGGGTACGGAGTTCGGCACCTACCGCAGCATGATTATCACTGACGACATCGTGGGGCTGACCAACGAAGCGAAGAATCTGCTGCGTGAGCTGGCGCTGTACTACACGGTGACGCGCGAGCAGTCGCAAACGCATAACCAAGCGTACGATAAGGTTGTGCGCGAGTTTGATGCGATGGCACTGGCTCGACTGGTGGAGGTGCCGCATCGTAAAGGAGAGTATCCGACCCGGGTGGAGTACGCGCACGTGGCCCGCACTATCCGGCCGGAACACTACTACCTGTCGCTCTGGCTGATTCGGGCGCTAGCGGCTTCCCTGCCGTCGAAGACCCTGAAGGTCGTCGAGCAAGCGCTCGAAGCCGAAGGACTGGACCTGCATCTCACCACCATCAACACCCGGCTGATCCAGCCGTCGAAGTATCTGCGTAATGCGTTCATCGCTTTGTCGCGCGGCCATGGTTCGTTTGAAGCGTTCTTCACCGCGCTTCATACTTTCCAGAACCTGCTCGCCAAGGAACTGAACCAGCGCATGCGAGTTGCCCGGCTGCTGGTGGGCCTGTACGACTCGCTCGGTCTGGAGATCTCCAAAGTCATCACGGCGTCAACGAAACGTCTGCTGAGTGACAACGAAGTCTTCCGGTTCTAAAACCCGGTAAATGGTCGGAGGGGTAATCCCTCCGGCTATGCCGCACGATAGTAGTAACCGCCATGATTGTCGAATATGAGAAACTCACTCGCCCGTCCCAAATCAGTCACTACTTGCGGGAGATAGTGAACGGTGTACCGGAACGGGAGATTCCGAAAGCCTGGGAAGGGATCTTGATTTACCATCCGGCGACGAACCAGTACTACACCTCGACCAGTGGCGACATCGAGTTCTACGAACTGGTGGTACGCGAGAAACCCTACCAGCGTTACAAGGCCCTGGCGTTGGTCTTGCGGCGCTTGCTGAACATACATCCGCAGTACCAGTTCTTTGTCATGCCCATGCAGTCCCGTGGTCTGGTGGAAAACTGGCTGGCGAGCCAGGGTAAGGTCCGCGTCGCGACCCGGCGTGGCGAAGCCATGGAAGAAGAGCACGGCGTGTTCCGGGTTTATTCTCCTTTTAACAAGGTGGAGCGATATGTTGCTGCGCCGCTGAGTACGCCGGAAGAAAAGCTGGTTTCCAAAGCGAATCTGCAATTTGGTCGCTGGCTGCGCACCGAAAGCACCGAACACGAGGCCGACCGGGAAACCATGCGCGTGGCGTTACGGTCCAAAACGCTTACCCCCAGCCGTATCTTCGACAAGAACACCGCCCGGGTGGCACGTTGCTCCGTACCCGATGGCGTGTGTGCACGCAATATCTCGGCCCATGTGGCCTTTCTTAACCTGGAAGCAGTCAAGGAATTCGTTCGTAAAACCACCACCGGCGATATCTAACCAATTCGCCATTTAAAGGAAAGGAAAAGTACGACCATGCCACACGAACCCGCCCTGCCTCAATTCGAAGGCGACGACTCGAAGAAAGTGAATGCTCGCTTTCATATCGGCCTGCAACTCTATCTCGTGACTTTCTGCTACACGAGCGACTCCACACCCGAACGGATGTTGCGCTCGCACAGCGCCTTCTATGGTTTGGAGCCCGGCGCCGATCTGCAGCTCAAAGAAGTGGTCTTTCATCAGGTCGAGATTAAAGGACACTATCTGGTTAACGGCGAGCATGACGGCGTCGATGCCGAGCCCCGCTTTCATGGCTTTGTGGCCTATGAAGAAAGCACCGCGGGCTACTGGCGCAATCAGTACCCGAAAGCGACTTACGGGCAGAAGCATTCCAACACCGCCGATTTCCACTTCACGAATATGAACGGTGGGATGCCTGGCATGCGGCAGCGCGCGATCGAGCTTTGCCAGGCGCTAGGCAATGTGGAAGAAGCTCTGCGTGAAGGCTACTTCAATGCAGCGATGAAAACAGTACTGGAGGAGCGACTTTCCAGCACCATCCAGGCGTTTCATAGTGCCTTTCCGCGGAAGACACTCCTGCGCAGTGGGTTGATCCTGAACGGCCAGCCACTCGTCGGGTATCATGTGACCGACCGTGCCGCCGGCAGTTTCCCCGTGTGTCCGTCGGCGTCCGCCCGCACTGAGCCTCCGCAACAGCCCACAGGTGGAATATGATCAAGCTGAGTGAGCTGGTCAAGAAGCCGCTGGTGTATCTGATCTACGCGACTGATCAGAACGGTGTGATAGGTAAAGACGGCGGGATTCCCTGGCGTTCTAGTCACGATTTCGCCTACTTCAAAAGCACCACGATGTTCTGCGACGTGATTATGGGTCGTAAGACCTGGGAGTCACTCCCGGTAAAAGCTCGGCCTTTACCGGATCGCCACAACATCGTGGTGACCAGCAACCTCGGGTACGAGGCGCCGGGCGCGACTGTCGTCAATAGCCTAGGGGAAGCGCTTGCCAAGTGTCAGAAGGCCCATACGTTCGTGATTGGCGGCAAGGCTCTCCTGGAGGAAGCCGCGCCCTTTGCTACCTACGCGTTTGTCTCAAGAATCGGTTGCAAGACACCGGTTGACGACACATGTGTGATGGCACCTTCCCTGCCACCGCATCAGTTGCTAGCAGTCAAGAAGTTGTTCGACGGAGACGAGCAGAGTCCAGCAGTTCAGGTCTGGTGCCTCGCCTTCCCTTTTCCTCGCTCGGTTTAAACCAAGCACCTCTCTCTACCCGACGCATATAAGCCGGGAATCTAACCCTTCGATTTACAACCACTTTCGAGAGGACCTGCATCATGGGCAGACTTTCTATTGACATTACCGCCGACGACCAAGCCGATGGCGACCTCGCTGCGCGGCTGGTTGCGGCTACCTTTAACACGCACGGGTTTGACGACGTGACCAACAACTCGCATCCGACGCACCTGGATCGCGAGGAGGAAGTCATCGAAGCGATGCGCACCCTTAATCCGGCTATTTTCCAGTCGGAAGTCACGATCGACGTGAGCACCTTCGAAGAAGCACCGGCGTTGGCTGGCGCGGACGTGCCGGGGGATGACGAGTTCCCCGACGTGAGTGAAGAGGATGACGACGGCGACATCGATATCCTCGAAGAAGAGCGTTAAAGCACGAGCACTGGACCTCTGGGTAGAGTTTCTACTCGGAGGTCCTTTATGATGGCGTTTCACCACGCGCCTTCGATTAACCAAAGGAAAGAGACCGTAACATGAAACTGGAAACAGAACTGGAGCGGCGTATGGCGCGCTTCTTCGGTGGTAAGACAGCAAGCGAATTCCTGCGCACCAACCATCTTAATGGCTGGCTGGTGCTGATTGACACGAAGAACCGGCGCTTCGCCAAGAAGCAGTCGACTGACGCCCACGGCTACTGGCGCAACTTCCTCTACCTCTTTGGTGGTGGCAAGAACGGCACGCGACGCTCCACTGTCGCCAAGGCGCTGCAGGAAGCTGCACTGGACGCGCCCAAGTCGTACTGGCTGCCGGTGTTCTTTATCTCGGAACCCAAAAGCGAAGACTTCGCGAAGCTCGGCTATAGCGAACTGACGGTCAAACCGAAGGGCTACCGTATCGCCAGTGTCAATGCCGACGTGTTTGAGTACAAGCATCGACTGACCGGGATGTCGTACTTCATTTCTGTCGCTCAGGGGGTGTCTCAGCCTGACGTATGGCGTCGCCTGCTGGTTCGCGTGGAGTCGTTGGTAT